TCTAAATTAGAAATCAAATTCGGTATGGAACAGACCGAATTAAAAAGCCTTGAGAACGTAAGTTCAATAGGAAGCCCCTATTCTTTAGATTGGGGTAGTTCACATATTGTGTTTTTGCTATTGGTATAATCATTAGTGGTGTCTGTATTTCTTTGATTGAATACGGTTTTTATGGTGGCCATAACAACGAAAAGATTCTCTGTTTGCATATGGCTTTATCAATTCTAATTGGTGTGTTATGGCCACTTGCAATCGTATTTTTAATTGGAGCTACAATAATACAGAGTGTTTTGTATTGGTTTGACAATCGATGAAAACATGAGATACAATGATATGGACCATGACAATTACCAAGAGAAAATCCAAAAACTTTACGCTGATTTTCCATTGTGCTTTCCCGTTCCGCCGTATTGTGGATTTAGTGCTGGGCTAGGTTGGTTTGATATTATTAGGGAGCTGTGTACGGAAATTGAGAAAATCCTCTCAGCACTTCCTAATAAGGATCACAACTTTCAGGTTGCTCAAATTAAAGAGAAATTTGGTGGTCTGAGGTTTTATGTAGATTTTACTCTTGATGATGATCTTTATGATAAGATACATGCCCTTATAAATATAGCTGAGGATAAGTGTGGCAAAACTTGCGAGGCTTGTGGAGCGCCTGGTATTCTTAGAAAAGATGGCTGGATGAGAACTCTCTGTGATGATTGTGAGAATGATCGTATTCATCAACGGAAATTAGATCACCGCAATTCAATCATCAACAATCGTGCTAAAACAATCTTTGGCGGAGATTGGATATCTTGGTACGAACTATCTCAAGAAGAAAAAGATTCGCTCATGAAAAAGGCTGAAGCCCAACTCCTTGACGAAAGTAAAATTCAGCCTGTTAATGAATACTAAGCTTAATGTTAGTATCCAATCATCTTACGCAGTTCAACTTCTCTCTCAATCATTTCCATATCCAAACCTAATGTGTCCATCTTACTTCTTGTTAGATGGTAATGATTAACAAAGCCAGAATACGTTTCTGGCTTTTCTAGTTTAGTAGTAACTAGAAAGCCCTGCGGAGTACGAGGGAACTTCGCAGGAACGTGTGGGAACAGCTCTGTGAATCCCCACATCAACTGAATCAATGAAGCAATTTGTGCTTTAGTTGGTAAATGTACTTTTAGCTTTGTTCCATGGACTGTTGCGACTGCGGTATCGTGTGGCTGAACATTCCACTTCTTAATATCGGCTTGGGTATACATATTCTTCTCCCATGCTTGTGGCATGTAAGAAATTTCAACACCAGGCCCCATATTGTTATACACACCACCCTGACTCCAAGCTCCATGTTTCATGTCAAGGCATTGGTACACATCTGCATAGCCTTGTTCATTCACATTATCATCAATCATGAAATTGACTGATAGTCCACGAGCATTGAGCCCGCCAACCATATGAGAAGCTCTATATGTCACTGAATAGTGAACACAGAACTGCTTCATTAAAGGTGATAGCTGCTCGAAGTTGATATCCCTTTTATTGTACTTACCCTTTGGGGTGAAGTCAAAACCACCAGGCTCATCCCATTTGATTACTCTACATCCAATATCAAATGAACGTTCTGCTGCAAAAATACTTGTATTACCCATACTATCATACACAACCAGTAGTAGGGTCCTTCCACTGTTCTCTCAGCCATTTCCAAATTCTTGGCTGAACGTATTGCTGAATGTAGGTCTGGTCCTGGGACTGCTTACCCGAATATTCAAGAGCCATTATTGACTTAGAATACCATGAATTTACCAAAGTATCAGTGTGATAAATCTTTGTTTTAAGTATTTCTGTTTTTGAATATATAGAAATACTCTTTTCCCACAGTGGGTCTTTTATATAATCTGGTAACTCCAGCTCTTTCTCATTTGTAAATGGAGTCACAATTTTTGAGCACGCACTCTTGGATGACGCTGTCTTATGAGACATCTGAGAATACACTAGCACAAGCTTTTTCTTATCAGCAAAAGCTTCCCATTGCTGAAATAGTCTTGCACTTTTGGTGTTTAATCCTTCGAAAACAATAACGGTATCTATACGTGTAAAGTCATCAGATTTGACAACTTCATTCACGAAACTCCAACCATCTAAGTATGATACAAGGGCTATACGATTAGGCTGTGAAATCTTCTGGGTATTAAGAACACCCTGAATGATAGAACCGTTCCCTTGCTTCTTATACTCTGCCGCAGCTTTTCTAAAGCCATCAACAGTTCCACCACCAGTTGTAATACCATTGGAACTATTGATATTGATTACAACCGGGGGATTTTCAAACTCAGCCGCTTGCTTGCGACAGGACATCTTCCCACCACAAGCAAGCGCAGAAATGATTACATCTCTTCCTACCATATCTTAGAGATATACCAGCAAACTTTCAAAGTATCTGATCTGATTGAAGTTTTACCTGAATAGATCTTAACAAATCAACAGAAATTGGATTTTTATCCAAACGTTCAATAGAGAAAGGATGGATAGATATAACGTAATTATTTACGTTATCTCCAAAGCATCTAATAACATCGTCAATATCTGCCATTAAAGTCTTATGAAGACTTGTTAGAGAATCTCTAAGTTTTGGACTGTATTCAATTTCATAGTCGTTTGAACTAAAGATAGAATGATACTGCATATTAGCTCCTAAGACGGTTTTGGAAATCATGGGCAGTCATTAATAAACCATCTTCCAATGAAACTGTAGGTTCCCAATTTAGAAGCTCTCGTGCTCTGGAGATATCTGGCTGACGCATTTTAGGATCATCTATTGGAAGATCAATAAACTTCAACTCAGATTTACCAAGAACTTGTTCTAGTTTTTGAACCATTTCCAAGATTGTGTACTCTTTAGGGTTCCCAAGATTAATAGGACCATCCAAAGATGGTAGTTCCAAAACCTTCATCAAAGCATCGATAAGATCAGATACGTAACAGAAAGATCTTGTCTGAGTGCCTGTTCCACAAACTGTTATGGGTTCGTTTCTGAGCTTTTGAATGATAAAGTTAGATACAACCCTACCATCATCGAAAGACATCCTCGGTCCGTATACGTTAAACAATCTAACTATTCGGGTGTCCATTCCGTGAACTCGGCGAGCATCATTTAGAAGAGTCTCTGCGCCACGTTTTCCTTCGTCGTAGCAATTACCGCACCAAATTGACTTTCCATTTCTCCTAACACAAACAACATGGTTAGGAACATTGACACAGTGAACATAACCATCATAATTAATTACATTTGGTCTAATACCAGATGTATATTTATAGTTCCTTACATTAACACTGTAAACACTACGACCTTGGCTTGGTTTTGATTTTGTACTAGCAAAACCACAACGTAAAGCTAATTCCTGAAAATCATTTGCAAGACGTTCTGATTTTGAATAATAACGAAATCCTGTACTTTTTGTATTATTGGTACCATCTCCTAAAACCATTGCCTTTAGAAGTATGTTTAATTGTCTTTTTGATACGGTAAAAAACTGTCTTGGAATATACTTGTCTCCAGATTTTCCTAGAGGTAAAAGAAAACTATAAAGTTGCTTATTACATATTCTAAACTGTGCTTTTTCAACAAAGAACTTAAATCCTAATCGTTTCAAACAAGAAGATATAATCTCGCGATTATCCTTTTTTGTTTGAGATATCAAAACAGTGTAATCTGGATAATATACAGATCCCTCAGATAAATACCATCCAAGAAATTCAATCCAGTCATCCATTTTTAAATCAGAATGTGTAACCCTACACCCATCAATTGATGGTAATTTGAAATATTCAACATCATCAGATTCAAAATTAGCTGATACTGGAATTTTTGAGTGATACCAATCTGTTACAGAATTAACAGCAACAATCTTTTCATTTTTACCAAACCTATCAGCAATGCAAATATTATGATTTGGAGTTATCATAACATCCATCTTATTATTACTAAGATGATACATGCTACCAACATATCTGTCATGAATTATTTCTAACGGATTATGAAATTCAACATTACCAATTGATGTTCTTGTAGCAATTTTACATTGCTTTGTGGTGATTATATCTTTTAGATACACCCAACCAACATCTGTTAAGATTTCCGTTTTAGAATCATAACAAGACCTTGGACCTATTGGGTTTACATTACCCCAATAGCTTTCAACTTGAGGATGGACTTGAGGATCACCATACACCTCAGATGTAGATGTATGTATGATTGTACACTTGCGATTTTGTGTAGCCTTAATCAGTTGATGTACACCCATCACTGATGTTGTGAACGTATCAATAGGACTCTTCTGGTAGTGTATTGGTGATGCTGGACAAGCAAGGTTGAAGATAACATCCGAGTATACATTAAGAGGTTCACGAACATCATGAATCTCAAAATGGAAGTTCGGATTCTTTTTAGCTTGCTGAAGGTTTTCAAGAGACCCAGTCATCATATTATCAATACCAATGACTTTGTGTCCCTCAAACAACAACCGATCACAAAGATGAGAGCCGATAAAACCAGCAGCTCCAGTAACAAGAATTGTCTTCATACATTTACATCTATCTCGGTGCAGTAAACCGGTTCAGCCCCAGATGGCAAGGAATCAATCTGAAACAAACGCCTTGCAATGCTTTGATAATCTCTCATAGGCTAGATTGACCCTCTTGGGTAAGGACCACAGTGACTAGGTTCGTCGAGGACAAAGTGCACGAGAAGCGCGCTCAGCTGAAATTGCCATGGCTGTAAATTCTTTGATAAGGAATGTAAAAACTGAATACGTTCAATCTGTGAGATTGTAGTGTATCTAGCTTTACGGTTTAGACGCTGAGCCTCAGAAAACCAAGGTTGAGCCCAAGACCCATGAGTACAAAGCCTCTTCTTTAGAAACTTACGGAAAAGCTTAACTTCTTTCTTGGTAAGATTTCTATAGATGTCGAATCCAGCTATCTCCGCAAACTTTCTAAAACCCACTTAATGCCTTATTCCTGATCATAAACAGTTACATTGATACCACGTTTGAGAAGTTCCTGATCAATCAGGGGTTCAATATCGTCCCAGGAACCTTGAGATCCGCAACCAATACGCGGAATATGAATGCTAGCATTGTACTGCGAGACTTCGACACCAGCTTTCGCTAAACACATCTGAAGAGCTTTATAGTCAATAGGCTTTGGATTATCCTTGGATACAACATCGTGCTGAGCAACCATGTTGATAACACAAAGATCGCTAAGAACCTGAATAACCTGAATATCACCAAGGCTCAGCTTGCCATATCGTGCGCGCCACCAAGCTCTGTATTCGGTTTCAACCTTGGGCCAACGAGCACTTAAAGCTCCACTAAAACCAGCCCCATACTTACCAGCATCGTTAACAATCTGTAGGATGTAACGCAGGGAGCTACCGTTTGGTAGTGTTGCGTCTCCCGTAGTGTATTTTAATAGACCCTTAGGTGCATGATCACTTGGCTGCTTCATTAAATAATCCCTTCATCTTTTAGAAGTTTAAGAACACTTTCTAATTGAACAGATGTGTTACTAAACGATACAACATCTCCATTACTTAAGTGTTTTGTAATGATAAATAACTTACCATCTTCAAGCTTTAAAGCTTGAACAGTTTCAATCTCAACTTCTCTTTTAATTTTCATTATCGTTTCCTATAAATAATACGACCCTTTTGCATGTCGTAAGGATCGAGTTCAACATCAACCTTGTCACCACTGACAACTTTAATGTTATTGGTTCTCATCTTTCCAGATAGCTGGCATAAGATGTTTACGAATTTACCATTCTCCGTGTCAACAGCGACAGTAAAAAATCCATTTCCTCTTGCTTGTTCAACTATTCCAGTAAACTTTGGTTTGTCATCAGATGGCATCGTAATCTCTCCTGACTGTTCTCAGAAAACAATTGCAAGTCAGTAGCTGAATAGCTACTAGCCCACACTTCCTCGATATTAAAGTTTTTTGGATAACTAATTTTTGGTATCCGTACTTTTCGAGTCTCAGTATCAATATATCCAGAAGCTACATAAGATAAAGCCTGATACCCTAATAATAATGGTTGTATGTTATACTTCCAAATATCGTTTTCAAAATAGCAACACCTAAACATACCATCATTACCAAGGAATGATAGTATACTTTGCGTTTGACCAAAAATTGCAAGCATCCAATAGCTATGACTTGCAATAGCTTGAGGCCGAGCTTTTCTATACACGTCGTTTGTTACCGTCCCAATTTCTTTGGACGGATATACGTGTATGGCTCCATTTTTAGATATCTTAAGAGAGTTCCCCTCAACATCCGCCCATTGAGTCCAATCCCCCACAGGATTCAATCTTAGGATTTCTACAATAACATCAAAGCGAGCATCATTCAGAAAGGCTCTGGCACTGGCTACAGCTCGCTTCTTCCGCATAACATCTCAGGTATCTCCGGATAAGGCTTTGTAATCGCCTTATGGCGCGTGGCTTTTTCGCGCTGATGCACAAACCCCAACCACTTCTTCTGCTCTGTTAAGAAATACGGCCATCTACCATTTTTGTTTGGTGTTTGTTCATCTGTGATAATTCCATATAAAGCATTTGCTTTATTACAAAATTCAATCATCATATGATCCAGTGGGTCGTTGTATTCTCGATCTGGAAAAAGCTTATCTGTTACCTGAATAATCTCAGAGTATTCAAGTGCAAATAGTGGGAATATATCAGCTAAACCTTCATCAAGTTTTGAATACTTACGATAGTACAAACCAAACGTTCTATCAACCAAACCCACAACAATACCAAATGTATCATTTGATATCAAATGAGCATCAATATGATTTGTATCACAAATTTGAACTTTTAAGCCACCAGTTATCTTGGTAGCTTCAGAACATATAAACTTCACAAGATCACTTTGTCTTGAACCATTATCTACAACAACAAATGTCTGCCTACCATACTTACTAGCATAGTCAGCTAACCATTTTGACAGATATTGTACAAGAACAATTTCATTAGTGATCATTAATACTCCTAAGTGATATATCTGCCGTTTAGCTTTTACAAAGATTAACCTTCCAAGGAGCAGAATGCTTTTAGAAAATTGGCATCAAGGCTTACGTTTCCCATTTGCTTTTATAGCCTCTTTTGCAACCTGCTCAACAATGCTCTTTAGATCAATTCCAGCGCCGGGACTTCCTCCTAGATTTGGTAAATCCGGAACTTCTGGCACTTCTACTTCCTTAAACTTCTCAACACAAAATTTAGCAATTTTATCAGATCTATCCTGAATCTCAAATACATTAATATCTGTTCTATGTGATAGACCTAAAACAGCATTGTTAAAGGCGTGAAACCATACTTGATATTCTGTGTACTTCATGAGTTCTTTTTCATCCAATTGTTAACGAACAATGCTACATCCTCTCCCTTTTTCTTCGGGAGTTGCGAGCCCCATTCATTGCACACTTCTATTCTATATGCAGTACTAACATTATCACGATGAACATTGTTGTAATAAACAAAGATCCAAACCTTATCAAAATTTGCTGATATTGCTTTTCGCAATTCAATCATCAAGTCTTTGTTATCAGATTTGGCAAGGATTTTTCCATTTTCAATCGGATTTGACATTACTCTTTTAGCTCCTTTGTATAGATGTGGAGTGATTTGGTACTGCTATTGTGGAGTCGGGAGAGGATCATCGAGCATCTAATTTCACATACCCAACAATTATATCGCCAAACAGATCTATACTCCATCAACGATTATGATGGTACAATGTTAATGGTTGGAGTGTCCATGCTAAACGACCGGAAAGATTTGCCTTACCGCTTTAATGCCGTATCGCCGGAGAAACTCGACCATTTTCAACGAGCCTGTTGGATTAGCTGAATGCACAATGATTTGTTGTGGTAACTTAGATCTGTACTTTTGATTTACCAACAATCCACAAGCGTCAAGACCTGTTGCTTCTGTACCGTTGTAAATAGCTACGGTATCGAAGTCATTCAAGTCATAATCCAATGAGATTGTTTGAAAGCTATCATATTCATTCAGAGCTTGCAAGAAATCATCAATGGTGTAGCAGTGAATAATCCGTGGACCAATCATTGCTTTATGTCGTGCCGGATTATCATCCAGAAACAATATCATGTTAATTATCAAACCAAAAAACAATAGTATCAATGTTATGTTTTCTCATCCTAACCATCTGTTTCCAGTAATCAAGCTTTGGAACAATTCTATCGCCTGCTTTAAATATACAAACCTCAAGGTGCTTTTAACAAATCTTCAAGATTAAAAGAAATACCGAGTCTATTATCTGAAGCATAACAAAAACAAGTTCCATCATTATTAAAATGATGAACATTAAATATGGGAGGTTCTTCTGGTAAATTAAGCCCGCAATTAGTATATAAAGTTCTGAGTTCATTCCAAATATCTAATTTTATAACAACTTTATCGCCTACTTTAAATGTGAGCATAAATCCTTAAGGTGCATTCAATAAATTGTCTTGATGAATTGTGACATAAAAATCAACTTTTTGCAAACTCCTACAGTTACAATCTCCATAGCTCGTTTTAAAGTTAACAACTAATGTAAGAGGATCTTCTGGGAGATCCATATTGTAGTACTTTTTGTATGAAGCTTGAATCTGTTTCCAGTAATCAAGCTTTGGAACTACTCTATCACCTTCTTTAAATTTCGACATGCTACCTCTTCAAAGTCCAGTCCAATCTCGCGTTCTTTACGAGTCTGAATGAAGAACTTAACAGCCTCGTCAATATTTTCAATGGGCCAAGAATATGTGATGATGTATCCGGAGCCATCAAAGTTCTTACCAACGTGATTCATATCAGCTGGAATCTCTTCATTTTTATAATATTCAACGTGCATCTCTATAGTATTATTGTCTGTAGTTCGAAGCTGCAACACACCAAAGAGATCAATATCATATCCAACCGGATGGCTAACAATAGCTTTGATAATCTCAAACTCATCCATGCTACCTCCAAACACCAATCTCTGCATCTGGATTCTCTTTGCACGCATTTAGGTACTTCTCGACCCAAGGAACAAAGTGCTCATACAATCCCCAACCATTAGGAGCATTGAACTGTTTGAAATACTCTGGCCTGGCTTTCAAATCCTCAAGTCCTTTTTCAAGCAAAGGAATGATATCACGAGCGTATTCAGCGCCAATCTCTTCGGGACGCCAACACGCTTTATAGATACCAGCCTTATCAGCCATTTCCCCAAGATTATGAGTTATGTTGGCTGAGAAAACTTCAGTTGGCCTAACTGCGGTAAGATACACATCAAGAGACATTAAGACCTCCTAAGAGAGACGTTACCTTCAGCATTGATATCGCCACTAACATCTCCACAAGTCACATCACTACCGGATTGTACAAACCCGCCAACATCTTTGCATTCAACAGATCCTTCGGCATTGATATCTCCAGCGACATTGCCTTTGCAAACAACATCGCCGCTGGCTTCAATTCCACCATCAACGTTCATGCACTCTACGTTTCCCTCACTTGAAATTCCGCCACTAACATTGTGACAGTTTACGTTTCCATCACATTCAATGGAACCGCCAACATCTCCACATGTTACATCACCATTCAATTTAACATCACCACTAATGGTTTCACACTTAATATCACCATTTGTTTCTATACTACCACCAATGTTACCACAAGTTACATCACCGTTGGCATCTACCTTTCCAGTAACATCACCGTGAATTACTACAGATCCTTGAACCTCAAGATTAGAGGGCGCATCACCTTTCCATTCGATGTTGATGGGTTGAGTCAGGCCAGTCAGATCAGTCAATGGTTCTCCATTGATAAACAACTTACCATTTTTGATAGACACACTTGCATTACCAGGAACCTGAAAAGATTGACCGTTGATTGTAACAGTTGAGTTGCCGCCAATAACACTTGAAATTTTCATATTTTCCTTTGAAGACAGCTTAGCTGCGGGTACTGTTGGTTTGTGCAAATCGGTTCCGCAACCCAAACAAGTTTTGTAATGGTTTTGGTTTTTCTGACCACATTCACTACAAACAATGACTTGGTTTTTTGGTTCATCCCAAATATCAGTATTGGGCAATCGCTTCTTAGAACTAAACCAATCGAACATTACATCCCTCTCAATTCTAATTCGTACTTGATAGCCAATTCATAAAACTCTTTATATGCTTCTGGGGACTTACCAAAGAGTTGGGCTTGTATCGGTTGTACCGATTCACCCCGAAAAACCCTCTCAATGTTCTCAACTTTAATCCCATGGAAGTGAATAATCTTAGCATTGGGGTTTAAGCCCCAATATGGCTTCCAATTGTATTCTGGTGAGAGTTTATCCCATCGGCCTTTATACAACTCATTGTATGTATATTGATCGTATGATTTGGATAAAGTTTGAGCCGAAGAGCTGTAAATAAGCCGTTCGAACTGCGGCATTTTCTGCCTCATCGCAGAACAATTCATGACCATAACACCGGAGTTGAAATATGTCCAGTTGTTTTGGTCGAATTCTGGAGCGCAGGCAAAATGCTTCGGACGCATAACCGAAAGTGCAGATACGTCACCGAGAAACATTACGTCGCAGTCAGTATACAGCACAACGGAATCCGTGTCAACAAGATCCGGAATCTCGGCCCTCAAATAAGCACCACTAGCAACCTTGGCATTCAACCCTTGTTCTGATCGTTTCTGAAACACATCATAAAACCTAGATCGAACATTCCAAATTGTAACACCTTTTCCTTCCAGCCATTTGGTAAGCTCATTTGGCTTGCCATCATAAATAAAGTTAGGTTCTAAATTGGTGTTGTTGATAGCCGAATTTACAGCACACTTGATGTACCTGGAATAGTTATCAAACCACTCGGTCTCTTCATTGAATCCAAAAAACCACTTCATGTCACCTCTAAAACAAAGCTTGCGACTAGCGCAGGCTTTGATCTTCTTAAAACTGGTCTTAACCAGTCTTTTCTTTCAAGGTTGCTTGATCAAGAAGTGATCTAATCACTCTCTTTGTATCCTCACAGTCCTTTACTTGTGTATAGTTCAAACCCATCTCAACAGCTACATAGTTTGAATTGCTCTTAGAGATGTTTGTACCAATGAACAACACATCATCTTTTGAAGCATGCAAACGCTTCATTAACTCATCGATACCAAACTTCTTATTGATACCTTTGAGAGAAATTTCGATTGATGTTGTTCCAGTAATCCTAACATCATAAGCTGAAAGCTTCTTCTGAAGTGTTACAGCTAAAGCAGTTCGCTTCGAAAGATCAGGATCGTAGTTCTCTTTTTCTTCGATTGGAGCTTTCTGACCCAAAGCAGAGAACACAACCTGTGAATCCAGAATCTCAATTTGCTTGCCCCACAACTTACTGGGTTGCTTAAACGAACTCTCGGAAATAGCCTCTTCCAAGACCTTCTCGATACGATCTGTATCGCGCTTAGACATCCTCATTTGGTAAGTTGAAACCCACCCATATTTACTCCATGTCTGGTACATGGAGCCGCCAGAGCTTGGTAATAGATATAGATTATTTAAAGAAATACTTGAATCAGTTTCAAAGCAAGACACTATTTGCTTTTGAAATTGCTTCCAAGAAGAGTTTGAAACAATTGCAATGCTATGAGTTGCCAGAAGCTTTCCTAGCAAGGAAATCATCTCAGCATCTAGAGATTCCTTGGACTCGGTCAGCGTTTCATCTAGATCAAAAACGATTGTCTTCATAATGTCCTCCACGGACTTACCTTTTAGTTATACTAACACCTCGCCCAGGTATTTCTCGACCAGAGAAGTATCTAGGATTGAACATTTTTGCCTTACAACTTTTCATTTTGACTCTTTCGATGCTATTGGAATTATCATCAGATATCCTTTGAAAGACTTTTTAAACACTCTCCGTATAACGTATTTCTGTACAATTCAAAAGACTCGATAACGAAATCTAATGTTCGACTAATTTGCCTCTTCAGCGTATCCATCATTTGTGGGGAAGATAATAAAATACTGACCACCAGGGAGGTCATACCAATCATTGGCATACAAACCTTCCCCTTCAAGAGGATCAAACTCTTCCTCTACCTCCTCTATCAATTCTTCTTCCTCAATAGATACTGGAAAGAACAAATTCTTTTTGTTCGTTTTTGTACGCTTCATCTTGTACCAAGCACTCAGCTATTGTACAAAGATCGACCATTTAGCGTAATGGTAACGAAATTTAACAGACAAACCCTAGTGGTCCAGGAGCAATTAGTAGATATCAGCGCTGAACTTTTAACTATGTTTAGATATACATACAACCCTAACCCGTGCATATTCTGGGATTGTAAAAGATAGCTGTGAAAGGGGTCAGGCATGACGGAGCATGAACAAAAACTCTATGAACTCGCAGAGAAGGTTAAAGATCTTGACACTGCGATTAAAACAGCCAGTTTTCGTATGATGCGCACTCGCAAGAACCTAAAAATGTGTAAGGAAACTTGTGAACAAACTAACGAAATGATAGGGGAAATTAATGGTTGCTCCAAACACCAGTGAAATCTTACTAGCACGTCTTGCTGAAGGTTTAGATTCCACAGCAAAAATGACACAAGCACTTCTCTCGGACTTGAGAGATAGTGAAGCGGATTTTGCTGCCATGAAAACAGAGCTTAACATTCTAAAGGAGAATGTTAAAGGACTAGCTGAATTAGTTCGCGATGGTGGAACATCATCCATTCTTACCAAAGTAGCTCTAATTGAGCAAAGCATTGATAATATCAAGAAATGGATGGACAACCACGTTGACGTACACGGTCGAATGAAGAAAGACTTTGTTGATGTCCGAAATCAACTATCTGAAATCGAGCACCGCCTCGGAACTGTTGAATTAGCTTTGCAAGCGATTGAGCGAGAGACCAGAGAAAAGGAACGTGAACACAGAGCCTCAATAGATCGTGAGGCAGATCTTGCATACGAGCTGAAAAAGAACGATGATAAAGTACGCGCTGAAAAACAGAGCGCATTTGTTAAAATCATTGCAGCTGCATTGATTGGTATTTTTGGCTTGATTGGTGGATACTTAGCAAACTCCTGCAGTACCCAAATGTCTAAATTGAATACCACAGGAGTTCACCAATCTTCTCCATCTCCAGTTACTTCGTCTGTTCCTTCACAAACTCCTTGAGGGAGAACTTGCGAATAGCTTGCACGATGTCCTGACCAACGTACTCTAGGTTCTTGAACAGAGCCGGAGTCATGGTCTGGTATACAGTAACACTTCGATCACCGAAGTCAGCGGAGTGCCACTGGTAGTTCGTTGCATTGATGATCCAAAGCTGCGCATCCTTATTGACGTGTTGCTTGTATTCCTTCCAAACAGTCATCAAAGGCGAGCCGGTGTTCTGCTGCTCATCAGTGATGATAACAAACAAATCAACTTTACGACCCTGACGAATCGCATGTTGGACAGGAAGAGCAATGTTAGTACCACCGCAGGCTTGTAGGCTTAGAAGATTCTTTATCTGAAGCTTTCGATCTAGACCTTGAATCTTCGGGCACGAACCCTCACTATAACCAATACCACCCCAAAGGTTAGAGGCTCGAACAGTTACGCCCTCTTCATATAGATTACCATCAAAAGTAGTGAACCAAAGGCTCTTTGCCTTCAAGAAAGGTACAGACATCAAACCTGCGGTCTGAAGAGTCTCACCCTGCATGGAGCCAGAGATATCAATGGATACAGCAATGTTTAGACCTTCAACAGGACCCATTGTAACATCCAAAGTACTAGCCATAGCATCCAAAAGGATATCTCTGACACGCTGATTAGAGGTGTAGATGTATGGCTTTGCGAAGTCTAGAGGAATGGAACGCCCATCCTTAACTTCATTCATCTTGAGTTTCAATGCAACAAGACCGGAGTCAGTGAATACATTGTGCTCTTCAAGAGAACGGATATTAAGAAGCAATGCAGTTAGACCCATTTGAGTCATTGCCGCAGTGGCAATCTCACCCTTAAGACCGGCAAAACCCTTGATGACATCCCAAGGGATCTCATGGTCAAGCATCTGGTTTGCAATGACTTTGGTGTCTTTGATGTTCTTTAGCTCTTCAACAACCTTCTGTCGAGAACCGGTTGCCTCAGCCTTGTGACCATCAAGTACGTACTTGATTAGTCCAGCACGACCATCGGTATAACGCGGGTGAACAAGACGAACAAGCTGATTGAGTGCAGACGGGTACTTCAAAGTGAAGGTCTCAAGCTTCTTGTAACCCCACTTCTCCATAGCTGCACGAACCCACTTCTGGGAACGTGAACCAAAGCCACGACCGAACTGCTTAGATTTGCAAAGCTCAACGAACTGAATCAACTGACCTGGATGGAAAGTTGATAGCAGAGCAACTGCAACTTCACGGATTTCATCCTTGGAGACGAATCGTTCATCAGAAGAACCGGCAATAGCCGCAAGAGCGACCTTAACCATACCCTTCATGTGAGAATTACGCGCAACACAAGCAGCCTTGAGTAAGTACTCAGGATCCTTCTTTGCACGGTCTACAAGAAGAGGCAAAGCCTCCTTTGCAGCATCATCTGCAGAACGGTAGAACTGATTCTTGAGAATACCAGTCAAAAGAACACGAGCAACGGACTCTTCCGGCAACTCGTTTTTTGAAAGGTACTGATCAATCTTATCAGTAACAATAACCTCACCCAACATTTGCTTAACGAAATTTGCTGAACTCATGACTATCTCCTACGCGCACCAAGGGGTGCGAAAACAAAGTCAATTACTTGACTGAACAAAGACTTGTTAGGGGATTCCAACACTTTCTTGTTGATAATCGCCGGACAAGCCCAACATTTTCGGTCGTCCTTATTGAACTCAAGGATACCAAAAGAGTTCTCTCTTTCAAGAACTAAAGATAACAAACCATCTCGAACCACTGTCCAAGACATATCCCAGGCCATAACTGTCATACCTGGGCGCAAACCAAATCTCTTCGTGATTGGTTCCGTAGAACCAACTATGGTTACTTCGCAACCCTCATATGTGGTTACAAGCCACCCTAGTTTGAGCTGATTAAGACTATCAGACGGAATAACTTCTAGCTCAGTTCGGATCGGCATACGCCCAATGAACTCAGGTTCTGAAGCTACATAGATATAACCATGAGGAAGTACCTGCCCCGTTTCCTCTTGACGTTGGCGTATCCTAGCTAGAAGCTCTTCCCTGTCAAGAAGTTTTTCATCTTCGATGACCGGCATGGTTACTTCTTTTTCTTTCCGCGCAAAGCTTGTCTCTGGGACTTTCGCTTATTACGCTCTTTTCTCTTTATGGTTTCTTCTTCAGAAATTGACCGTTGAGCTTCACTTACCAATTTATCCAACAGAACATTTGACATCTGAATTTTCCTTAACTTTAGATTTCTAGATATGCGTAGTATCAAGAGTTTTATTCAAGACCAGATCTCCGCATACGTTCTTTTTTATTATACTCTTCTTGATCTTCGGACCATCGTTTATCACACAGAGTACAATGAAAATCATACCAATAACGATCAGCACTCGGATCATAGTTTCCGGAATTTGATTTTGCCTCTTTTTCAAGACATGATTTAGGATGAGAACATTCTTTCTGAATTTGTTTCAACTCTTTGTAAAGATTTGAAATCTGATTATTAATATCATCAACTTTATTCATAATAACCTAACATTATCAAAAATCATTAAGATCCAATTCTTGGGTTTTTGGAGGATCGCGATGAGGAATACGTTCAATTAAAGAAATATGTTCCGTCTTAGAATTCATCAACCAATTATATAATGTTAATGTGTTCTTCACATCTACATCAGCGGAGTGAGCACCTACTTTAGCTTCCAATCCAATACCAATCATAAGGTTATTTAATCCAAACTTAGGTTTGAGTTTGCCACCTTTATCTGGCTTGACATCAATACCCGCGTCTGATTGCGCCTTTGCAATTTTGTCACCGCCAAACTTCTTCACATATCGTTTTCCAAATGACTGGGTACACATCCATAAATCAGCTGGGAACTCAATGTCCAACCTTTCCCACGCACGGTGTACGAATTTCCTGTCAAACGGAGCGTTATGTGCTACGATGCACCGATGTGCCTTCGTTTTACCGTCTTCTTCCATGAAAAGGTTGATGGCTTCAACAGCCTCTGAAATAGGTACACCCTCGCGCAAGTCTTTGGGTGTAATTCCTTGAACCTCAAGAGCTTGCGGATTATAAATGTTAGGGTGTGCAACAGCAATTTGCAGTGATAATTGCTCTTCATCTGAAACTCTCATTATTGAGATTTGGTTAATCTCATGAACGTCAGTCATGAGCCCCGTTGTTTCCGTATCAAGAATATAATACTCTATTGACATTTCTTTTCATACCAAGACAATAAGCCAGCTGATTTATTCGGTGAGCTATATCTTGCTTTTCTATAGATGATACCGTTATACGGTGCTTAGCTCGACCATATTTGTAGTTATTAAAAACTCTTAACAATCTTAATTAGAGATGATAATGCATCCTTGATTGTAACTTTGTGTCTGCGCAATCTGGAAAGGTCAATATCTGGCTTATTTCGAAGACTCATTAACCTTGGGTTGTCTAATTGTTTTAGAGCTTCTTCTTCATCATACGCCCAAGTTTCCAATTGAAGAACCACAGGAGCAATTCCCTGCACTTCGACAACGAAACGTCTTTTGACTTTCGGTTTCTCTTGACTCTTGGTCTCTTCTGTAGTAGTATTTTTTGCCATAGGTATATGTTAGGAAATTCGATGAGTATTCAATTTACAACAAAAGAGCAGTTAATTTTCAATTTGCTGCGAAAAATAATCCAAGAAAAAGCACCCAATACAACCCTTCGGGTCGCTGGTGGATTTGTACGTGACAAACTCCTGGGCCTGGATTCCAACGACATTGATATTGCTGTGGATAATATGACTGGCGAAGATTTTGCTAGACTTATTTCCGGTAATGTAAGCGTTGTCGAAGCGAATCCCGAGCAGTCAAAGCATTTGGCTACTGCCATGGTTCGTCTAGAAGGTCTGCCAATCGACTTTGTTAATCTCAGGACTGAAACGTACACTGATTCTAGAATTCCTGAGATGAAGTTTGGGACTCCAGAGGAAGATGCGTCCAGAAGAGATCTGACCATCAACTCTATGTTCTTCAATATCAATACCAATGAGATTGAAGACTTCTGTGGTGGGATGGAAGACCTGACAAATAAGATTGCCAGAACACCACTTGACCCAGTTCAAACATTCATGGATGATCCTCTTCGAATCCTGCGCTGCATTAGGTTTGCAGCAAGGTTCAATCTTAATGTTGATACTGCTATTATTCAAGCTGCAAAGCTTCCTGAAGTTCAAAAGGCTTTCAGTGAGAAGATTTCTCATGAACGTATTTGGGCTGAGCTTGGAGGTAAGAAAGATGGAGATAAATACAAGCCAGGTCTTCTGAATGGACCAAACCCAATCCTTGCCGTTTCTCTTATGAAGCAAATGGGATTGATGGAACTCATCTTTGATCCTACTCAAGAAGAAATGGAAGCTCTAGGATACACCGAACCAATGGTACCTTGGGACACTGATCAAGACAGTGCATACCATGAATTCACCATCTGGAATCATACGCTACAGGTCTTTACGCACCTAAATGGTCGTAACTATGTTAGGTCGGACATTGATCCTTGGATGGAACTAATTCTAAACCTTACAGCTCTTCTCCATGATATTGGGAAGAGATACAAGGGAATCCAAAGCACAAATTCCATTGGGCGGACATCGTACAAGAAACATGAAGAAGTCTCTGCTAAAATGGTTGAGGTTGTTCTTACTAGACTGAAAGCACCACAAGAAATCATTGAGAGAGTTAGTGTTCTCATTGACCGACACTTGAGGCCACACAAGCTTATGGCCGAAGGGACTTCAAGAGCGTGCCGTAAGTTTGTAAGAGATTTCAAAGATTGGAACTTCAGCATCGATCTTGCCATTGCTGATAACCTTGGTAAGAAATACTTCACTCCAGAAGAGGAAGCTGCCGAAGTTCAACTCTACGAAAACCTCAGGACTAGGATTGTTGGATTGATGCCTCTAAAAGATCCTACAAAACTGCCCAGACCAATCACTGGTAAAGATCTTATCCTTGAAGGGTTTCAACCAGGACCTGTTATGGGACAAATCTTGGCTGCTATCGATGATGTTCTTTTGGACAATCCCGATCTAACAAGAGATCAAGCAATGGACATCGCTGGAACATTCCGGTAATTGTTCTGGCTTCACAAAAGCGAAAGCCCCGAGTAATCGGGGCTTTTTCTTTATACTTCTTTGAATACAAGTTTTGGAGAAAACGGATCTTCATGGAAAACATTCTCCATGTGTATGTTGAGTTTTCCTTCAATGGTTGAGAAACAGGCGGTACCTTTTCTAACTAACCCTCTTGATGTTTCCTCATACACAACCATAACTTTTATGGTTGGAGTTTCAGATCTTTGGAACATACTTCTCAGCTTCTTTTTGGTAGTATTCTGGAGACTTTGCTTTACTCAAATCCAATTTATAGTTTGGACGTTCCTTTAACTTCAATTTACCAAAGAATTCAGCAACTTCTCTCTTGGAGAGCCCGAAGAGCTTTCCCCATTCGGTCCACTGATCTTCAGGCGGAATAACCTCCTCAAAACCACCTCCTAGATCAGAGCCACAACCACCAAGCTCATTACCAAGAGCTAGAAGCGCTTTCATTTCTTGATGAGAGAACTCTGCACCAGTGAACATGTAGTCCAACCATGCTTCGTAAGAAGCTGGAGCGACCTCTTGTACGATACCAGCAATAACATCCGAGAATGCACGAATCTCGAACTGAGCATGAGAATCACTACGCAAATACATGAACCGCATGAGGTTATTAAGATCCATCTTCCAATACCACTCAGTGTAAGTTGAAAGCGGAAGATCAATGCGCGCTAATTCACGCGCTACATCATTACCAAGATCAATCTCGTAGTTTTCCGTTACTAAGGCGCGAGCTGTATCCGACCTGATACGATTCTCAATGTATACATTACGTTCCACTTCACGATCACGTCCCTGCTTATTGTCTTTAGCTTGGAGTTTGAAGTCTTCAAACTTTGGAGAATAGAACTGAAGAGGCATGATACTGTAACGCCCAGACATCTCATTCAAAGATGCTGTACGATGACGCACCCACTGCCGAGCTACAAAGATCGGCATTTTACAATGAAGCTTGAACTCTACTTGTTCAAGAGGGGAAGTGTGTTTGTGACGCACCAAGTACCGGATAAGAGCACGGTCGTCGGAAATAGCCCTAGTTCCAGCACCATAGCTGCAACGAGCGGCTCTTGCCACCTCAGCATCTGACCCCATGTAATCAACAAGCGATACAAAGCCATGATCAAGTACTGGGAAGTACAATCCCAACAACTTGTTAGCGGATTCGTTTGTGCGAGCTTTAATAGCTTCATAATTGGCCTTCTCAATCTCTGTAAAAAGAACTTCGGTCATAATATCTCTCTTATAGCTTTACGTTATGTGGGTGAGATTCAATTAATCCCGCATTTGAAATCACTACAAACTGAGGATTGTTTGTGAGATCTTGAATTTTGGATACTCCCTGGTACGAGCATCCACTTTTAATCCCCTCGACCAATCTCTGAACAACATCATTAACTCTTCCTTTGTAAGGTACCAAAGCTACAACACCTTCAACATGGTTTTGTTTATGAGTAGAGCTTCCGGCATATGATTTATACCTCTGACCATTTACTGTGATGATTTCTCCAGGAGCTTCATCTGTTCCTGCAAATAAGTTTCCAATCATCACTAAATCAGCAAAACACAATGCCTTTACACAATCACCAGCACTCTTTATCCCGCCATCAGCAATAAACATAGGATACATATCTTTACCATCAATTTTTCGTGATCGGTAAAGTCCATTTGTTACATTTTGAAGTGCTGATAATTGCGGATATCCATTTCCTGTTTCAATTCTTGTACTACACGTGCTCCCTGAACCAACTCCACACTTAATGATATCTGCTCCAGCCTCCCATAGCAGATTAGCTCCAGATTCGGTGACAACATTACCAGCAATGATACAAGCATTAGGACAATGCTTTATCCTAAGCTCATTTACAAATGAAGCAACTGACGAATGATCTCCATGAGCTACATCTACACAGAAAATACGGCATCTGGTATCATACAGCTCTTTAACCAATTCAATATCTTTAGGTTTGATTCCAACGGACATTCCAACAGCTCCAGGGAAAACCACCGGATCTATTGGTATATTTGCTTCGTGAAAATCCAAACACAAATCTTTGTAGTCACCAAACCTGTGTAAAATCGCAAGCCCTCCTAGTGTACGAATGGTTTTTGCCATTTTTACACCGGTAACCGTTTTCATGTTTGCACTCACAAGAGGAATGGTTAACTTAATACCTCTTGGTAACTCAACAGAGGTCTCAACCTGAGATCTTGACTCTATGTTTGAGTGCTTTGGAATAAGCAGGACATCATCGAATGTGTAACCCTGGGTGAACATGAAACAGAAAAAGGCCGAGAGAGAATCCCTCGACCCGTTCAATAACAGGACACATTTGGTTGGTCTTAAACGCTTCGAATTAGGAAATAGGAGACAATATGCATCTGAAAATGAGAAATGGAAATGTAGCAATTAATGTTCAAGAAGGTGGAATGGGGCAAACATCTGGAGGAATCTTCCTTCCTCAGACTTCAAGACCAGGCAATCTTAGGATTGGAAAGATTGTAGAGGTTGGTCCTGGTGAACTAGTTCAAGGAACATTTACAAAACCAGAACTAGAAAAGGGAGATGAAGTTGTCTTTGATGCATCTCATGCAGAACCACTATCTGTGAATGGTGATACTGTTTGGATTTGTAATATGGTAGATGTAATTGCTTCTATCAAAACGCAACATCTATCAATTGTCCCACCCATCAGCTGAATAACACAAAAGAAAAGGGCCGTATTCACGGCCCTTTTTCTTGCTATTAAAACTATAGTTTCAGTATATTAGAGTAATAATGAAGCACTCAGTTGTTTCTCTAGTTTATCTATTTCGGCGTAAGCCTCAACAAGCTGTTCGTATGGAACGTAGACTTCAAATCCAGAGTCTTCTGGACCTAGTTCTTGGACTTCGATAGCTTTATCTACTGTTGGTACATTATTAAAACAACGAGAACATGGAGCATAAATATGGCAAGAGCAGTTTTCTACTTTTGGCCAGACCCACTTAACACCAACATCTCTACTAGAGTCCCTTTGTTCTAACTTCATAACGTGACCAACCTCTGCTTTGATGGCCTCAACAATATTGGGTTCTAAACCTATAGATATTAGAGGTGTCATTAGTTTAGATACTTCTTCTCAATTCTTTCGGAGCCAGTCAAGCGATCAATTACAAGATACTCTACATAGTCTCTTGAATAGTTATAACAATGTACTCCATACTGATGAATACTCCAATTCTCAGAGCCTCGACTATGAATTGATCGTCTGTATCTATTAAATAATCGATCCCATAGGGATAGCTTTTCAGGATTAGCCATTAATTACCTCTAATGTTTCTACAGCTGATTTTTCTCTAATCTCAGTTGATGAAATATCAACCCTACCATCCATTGGTACAAACAGATCTTTGTAACCATTTGGCACTGTAATGTCATCGGTGGTCTTAAAAACACCATCAACAACTCGACCCATTACCAAGAAAGTAGTTTTTAGTTCTTTTAGTTCTTTAAGAAGCTCTTCAGGATTCGGCCCCCATTTCGAATCAAGGAACCGTTCCATTGTATCTGCACCAATTATAAAAATGGAATTCGGACGCTTCCTGGCTTTGTCCAAAAACAAAGGTTCATCTTTGGTAAATTCAAAACCCAGGAACGTTTTTTCGGCTCGCAACATTCCGGCCTTGAATAACATTTCCTGCAGAGTCATTTCACCCTTATGAGGGCTCACTGTTGAAATTAGATACTTACAGCCACCATCACTTAAAGCGCCAACACAAACAGATTCTGCAGTTCGAGCAAGCTCTCTGTGACCATCATGAATTGGATTTAGAGATGCTGGGAGATACAGAGACGCTCCGAAAGAATCTTTCGTTCTGGAGTTAGCAAGGAATGTTGGATATTGGTAAAACCTATCCAATGCTTCATTTGTACAATTGGTATACGGGTGAGTCATCCAATTAATGGCGCAAATCAAGACATTCTCAGCCTCAGCTGCGATGATTTGATCATGAGCCTCACGATGACTTTCGCCTAGTGTCTTTTCCAATTTTACTTCATGAAGAAGGGCTTTGTCTTTAGTAATAACACAAATAAAAGCCCTTTGTTCGCCACGGGGGATTCGATTTGTGGCAACCGCAGCGGTAATACCAATACCAATAGGCTCACCATCACTAGCTTCCTGAACTTTGAACTTAGCAGCTCGAATATACGAAGCCATTGCCAAGTCATATGCAACTTCTTTGGATACGAACGATCCTTCGGGTTCGTATCCAATGAACTCCTGCAATTCAGTTTTTGCATACGGCGTAAAGAAGCCAACTAGATACTTCGAGCATCCAGGCTTCTTCCAAAGGTTGTACTGAAATGAAAGACCTGCCCCAGTGGTAGCTACATAGAGCAGAGCTTTGTTCTCTAATAGAGTATCTCTCATTATCGTATTCCTTATCAGTATCTCAAAGACTCTTCCATCACGGATCGAATGCAGTAGTATAACCGATGTTTGGAGTCTTCGTCAAGAACCAAATCACTGAACACCGTATGCTTCGCTTCGCGTTTCAACGCATCAATGACACGACATCTTGAGTCGAAGTCACGGATATCGCGTGTTGCGCTGGTTATCTTCGCATACTTTTGAAAGGTGCTCACAACTTTGCTTCTCTTCTGAGAGTTCCATTGCGAACACCTTTCTGACAGTATCTCGGAGCAACGTGAAGGTCCAAAGATCAACGTCTTTGCCTTTCAATACGTTGTGCGAATTCTTCGACGGTTTCTGATCTGGAATCAACGTGCTTACCAGCAGACTCTTCCATCTTTGGAACAATCTTATCAGCAATTCGCTGATATGAACCAGCAAGCATATCGAACGCGAAATAAAAAGCCTTCCTGACAGGATCATTGATTAACGTTCCAATCGCGGAAAGCGGCCACCAACACATCCAACCAACAATTTCTGGCTTGAACCTAGATGCTTTTGGGGTATCTGAAATAAGGATTCCTTGAAACGTTCTTGGGCCATTATATCTCAACGCATCGTTGTTGTACGCAGCCCAATTCTCGTTTCTGAAAGCTTTGAACTTTAACAGAAGCAAAACCCATTTAGCAAACGACCACACAATACCAATTACCAAATACCCAATACCGATTGGTATAATATTCTGATAGTTGTCAGCAATCATCTTAAACACATTCCGATGCCAGAAATGGTAATAAATACCACTAACGACCATCAAGATGGTTGCCCAGGACATTGCTTCGTAAACGGCACTTACAAAGAGGCCCAAACACAAAAGACTTAACAGAACAATATCAAGTGTCATTGTTTACTTTACCTTTGCTCTACTCTTTTTTAAACCATTTATTCGTTTCTTCAACGCACAATCTGGACACCATTTCTTTGTATTTGCATATCATCTATGGTAATTGGGACCTTATGTGCACAACGCAAACACCAATGGCCATTAGTGATACTGTTAGGTGTAGTCGTCCATATAAAACCACAACTACATTGAAACTTGATTTATTGTTAATTTTGTAGACAAGTAAACTCCAACAAATATCTAATGTTATGCTGATCTGTTCTGTACAACATCATCTCATCATTAATCACACCACTCTGCCCACCTTTAGCCCACACAGAATGATATGGTTCAATAGACTTTAATGTATATTGTCCAGATGATTTTGCTATAAACTGATTTCCTAATGCGCAATCTGATACAAACAAAAATGCTTTATCATCATTTCCATTAGCCCAATATGATGATCTAATATCAGTATAGTTTATAGCTTTACTCGACTTTCCATTATAGAGTGCATTTCCGTACATATTTCCGCTAATAACAACACCAGATGGACGGATCAACATACCCTGTTTAAGAATTCCTGTAAGGTTTTGAGTACGAGTTCCATGAAATAAAGGAATTATATTTGCATTTTCGAAAAGAGTTTTATCGTATACATCAGTTCGTTTGGTAACTATAGACATTTGATCTGGAATTACTTGTTTTCCACATTGAGATGCAATCTGTTTTGCTCTAATAAGAAATTGATCTCTCTCGTTATTGCGTTGAATATCCCAAGCATTCAGTAAAACAATCTTTCCAAGATGCTTATGGTTAGATGCTTTGGTATCTTGAATTAGTTTATCTAACCATAGAAATCTAGGATCTGTATGATTAATAAAAACAAATTCAGTATCTAGTGATTTATACTGATCATAAGTAGAATCACTACCAAGTGTAGCTCCAATAGCTTTAGCATCTAACAATGTATCTAAATCATATTCCTTCTGATCAATTTTTTCAATTGTATCAAGAAGTAGATGAGACATTTGACCACGAGCCCCAGATCCGAGGTTGTGTGGAATTAGTCCATAGAATTGATTAGTAATATCTAATAACTCTTTAGTATCTTTAGATGATGAAACAATCTGTTTGGCATTTACTAAACATTGACGCCCTTTATCAACCTGATCATTTGTTAATTGGCCAAGAGGACATTTAAGCGTTTGAATAACCCACTTATTAGTTGCTCCCATCAAAGTAGAAATAATCCTAGAAGTTTCTACATGTAGATTGGGCTTTTGAATTGAATCTACAATACCATTATCATTCTTAAAAGATACTACCTTAACATGCTTCTTAGCTTGATCAGACCCAATAACTCGCTGAGCTACATCAATTTCAACATACCCCTTTTTGAGTTTTGACTTCTTAATGGAATTAAATTCTGCTTCAGCGGCAGTACGATCAACTCCAAAATTTCGATACTCAGAAGCTTGTATTTTACCAGTAGGTCCATACTGTGTAAAAAGCTGACACCTACCATCCTTAGCAATTTGAAGTTCCATATGATACATCTTTGATGACGTACCACGTGTCCCAGCTTTTTCACCAGTCATATCAAAAAAGTTAAGCTCCAAAATCCAGCCAACAGGAACTTCATAATCAGTGAATGCAGGAAGCTTATCAGTTTTAACTTTTGCCATTGTTTATACCTGTGGGAAAATATGCTTCTATTTGGAGATCTTTTGCCGCAAGTATCACACTTGCTAGCCAAAGCTTCGCTATCGAGGTGAAGATGTTACCACACTCCGGATAGTCTGGCAATAGAAAACCCTCTCTTGCCAGAAAAATAACTTGTCTCTTTACTTCATCATGATCCACTAACTTGAAGTTTCGACAGAAGCAACTCCCAACTTCAAGATATTATCATGGTCAATTCAATGGCTGAATATCCGAGTCTTGGTCAACTGCATACACCTCGACCGAACCATCATCATTCAATTCGCATGTAATCTGACCATCAAAACCATCAGGTAGATCTCTTTGCCAAACAGCAAATGCGATATATTCAAGAGCCTCTTGTGCCGTTAACGTTTTGTGATGTGTTATTCCAGACATAATTCTCCAATGGCTTAATCACCACTAGAGAATATATCCTACAAAATAAGATGCTTACGCATTGCTTGCGCAGCAAGCTCATCAGAATCATACTTCTCAACGTCAAACAAAACGCCTGTAAGATAACCATTCGCTGCTTGAACATTCTCTAATCGATCATCAAAGAACAATACATTACTATCCCATCCATATCTAGATATAAAGCTTTCATAGAATTTCTTTGACGGTTTACTTATTCCAATATCACAAGAGAAGTGCTGATTACATCTCTTGAAAACTGGACACTTCTGACGCAACATATCAGAATGATCAAGTCCTATATTTGATAGTAACGAAACTTCATATCCATGTTTGTCTATCAACTCCTCAACAAGACTCAACATTACATCTGATGGACGAGCGATATCAATCCACACTTCGTGTAATTTCTTTATTACATCCTCGCTTAACAGAGGATTGGCTCTAACTAATCCTTGTTTGAGATTACATGCTCCGATGTCTTGTTGTTCATGAATTGAATCCATGAATTCATGTGCCTGTTTTTCGGACTCTACAACAGATAAATCCAACAGGGTTTTGAAAAGAACACCGATATCCACATGGCATAGAACATTTCCAATGTCAAAAGCAACTCTGTTCATACATCGAACCTACCACATCAAGATCAAGTTTGCAAGACAAAACTTTCAACTCTTGAATTCTTCCAATCTTTCGTCTAGTTGCTTCCATTTCTGAATAGAAAGCACAGGGCTTTGGTTGTATCCTTGAGTTATTCGTTTTACAAACTCAATGCTTTGCGGCCTTCCAATGTTTCGACCGCACCCATACCATTCCAATAGCTGAGCATTTAGAACCTGTTCAGGATCATTCGGATCTGGACAAATGAATGTGGTTCTTCCAGAATACACGCAATCCGATACCAGAGATGTCTCACCAGTACTCAATAAGGCTTTCTCAGGTAATGCCTTCCGAATATCTGAAAACTCAGTGTCTTCCTGAGGTGTTATCGAGTACGGTCGAATCCACTCAAAACCATTCTTTAAAAATGGACGTGAAGAAATGTCACATAAAGGAGAATACACTAGGTAAGCGTCTCCCTTAGGCAACGTCTCAAGGTATCTCTTTATTCTATCCCATTTTTTAGTTTGTATTTCTTTACGATCATGTTCGATACCGATCATTTGCAACATTCCCGAACAATACCATAAAGGTATTCCGAGAACTTTAGACAAAGCTACAGTAAACGAATCGCAATCAGAAATCACTAAGTCTGGGCTCCAAAGTAGTAAATCATCAATGATTTCATCAGCTAAATCATGATTTACACAAGGCCCTTGAATACCAAAACGTTCATCAAAATAGTTCAATTCTCCAACACGAGTATCTTGAAGACAATCGATACACCAATCGATAGTATTAAGATACTTATGGTTCCGGTACCATGCGGCTACTTTAAACTCATGCTGTGGCATGTTTTCCAGCCACCTTGATACCATAAGATTAGAGCCGGAAAAGTTGCCAGAACCAATAAGTATCTTCATAGTTTTCGAATTCTATCAGCTAAGTGTTTTGCATACTTAGCCAACCAACCGTTGGTGTATGTAATTTCACCATCAATTGATTCTTCTTCAACCTGACGAAGTTTTCCTTCTACCGCACCTGAAGGTGCAACATCTCTAAGAATTTCATACACCAAAGATGTTAATTTATCAGAGGCTGAAAAAGATACTTCGCCGTTCTCTTTAAAAATCTCTTGATTCTTTCCAATTCTTACATTCATTATTTAGTATTACCTATTGTAATGTGAAAGTTATCAGATCCATCTGGTGGTCTTGACAACTTAGACCATCTTGGTAATCCAAGCTCAACACGAAGGTTGCTCAGAATCTTACTTCGAACATTCAACCACCAATACACACCTCCATCGTTGTGTATGTATGAATCATATTCAAAGACAAACTGAGCACCATTATACAAACCCCACTTATTATTGGGATTCTCTTCTCGTACAACAGAGATATGTGGAGCATATCGAGTTGTATGTACTTTGAAGTATTTGGGTATTAAACTTCTATAGTAATCAGCAATACCAGGATCAACCTCAATGTACAATTTCTCTGGAGTGTACCTGAAAATGCCAATGCTAGATAACATTTACTTCTCGTTGTGAACTACCCCAATCTAAAGAATAGGGGCTTCCTATTGAACTTACGTTCTCAAGGCTTTTTAATTCGTGTGTTCCATACCGAATTTATTCAAACGGCTAAAGCAGTGGAGCTTTCTTTGCACAATATCAGTAAGTTTCGTTAAAAGCTCCAATGATTGGATCTCTAAGAACCCCAATCATTTTCTCATACAGTTCTTTAGTCATTTTAACGTCACCATCAGCTCTGTGAGCTGTTGATTTGGTCACGCCAAAGTCTTTAACCAAGGCTCCAAGACCATAACGAGCACGCTTCTTTCCGGTGCATACATCAATGAATCGAGCGAGTTGCATGGTATCTATGATGTAGCCTTGGTTACGCTCTGTACCATCACGGTTAGGAATCCAATAACCAAACGGGAACTCCTTTTCTACCTTCATTTTGCGCCAAAGAGCAAGAAGGAACTCGTAATCGAACATTGGGTTCTGACCAATGAACACACGCTCTTCTGCGGCTGCTCCATCTTCCATTAGCCACATTTCAATCTCAGGAAGAACTTCAGATGGATGTCTGTATTTTTCTCTTCCTTCTTTTGTTTGGTGAAGAATATCTTCTCTGAGATGTTTATTTATCTGCAAAGCTTCCTCTTCGATATTCTCTGGAGACAAAGGTGTCAACCACCAAGTCTTACTTTCAGCATCTCCAAGACGCCAAAAACAAACTTCTATAATATCATTCTTAATAGGGTCTAGCCCTGTAGATTCTATGTCGATTACATACTGAACATAACTCATAAAAAGAGGACTCCTTCACTTATGTGAGGCTTCCCTAGAGTCATCCTCGACCGGTTTCATTCCATGAGATAGACGATCAAAATGATGTAAAAACACGGATTGGGTTTTATCATCTACCGGAATCTGAATCATAGCACCATCTTCGTTTGTAAAAATCATAAACGCTTGATCTTGTATTCTTTTTGTGCTGTGGAAAATAATCATTGAACCTCTGGTCTGTCTTTGATTTGTCTCTTGAATTCAGAGACGGAATTCCAACCCTGCTTAGCCCCATTAAGCAAAAATAAGAAACCTTGAGTAGTTTGAAGCCAATCACGTTCCTTTGCCGTGAATCTAGATTCCTTCAAAACTAAGACTTCAACTCCGTTTATGTAAATCTTCCAATCAGTATTAGTACACTTTACACGAACAGATGATCCTGGAATTGCAGCTTCTTCTTCATTATACAGTTCCGAATCTTGCTTTATAAAAGACTTTCCAGAACTATTCTCGTCATATACAAATTGATCATGATCTTTATATTTGTCGTAATTATCATGACCAGAACTATATGAGTTAGATGTTGTATTTCCAGAGTTTGCTTTTACCATCATTTCGCGGCTCCTTCGGCAGCACAAGCTCCAGTTATACCGGCAGCTGCTATTCCCTTAATACCAGCACTCTCACCAGCAACAAACAAACCATCAATTTCTGTCTCTAGGTTATTTGCTATATTGATAGTACTTATATTTGTATCAATGTCTGGAACGTGAAAATACCCTCGACCAATCAAATTAGGAAAGATCGATTCTATCTCTTTAAGAGTTGATGTTACCCAACCATACTCAGGCATTAATGCCAAATCACCAAGACCTTTTGAGAAGTTTGTGATCTTCTCTCTTCCAACACGCTCACCAGAAAGACAATGAGATAGCTGAGCTATTCTATCTACATAACTCTTAACATCAGTTGGAATAATGCCTCTTAATGGTATTGAAGCCTCAGAAAATGGAATATTTTTCTGTACAGAGAAGAAAACTTTATCACTCTTCCAACGGTCTTCATTAGACCTAAAAGCAGCAAGTGTTACACCCTCATGATCTTCTTGAATGATTGAACCCATCCAGCTTAAAGGCCCAATTTCTAAATCACTTCGAATTAATGAACAATGAGATTTGTTAAAGTCTTTAAGAGCGCTTGATGGCATTTCAACTCGAACACCATATTTCACCATTCCGCGTTCTTCTGATAGAAGTCCAAGATTTTTATACTGAGAGTTAACCCATCTCCAACCAGTGCGCCCAACACTCATGATCAATTTCTTACAACTGAAATCACCCTGAGATGTATTAACACTAAATTTCTTCCCATTCTTTAAAAAGCTATAAACTTCAGTATCGAAACTTAAAAACACATTACCTGCAGCTTCGATTTTTTCAGCAGAAATCTTGGATAATTGATGAATCTGATCTGGTACCCATTGTTCATATGAATGAACATTAAGATCAAATCCCTTATCCTGTATAGCCTTTTTTATGTTAAGAGATGGTTGTTTTGGTTTAATGATTTTGGATGTATTTACCTCACCCAATTGTTCGGCAAACCAATCTTTAATCGGCCGAACGCGTCGTCCATCTACAATCTCTGATACTTTTTGAGTATCATCATCTAAATAAATCTTTCCATCACCAGTTGGGAAACATCCAAGCCAACCTTCTAATTGTCTTCGGCGACGCTTTATATGAATAGGATCCTGCCGTAGACAATTTGGTGGTGGAGGCCCAAACTCAAAGACAACAACTTTTAAATGTCTATGTTTCTCTGCTAAACGGAGAGCTGCAAATACTCCAGCAACACCAGCCCCAATAATTCCAATATCCCAAGAAGTCAAATTACCTCCATAAACGTCCATCTTTTTCCATGAAGAATTTTCCAAACTTAACTCTGGGATATATCGAACATTTTACCTATCTGTCTTTGAATATAATTACTGCTACTATATAGCCTAAAAAGATATCATTCTCATTAATTTTTACAAGAATCGTTTTTAGTCATTAACATTCTTAAAATATCCATTTTAGATAATATAACCACTAAAGTATTATATAGAATAATACTCTTCAAGCAATGCTGTGTGCGCCGCCCGTTGCTCATCCGTAGGAACGACTGAGAGACTCATTACAGTTAGGATATCAGCTGGATAAGGTACGGTACCGCCTAGGCCGCCAACTCTCACGCCGGGGGTAGTATTTGTAGCCTTATCGGCCTGGTAAACATGAAGCCCAACACCCGGATCTGCAGACGCATAACCATCACAATAGTGGGTCCAGCCCGAAGCACTCCAAGTTCCGTCTGTCGCCACGAATATAGACGCATCGGTACCAGATGTACCCCATGCCATTGCCAGGTTACACTGGGCTGTTACTGGTATTGTAGGAGCAACGGCGACGGCTACAATAGATTTTGGGGCTGTGGATGTAGGGTTTTCCAGCCACCTAGTAGTGGTATCGGGTGCTAAAATTCCGACTCTACCATTTACTATCGACTCTCCAAAATACGACCCTTGATAATTAAGAGGAAGGCTATTTTTACTCCCTGGCCAAGCCGCCGCTCTAGTAGCGACGTCGAATTGAACAGCATCACCGACCCAAATCTCTGTTAAGTCTGAACCATAAATAGCAGTCAAATTGGAGACCAAAGCACTTAGCTTCTGGGCTCTGTCTTCAAGTCCGTAATATTGACGAAGCAACTCAACTAAGCCCGATCTTTGTTCTGTACTAAGTTGGATACTTGCTTGAAGTACAAAGAATATCGGACCGCGCCAGTTACCCGCGGGAGTAGAATCACCACAACCTAGTTGCCTCGATGAAGTGTTGCTCGTGGCAGAGTTAGATTCCCAGATATGAATCTCATTATCAATCGTGTCCCCGAGACGACCATCACGATAGATAATCTCCCCTGCACTATTGTAAAGATGAGGAACTCCAACATCGGTAATTAACCTTCCTGAAGTGGCGTTTTGACCACCAATCAAACCGCAATAGCCTGGTAGTGTTAATGTATCATCCCACCGCGCAACGGCTATTTGGGTTAATTGACCGGTTGCTAATCCGTAACCCATGGCAGCGGCATTGGTTGAGAATAGCCCTCCCTTGCGGCCATTTACCGTAATGACCGAGGCTTTAGCAGTAGATACAGGGGTGATATTCGAGCCAGTCCTATTAGCCCATTCATTAATCTCACCCCCTGAAACTACAACATCATCTCCAATACATAGGGTAGTGATCCCTGTAGGAATGAGAAGTGCTATTTGGTTAGCTAACCAAGCGGACCCCGGTGGTATTGAGAAATGATCCCTTAGAAGAGCGTTGGCTGCTTCTCTTTGGGCCTCTGTCTGCTGAGCGTTTAAACAATACACTAACCCAGTATACGAAAGCCAAGTCCCGCCCCCATCATTACCGCCTAGGTCAATCCTAGTATAATCGATCGCACCAGAAGCCTCCAATATATGAGTGCCCGAAGCCATATCTAACGTATTATTGCCGTCTACATAGATAGTCTGGTTAGCAGGCTGCCTGAGATTGCTTTGACCGTTATAACCTTCTATCAAGTATGTCGTTGAACGTACTAAATCTTGCCAAGTAGTAAATGGTAATGCGGGAGATGTAGCGACAGCTACGACTGATTTATATGCAGGAACACTTAAAGATCTTAATACCTTTGTTCCTGACGAATCAGCACCCCAAGCTTTTCGCCCGCCTACGGTTCCAGTATTAAGATACACAGTATCATCAAGATTAGTTACATTGCTATCAATCCTACCAGTCACGCTAGCAACATTAATAGTTGAAATAACTTGCATGTCATTGCCATGCCAGAATGCTACTAGGCTATCCCCATAAATATCCTGCAATCCGAGTAGTAATTGAACAACTTGGATTTCTGGGACCAGGGCAGCCGCGAGTAGCGCCGCGCCTGTGGCACTAGGGTGTAGCCCATCGCCGTAACCAGCACCAGTCGGATCAGTTAAACCAGATATGATGTGAGACTGAAAAACAGAATCTGCATGGTTTGTTCCACTATTAATAATTGTATTATTGATACTAGTTCGTATCGATTGTTTATCAGTGTCCAACCACGCACTGGTGGCTGGTAACAACGTTTGCAAGATCACATATGCGCCTTGTGGTGTTAATCGGTCGCAAATCTCGTAGATTCGATCAGAAATTTCAGCTGCACGCTCCCCAATATCTGTACCTGCCGGAGTTACTATTACGTCATTGATCCCGATGAGAACAATTGTGATCGTTCTCCCGTTTCGCACACGACCTTCGAATGGCACAAATGGACCAATCCTACTTGATAGCGCTTGAATCACATTGCCTGTTTGCCAGCCGGAAATACCAAGATTTTCGACGTTATAATGAGCTGTTACACCATTGGAATCAAAACCTGCAGCGATAGAGCTGTCAGATGACAGCAGAACTGGCCAACTTTGCTCGTTCGATAAACCGGCTCCCCATGTTATTGAGTCCCCAATGCAGATTACACGTATATCAGGCAGACCGGCATTAACGTATCGATCATAGTTTCGAAGATAAAGATCACCAGGATATCCGTTAAAAAAATCGATCCTGTTGAAAACCTGAGAACCAATATTCGCCCCGTTCGCCTGCACATTTATATAAACAACAGGGGCTGTATCGCCAATATACGTCGTTACGATTTTAGATTTTGTATATCCAGGACGGCAATTACAATACGTAGTGTAACCAGTATCACTAAAGAACCCGAACGTCTGTCTGTGCTCATTCAATAATGACGGCCCACGAATTGGAGCCATGTACAATTCATCGTTTGCAACGCTATTGAACCGCGTCGTCGAATCAGTTACCATTACGTGAAACATTTCAGACGCATCATAGATACCGAGACGGTACGTGTCAGTATCAGTAGCACCAGAATCAACATCAAGAACGTTATGGTTTGCAGTAAGCGCATCGTCCGTTAATTGTGTTGAACACAAATAACCCCAATTCGCATCGGGATGACAACGATCTGGTAGTACAAATTTTATCCACGAACTAGTATCGAATGATAGTCCAGGCTTGCCTCCGTACAATGATTCTGAAAGTGTTGGTGTTCCACCGTATCCAGCCGTTAATTGCTCACCAGTCGAAGCCGCCCATCCGCCATCAACAATAGCATCGGTAATTGTACCTGCGTTGTGTCGAAGTAAAATACGTTCTGCACTTAATGCACAAACCCATTTCAGGGATTCCGAAGGATCGAATCCCAACCGCCCAGTTTCAGGATTCCGCCAAACCCACTGAACACCAGGCGACGCGATGGACGCAATCACGAACTCTTTATCGATAGGATAAGTATTGGCTGCTATAGCTACAAACTCGTCACCGAGATTTCCGCACGTCACATGGCTCCCCACACGAGCCTGCGCTACCTGCGGAAGTTCGGCACGACCAGCAACATGCAATGAATCGCGATAGGTGACATTATAAGCAACATCATAAACAATATCAGGAATATTATATCCATCAATTGTTGCTCCTTGGATATTTCCAGTATCAGATATTGTTACTACAGAATTCTGAATTAATTTTCCTGTACTTAAATCAAATCTAGCAATAGCATTATCTGTTGATGATACTGGTCCTTTAACATCAGCTAATTCAAGAACATCACTTGAGAATTCGCGTCCTTCCCAAATCGTTCCATCTCCTCTGAGATAATATCCATCAAGAGCTGAAGAAATACCATTAACATCATGAAGCGATGTTAGATTAATAGGCCCTTGCGTACTAACAACAACAGATCCATTAACAGTACTATTTAAAGCAACACCAACAAACCAAACATAATGTTGACCAAGTGGTTTGATATTTGTTAAACCACCAGCAACACTTGGACTAACGTAAAGAAAGTCACCGGCCGTAAACGCTCTAGTATCAATACCATTTACTGTGCCTTTAATTGTTATTAAACCTTCCTGATTGATTGCAATATCATGAGTAGCTATACCAGTTGCTAATACCTTTACAGGATCATTTGCCTGAGCTAAAGCAACTGTTGGACGATTTTCTTGTGCTCCATTTACGTATACAACAGAACCATTAGGAATAATAACTCCTGTTTTATTGACAATTCTCAAATAGAATTCTTGTCCTATTTGTTGAGTTACATCAGATTGATCATTATAAGCAACAAGAGTATGATTTGTTGAATCATAGAATATCAAACCTTCTTGCCAAGATGGATAAGATCCATTAGGTAATAAATTAAGTGATACAGAATTTACGCCATCAATAATTCCAGTATCAGATATTGTTACCAAAGAATTCTGAATTAATTTTCCTGTAGTTAAATTAAACCTGGCAATAGCATTATCTGTTGATGATGAAGCTCCTTTAACATCAGCCAAGGACAAAACATCATTTGAAAAAACTCTACCTTGCCAATAAGATCCATTTCCTCTGAGATAGTATCCATCAAGAGGGCTTGTAATTCCATTAACATCATTAAGTGATGTTAGATTAATATTAGCAACATCATAAGCAATATCAGGAATATTATATCCGTCAATCGTTGCCCCTTGTATATCTCCAGTATCAGATATTGTTACTACAGAATTCTGAATTAATTTTCCTGTACTGTCTTCAAACCTGGCAATTGCGTTATAAGTAGATGAACTTGGTCCTTCAACATAGCCATCAGATTCCCAAATAAGTGAATCTAAAGCATCAAGACGCGCTCGTACAGTTGTAAAAGTACCACTTGGCTGAATGCCTAGTTCAGCTTCAATAGCTAGAATTGACTCTCTTTGTCTGTTTACAACTTCAGCTTTTACAGGTGTTTTATTATCTACTGTAACAGGTAAACCACGAGTATCCGTAGGACGAGGATCGTCAAAGTCACACGGGTATCGAGTATAGACAAAAGACGGGTTCACTCCATCTGGATTTACATAAGGTAGTACCATTAGTCCTCAGCCTGATTCAGGGTGTTTTTCAAGTATATTCCTGATTATGCGCAACGAAAAAGCCCCAGAAGGAAAAATCTTCTGGGGCTCTTATGCTTTTAGAATCTAGTTACGTATTATACTGTTGGAAATAGCTTGTCTAACTGCTTTTTGGTAACTCGGCTTGCGTTGATTCGATAATAAAACGTCCTCTTGGAAGTCTTCTTTTTTAAGTCATCAGAACTTCTACATTCAACCTGTAATGACCCAAACTGCTCCTTGCGAAGATCCCGAACACGAGCAGTGGCAGATGGAATCCTGGCAAGCTGAGAACGGGGAATCCACTCTCCGGCTGCGGTTAACAACCGCAGACCTACCCTTTGGGTATTATTCGTCAGCTTACGGCTATGAATGTTCTGAATTGTCTGGAGTGATGTCTTGGCTGTCTTGATTGTTTTGGTCATTGGTCTTTCCTTCTAACATTAACGGGCCTGATACTGATTTTACGGCCTCTATCAATTGACTAAGTTGAATCTCAGCAGAATTTACTAATAGTTTCAATGGGTTAGTTGAATCTTTTGCAGCAATCATCACAAAAACATGATGTGCTTTCTTAGATCGCTGAAACTCAATGTACCCACCATCATCGAAAACGATTTTCATCCTCGACCCCTTATTTCTTTACAGAAAATTCTTTGCACTTAGACCATGATCTGTAATGATATGTAAGTTTCCATCATCATCAAGGGTAATAGAGTGTTCATAATGACATCCTATATCTTTAGTAATCACTGTCCATTTATCCTTTAGAGTTTTGGTATTAGTATTGGTACCAAGTACAAACATTGGTTCTATTGCAAATGACATTCCTGGCTGAATTGTAATTCCTAGATTCTCACTTGATTTATTAGAGATAAATGGTGAATCATGTAGCTTATTATAACTAATACCATGTCCACCATAGGTAGTAATTACACCAAAGCCATCAGTTTTTGATCTTTCCCAAATAGCTTTTCCGATTACGCCTATTTGTTTTCCGGGCTTTACAACATCTATAGCATCATACAGAGCTTGCTGACATGAAACAAGCATTCTCCCAATCTCTGGATTCTTCAACTTACCAAAAACATAAGTAAATGCACAATCCGCAATTGCACCTTCAAAAGTTGCACCAATATCAACCTTTAGAACATCTCCATCTTGCAATTTAATGTCACGAGCAAACCCATGAACAATTTCATTATTCAAAGATGCACAAATAGGACTTGGAAACCCTTGATAGTTAAGAAACGTTGGTATACAATCATTCTTTCGAATGATTTCTTCTACAACATCTCCTAATACCTTAAGAGAAAGGCCACTGGCCATGCCCTTGATCATCCCAAAAATCTCTTGATGGGATTTCGCAACGACACGACCGGCGTGTTTTTGTTTAGTTAACCAGAGCTTATCCTTTAACGGAATAAGCTCACCTTTATTAATCATCCTTCTTAACTTTCTTATTCGAACGACCCTGAATCTTCAACTCTTCCTTTTGACGAGCAATAGCTGCTGCAATATCAGGATCTTGCGATGCTTCTGTTAGTTTTGTCTTTCTAACTTTCTCAACAACCGCCAACTTTTCCTCTTCAGGAGCCTGAATCGGTTTTGCAGCCTCTGCCAATACCGCGGGAGCAATTGTAACGTTCTGCTCTTTAAGCTTAGCTAAATTTGCTTCAAGCTTCTTAATTTCACCATTAGCAACCTCTGTCAAAACATCAGCTGCAATGCTTAATGTTGGATCAGCTGGTTTTTCATGGGTTTGAAAAGGAAGATTAAGCTGTACTTTCTTAGCAATTGAAATATTGGGGGAAACCTCAATGCTTCTAGGCTCAATTGCTGGACAAACTCTTACTTCAGACTTTGGATCAATAGAAAGTTGAACAATAGAAACACCATCGTTTGTAAAGATCTTGAAATCAGGATCGTTACGAGACGCTTCGAAAAGATCTCTCCAAGTTTCAAGTTCTTTAGATGTTGGATTTCCACTAACCTTCACAAGAAGAAGTTCGTTAGGAAAAATCGAATCCACATCTAGTGTTTTAACAATCTCAACAAACTTCTTATCCAACTTCATCCTTGCCTCATTAAGAGGCTTGAAATCATCTCTGTTGGTAACAGATTTATCGTTAATGACTGTCAAAACATGGTTGCGGACTTGCACTAATGCTGCAAGGTCTGTTATTTTCATTACTTATCCTTAGACAGTTGTCTCATCTTCATCAACTACAACCGTGTCCTTTTTCTTTGCCTTCTTACGTGGTTTTACTTCCTCTGACTTGACATCTTCTTCTACAGCAACGGCAACTGCCTGAATAGCAACATCTGGCCAAGTTACAGCACCGGTATTGATGTCAACTCGACAATTGGAATCCAAACCCTTCTCAAGGTAAAGCTGTTGAATCTGAACCTTAAACTCCAACTCGGCCATACGCGCATCCTTGATTGCCTGCTCAGCAGCCTGGGCCAATTCAATGGTCTTGGTGCGAGCCGTAACGATAGGTGCCAACTGTTCTTTGCTAATTTCGGTTACTCTAGTCATTAGTATTATTCTCCTGTTGGTCAAAAACACTCCAAGTTTTTATGACCATCTCATAGTAAAGTTTCTTGTTAAGAATTCTCGCCCCTTTATCTTCTCGTAAGATAAATCTTGGTTTAAACCATTCTGCAAGTTTTGTATTTTGATGATAGATAGTATATCCTCTATCTCCATCATCGATAATTTCCATCTCCAATTTACCAAGAAGACCTCTAAGTTTGATTTTCTGCTCGACCGAAAGAGATATATCCGGCCAAGCCTCTTCGAGCGGAACACCCATTGCTTCCAGGATGCCCCGCACGAAAAGATTCCGCTCTTCCTCTTCGATGAGCTTGCAATCTTCTCTATCTAGATAAACAGAACGTTCAATCATCCGCAACTACTATAAGTACACTTCGGATTTTCGCAATGCCCACAAGCAGCACCAGTTCTTCTATAAGTACGCTGGCCACATGATGGACATTTCTCAAGAGATACCGCATTCTTACGGTCAAACTCTTCAATATCAGCACCCTCATCTTCCACAAGCTCCTCTTCACCAGCATAATGGCGAAGAACTCTTGCAATATTGGTTGGAAGAGAGAACAGATACTGTCCGCCAATCTTATCAAGCTGCTCACAAATGAATGGAATCGGCACTCCATGTCTTAGATTCATGGATGTTGTTCGAGCAGTCAACTCCAGGATTTGAAGATCCTTTTCTCCAAGCCCAAAGTTAGGAGCCTGAACAAGAATCTCGTATGGTCGCTTGGAGTTGGGGAAGAAGGAAACTGTAACATAAGCATTCCTTGGTTCACCATTTCCAAAATCAATCCTGATCTTATGAGTTTTAGATTCTAAGACTGCTGGACGTTTAGGAGCGTAAGCACGCTCAGGATCACTGAAGATTGGTGCAAAAACATCATAAACATCTTGCTTTCGCATTTTTGGAAACTCCACAGCTTCAGCAGCATTCCAATCGAAGTTAGCCTGAGCATTTCTCTTGGCCTCTGCGATGTCCCTGAGCTTCTTAGAAATCTCCTGGAATTTCTGATCAAAAGCATCCCAGAGTTCAAAACCATCCTTATCAAATACCTGATTGTAATGTCCGATCAGATAATTGTCACACTTCAGGGCTTGCTTTTCTCCAGTAACAAGCACACCATCTCTTGAACCATCAACATAAACAGTAACACCCTTCAAACCCTGTTTCCAAGCTTCTAAATACAACTCAGCAACAACAGAGTTAGGCGTACCAGCCGGAAGGTTAATGGTACTTGAAATGGAGTGATCGATATGTCTCTGTTCAGTTGCCTGAATACGAATACGCTTTGTCCAGTTAATCTCATCAGAACTGACAAAAAACTCTGGAAGCTTCGTATCCTCATCAAGACCAAACTTATCAAGATAAGCCTTTGCATTACCAGAGAAGATTCTATATTCTTGCCAGCAATCCCCGTTGGCATCTCTGAAATCTACTCTCGATCCCTCATCATCTGGATTAACCTTCTTACGTCTTGTATAAGCAACGCGGAAGACAGGCTCAACACCAGATGACACATTGAATAGATCAAACTCGCCAACCTTTGAGATGATTGACACCGAACCAGTAGGTGCTTGAGTTAGCATCGAAATATTTCGACGACCACTCTCCATCATTTCTCGCTGAGTGCTCTCAGGCAATGCAGAGATGAAAGGATGACCAACTTCATATTTAGGATCAAACGCAGGGAATGGTCCACGAATCTTTGCTAAGTCAGCAGAAGCTTGATAAATGGATTCCTTGAAGTGGCGATAGATTTGATCTACCATTGCATTTGCATCATCCGAATCATATCGAAGCCGAAGCTGTGCGAGAGCATCTGCAAGACCATGAGTTCCTAGACCAGTACGACGACCATCATGACCAGCTTTACGTAGCTTCTTCCAGATCTCAATTTCCCACTCTGAATCTTCAAGCGTTGTTGCTGTAGATTTAATGGTATTGATGATTCTATCAATCAGCTCAATTTCTAGGTCAACAAGATTGTCACCCATTTGAGCTGCGATAGCAGCATCTTTCTTAAATGCTTCAAAGTCGAAGAATGCATCTCTTTCAAAAGCATTACGAATATAAGCAGTCAAGTTCATTGAAATCAATCGGCAGCTATCAGAAGCCGAAAGAATAATCTCGGAACATGGGTTTGTAGAAACAGAAACGAATTGAGGATAGCAATGAGCAGGAAGAGTTCGAACAGCATTAGTCCAAAGAATAAGACCAGGCTCTGCACTCTTCGTAGCAGACTCTACAATAACTTCCCAAACCTTGCGAGCATCCACTCGTTTACGAATCTTTGGATTAGGATCGTTAACAGGCCAACGAACCTCATAATCAGTACCCTCATCAACTGCCTTGAGGAATTCATCACTCAAACGCAAAGAAATATTTGCCCCAGTAACCTTGGTTAGGTCATGCTTCATTGTAGCAAACTTGAGCACATCAGGATGATGAACATCCATTGTAAGCATCAAGGCTCCACGACGACCCGCTTGACCAACCAAACGAGTTACAGTAGAATATAAATCTGCAAAACTCCAGGCACCAGTAGTTGTACGAGCGGCATTATTGACACTCGAACCTTCTGGACGTAGGCTTGAAAGATCAAAACCAACACCGCAGTTATGAATTAAAACCAACCCACCATTACCACAATAGAAATTGTTTGTATTCTCAACTTCAATGTCATAATACTTTTTTGACTCGGTATCCTGAACAACCTCAATTACAGATACTCTGCTAACTATAGAATCAGCCTCATCCTTAGAAAAGACTCCAAAATCAACAAGCTGATTCAAAAACGTTTTACCAACTCCACGAACATCTGCCTTTTTCATGTAATAGATGTTCGCTGCTAAAAGTTTATGATTAGGATTTTTCCAGTCTTTTGTAAGACAATCATAATGTTTAAGAATGTGTTCATATTCACTCTGATTAATTGGCTTTCGCAACGAATGCTGCTTAGTCATATTCTCATACAAGTAAACACGAAGAGCATTTCGTTTTTCATCATGAGCCATGCGGTTCGCTAAACCATCCCATAGATTCATATCATAATGAATACACAATTGGTAAATGGTATGTTCATTATCGCGAACATCGTCACGAACAATCAGATGTGTACTAATTCCCTTGGACTGTAAAAATACAGCCACCTGATCGATCACCTTCCTGGCACAGATGCCAATAACAATCTGCTGCCCATCTTGTTTAACTGTTCCATCTGTATCAATAAGACCAGCTATGAATGACCACATTTTAAAGTCAGAATCAATCGAGTTAGGAACAAACGCAGAATACGTCTTAGACCCAACCTGATTACCTATCAACTCATTGAGAATATCCTCATTTGCCTTTACAGCTGATGAAAACTCCCAACATGTCGTCTGATAATCTGTACGATATGACTTATGGTAATTTGCTGAATTAGTAGTCAGATGATTATGAATGTTCCTGTACTGTTCCACAACCTCTTCATTGTCACCTGAGATTCTAAAACGAATCCTATCATATCGACCACGATCATCACCAGTAACAACATAATCAGCAGACCCATCACCAATATGAGCACCAACAAACCATGCAAGATCGTGTGCGTCTGTGGCGTTAATATCCCAATCTCCAGTATTCAAATCAGTTAGATTGATATTTTCTGGTCGAACATTGATACTTCCTGCTTTAATGTTACCAGCTTCAGTGTAACCGAAACCTTGCTCGCCAAACTCAAGAATTGGATGTTTCTTGGATGTTCTTAGCTCTGTACCATTTGAATATCTTACGATAATTCTATCATCTTCATTAACATTAGACTCAAATTTGTCCAAGACCTTGTTATAAACCGTCTTTTGTTCATCAATATCAAAAGATAGAATATGCATACCAGGAAGAACATTTTCGATATTAATCGGTCCATGCTCTTTTGTAACAACTTTAGATCCCTCTGCAACACAACGTCTCTTATACAACTGAGCTAAATTGTGAGCAGTTCTGAAGATTCCAGAAATAGAATCTTCAGGAGATGCTTCTACAACACAGTTAGACGCAGACATTACTTGATATGGATTACCAACTGCAGCCATGACCGATCCTTGCGGAACGATACGGCCGAAGTCTTTCATGGCGGAAAAGTAAACATCATATCGTTCTTGATAGTTTAGACCATACTTCTCTGAGTCTATTCTAGCAAATTCTCCAGCAAGCCTTCTATGCATGTAGTCTGGAGTTGGTTCAACGATGTTTGCATCGTTGTCCTTCATTGCGTATTTATTCAGATACACAGATGCGGAGATTTCTCCTCCGCGAAAATACTGAAGTGCAATCTCGTGTGCTTCTTTGAAAGTAAACTTTTGATCCGCCATGTTTCATTTCCTCAATAAACTTCAGACAGCTCTTGTCTTAGTGTCTTTTTTGCTTCATTGAGCAGTTTCATACAATTCACTCTAGTAATACTTAGTTTGTCACAGATTTTACCAATGCTCTGCGATTCAGAATGATGAGAACTACCACCGCTCATTTCGTAATGTAGTTCTATTACCCTACGCTGGTCATCAGGAAGTTTTTTAACTGCTGATCTAATAGATATCTCAAACTCACCTTTTTCCATATTTTCAACAGCATTTAAACTGTTATCAACAATAATAGGCAACTGAGAAACTTTATACGGGGTAACATGTTTGGTATGCTTAATAGGTATCTTTATAGTGGAGTGGCGATTGGCCTCTCGACTAATCTTGGTTTTTATGTACTTATTCGCCCACCAATAAAAATCACCCTTCTCAGGCTCGTAATTCTGCAATGCAGAATACAATGCTAATCTTCCATCCTGACAAAGATCATCATAATTTGAGAAGCTTTTATATCTTCTTGTATGTGTCCTTATCAAATAATCCAACTCTATTATACATAACTCTTGGACTTGTTCAAATTCTTTCCTAAGTTTTACATTTTTTGATTTCAAACATTTGCGTCTAAGCGTTACTAATCTCTCTAGAAGATTACTTATCCTCTCTGCTTTTGTTTCCTTATTCAAAATACTCCTATTTTCGTCCATATAAACTAGCAGCTAGGTTTTCATTCTTTCTTGCTTCTTTGGCAATTTGCTTTCCCTCTTTCCAGAGTTGTTGTATAAGTTCTTTACCTGTCAATTCTACTTTAACAGATCCGCCTCCTGAAATAAGTCTCTTGACTTGTCCTTCAGTTTTACATTCTGGGCAAATTTTTGGTACTTCAGCATGGATACTGTAAGTATCTTCCCATTCATGTTTGCAAAATTGACACAGATGTTCATAACATGGCATATTAACTCCGTTTTACAAGGTCTCTTCCAAGAACCTTTACTTCAATATCCTGCTCCCAGTTTTCTCGAACATTTTGTTTAAACGCCTCATCAATAACCTTAAATACCAAATATACATCACCAGTAAGAGGATCTATCTCAATTCTTACTGCTCTAGCTATAGTATCTGGTGTATTCATTTAGAATCGCTTGCCTTGGCATTTTTGGCATCTTGAATAGCTTTAATCAAGTTTGGGATATCTGAAGATACATCTCCGGGTATTTCTCTCTGATCAAAAGGAACATCAACTAGTGATGCATTGGCAAAATTCTTTACGAGATTTCCTTGACCCAATGGTCCTTTTCTGTTCTTTACAACATGAATCTTTAAATCTGGGAATGATCTCTCATTTGGTCTTGTTTCAATCTGTATACCTAGATTGACGTTGTGCATAATCAAACTTGAACGTCCCCATCTATGTACACCAACTTGACGACCATCTTCTTGCGAACTATAAGAACCAGCATTCCTCTTAAGGTCCGTAAGCTGAGCAGCTGTAATAACTACACAATCATAAGCTCTAGCAAACTCGTGAAGTGATGATGCAATCCCACCAAGCTTCAACCAGTCTTGCTCTTTTGCAAGTGCCTTGCTATGCATCAAACCCATGTAATCCACAATGACTACTTCTGGGCGATAACGTAACATGGCATCGTGATACCTTAGCTCCACTTCCTCGATAGTAAGATTTCGAGGAACGTCTACAATGTCAAAATAATACCCGGCTTCCTGATATCTCTTTATAAAATCATAAGCTTGTTGAACTCTTTTTTCCTCTTCTCTGGTAAGAAGAGACTTCTGCAAAGATCTTTGAGGAACATTGGCTAGGGATGCCAAGAATCTAATAAAACAATCCTGATATGGCATCTCTAATGAAAAATATAATATGTTATACCCACGCTGGAAATTGCCTTCAGTATCTAGAGTATTTCCCTGCATCCAAATTTGTTTACCCATGTTATTAAGCATCATAGACTTACCCCCATTTGTTTCTGCGCCTATCATAATGAGTTCACCAGGGGATACCCCACCAGTGACAGCATCAATCATGGAATACCCAGTCTTAATCTCAGGGGATTCTTCTGGACTTTGGCGTCTAGAATCATAGCCCTCCTGGAACTCATCCACATAATCCCCAACAGGCATTTGTGTGTGAGTTCTCTCCATATCAAGAGAAGTAACGCGAGATATCTCAAGAGATAACTTGTTAAAGTACTCATCTGGATTCTCTGGAGAATCAGGATCCTCAGTTGCCGCACGTTCACGGATTATCTCCACAGCACGTTGCTGATATCGCTTCTTTAACTCTCCAAGATCATACTGGAATTCGTATGCATTGGATTCAACAGCATCCACTTCATCCCAAGCGCCTTCAATAATGTCTGTAATGTGGGAATTGTTCTTATGCCGATCAATAAGGGTACGCTTTGTGGGCGGCGTACGGAAATGCTTGATGTAATCAATTACAAGCTTAGCAAAACGCTCAGAATCCTCATCGAATAAAGTGTGATCATATCTATGAGCAAATGTTAAGGCATTTACTTTATCAGTAAGGATACCTTTAAGGACTTTGAGATCGAGTTCTTCCATCATAACTCACCATTTTTAATCATTGCACGAACATCTTTACCACCAATAACAGGTACAAGCTTTATTAAGTTGAATAAGCTTTCTATACTTGCTTTTAAAGGTCCAGAAAAAGAATCTTCAATTTTTGCTGTATTCGTACATATTAACAAAGGCATTCTATTTTGAATTCTTGTTCTTAAAATAGGTTCCAAAATACGACCAAATAAATCAGCAGCATTTTCTGATCCCATAAATCTCTCATCAAATTCATCTATTACCAAAAAATCTACACTTAAAAGATTTTGTCTGGCATAGATTTTATCTTCGTGCGATGAAGTTAAGAGTACATGAATTATATCTGTAAGATTAATATACAAAGTACTATACTTTTGAGTTTCTACAACACGTTTGAGAATACACGCACATGTCATACTTTTACCTACACCATGTGAGCCTCCCAAACGGGCACGCTTACCATCTTTGTAAGCTGTTTTAATATCTTCTACATAAGAATTATAGAAATTCTTAAGGATAGGTGGTCCGATGAAATCGGACATATCTCTCCACCAATAATCCACAGGAATATTGGAGTTGTAATACCCATAGAAAACCTCAGTAAGAATAGCGCCTTCTTTTGTAAGAAGGCCATTCTGGTCAGAGTAATGATCTTTGATGTCACTTAGAGCATCATCGAGTTTTTTTCTTGGGATATTTAGAAACGGATTTGCTGAAGTCTGGAAGTCCAAAAGCCACCTCTGGTTGTGCTGTCAATTGATAACTCGTTAGCTTTTCTCTAGCCCTTTTACGCTCTTCATTTGCTTTAAGTTTGTGCAACTCAGCAAGGCTAGCTGCTCGCAAATCCTCTTTGCGAGCATAGCGTTCGGGTTTTAGCTCAACGTCAACAAACACCTCATCCTCGGTGCTCGACTTTCTTTCGTAAGCAGAGATCTTAATTGCGATAATGTTCTGATCAGGATTCTGAATAATCGTGTAGGATTTATCGATCAGCTCAAGCACCATTTGCTCTTTAGTGCGTTCGATCAGCTTTCCAGCTTCCATAACACCACCTAGACAGAATATCTTGATCATTGAGCCAATCGATATTTCCATTATCCCTCTATCGATCCTAGAACAATATCATCAAACCCAATCTCTCTCAATTTACCAAAAAGATTAGAGTAAACACTAAGATCCTCATTGTTTGGATCATCTTCCAGAGCAACCTTAGCAAAGGCTAAATCTCCATAAGTTTTTACATCTAATTCAAAAGCAATAGCTATATCAGAATATTCTTTTGGTAATTCCGTTGCTCTAGATATACGATTCTGCTTACGCATATCTTTCTTGAATGTTAGAACTAGATTTGTGGTAAAGAAGAACGCAATACTTGAGATTGTCATCTTCTGAGGTATGATTTTTGTATCAAAAACCCAATCAATATACTGCTTGACAGTTGGACCATCATCAGCACCAAGAGCTAAGATTGTTCTTCGAAGACAATAAATCTCTTTACATTTTGTAGGAGGACCAGAATACGAAAGAGCAAAGTCAACTTCCATTACATCTTTGTATCGCTTAATGATATGACCGAGCATTTGCTCTTCTTTCCAGTCTTTAACTGGGACCTCTTCATAAGCCTCAAGTCTTTCTTTAAACCTGCGCCAATACGCATTGGGCGTACCGTCAACAGTAAGACCGCTTAACTTTCCTTGTTGCTTTTTTCTTGTGGCCATTGAACATTAAACTCCGATTCATAGATTTGACGACGAATATCTGCATGATCACTTAAATAAGGAGCTTGGTCACTAAAATCGATTACAGCTGCTGTATTTTTACCAGGATATGGTCTAATTACTCGACCTATCCTTTGAAGGGCTCGAACAGAAGATTTTCCTCCACCAGCAATAACAAGTCCAGATAGAATTGGTAAATCAATTCCTAGGTCAAAGATCTTTGAAGCAACTAAACACTTCAACTTACCATCTTCCAATTCTGTCTTGATCTTTTCTCGAACATTTGAGTTATCCTTTCCGCTCAGTAAGGCGGTTGGAATACTCTTCTTCAGCTCCTTGAACAGAGTATCGCCATGCTTAATCGTGTGGAACAGCACCAGCGGGACGAAGCCTTGCTCGACCAACTTCTGCGCTCCCTTGATTACCATTCCGTTTCGTTGCTCATTTTCTACGATATACTTGGAGTAGATACTTTGATACTGACCACTCTTGAACTTGTAAGGTTTAGGAGCTAGAAATCTGATGTTCGGTTCCACAAGATATCCCTGATCGATCAAACTACGAGCACCAATATCCACAATCTTTCGGCCCAAAAACGCCTCGATAAGCATATCAGCACCATCATCACGCCAAGGACTTGCAGACATACCGTAAACATATTCACCCTTGATGTTGCGAGATATTGCCTGAACAGTATCGCAAGCTGCAAGATGGCATTCATCGATCAGGACCAAATCAGAATCAAGTAACATTTGTCTAATATTTTTGAATTTAGAAGAATCAACTTTCTTTTCAGAATCATTATCATCATCAATTGTTGCATTTTGCTTAATTCCAAGTGCCTGACCAACACTCCAGATAGTAGCAACATTAATATCCCTAATCTCACACTTACCATCTCCAATAATACCAATTTCCTGTCCAAAGACTTTGGTAAAAAAATTATTTGTCTGGTATAAAAGATCTTTACCAATTACTAATATCAATGCCTTTTTACCAATCTTTGAAGCTATCAAAGCAGATACGAGTGTATTATGATTTATAAAACCCTGAGATATAAAACTATGAGTTTTTGGTATAACAAAATCATAATTATCTACATATGTTTCTTCTATTTTTTTTATTTTATCGCAAAAAACATCAGTTATCTGTAATAATAAATACTTGGCATCAGATGATTTATATCTATTAATTATAAAAGACAGTAAACATATAAGATTTTCTTTTGAAGGTTCCCTCCATGCACATTTTCCTAGCCATGATTTTACAGTTTCCCATTTTATAGGACATAATTTTTTCTCAAAAGGAACACTGTTAATTATACTTTTTATTCTATATTTTATATTTGAAATTTTTTGATTTGAATTATGTTTACAATTTTTTAATTGTTGTATTCTTTTAAACTTTTTACCATTTGGATCAAACCCAATCCTATCATTAAATACATCAATATAATCTCTATAAATTGTTAATATATGACTATCTTGATGTGTTGTTTTCTTTAAACGTCTTGATGCTATAATTCCAAAATTTGCTAAAAGCAAATGAATTTGATCTATTGCTTTTTTATTAGATAAACCTAAACAAATACATATTTTAGACCCTTTATTTTCAACCCATCCATCTGTTTCGTAAATTCCGCGCAAAAACATAGCTAAAGATTTTTCATTTAATTTTCGTATATGCTTCGGAACAGTTTTATGTATACTTTTTTCATAACCAAAACCCATATTATATAAATAATCTCTATATTTTAAACTATAAATATTTATATTTTTAGCTTTACTTTTTGTATTATATTCTTTATAAAGAATATTATTATTATCCAAAAATAATTTTACAAAATTCAGAATATGTTCATCCATATTTGTGAAACTTACCTGATGTTTTAATGTTAAAGAACCGTCTCCAAACAACAAACCAAGCCAATAAGCTTCATCTTTAGACATTTGATCATTGCCAAACATCATATTATTATATGAAATAAGAGCATAATCATCACATGATAAATCCAGAAATTTCTTCCAAACAAAATTTCCATCTTTATCTATTACTTGAATCTTATGATTATAAGTTGCTGTTAAATTGTAACCATAAGAAGTTGTTATCTTTAATGATTTCCCATATCCATCTCTATAAATCATAGAAGACGAATCAGTCTCACCAAAAACTTTAGATGTAGAAACTTTTATATCATACGGAATACAACAGCCTTCTGGTAAAGAAATATCTTCAAGAAGTTCTTTATAATCTAATAATCCATTTTCGGTTATATGTAATGAATCAATAGAATTGCACTTTCCAGCGCCCGTGGCCATACGAATAATGCCGCGATCTGTTCCAACAGCTGTTTCTGCAGCCATAATTTGATATGGTCGTGGAATCTTTCCTAATTTCTGCAAATTACCAGAAATATCAAGTTCTAATAATGGACTTCTTAATGTTCTCTGATCGATTACAGGAACATAAATTCCTCTTCGAGAAAAAAACTCCTGAACTCTGGGAAGTAAACCAACAGGAAATTTACCATTACTATTTAGCAAATGCCGCTTACCGTCCCAAGTTACAAATTCTCCTGACTCATTGATGTAACCTTGATACGCCGCTGAGAACTCAGCTCCTTTAATTTGAAAGCTGAGTTCGTTGTCCAGGGCTTTGTATAGTTCCAGGTCATCTTCATCAACAATTTTACATGAGTTATCGAATCTGACAATTGATGTCATTCTACTCCGTCAGTGCCAAACTATTTCTTCTTCTGGAGTTGCAGCGCCCCAAATACCATCAATGTACTCGGTAACCATAGTCAACTCTTCTTCGTCCCAAACCAAAATTGCCCACTTATCCATTAGATACCTCTTTGAAAGATATAACTTTAAGATCTACCCAATCTTGAATATCTTTATACCATGGAGTTGTATCATCTCCATACAACTCGACCGGATTACAAGTTTCGATATAGAGCTTTGCTTTACCATTTACATCAACATCAAAATCTATTTCCTTAACTAAACCGATAACATCATATCCCTTACGAATATATAATTCAGTTAAAGCTCTCTGGTTTTCATCATTAATCATAGCAAAACCTGAATAAAAGACATTGAAACCTCCACTCAGATCTGGTTCATCGCACTTGCTAATCGAAACACCAACAAAACTACCACTTACTTTTGGAATGAAGTTATCAGAACTTGCATTAAAATGAACGCTCTGAAGCCTTCCAACAGCGAACCAAGAAGCATCCTTATCTATATGTTCTTTTGCGTCCGTAAGATATACGGCAAAATCTGATGGTTTTGGTCCTTTAGCATTGATAACTAGTGAATATTTCATATTTCCTCCACATTTGCAAATACCGCATAACCCATCATCATGTTCAGCCCAAACTTCGATAACTTCCCATCACTATCAAACTTACAAGGAATAAGCCCAACACAATCTGGTATGTACACTATAACACCATCTGGTAAAGATGCGTTGAGAACATTTTCTGCCGTAATGAAACCCCTTGTTTTTTCATTGGCATAAAACGCTCCATCTTTACAAGACTGAACCCAATCCTGAAGTTCACCAAGCTTAACTTGCTTGAACGAACTAAAATTTTCTTTAAATTGAACTATACAAGCAGAACAAACAAATTCGTCCATGGTCTTCGCAAAGTCCAAAGCTACAAGAGGTACGGAGAGCTTTCCGGTAAATGAGGTTGTTCTTATTTCGGCCAAACCATTACCATTAAGGACGAGACACTTTACATCTTTATGTTTTCTAAAGTTGTAAAGGACTTCGTCCTCAGTGATTTTATGCCATGAACCTTCTACTACCGGAACCTTTGCATCTAGGTTGTCTAGTACAAAGTTTGTTACCAGATAAAGGTTTTCATTCATTATAGCTTCCGACGATCTTTGATAGCTCCACCATGCAACTTGTTGAATGAAGAAGCCTTCTGTTGAATCTTCTTCTTAATTTCATCAACCTTGTTCATGGTCTCTTCGCCAACATCAACCTTCATGGTCATCTTGCGGTCTTCATCCTTGCGCTGAGCATTTGCCATCTTTGCTTGCGCTTCAGCCTTGAGCTGATCAATACGCTCCTCAGGCAAACCAAGACCAGAGAACATGCTGTATACCTTGATACAATCCTCACCAGTATCCTCACGGTAAACACCATGAAAAACAGCAAGTGGAGAATCACACGCATCATTAATCATATGCTGTGCAAAATCCAAAGATGAACTTGGAATTTTATTCCAAACACTCTCTGGAGCTACTAACATGAAACCAGCGTATCTGGCCTGGCGAATATCAAAACCAGAAGCTAACAAATTGCCCTTAAGAGATTCAACGATAGCGGTGGCAATTGCCATCTCATCTTCGTAATCCTCAACTGACATCTCGCCATATACAGTAAATCCTTTACCATCGATAAACAATTTACCGAACTCAGTTGAGTCTAGAACCTTGAGACCTTCGTCCTTACGACGACTCATGGTATTGAACACATCGATAGGTTGAACAATAGCCTTATTAGAGACTTTGAAAAAGTTGAATGGTCCAACGTCTGAATACAAAGATTCAATCTTGGCATTATCAACGGTAATAATATTGTCGATCTTACCTTCGTTAAACATCTTAGTGAACTTATGAAGAGTCTGCCAAGCATTGTGTTTAAGCTGAGAATCTTCTGAAGCCTTAGGCAAAACAGTAAGAACTACAACCGGCTTTCCAATCTGTGCAAGAATGTCAACAATAATTTCAACTGAACCAGCGCCAGAACCACCCCCAAGAGATGTACAGAATACAAAAACTTGAGCATCACTAAGTTTGGTCTGAACCAATTGGTTAATTGCTGCACGATATGCATCGGCCGCATCATACCCAATACTAAGATCTTTAGCAGCACCACCTAGACCAAAATCTAACAAAAGCTTATTTTGTTCCGGAACTTTGATATCTTCCAAATCCTGTGGAGCTGTATTCATAACTACCGTTGGATATCCAAGAGCATAAAATTGTTCAGAAATTCTACTACCACATTGTCCAGAGCCAATTACACCAAAACGAAGACTCTTCTTACGATCTTCTACAATACGTGGTGGCATCACTTCCTCCTGTGGTTCAGCTTGCGCTGCTTCTTCTTCGGCCCTTTTCTGCGCAGCTCGCGCTTTTAGTTTGGCCAATTTTTCTTCATCTACTTGTGGCTTATCGTTGATGTCGTTCACTATTTCCTCTCTTTGCAAGACCTCGGTTTTAGATTCAGTACCCATATTTTTCCTATCTATATCACAGTTGCAAAGCAAACTTATTATTTACATACCATTGACATGTTTGCGCAATTCCTTCGCGAAACTTATATTCAGGTACCCAACCAAGAGCTTTGATTTTTTCATTACTCATCGCATATCTAAAATCATGGCCAGGTCTATCTTCAACATGCTTCAACAACTCATGGCCTTTACCTAATGTATTACATATAATCTGGGCAACCTCTAAGTTAGTGAATTCTTGTTTAGCTGTTATATTATATGTTTCACCATTACTACCATTATCAACTACTTTAAACAAAGCTGAACATGTATCATTTACATGAATCCAATCTCGGATCTGATCACCCTTTCCGTAAATTGAAATATCTTTGTTAGTCAAAACTCTCTCAATAATACGAGGAATGAGTTTTTCGGTAGTTTGCCATGGTCCATAATTATTAGATGCACGAACAATGTTAAACTTCAAATTATGTGTCTGAGATGCCGCTTGTATCAATAGCTCACCAGCTGCTTTTGTAGCTGAATATATATTTTTTGGATTAAGAGGAAAATCCTCAGTCCAAGGAGATGCTTGCTCATTTGGAAGTGATCCGTATACTTTATCAGTACTTATATAAATAAGTTTTGCATTAATTGCAAGACACTGATCTATAATGTTTTGAGTACCTACAACATTTGAAGTAGTAAATGAAAGAGTATCAATACCATTATCTATACAGCTTTCAGCAGCTCCATGAATAACAATATCAGGTCGTTCTTTCTCAAATATTACACGAAGTGTATGAGGATCTCTAACATCAGCTATATAAAATTGATGATCTTGATTTATATAGATATTGTGAATAATATGAGAATCACGAACCCTATCTATACTTGAGATAGTATATGGTATCTTGGCATAAAACACCTGCCTGATGAAATTGCCAAAAATAAAACCACCACTACCAGTGATTATAACTTTCTTTTTCTTACCCATATCCATTTACCCTTTACCATTTAATCGATTCGATAACTGAAGATACAAACTTCTTTACAGAACCAATTAACGTATACTTCTTCTTACTCTCGACCTTACAGGATCGATTAACGTTTGTTTTCTCGACTTTAGTTCTGTTTGAACGAGGCAGCTTGATGGTTGACATCATTATTTCAGTGTCAGTGACTCCAATATTATTCAATAAATTACCATCGGGCAATCTCTTACCACGTTTGTATCGAACCAAATCCGAAACTGGAATTCCGTGTTCTTTTGCGAATTTTTCAGCAGCTTTCATGAAATCGGATTCGTGTTCGCTTAAGTATTTCACATTACGATGATCTTCATCCTCTGGCATTCCTCCACGACGGAAAGATCCATGACCAACTCCAAAGATAGCATTCTTTGCCTTCTCTCTCTTGTAGACCTCTGCATGCTCATAGAATGACAGATCTCGTTCCAGCTTATCTTCAGCAGATGTAATACCTAAAGATCCGTTGAACTTCTTGATATCATCACCGAAAAGATTATTTGGAAGATTTTGAGTTTTTTTATTGAAAATGTTTTGAGCTTTCTCAGTACTTTCGGAGATGACTTTTAAAGATTCCTGAACATCTGGTTTTTTCTCGAATTCAATTACTTCACCGTAAGGATCTTTACGGATAACCCTATTGTATTTTGGCTTTTCAGAATCATCCTTAATGGCATTGATCTGTGCTGCCAACTTTCTCAGCTCTTGCTGCTGAACGGGATTTGTTGATGTAATCTTGGAAGCAATTGGATTGTCATTTATACCAATAGCCTTTAGAACTTCTGCGCGATTTTTCTGGTTACCCAAACCGTTTTTGACACGATTCTCTGCAACACCTCGGTCAAGGCCAGCTCTAACCAAAAACTCAACTGGATTGATAGATCCCTTATACTCGTTGAACTTAAACTTTTCTGTATAAGTTCGATACGCATCACTATCTCTCTTTAAAGTCTCAGGTTTGATAAAACTCAAAGGAATCTGTGTATGTAGATCAATTCCAGGCTTTTGAGTATTGGGTTTATGAGCTTGTTGCGCTCTAGCAATTAACCCAAGCAAAAACTCTTTATTCTCTTGAGTGATTGTGTTGAAATTAGGCTTGATTGAATCGATGTGAGCCGCAATACGCTTCAAAAGCTCAGGCTCTCCGATTGCATTCCTTATCATTGCAACCAAACTCTGCAAATCAACAGCTACAGGTTCGATTTCACCAGCAGGCTTTGCCTTGACAAAGATTGCCCCACCACCATAGACTCCACCAACTTCGGCTGTCTTAGAATTTCTAAGAGCTTGTGCGCGCTCTAATGATAATGTCAATAAACCAAGATACTTGTTGATAATTGCTTCCATTCTAGTATCTTTGGGGTTTCTACTAATCTGATCAAACACTTCTTCAGTATTCTTTTCTAATAGATTGATTATTCTATTTAGTTTTGAAAGTGCTTCGTACTCTGTTTTGTTTTCCATTTGTCCCACGGGTTTAGATTTAGACTTTTGGTACCAAGCTACCGTCTTCTCTAAACCTGTTCTTAGGTCAGTCTTCGCTGTAAAACCCAACACATCTCGGGCGCGAGATACATCCAAACGGCGCTTTGGTTGGCCATTCACGGAAACTTCTCCAGTGAACCTAATCTCACCATCGAAGCCAACAACTTCTTTGATTAGATCTGCCAAGTCTTTAATAGATATATCATGTCCTGTACCAATATTAACCGGTATTGGATAATCAAATCCCGTAACTACAGCTCTTACAATAGCCTCCGCACAATCCCCAGCATATAGAAATTCACGAGTTGGAGTTCCATCTCCCCAAACTTCCACAGATTCATCTTCATTTTGTTTTGCTGCTATGAACTTATTAATCAAAGCAGGCATAACATGAGAGTTATCCAGGTTAAAGTGATCATATTCACCATACAAATTCACTGGGATTAGATGAGCACCTCGAAGGCCATGTTGAAGTCTGTAGGCATCTTGCATGACAATCATATGACGCTTAGCAGTTCCATATGGAGCATTGGTTTCCTCTGGAAACCCATTCCATAAATCTTCTTCCTTGAATGGTACTGGACAGTTTTTTGGATACCCACAAACAGATCCGAGGCCATAAAAATGAGTAACAACCTGACGGGTCATAGATGGATTGTCCCAGAAATTCACCTCAGAGATGGCATCAAACAGATTCGTAGCCATCTTTGTATTGTGAAGAATGAAATCTCCTGGACGCTTCTTATTTGCTCCAATACCTCCGCATAAAGCTGCCATATGAAGAATAGTATCTGGTTTGTGTTTCTTGATGTACGCGATAACTGAATCACGGTTCAGTAGATTTAGTTCTTTAGAACTAGGAGCAAAAATCTCAAATCGTGGGATTAAACGTGTTCCACGATCACCAGTTAACCATTCTGGCTCAAAGGAAGTGTTATAATTCTCCAGTAAAGGCATGACATGATGCCCTAAAAATGATGACGCACCAGTTACAAGAATCTTCTTCATTATTCCTCACAAACTCTTTAACTTACTTTCCTGAGTAGCAAGTTTTAGATCATGCTCGACCATTTCATCTACTAACTGATCAAAAGTATATTCTGGTTTCCATCCAAGTTCAGACTTTATCTTTGAAGGATCACCACATAAAGCATCAACCTCTGTTGGTCTTAGATACTTAGAATCAAACTCAACAAACTCTTCCCAATGTAATCCAAGCTTGTCAAATACCTTTACCAAGAAGTCTTTTACAGAGTACATTTCCCCGGAGGCTACAACCCAATCATCCGCTTTTGGTGCTGTTGCCATCAAGTGAATTGCTCTAGCAACGTCCTTTGCATGGTTCCAATCTCGTTGCGCGTCTAGATTTCCAAGAACGAGTTTGTCTTGTAGACCTAGCTTGATTCTGGTTGCTGCCCTTGTGATTTTACGCGTCACAAAAGTCTCACCTCTTCGCGGACTATTGTGAACATGACCGCATCCAATTCCACAATGAAATGTTCCACTTTCTGTTTCAAGGTCAAAAAACCATCCGTCAAAATCATTCATTTCAATGATTTTTTTAACTTCATTTTGTGGTTTTTCGAGATGAGATTTGCTAGTAGGAACATAACCATGTTTCACTTTGTGAATAAATTGGTATGAAATGCCCGTTTCTTTATGAATTGATAATATAGATTTTCCATTATCTAGCATTGGTTTTACTACAACATACTTTTTAACAGACTCACGAGCATTACATCTTGGATTATCGCTAAGTAGATTTATTGAGTAATACAAAGTTTTGTATTCCCATTTTTCAGATTCTTCTACTGTAATATTGTATTGTTGAGATGTTGTTTGTGAAACCAAGTACAACAAACCCATAGCTAATGTTGCTGAATTTGTTTTGAAGTTTTTAAACACATAATTACATGGGTTATTTTTCAATCCATCAGCATCATTGTATCCTAGAAGAAATGCATGTTTTATATCATTTGTACTATTGAGAATTTCAACAGGAATTCTCTTATTACCAAAAGAATCATACACATCAAGAGAACGGACCCACTCTGGCTTTCCTGTCAAATTTGCTTGCCAAATATCACCATCAGAAAATCCAGATTTTGTCTGCTGATAACGAACATTTCCACCCATCTTCTCCCAGATATCTGTATAGACAGCCATCTTTTCTTTGGTTTTTGCTGTTAATTTTAAATGATTTGAAGTTACACACCCATCACCAACGATAAAACCAATCAACCTAGCTTCCTCTATATTTTTAACATTTTTTATATTAGAATTTGGAAAAGTAGAAACGTTTCCAATTTTATCACCAATTGAAATATCCTTAATCTCTTTTTCACTACCATCACACATAATAACAACATGAGTATCAGTTGCCATATATGCTGAGTTTCTAGCATTTACAAATCTGGGATTCTTATTCATTCCGGCATGTTTATGAGAATATCCAGAAGCAAATTTTACTCTCGTCCATCCATTAGCATCCCAAATATCAACATCATTCTTTACCTCTCCCTCTTGATATTCGTCACGAGATAAATCAAAACCAATATTACAATGGTCACAAACTACTTCTGATATTGGTTTAATATCCATTATTCCATTTTGCTTGAAAATAACAGGCATAAAATCAGCTACTGTTTCATGATTAAAAGACATGGAGTTTGCAGCAAAAAGCTTCCCAGCTTCTCTGTAATTTACAGTACTCCAGAATCCTGCAATCTTTGCCGCACCATAAGGTGAGCGTGGATGAAGGACCGTCTTCTCATTTTGAGGAGGTGGTACCGATCCAAACATCTCTGATGTACTAGCTTGTACAAAGTGTGTATGCGGAGAAAAATTGGATAATGCTTCCAAGCAACGAATTACTCCAGTTGCTCCAATATCCATCGTGTACTCAGGAATATCAAAAGATACACGAACATGACTCATAGCTCCAAGGTTGTAAAACTCATCCGGCTGTACTTCTCGAACCCAATTAGAAATACTTCCGTAATCTGAAAGATCACCATAAGCAAGCTTGATGTCATTGTAGATATGCTCGATTCTACCCGTACTAAACGAAGAACTTCGACGAATTAAACCGTGAACTTCGTAACCCTTTTCAATCAGAATCTCTGCTAAATATGAGCCAGTTTGACCAGTGATGCCGGTGATACATGCCTTCTTCATCTTACTCCCTTATTTTTCGATAGCTTCGGTTATCAATCTTTCGATTTCCTGAATGTCATCTATATCGTAATTTCTAACATCAGCATCGTACTTGATTTTCTCAGCCATTACATCTAAATAGAAAATAGGCGCATTGATGCTAGAAAATGAAAGTAATGTTTTGCGACTGTCGAAAGAATTTTCCTTAATCATCGTATAGGAATTTGGCCCAGACGTTCTTCCTATAATTACTTCACAAAAAGTTGATAAGTAAGCAATTTCGTTAAGATCACATTCCTTAATTCCAATAATATCACTTGTAAAAGCTACATTTGATGTCTTTTTCTTGTATCCATTATCTGTACAGATAAACTGAACATTAGGAAATTTACGTGATAAATAATCAATAATTATATTCCAATCAAATGGTTTTGATTGACCAGATAGAGCTGGACCATTGCAAATTATTACATTCTTTTTGTACTTTGGGAATTCAATGGCTCTATACCTATCAACACCAGCACAGTTGTATTTTGACCAATCTATGGATGGGTAAAGCTCTTTCGGATCCTTTTCGATATCCGCCCAAGTTCGACCGAAAAGAGACAAATGCTTCTCGAAAACAAAATACAACGTATCAAAAGTAATACCGTTGTACCTGTTCATAAACTCATTATCATAAGAGCAGAACCAAGTATTCAAATACAATGTGTCGTCAATTTGAACGACACCTGTTTGGTCCTTTGATGAAAGCCTTCTCCATCCGTAGTATTTCAACCCAAGATCTTTTAACAGATAAGGATCATTCTGGTGCATGTATCCAAATTCAATATCAGGAAAAGCCTCAACAAATCTCTTTACCATTGTTCTGGATAAATGAAGATCTCCTTTATGGAACGCATTGAAGAATATTACCTTTTTCACATTCATGTTAGCCAACCCTGTCAAGTAAACCTACAATTGAAAATAGTTCAAGAATTCTTGATTCGAATGTATGCTCAGCCAAAACTCTTCGGCTTCCATTAGTGCCAATCTCGGATGCCCATTCTGGTTTTTCAAGACATTCCTTTACAAGGTCAAAAACCTGTTGCTCATCATTTGCAATTAACAAATCCCCGCGATCGGTAAAGTAGCTTTCTGAACCAGGAAACCTGTATGCAATTGTTGGACGACCAGATGCTAAACACATCAACATTCTATCAGAGAAATAATGGCTAACATCATTGAAATTGCTTACACTGACAACACAAGCCGAGTTGTTGTAAATCTCATTAGTATCTTTGATATCACATGCACGAACCCTGATCTTCTTATAACCAGTTCCAAAAATACCAGCACGATCACTATATGTATTCTTTAATCTTTCAGCTATTGATGATCTTATATGTCCATCTGGGAACATATTTCCATAATAATTTCCAATAAATGAAACATCATATTTGAAAAGATTATAGTTTTTAGGATAATAAGCTTGTTTATCAAAACCAATTTGCCAGTATCTCACATTTTTACATCCACTACCTTCATGAAGCTCCATTTGTCCAACATTGGACATAAGGGAATAATCAACAGCTGTAGACGTTGCAATATAGTTATGGTCTGGTTTTCTTCTAATATCACCAGACCAATTGGTAAATATTGTGTTTGGTAATTGGTTTTTCAAATTACGAATTGTCTCTGGTTTAATACTACTTGTCATTTGCAGCTGCATATGAACAAGATCTGGTTTAAACTCCAGAGCTATTCTGGTAAATTCACTGTTAGGATCTCTCGATTGCGTGAAATCAAAAACTATAGTATCAGCAAAACGACGAAACGCTCTTTCCGTACCTTCTTGCTGTCCAATTGGTAAATACAGAACCTTCATGTTACTCCAATATTGTTGGGGTAAGAGTTAAATACGGACCTTCTACCATCATCTTGTTATGTTTGCCTGGTTTGTAATTTCTGATATTAGAAGAATGTATATGTATTGTCTTTATCGTCCTACTTGGATTAGTTACTTTCCAACCAGCATCTGCAAAGACTTTTGCTAACCTGTTATCGCAGCCAGCGTACCCAAGATGAAAGTCAACATTTATGTCTATATAACCTCTGAAAACCCACGCATCCTGACTATCAGGTCTGTCAGCGAACTTCAATTCCCCATTCGGTTGTTTCTCCCATCGACATAAGGCAAACATCTCTTTGGGCTTGATTTTTTCTAGTAAAGAACAGCTTTCAGGATCTAGATAGATATCTAGATTCATGATAACATTCACATCATTAGGATCCGAATAAGCGTTGATAATCCTGAAGTAATCATTATACTTCATGCGTTCATCTGACTCTATCAAAACATAGTTGATGTATGGATTATTGATGTTACAACGCATACATTCCATAAGCTCATCATTACGAGTTTGATTCTTATCTTGATAGTATCCAACGAAAACATTTATACTCATACAACACCTAATGTTCTCAAAGATTCAACTACATTATCATTATGATTTGGATTTTGTACGGGTTGTATAATTCTATTCAAACCATTCTTAAATAGTGTGGGTGAAACCATACTTGATTTAGTGTGCCTGATAATACTTGCTTTACCAAGATATTTAGTATTGTTGGTAGTAACTGGAACACCCATACTAAGTGCTAATTCTATGAATGATGATTTGAAATTAGTATTAGTTGTTAAACTAATCAATCCCTTACTTCTAGATAGGTAATCTGATAGAACGCTATGATCAGTGTAATCTGAAAGGTACTTCATACTATTTGGTATCTTGAGCTTCGTACCAACAATACAAAGTGTTTGTTGCTCATCCCAAATGTCTATCAAATGTTGAGTGTATCCAGCATTATCTTCTACATAAAAGTAGTAAGTGTCATCAGATTGTTTATCCAATATTTTGGGAAGTGGTAAATCACACAGGATAACTTCAGCATTTGGGAACCATGTGTTTAACATGATTTTGTTTTCCAATGATGGAGTATAGATCGTTTTTGATTCGCTCAATGCGGCAAGACAATCTCGTTTATCTCCACGAAATTCACTTATCCAAACGCGAGACGATGCAATAACACAGTCAGCATCACATATAAGAATATCAGACTTAGGATCGTGGACAATATTTGGAAGTATGGTTTGAGCTCTATACAACCATTGTCTGGCTTTAAAGCCATACACATTTGCTTTTCCAGCAATATCTAAAGCTCCAAGTTGAGTTATTGGAATTGGGAAAATTGCAAAGTGCTTTGACAATGCTTCGTACTTTTTAACTACATCAGTAATTTCAAATGCTGGAGAGCCTATTGATTCAATAGATTTGTATACATCATCTGGATTTACTGGAGCCGATTCCCTAATTAATGTAAAGTGATTTTGTTTGTTTAATGGTCTTTCAGAAACATTATCAGCATCAGTTTGTTCTATAAAGATTCTCTTAATCTTTAACTTTCCCGTAGCTGAAGGATGACGCCAAACTGATACAGAATATCCATGATTAATTATTGATGGCGTAGTGTAAAGAACAAAATCATTACTTGATACACCACCTACTGTGACAAACATAGATGCGTTACTGTCTTTGTCTGGCATTAAACCAAACATTACTTTTCCATTTCCATCTATTCTTGAAACGGAAATGTGAACTGCATATCTATTCCCAGCTATAACTGATTGTACCGGAACTGTGTAAGATCCTTTATGGTCTAGGATTATATTACCAGATGACGATGACGCAAAGTTGTTACAATACGCTCTGTTGAATCCAGAATTGTTCGTATCAAACACAATTAAGCTATCAGCTTTCGCTTTAGCTAATTTTGAAACTTCCTTTATTTGATTTGGTATGTTAAGACTTAGAACCTGACAAGATGATGTAAACTTGATTCCTTCACCATCTGTAGTGCATACATTTGGAGGATCTGTTCTAATTGTTATCCCAATCCCCTTGATGAAAGCTCCTTCAGATGCGAAAAGTTTATCGCCAACTAAACGAAGACAGCCATGTTCTTTACTTTTCTTTAATTCAGAATTCCAATTAGATTGTAACTTATCACCAAACAAAGATACATCTAAAACAACTACATTACCACGAGATCTTGCTGTTCTATTAAGTCTTATTACTCTATTTGTTCCTAGATTAAATGTAACCGATTGAGATGTTGTCGATGTAATCTGATATTCATTGCTTAAACTTCCAATATTTGAGAAAATTAACCCATTGCCACCATCTCGCTTAAAATTGATCGTACAGGACATTGCTTCTGTATTACTAAAGTCTAGTGTAAGAGTTCCGGTTTTTGGAAGTAAAACCAATCCATTATTAATATTGTTACAGTTACGCATAGATTGGATGTATGGCTTAAATCCAGATACCGGTATCTTAATGATTAGATCTTGCTCCATCATTAATCCTTATATGGGATGAAAAGTGCTTTTGTTCTTTGAGAATATCGCGCACAATTCTGTTTAAATAATGCTAGATTGTCTGCATGTTGCTTTGTTTTAAAAACCCTATACTCACCAACCTCAGTCTCATCAGCCCCAAGATGAGTTCCCATACGTTCAATATACCCCATTTTAAAACCAGCAACTCTAGCCCTCATCCCAAAGTCAGCATCCTCTTCCCCATACATCCCGTACTCTGTAGTAAAGAAACCAATCATCTGATGCACCTGCTTGCGGAATACCATGCAAGCCGTTCCCAAATTCCCTTGAGGTTTTTCTTGGAATTTATGCGAACCCATTGTAATCATTGGATAAATTGTGTCCTCCATATTTACACCAACAATTCCGAATCCTTTATTTTCTTCAAGAATCTCAACACATTCTTGAAGCCAGCCATTTGGCATATTCACATCATTATCAATTGTACAGTACCATTTGGTACCAAGCTCATCAGCTTTCTTCAAAGCTATATTCCGGCCAACAGCGATACCCTTATTCTGCGGAAGCTTAACCACAACAAGTTTTTTGAGTCTACCTTCACCATTAAACTCTTTTACCTTTTCCATCGTATCCAAGACATCAACCGTTCCATCACTAGATCCATTATCTACAATAACTAGGTTGAAGTTACGACCAGGGTCTGTACCAAACAAATCCATTAAAGTTTTTGAAGTAAAGTCTAGACGATTATAAGTAATCATCATAAGAGTAGTATCGGTCATAAAAATCCTTCACAAATAGTAATAACATCAATCGGTGATACCCAATTTTTGTCTGTAAATATATCATTCTGCACCTGAAGAATCTCGGCATTTTTGAACAAATCGTATGGTCCATCTATGTATTTTGATATTACTTTAGCATCTGATATCATCAATGATATCAACAACCAATGTACATCTGTTGATAATACCATCCAAGATTTTTGAAGTACTTGAATTATCTTTCTAATATCATATTGATGTACTATCATTTTTGTCCCATGGAAAATCAATGGATTATGAGTAAACAGTACAACTTTCAAACCATTTATACCAGCTAATTGAGCAAATTCTTTAATATTGTGTATGTTCCATTTTAGTGTATCATCATTGTTTATGTTATGTATAATAGTTACAATCTTTGATCGATATGTAATATGATTTACTTTTTCAAGTTCGTTATAGAACTCTGAACCAGCTTTGCGCATTACTGGAATATAATTTTGCCATGGAATCATTGCATTCCTGAATATCTGCTCTACCACTGGAGCATCAACTTGTTGCGGGTATTTCCCCCAGTAAGATGTCCTGGTAAGGTAGTTATTGAGAACATTCATGTACGCATTGTTATCCTGATCGAAGAACAACGGAACTGGATAACTCTTTAAAGTCTCTGAAGTAAGGTTGATGTTACTGACCTTACTCAACCCTTGCGCTCGCACAAAGAACTCGTAACTAGGATTACCTAGCCAGTACAGTTTATGCGAAGAATCGAAAGAGTTTAAAGCTTCTACTACAGATAGAGAAAAGAAAGATTCAAACAAACCACCAAAGGCCGTGATAATAATATCACGGCCTCCGGTTACCTTATGCCAAATTGCTGAATCAATCTCTGGTACAATGTACTTTCCACGTTCAGTTTTCCATGGGACACCTGCAGAAAATGGGAAATACTTAGACCGATATTGCCTAACCACTAGCTAGCTGCATTAATCTAGCAGCCAAACAGGTTGCATAAGCTACTGGAGACATCCCATAATGTCCAAAAGCAAACCCATCATTAGCCTCGACCAAAACAGTCCCTATATTATTCACAGCAAAATCAAGAGTATAGCATGCTGGCGCTTTACCAGAAAGTTCAAAACACTGCACCGCTCTTTCAACAACTTCTCGTAAGGGAGCTAGCGCCCAATCCCCTTTGTATCTTCGCACATCAATGATATCACCGTTCAGAACGATGCACCTGTATTCAGAATCCATCTCAATACATTCCGAAACCCAAACTGGTGTGCTGTCCTCGATAGTTACTATACGTCTTCTTGAAGCCCAAGATCCGTCGAACACAAACCCAGTGAACAATTTCTGTTCAACAGGTTTAACAAATACCTTTTCAACGCCATGACGAACTTCACCTAACGTTGATTTGTAAATCTTTCTTCCCAAGAATTCTTGCAGTGATTCTGGATAATCCAACGGTTCAGGAATGGACTTACCCATTTTTTGAAGACTACGGTGTACATCACCAATGTATCCACACACAAAAGTATCCGGACCAAGATCTTCCATCTCATCAATATCATCAATCCAATAAAAAGGCACAACTTCCGCACCTAATTCCAAGAATCCCTCAAACGCAGTTGACATCAACTGAGTTTCTGGATATTTCTCTTTGAAGCGGAGATACACCTTGGTGGATGATGTGATAATGTGATGATTCATTTAATTATTTCCTGTGAAGTGTAAATGCAAAATTTTATCATATTTAATCTTCTAACTTATATATTCCATTCCATTTCTTTTTAAACATATTAACATTATGTGGCATCATCATTTTATTTACAGGATTCTTTTTTAAAGAAACACTCTCTTCATGATAAACTTTAGTCTTGCCACAATACATTATCTTCTTTCCTTGTTTATATTTAATCGATAAACAAGCATCGATGTCTTCAAAGCACCAAAAAAAAAAAAATCTCGTCCAAACCTGGACGACCACTTTTATTAGTACTACAAACGTTCTTATAATACTTTGCTCTTGTTAATGCTAGAGCTGCAGTTACCGCTTGAAACTCTTTATTTTTTTCATCTTTAGGTGTTGATTTTTCATTATGTCTATAATGAAATGGAAGATATGAATATCTTTTCAAAAAAACCACACCGGCATGTTGCAAATTATTATTTGGATAAAGCAATCTCGCTCCAACAACTCCAACATCAAGATCATTATCAATAATACTGATCATATTTTTAATTGACAACTCATCATCAAACCACAAATCATTATTTAATAATAATACTAAATCTTCGTCATTAGGATTACACTTTTCAAAAAGTATATTCATACCCTCTGAAAATGAATGTCTATTATGTTTGGTAAAATGACATTTTATATTATCAGACAATATCGATTTAATATATTCTTCAGAACCATCCACCGATCCGTTATCTTTAATATACCAAACATAATCAATATCTTTTAAAGATCTAATTAAAGAATCATGTAATCTTTTTAGATTGACAACATTATTCCAATGCAATGTTAAAATATACAACTTACTCATATTATCTTGTACTCCCAGCACACTTATAACACTTATGATATTTAGGACACCAATGCCCTTTTTGAACTACACACATTGTAGTAAGCTATTCATGTCAACATTTACATTTCCAATGCATTTTCAATCTTTGAGCTGGTGTAATTCCCCTGTGCGTTTTTCCCATAATTCCAAGAACGTCTTTCTTGATTGATTATAAAGATTTGATAATTTTAGTTTTTGTTTTATTTTCTCTTCCATCTGCCATTCCATTTCTGTATGAATTTTTTCCTAGAAGAAGCATACATTTTAGACAATCCAATTTTAACAGATGTTTGTTTCCCAATATGATGAACTGGAACATTACAAATAACAAATCTAACACCAATCTCGCGTGCTCTAAAACTCAAATCAGTATCTTCAAAATAAGATACGAATGTTTTATCATCAAACGGACCAAAATCTTTATCACACAAACTAGTTAATAACTTTCTGCTAGCACATAAAAACCAACCTGAAACATAATTTATCTCTTTGAATGGATCTTTTGTTTCATACACAAAATTAAATTGTTCATCTATCAAACCACCAGTTGGCCCAACAAAAGAATTATCATCTATTGAATCTGATAATCTCTCTAACCACTCAATATTTTTACATGAAAACATTATATCATTATTCAAAAACAAAACAACTCTACCTTTACTTGCACGAAAAGCTATATTTACAGCCGCGGCAAATCCCAAATTCATATCATTTCTAATATAGAGAAGATTATCCATAGATTCGGAAAGTTTTCTAATTTCACACTCTGTTTCATCAGAGCTTCCATTATCAACCACAATAATTTCTAAAAAATCTGCATTATGTTTCTGAAAAAATAGCAACACATTCTTGGTGAATCTCCAATTGTTCCATACAGGAATTGCTATAGATAACTTTTTCATTTTACACAAAGCTCCAAAATCTGTTTCGCCGCAACCTCGCGGCATGGTATAGATATCAACTTCTTTGTTTGATCATCTGAACCATTATCTACTATAATAACCAGATGATCGTTTGGAAGATGTTGAAGATATTTCAAAGTCTTCTGTGTGTATAACCAATTGTTGAAAACTGGGATAACAATAGCTAAATTTTTTTCATTCTGGATTGGCATGTTGGCACGGTACTTGCTATTTTATAAGGATCTAATTTAGATAATAAGATCTGGGGTAACTTTTAGGGTTTATTTATCGTTTAAAGAAAAGATCCTGACTATTTACAAAGATCAAGAATACATTTAGCAGAATTCTCCCATGTATATTTTGTAACTGTTTCTAACATACTCGACTGGAAATTAGTTACCAAAGAGTTATAGTTTTGGACAGCAAATTGTAGTTTGCTTGCTGCATCATCTACGTTAATTTCGTAATGAACAGCATATGGATTGAAATTCCAATACTGATGATCTCTTGGTGCTCTAACAATTGAACCATCAATTAACAATGAGTTCGAATCATTACAGAAGTCAAGCTGACCACCGTAACGAGGAACAACATTGATACATCCAGAGGCCAATGCTTCAAGTGATGGTAAATGCCAACACTCAGCATATGTAGCAGAAAAGTTTACATCACAAGCTGCATAGATATCGGCAATGTTTGGAATGTAACTGTGAACAAGTTCTACCTCAGCGTGATTAGGATACTTCTTTTCAAATTGACGATAGATTTCGTTAAAGTCCACATCAAATTGACTACCTGAATTATTTGACTTGAAGACTTTCGCTACCAAGACAACGTCATCATTCTTGGTAAATGCTTCTCCAAAAGCTTTGAGAGCTAAATGTAATGCCTTACGACGATGTGGCTGAGCAATATTTAACAGTATCTTCTTTGTCTTCTTTGTATTCAACTTCCAAGGATTCTTCTCAGCAAAATCCTCTAGGTTAATTCCGTGAGGAATTACTCTCATGTTTTCCTCTGGAATACCCATAGACAAGAATACTTCTTTGCTGAAGCCTGATGATGGAAGAACTAAATCACAAGCTCGGTAGTATTTTGCAAACCCAGAAAGCAACACTCTGAAAGAATCAGAGAACTTCTTATTATTGTACTCGTAATTCCAGATACCAAATCTATTCTTAGTACCATTCATCAGGTAATGTGGCCAATTATGAGGTGCTGTATAACTAATCTGACAATCATATTGTCCAAGCTTTGGAACTTCCTTAATTAGATCATTGCCATTTATACCAGAAAGCTTAACATGAGGTCTAAGATCTTGTGGACAATATCTCTCTTCAAATCCATCAGTTGAAATGAAGTCAACATCATGTCCCATTTTGATAAGTGCCCTCCCAAGATTCTGACCAATAATTGACCATGAATGGCACTTACCAAATAGAAATTGCTGTATCTTAATTCTCATACCACTCCATTAAGTGAAAGTTCCTCAAAAATTCTTCTATCTTCTTTATCTAGAATATCTTTTCTGGCTCTCTCGACAGCAATTCTTATAATTTCATTTTCGAAACGAAGACAACCACAAAGTTGACGCCTAGCTTCTCCTTTGGTGCGACGGTATTTCTTACCCATACTAGTCGCATATATCACAAATTACGGATACGGATCGTTACTTGATAGTAATCCAATTACCTGATCTCTTGGTACTGTTAATGGCGTATTGTTCCAACCAGCCTTTTTTAGATACGCTGTAATCTGAATTTTTGGTCTAAGCTCTGGGTAAATAGCCGAACTTAAAGCATCTTTCATCGTGAAATATAGAATGCCTTCTTCCTGATCGATGTATGCTGCCAGGTAGTCATCAGAGATGACACCGTATCCCAAATCCCAGTTGTAACCATCTAGACTTGGAGCAATAGATGCAATTGACAGCCCAAACCTAATTTGGTTTTTTACCAAAGCATCAGACTCAACAAATGTACAATCAGAGAATCTAGCTGCAGTAAATCCTGCGGAGGTTCTTCCATTTTCATGATTGACAACAAGTTTGTTGAATACGTCAAGAACACCACGGCCAAGAGGTACTTCAGGAATTTCTATGGTAATTACGTGAAGTTCAATGTCCTGTTTATGGAAGTTACCATATCTATCAAGTATCTGGCCGTTACCCATAATCAGATTGTTTGGTACATAAAAATCGTTAACACCAGGGTCACATACATTTGCTCCAAATGTAAACGTTTCTTGACAAATAGAATCATTAGATTCATCACAAGTACCAAGAGATGTTAATAAATTATCCGGTGTTGTCGATGATGTAAATGTAACAGGAACTTCACGGGCATTTGATTTGAACTGAAGGAGATAATCTTCCCAGAAAAGACTTGAACGAACTCTGAATGGTATTGCCTCAAATGGAACTAACTGATAAGCAGGATCTTCAGCTTCAACATCAGGAAATCCATTGTATCCGTAAACTTCAAGTTCTTTATCTGTTAAATCTGATACACTTACAATGTTTTGTAAAGAATATCCATCAAGTCTAATGTATCCATCACCACAGTCATAATAACCATCAGCCCTACCAGTTGGACGTTGGACAATTATCTCCAAACGTTGGAATGTATCTCCAATATCAAAACTAGCTCTTGTTTTTGCTACATACGCTGTAATATGATTTATATCTGTAGCTGTGATATAGCCATCACCATCAACGTCTCCCCTGATAATTTCTAGAGTATCAATTTCACCATTAAGTATTTTTAGTTGAGTTGATGATAAAAGTAAAGATTCTCCAAGAAGTTCCGAAGCTCTAAAAATGTCAAGATCATCTACAATTCCATCACCATTGATATCACCATATCCATCAGTGCATAATACTGTAGATACAATTTTGTATTCCTTTGCTTGACATTCATCATTCGGAATTAAAGCCGAGCCAATGAGTTGTTGTGATATAAGGTCGGAATTTGGTGCAAGAACATGAAATACATTTCCCTTGGCAAGACCTGGAAAAAGTTGAGTTCCGCTAATGTCTTCTCCTGATTTTGGATTTGTATCACGAGCGCAACCGATAACAACTGGTTCAGAAGTTTCTCTTAGAGTCTCTAGGTTTGTAGTAGTTACAAAACTAAATGACGGTTCAAACTTCTGACGAGCATATACTGGATTACCAGTTCTTTCATCTTGCTCCTGTACTGACTGTACAAGAACTGCTTTAACCACAGCTGTATTTAATGTGTTTTGACCAACATCTGCAAATGCTTTTTGATCGAATACGTAGTCAACAACAGCTCCCAATGTATTTGTATTGGTTTTTGAGATTTCCATCCCATTGCCATCGTCATAGGCGAATCCATCGGCTACCTTTGCGGAATCTGACCATACCTGATACCACATATCCTCTTCAGGAACATCTGTCCATTCAGATGTGAATATAGTGAATCGATCATTTGTAGTCTGAGAATTTCCAATACCTGTAAATAGAGTTCCTGTACTAGCATCTCCAGCACGACCTATTGTAAAAATATAGAATTTACCAGGAACGATTATTGGATTTATAGTATCTGAAAGCAACGTATTACTGAAGATTAGATCAATGGGCTGTAAAACGTCCGAAAGAACATAGCCAAGTCTCTTAAAATCATCCTGATCCAAACTGAATTGGGTTAATGGAATTGGATTTGGTTCGAACTCGATAGCAAGCTCTGGGACCAAATCGGTTGGACAACTTATCGAACTTTGCAGCTCATAAACACTAACTAAAAGTTCTCCACTCCAGTCGTATTCTTTGTCAGTATCGGAAGTAGTGTCTTTTCTAACCCCTAAAAGCAATGAGATTTTTTGGATGTTATTGTTATTAGCTAAGAATTTCTCACCAAGACGTGTAGTAATATCATCAGCTACTAATTCAAAATCGCGCTTAACTGTAGTATTGATCCATAAAGAATCAACATTATATTCAGTACCTATAGCTGTTTGAATTGTTTGGTATAAAGTAGCTGTTGGGTTCGCCCCAACTGATGTGTTTGAAACTTTAAAGTCACGGAAGAAAAGGTTTGGTTGTACGTCCTGTTCAATCATCACAGGATCACGAGATAGCTGAAAGCTTGATGTTTCTCTTATTATTACACGACCACCAAGCTTTCTAGAACAGTTATTATTACCAAAAAAGTCATTAAAGAATACTGTAAGTATTTTTGAATAGTGTTTTTTTGTGACCTGTTTTTCTTTCTTGTAGAAGTAAAACCTATCATACTGTAGGTTTCCTTGGAAATCTAAACCGATAACTAACACTTTAGTACAAAGACGGCCCATTGCAGTTGATTGCCAATGCCATGGGTAAATCTCTGGATTAGAGTCTGTTAGTTCAACTTCAAGTTGGTTTCCAAGAGAATTATCCGTTGGTTGTTCTAATGGTCGTAAACCAGTTCCGTCAAAATCATTAGATGCAATAAGTGCAACCTGATCTGGGAACAGATTCTCTGTATCAAAAAGAACTTTTTGAACAGGAGAAAGCGGTACAACACCAGAACCGAAATGATTTTGAACGATCGAAGAGTCATAACTGACGTTTCGATTTTGTTCAATATTCATATCGATCTGATCAACTCTTTGACCATCATACCAACGATTTTCGAGATAAGAAACTGATTTGCGAACGGTCACAGCATTCTCCTATTATCATTAATGATTCTATTTATCTATAACTGACTAATGCCTAAAAAATCAGCTATAGTTTGTGTTAGATGTTTTTGGAATATAAAATTAACATCTTTTGGTTTAGTCATAGTTTCACTTCACGTAGTAGATTCCAACTTTAGAGGTGGCTGGTTTTAAGGCATTTATTAAAGCTTCTAACACAATACGGACACGTTCATCACCTGTAACTATATCAAAAGAGTCAATGATATCAATGTCAAAGTTGAAAATGCCATAAGCTGGATCTCTAATCACTGCAAAATCCTCAGTCTTTCCAATGTTTTGATCGAAATCCCATAGTAGTGTTGTATATGCATCCTCAATGGATGGGTATAGGTATTCCTTGTTTGTACTCCAATAAACATCTACTGGCTGACCAGCTACCATTAGAGGATTATAGGCTTTGTTAGATAGCTTTAGATTATCGAATCTTGCTTCAGCACCAAAGTTTCCAGCATAGTCTTGACCTAATGAAAACTGTTGAACAGTATCTTTAAAGTTTATATCAGCAATATAGCTCTGACTCATTTCTCCACCCAGAGCAGATTGACCCCAGATTAAACCAGTTCCAAATAGAGCATCTCCCTGTCCAAAGAGTAGAGCACCCTTTTCTTCACCATCAATGAACAATCTGAGTTCGTCTTTGTTATCCTTTCTATTGAATTTAAAGGATGCACGAACCCTGTGCCAAGTATCTCTTGGCCAGAAAATCTGCTGCCTGGTCTGATATTCCTTACCGCTAGCATTGACCGTCAGATTGAGGTATCCCTCTTTATCCTTGGCTATAGTTATGCGATCTCCATTTACACCAGATGGTATGTATGATACATGAACCGGCGTATTTTGGAACGGAAGTAAAGTCTTCAGGATAATTGTTTTTCCATCGGTATCAATACTACCACCGTTGAAGTATTCGGTTCCCTGAAGTTTTGTATCATCAGCTAGACGAACGTAAACTATCTTACTTGCACGTCCAGAAAGGTTTACACGTCCTTTTGTAATTGAAGTTACCTCTTCAACGACGTTTGAAGCCGCATCGAAGTAAACACGAACGTTAGGATCGTTGTAAGTATCAAAACGAGGACTAATCCAGAACTCAATTAAACCTTCTCCCGATGTATCCAGATTTCCCTGGTTATCAAAAGCCACACCTTTGTCACGAATAACAATTGAGTGTCCAAAACGAGAGTTTGGACCTTGACCTGATTGTACGTACTCCTTTTTAGCGAATTTGTAGAAGGATGAATCATTTTTAGGTGGCAATTCCTCGAAATGTAATAATGCTAGTGTATCTTGGTTCGTAACATATGGTGCAAATTTGGTAGCGCCAGTTGTAATCGATTCTTCGTTGGTTCCAAGCGTCTCTCCGATACGAGTATCTGTAAGTTGACGATTTAGAATACGGAATTCGTCAATTACAGCCTTAGCAGGGTTCTGAAGAGTTAAGTCGTTGCCGATAATGCCGGTTTCAGATGTTAATGGTTTAAATGGAACCTTAAGATAAGTTGCATAGTCAAGTTCATAGTATCCGGCTGGTAAAATGAACGGTTCATTCGTAAAACCAGCTCTTTCAAAAAATAAAAACCCATTTGCAAAGCCAGATCGTCCAATATTTACTTTGAATGACTCATAAAAACCGTTTGTGAACGGAATTCCGACAGCACTATTTAATCTGACAGTTGTATCGTTAATTTTTTCAACAATTTCATACAATCCAGCTGCTCCAACGGGAGAAGTGATTGATAATAAGTTACCAACTTCTGATGCAGGGAAATATCCGAGAGAATTGCTTACAATTGTACCACCGTCATCACTTTGCAGAGAACCACCAGAAGATGTTCTATAAGAATATCTGATAACTGGGTACAAATTGTTTCCCGCAGGTTCTGTAATTGAATATGTATCTTTTATTTCAACTGATGTAGAATTATAAGCGATTGAAAGTGGTGTTGCTTGTACAACTATAGAGCTGAAAGTACGCCATTTGTATGTTGTTGTTTTCTTTCCGGGTGAAATGAACAAAATTGTTTCTGTTGGACCACCAGTAGAGTCTCCGTTTAGTGTAACTTCGACTGGAGTACTCCAATCTACGTTATCTCCAGTAACTCTGATATCAAAATATCTTCCTTCAACAGAATTTGAAGGCTGAGTATACCCATCTATATTCGCAACAAACGTTCCACCTATCAAAGTTGAGTTATCTGGACCAATTGCTATCAATGGAAGAGCAATTGTACGAACAATAACGTCATCGAGGTTGATTGGAGGCGGCAGATTGGTCTTGAGAATCGAATTTTCGCTCCAAAGGAATACATTCGTCTTACAACGTCTGTGGTTTAGACCGAAAGTCTTGATCAAAACAGTATCACCAATATCCAGATTACCAAGAACTTTCAAAATTCTCTGATTTAGAGCGTTTCTCTCAATAGAATAGCTCGGGATGTCAGCTCTAACACCTGGAATCTCAGTTTCAACGCTTCCAGATTTTGTAAATACACCAATGTTTGTGTAAACATCAATCTCTGTACCTACAACAAACTCTACAGGATTCACGGAGAACCTTGCATCTTCCAAAGTGGCTGGCATTACAGAAGAAAGCGTCAATTCATTAGCAAAAACATCAACAATGGTGTATGTTACGAAGTTCTGTTCAAGAATTTCGATAGTATTGCCAATAACAATACCCTGGGCCTGGAAATTTATAGTTTCGGAACGTACAGTTGCAGACCCTTGATTTGTTATGAGGTCATTTCCAGCTATCGATTTACTTGTAATAGTTCCAACAACCTCTTCAGGTACTATAGTTCTGAATCTTTCTGTGCTAGCTATTGCTGGAACGTTACCATAACGAGCTAGATTCGGTGTTTCGAATCCATCAATGTACAAATGCATCTCATCGCGGTTGTCAGTTGAGTTTAAAACCCATGACGTTGCAATATGATGCTTTCTACCAGCCTGCCAGTTTTGAATATCTGCGGAAACTTGATAAACAGAACGTCTCTCTGGGTTAAATTTACCTAAACCACCCATATCCCAGACTTCAAATACAAGATATCCACGACCATCTTTGTAGATAGAAAATCTATTCTCGTTTTCATTAAGCCCAAAGTCAAAGAAATAGTGACGATCATCACTCATGAACTGAATACCATCAAAAGAATATCCAGGAACAATGCTGTAACCATCGCCAGGAGAGTATCCATCTGGCGAAGAGCTATCATATCCATCGAGATAGAACTCAAAATCGATATTTTCAAGATCTGATCTTAGTACATCTGAGATTTCTCCAAGAGATGGGATGAATTTCACATCATAAAAATCACCGGTAGTCCTAATATTGCCCTTGTAAACAGATCCACTAACGCCTGGAACCTCCTTTGCTAGAATTTTCCATTGTTTATTATCAGGATCGTAATAGATAAACGCGCCAGTCTTTGTAAAGATTAGAGCCGGAACACCTTCTGGGCCCTTACTATCAGTTCGATTAACTGTAAAGCGACCATATTTATCAATTTCTGGATGGAAAGACGTTGTACCAATGTAAATCTGATCAGATTCAAGAGCATAACCATCTTTTTCTAAGTAGAAAGATAACGTTGCATCATTGTCAATACCATTCCACTCAGGAATGACACACATTTCTAGTGTTCCTTCCTCCAATCTTAAGTTGTTTGAGATTGGAAGAGTAACACCATCGCCTCTTTCTTTAATAGCTATACCCTGATCGTAGCATCCTGATGTGAGATATGGAGAGCCTAGTACTGTACAATCAAGTTTTTCAAGATAGCTTACGCCAAGAGACCACCAAGTAACCTCTCGAATCCTTGGATCTATTTGAGTTACCTGAGCAATCAGCTGTTTTATAGCTGGAATTGTTGGTCCTTGTGTAAATGTCTGTAAAGCTCCTTGAATCAAATCACGATATGTTTCACGATCTAATTCATCATCAAAGACCTGAAGCTCTGGAACTCTTACCAAAGAACCAAAATTTTCCAACAGCGATGTTCTAAGAGCACCGATTAGATATGTAACGTAATAATTGTCATTCTCATCAAGTACATTACTTTCTCTGAAGTCAATTACGTTATCACCCCACTCGTACGAAATAATAATCTCATCAACAAGACATGTGTAATCTATAAATAAATCACCTCTATTATAGTCAATTATAGGAGTTGAAGAACCATTAAGTACAACCGTATAGACAACATCTATAATATCACCAACATTAGCTCCTGAAGTTGGAGATATTGTTATCACATTACCAGAAACTGTCTGATATCCATCAAGTAATTGTTGTCTATCTGAAACTCTAACAACGCTTTGTACGGTTTTTAGCTCAATACCAGGAGATATGAACGGTACTGTAACAATAAGTCCAGTACCAACTACAGTTCGAACATTTTTGAAAATACCAGTATCATCCAGAGTGATAATATTAGCATCCCAGGTAGCTGTTTCTGCAAAGTTTGTTGGGTCTATATTATTGTTTAAATCAAATGCATCGTAAATACCACGAACAATCTTGATATCATCGTTTACGGTTATTGTTCCATTGTTATAAATAAATGGATCTGTAACATCTTCTGCAATGAATCTTTCATCAGAGAAATCAAGTAGAGTTGGTACTGGTACAATCTCTCCCTCGTCAAACGATTCATAGTTGATCTCTTTGTTAGTACCAAAGTTTGCATTTATAGATGAATAAACCTTAGATACAGCAATAATATGAGAATGTTCAGGATTTATGACCGGTTTCCTGTAAGATACCGTACCAACATTCAAAGTCTGAGTAGGTATAACACCAACATAAACAATACCATTACGATAGTTTATTTGATATTGTCCAACAAGCAATCTGTTGGTATTTGTTGTTTCACTTAATTCCTGAGCATCATAATATAACTCTTTGTCAAAAATATCCGTTTGACTAAATGAAACGCTAGAATTGAAGCTTGATCCTATTACATCCTCAGTGCCGGCTATTATGTTTTCATTTTGAAGCTGAAACTTCAAAACACGAATACCACTAATATTGATAAATTCACTCTCAAGAATGAGAGGTTCATTTAGCACAGCAGTGAATGAACATCGCTCTCTTTTTGGTTCACTGATGTTTGGTGCAGTTCTGTAATCAAACCAAATCCTATGTTCATTAAACCTTCTAACAGTATAAATCTCACCAGTAGTCTCGTTAAAGATTTTGAAAACATCTGTGATTGGAGAGTTCTCTGTGTATATTGAATCAATTGATGCTAGTCTGTTAAGTATTCTTTCATCACGAGTTTCCACATGGACATTTGCTTTGTAATCAATATCAGGTACAAGGGTTTGTTCATACTTGTAGTTAATCTTTGCAGTCTTTCCAATAAGTTCTCGCAATGGAGACGCTACAAGGTCTCTAAATTCTGGAACATAAGTGTAGTCAAGGTTTAGAACATATGTCTTTCTGTAATAGTAGGTCATGGTTGGTGGTAAATATCCCGTACCATCATTATCTACTGCTCCATAAACAAAAACACGTCCAGTTTCATAATCTACTGAATAGTCACCAGGACGACTTGGAAGGCCACCCTCTCTGAATGGAATCTCGTTAACGAATGCTGATGGAGTATTACGAAATGGTGTTACTGAATAAGGATCGTAAAATATAATACCACCGGAACTTGGAGTACCATCAGTTGAGGTAACTATTGGTGCATTTTTTACAGTGAACATCGTTGTTAGAGCAGGAGCTGGTTCACGAATTTGCTGCACAACTTCAATAACCTCTACACTATTAGTTGCAATAACTCTACCAAGTGATTTGTATTCATATGATACAATTATAGTATCAGTACCACCAGGCAATACAAAACTTGAATCCTCTTTAATATCCTCGTTTAATTTAATCTGATTATTGCTTAGAGTAACTAAACGACGACCATATGGATCATACTTAGGATCATTGATCCTATATCCTAATGATTCAATGTTGTATGTCCAAACATTACCATTCTCATACTTAATTTGAATACTTGTAACTTTGGTCACAGGCTTTTTTTTAAGTGTTAGAGTAATATCATTGTAAGTACCAGATCCATATCCAAGAACAAGAACCTCATCTGTTACAACTTCTCTTTGAAGAGTAATTGGCTCTTTTGGAAAGTAATCAAATGGAATAACTCCATCAAGTGTTTCGTTCGTAGGTGTTAAGCCAACCCGAGTAACTTCAAACGCACCTTCTTGAAGAAGACGATCCCAAGGACCATATCGACGAGTTTTACGTTCATCCTTTATTTCAACTTCAAGATAGTTTGCAGTTTTAGCCTGACGAACATCTGCCTTAGCCTTGTTAAGCATATCAGAAACCTGATTTAGAATGGTTCTGATAACTGTTTCACGAGACAAATTGTAAACAGAGTTTGGGCCACCTAGATAACTTACAAACAAATCTCTAGTTGGGTTGTAATCATTTTCAGCTCCGAGAACTTTAACAACATTTGAACGATCATCTTCAATTAAAAATTGATGCTCATCATAGCTGCGGAACTTTACAGCATTTGTGGATCTGAATGTTACTTTGTATCTTGCAAATGGTGTGTGTGGTAGTGTTTCAATTTCAAGAATTTCATCTCTAATAAAAACATTTAATACCTCGACATCCGGAACATTATTAATCTCGGATTCAATTAAAATATTGGACTTACCAATATCTTCAGCCAACGGAGCTGAAAATCTTACCTTGATTGTCCTGGAATCTGATGCATTTATATTTAGGATTCTAAGGTTTGCCATTATCGCTCTTCGACTATAACAACGACATCATTTGCAATGATGTATTCATTTTTTTGTGCCTCAATACTGAGAACACGGCCAACTTCACCATCACGGTTGAAATGAGTTGAACGTACACGACCAACGCCAGCAATTGCTCCAGCTATAATCAATGAATCTGATTCGTCAATTGTTGTGCCAAGCTTAGCTGCATTAAGAGATTGAGTAACTGCATCTTGTACATTTTGGGCAACTACAGAACTAGAAGTTTCATATCCCTTCTCTACAACTATAGCTAATGTTATATTTATTCTAATTGGAATTGCTGATTTTACCAAAACATCAGATCCGATTGGTCTAGTTCTTTCAATTGAAAATGTATTATCACTAATCACTTGATTCTTATTATATCTAATCGTGATTCTCTCGTTCTGCTTTGGAGCAAGATAATCATAATATGATGTGTATCTGGAACCCTGTGTTGGTTGATTTTGAGGAGCTATTGTTAAAGTTGCTGATTGAGAAGATCCTGAAGTAAAACCGCTTGAAATTGAAACTATATCAACAAACGCAAATGTTTTCTGAGTATATAAAGTACCACTTTTACTGAATGATACATTTTCAGAATCATCAGTTGTTCCGACATAAAATGTTACTCTAAACTTCTCTCCAATTACTGGAAGATTATCTTCGTTTGTTATTGTCTTTGGAATCTTTATCTGGGTTCTTGTAAGTGATGTATTTTCAAGAGCCTCTTCTTTTGAGAAATTGTTATTTAAAATCTCATATCCAAATACATCATATTGTTGCTCTACAGCAATTACTTCTTGACCTTGTGCTTGAACCTTATCAAATGCAATTAATGATATTATTCCAACATTATTTGGAATTGATTGATTACTTGTAAGTTTAAGAGCCTTACGAATTAATGATGACAAATCATGAACTTGTCCATTAGCTGTTGCAGTAAATACACCATCAAAGATTCCAGTGATAGAAGTTCCAGAAACTGTCAAAACACCTGGAGATATTGTACCAGCAATCGTCATTTTTAAACGAGAAGGTGCGCGCCTTAGGTTTCTCTGGATTGGAGGGGTTAGATCTGGAACAATTGATATTACCGGATAATAGATATGAGTTGTTGGCTGTGTACCAAAAAGTGTGGAATCAGCATTCTGAAAACCATTTGCATTTCGATAAATTGGGAAATTCGCCAAAGTGGTAGCAGGAACTAATTGACGAATATCTGCCAAATAATTTACTTCTACAATGTATCCATCACCAATATTAGTTTGGGCTGGAAGGGTAATAACGTTAGTACTAAAAGATCCGCTTACGCCACTGGTTGTAAACTTATCCTCAACATTGTATCTAACGTTTACAATATCACCAACCTCAGCTGATGTATCAGTTGGTAGATAAATTGTAGCACCACTAAAAGAACCATCATCTCGGCCTGTATTGTAGTATTCAGCTCCAGATGTTGTATCTACTACAGATATAACATTAACAATCTGTGTAGACGCAACTATTGCTATTCTGTTACTAACTAAAGTAACTTCTATATCTGTATCTTCTTTAAACGTGTTTACAGAGACTACAGCATTAACTGGATGAGTAACTTCAATAGTACGTTGTTGAGTTCCAGTTCCTTGAACTATAACTTCTTCACGACGAACATCGTTTGAATATCCCCAGTCAATAGAATCAACAACATCTCGGATGTTATCAGAATTGACACGATTATCAAAATCCCAATAAGGATCGTAATCAAACAACCAAATGTAATCTACTTGTAAAATATCACTAACAGCAGGAAGAGTGGATCCTGTGATTGTAATTCTACCAGTTGTGTTTTGAGTACCACCATCTGGGTTCTGTGATGATATAATGTATCGCTCACCAGTTGTTTGGTTAAAAATACGACTTACTGCAGTAACCGGATAATGAGATAGGTAGATGCTAGAACGATCAGAAGAGCTAACCCTGGAGTTCTCATTAACAACCTGAATATTTTGCTTAATTGCACCAATCTTTGTTACATCAGAGAATCCGGTTGAATCCTGTGAGTTAAATTTTCCTTTAGTTAAATCTTCTGGAAGATCACGAACTCTATCATCTACCCAACGAAGGCGATCAAAGCCCCAAGGTGAACCAGCATAAACTCCATCATCATATACGAGTTCATAATTGCCAGAAACTCTACCAAGGTCATCTGTGCTCTTTTCAATGAAATGGCTACCACTAGAGGATCCAGAAACCTCAAGAATATTTGTAACTGGCTGATTTGGCAATTCTTGGTTTTCTAAATTCTCTTTTCTCTTGGTAACTACAAGCTTGTTTTCATCACCATCAATTTGTCCAAGCACATAGTCATTTACAATATCTGTTGGATCATCTCTATTGCTCTTATCATAGTAAATGAAAGAGTCTAAAATTTCAGCAAGACGAAAACCATAGGCGTAAATATCAACTTTTCCACCAGTACCCTCAGATGTAATCGTTCGAGTTCTGTCCTCAGCTACATAGACTTGAGTTCCATCACGAGTCATCAAAGGATCGCCAGGTCCAACAACTATAGCATCAACCACATCAGGATCTGACATAACAACATTACGGTATCCAGTTTCAGTACCGGTATTGGCTCCACTGAAAATACCTAAAACTCTACGTTTAAATGCTGAGTCTGTTTCAGCTGGAGAACCACCAGCAAATGATGCCGGATTTGTTACTCTAGAAACTCCAGCAATAGTTGTTGAAGTAAGACTGTAACGGGAAATGTTTCCACCAGAACCTGTTGAAGTTGCATTAACAGATACTTCTACAGCGTATTGATCATCAATACCTACGAAATCTAAAGCACCCCTATACTTTTGAGCAGTTGCTCTATAGGTGTTTTTATTAGCTACACCTACAGTTAGAGATGTATTAACTGTAAAAGATGCACCGTTAGAAGCAACGACAACACTACCTTTGTTGATAGGAATATCAGATTCAATTTCATTAAATGTAAGAAGAGCTACGCCGGATGCTCTTGAACCCTGTTTACGAGTTGCTCCATAGTTTGAAGCAATAGCATTCAACTCAGATCCTAAAGACATAAATAATGACTGAGAATCTTGAACTCTTAGGAGTTCTTCATATAGTCTAGCCAACTGCACGGCAGGGCCATCCACTAGAATATCGCGGGCAACCTGACCGGGTTTCAAATCCAAATTCGGAATAGCAGTTCGATAAAAATCTAAGATGCTAAGAACGATATCATTTGCTGTTCGAACCCGTACCATTTGTCTCCTTAAAAGCTACAAAAGAGCATATATCCAGCCGCACCACCAATGCTAAAAAATGCATTGATTAGCCAGCCACAACGGCAAATGATACCGGAACTCTCTGATAGGCTTTTGAGATGATAATTAAGTTCACATTATAGTACCTAGGATCATCTTTCGCTCTGGATACTCTTATATTCTCAATAGTGGCAATTTGCTCATCTGGTGTTACGACTTGATTTTGTTTTATTTGATCACGCTGTAAATCTTGTAAACGCTCAAGTGATGAGCGGAGCTGCTGCGAAGCAACATCTTCAACAAATGTTTCCTCATACCCAGTACCAATCATAGCTGAACTTAGAGGTGACCCATAAGCTGGGAAAAATGGATTAGATCCCAATTGAGTACTAACTAATTTTAATACATCTTGAACTAGTTTATTAGCATCTTCTACGATATCAAAATCACCATTCTTGATTACTAGATCTCCGCCAAATAGTTTAAGGTCAAATGACATGCTATCTCCACTGGATTATTGTCTTGGGATTGTTCCGCCATCTTCCTCATGCTGACCGCTTTCACTCTTGAAAAGCTTATCTCCATACGAAAGTATCGCCTGAATTTGTCTAGCTAATTTCTTATAAGCGTCTGCGGCAGATCCTTGTTTAGCAGCCCTAGCTGCCGTATCGTCTGTTTTTAACTCTGGAATGTCATTTAAACGCTTTGCTGCAGCATCATCAATTAGATTTAATAATACTGTAATATCAACCGCCCAAAGAGCAGAATAGATAGCAATAATATCAATTAATCCCAGACCGCTTACCTCACCAGAAATAAATTCAATACTTCTAAGAGCATTTGAGGCATCAGCTTCTAACTTAGACCTTTCATTTTTAGCTTCCTGAAGTTTAGATTTAAAAGTATCTGCAACGTTTTGGAATTCAGAAATCGTGAAATCGGAAAAAGCTAAAGGTTTAGCCTCAGCCGTTTCTCCAATATCTAATTGCTGAGAAGCTATTGAAGCTTTGATTTCAAGTTGACGAATACGACGTTCCAATTCCCAAGAATTTAGGAATTGTTTGGGAATAATATATTCAGTACTTACCTCGGTACCTTTTTCAGGCCCCCCATCTCTTGACATTGGACACCATACTATTTTTTGAAATACTTTCTCTATTATCTCAATATTATTAATGTATTTATTTATTAGACCTTTATACGTTCTTACTAAGTTATCAAGAGTTAATAACTCTATTCTACCAGAATTCCCAAGTGTCTGTTTTAAGTCAACTTCATCTACTCCAATGTCAGATAAAACAGCTGCAATTTCTCTTTGATTATCTTCAGATAATTCTGTAGAAAAAATGCTTAAATTAAAGTTTTGTACATTGGTTTTAATCTGATTTATTAGATTTTGTTGTCTAAGTCTTAGTCTAAGAATGAATTCAATACCTGGACGTTTTATGTATTTATTACGCTCATATTCTGTATCTTCAAGAAATGGAACAGCTACCATAACACTTGCAGATCCTGATTTAGGATCGACATTTGCTGCTATCACTGGATCAGTCATAAACGGAGCAAGTATATGTCGTACATTATCTTTAAAAGATGTAATTGCAGAACCATCACTCTGTTTGTACCTACGCTCAATAACACTTTTACGAACAGGAATTGGAATTATCTGTTGTGATGGGTTATCTAATGAAGTTAATCTGTCAGATTCAGATTCTACTGTTACATTTAATGGACGTTGACCTTTAGGAATAGCAAGTGCAACACTAAAAACAGCAGCATCTAAACCTCCAGACCTAAAATATCCATAATTATCTCTGGATGAATTCTCACGCATTTGTACAAGCTGTTTTACTGCCGTAGGAATACTATTACATACATCAGTCCTTCGACGCTCTTCTTCAGCATAAACTAATGGATTAAATCCTGTGTTGAAAAATTTACCATCCGGAGCAACAGCTGGTAACCCAAGGATCCTATAGAATGCATGAGCCCTACTTTCCTGTGGAAATATTGTACTTGGTAAACCTGCTTGGTTTAATTGTCCACTAACTATAGGAGCATTATGACTTCTGTAGCGATCAATTGGAAATATGAATTTCTTAACAAGAGTATTGATATCAAGATCAATACTCTGATAATCATCTAGAATGCTCTCATCCTGTTGTTCTCCAACAGGCTGAGTTTCAGTTGTATAAGCCATTAGTTACCATCCTCTGCAATGTCATGCGGGCCATACTTAGCACGAGCCTCATCAGCCTGCTCACGACGGTAGTTAGTTGTTCTATCAATAAATTCATAAGGAACAACGCGCTCAATAATCTGAGTAGCAGCATCATCATTATCTCTATTGATTGTCAAAACAAATGACTCACTATTAAATGTGGCTGTTAGTTCTCCAGCTCCAGGATCTGAACTGGTAATGACCGCATTGAATTCACCATACCCATCGTATGTAAATGGGGTAATTTCTCCAATAGTGACTTTACCAACAATCATCTTTGCTAGACAATCTCCAATTACTTGATCTACATTTACACCAATCTGTGTTCCGGATTTGTCCCTGAGACGAACGGTTACGTCAATCTCCTTGTTAATCCATTGTAAATCTGGATTAGTTTCAAGATCTGAAGTATACCGATCGACAGTTGCTGCAGCTCCACGACAATAGTAATCGTAAGATTCAGATAGTAATGAATCTAAACACGCAATTGCTTCTGCTTGGAACTCAATGGCTGTGTCTGCATTCAGATTTTTCCTAAACTTTGTCAAAGCTCTCGCTAAACAACCTAAAGTTCCAGTACCATCTGTTCTATCTCCATTCAGAGTTCCAATATCTGGAAGATCTCCAATTTTATCAAGAACAGATAAATGATCGTTAAATTCAACATTGAGCACTTCTGATTCTAAAGAAACATCAGGTTGGCACATTGCTGTAATCAGCTTTTTATCTACCAACACTTCATGCTGATATTTGAACTTATAAGATACATCAAGAAAGTTATAACCGTCATCAAATGTTGGAATACTATTTGATACCAATGGATCTTTATGAACCAATGTCTGAAGAGTTGCCTGTTTACCATCAATTATGTACTGAGAGTATCCATCATCGGTGTATTCGTAAACACTTCCACCAACTAGAATGATAGCTCCAGATATTGGATTTGTTTCCTCGGTGTCACCATCCCATGACTCTGGATATACTGTCGGTCGTTTGCTGATAATGATATCGCGAATATTGAATTGACGGAAACCTTTAGCATCATTAGAATTACCCCAATCAGCTGGGTCTAGCCAAATATTCATATCAACTAGATATGGCATTCTAACTATGTTAGAATCGGCATCATAACTTTCACCTTCAGGCCAGTAAGTAAATCCATATTTCGGTGAGGGTACAATAATGTCCAAGAATTTTGCATCACCAGGAGCATCATCTATGAACTGCCAATTTTCTGCTCGAAGTGATACATCAAAGTTTCTTAACCAATCAAACGAAGAATCAGACGGAGTACTTGGCGCAACCTTTCTAAAGTATATAAGATGACCTGTCTCAGAGCCAAAGCCACCCTCAGTTGAATTTCTAATAAAACTTGGACAAAAATCTTCTGTACAGCAACTGTCACCATTAGAGCCGCCACGGCAAACGCCACGACCACCAATCTCCATTAATGGTTTGATGATTGCAAAAATTGCAGAAATTGCCATAAAGATAGAAAATAACTGTTCAATCATACAAATAAGATATGACAGTTTATTTACTGCAGCTAAAATAGAATCAGAATCTGCCACAGTAAATGCACGAGTAAGAACTTTAATGTTTTCAATAATCTGTTTGATGTATGATAAAATAAGTGCTATGATGTATTTAATTAACTCAATTAAAAGTAAAATCAAAGCAAGAATCATAATAATAAGAGCAATCCATGGGAATAAGCTTAAAAAGTCTGGAAGACATTTTTTAAACAACCTTTTTAAAGCACTAATCGTAGCCCAAGGATTAAACAAAGCACATAAAACATCTATAATACACAATATGATGTTTAATAGTGCTTGTATAAACTTATAGAAAGCAAGGAATGGGGCGAGCTGGTTGAATAAACTTGCAAGAACATCCCAGATACCTTTAGTAAGAGCATCGGCATTAGGAACGAATTTAATACCTTGTGGGAACAAAGCAAAAATACGATTTACAAGATCGATAATATCTTCAGGAATACCTTCTGGAAGGATATTATCTGGAAATGGTGGTTTTGGAATACTGAAAGGTAAACCAAGACCAGGTAAAGATGGACCAGGGCCAGGAGCAGGAATATTTATATTGTTAGAACTTGGAGAACATACCATTTTGTTACCTTAAATCGTCCGTCCTGAAGCACCTTCAGATGATCTCAACAACAGTCTGTTGTGAGAAGGATCCTTACCATAGAAGAAGATTGATTCTGCATCGAAGTAGATATTCGAGTTTACAGACTTAAATCTCATTTCACCTTCCGATACTATATCAATTCTTTGAGGTGTATGAATTTTGATTCCTTCCGGGTCAATTCTAATTGTATGGAAACTTCCAGAGTTCCATACCCTAATATCAATGGTTCCATCTCTGGCTTCATTATTAAATGTAGATGATGGAAACCTTGAATCATCACTTATAGTTGCTCCTCCAACCTGAAAAAATACATCTCCATCTAAAGTAGCTGCAAGCGAACGTTGGAACCTATCACGACCAATTGCTCCAACAACACCTCCAGCACAATCAATCCACAGGCTTTGACGATCTACTGTATTAGCTCCAAAGCTTAAAGACAGCATACCGTCCATATTGATTGTTCCAGATCGCCCGCCAGCATTTGACCCATTTCCTGAAACTATAATCTCTTGAGATACAACATCTTCAACAGGATCTACCAAATTAAGCAAGCTATTTGGATATCCACCATTTCCGGAATCTGAATACGGAGCTTTAAACTTATGAAGCATCAATACACCTGAAATTTCATGATATGCTGTACCTAGCTTAATTCTTTTGCCATCAAATCTATTAATCGGTGCGGAAAAACTTTTTAAAGTTTCTTCATTACTGGTAAGATCAATAACGCCCTTACCAAAAGGTTCAAGTTGTACATCTTGATTATTTGTTACATTTCGTAAGAATTGTCCACGGTTTTCGTTAGATTCTGCGCCTTTAAGATTCGAGAAATTCTCATGACGAACTAATACTGATACGTTACCTACCTCGGATGAGGCTGGTACATTCATTTTGAATTGGCCTTCTTTATCAATGTCTACAGAAAATCTACTACGAGCCGTTGCATAGTTATCAGTTGAAATATAATTAGGAAGAGACAATCTATTTTTACGAGCATTGATTTCGAAGTGATAGGCTATACTCTTTCTTAATTGCTCTTTTAGTTTTTGGAAAACGATATTCTTATCTTCCTCTGATTTTGTAAGATTAAGAGATTCAAGAATACCACTTGGGAGAATTGCTCTGTTAATATCTAAAATATTACCAAAGATATCAACAACTGTACCAATAACAATTTCAGCAAGATAGTTTGGAGTGTCCAAACTCAAACTCATTGTATCTGTTCTAGAACTCTTTCTCTGGTACGGTATTGTTTTCTGTTGATCCTCTCCAGCATAAAGACGTTCTTCAAGCTCATCATAAGTGTATCCGAAAGAGTCAACGAACTCATAAAACATTTGCCTACGTTCTGTAAGGGCAGGGTTTCTGTCGTCAACCACTGATACTGATGTTTTTGTTTTCGGATCTAAACCAATCTGGCTTAGTGATTTCTGATATGTGTGCCCAGTAAGAGATGAGTCAGTTACACCACGAGATCTATTGGCTTTTTTATCTCTATAAATTGGCCCTGTAATTTCTCTGTGAGCTTCAGAGAATGATATTTGCTGATCAAACTTGACGCTCCATAGTCCTAAATTTTGATCGGCTTGGGTATACTGTTCAGAACCGCCCTGAATAACACCATCTGTTGGATCTACTATAAGATTTATATCGTTTTCGACGAGCGTAAGCCAGCGTCCTTCTTTAAACTTTCTTGTAGGAGCAACTCTTCTAGTGCCATCTCCGTCAAATCCGGTTGGAGAATCTGTTTGATCGTAACCTACAAAACACCATTCACCACCTTGTCCACGAATACAGAAAATAGTTGTACCTCGCTGCGGAAAACCCGCAGAGATTTGCCCTCTTGGACCAACCCAACCAGCTGGTATTTTAACCGGAACTGGAGTATTGGATTGCGTCATGGAAAGCTGTACTAAAGCATTTCCACTTGCGGGTTGAAAACCAACAATGTTACCGCGAATCGGAATACCGGGAACTGACCCGATAGCTCTATGTCCGTGTGTTCCTTGAACAGTCATTTATCCTCATCGTGCAAGAAGACCCCTGCCTTTAGGCAGGGGTAGTTCACCCTCATCTAGAAGTTCTAGCTTTTTCTACAGCTGCCGCAGAATCCTGCTCAGCCTGAGATTTGCCACCTGTCGCTGATGTTGTTGGGTTATGTACAACCTCGTAACTTACGAATATATCTAGGACAGAATTTGCAAGAAGTTCTCTGAATTGATCCGGGGACGAATTGTTATTATCAATCGCCCTCGTAACTGCAAATGCTGCGTTAGATGGTCCTTGAGTATCCTTAACTGGTTCAAGTGTTGTTGGATATGTTTGTTGACGTGTTTTATTATCAATATCACTCATATCAACAACTTCAATGATAATATCATCTTCATTAATTCCGAATGTTTTCTGAGATGAACCCGTACTCATCTTTAAAGGTGTTAATTCTGTTGACAAACCACTTGGAGTAGCTTGTTCAGGATATAAAAGCCATATCTTTATCTCATCAGCTAATGCTCCAAGTGTAATATCATCTGATGTTGCAGTCTTGTAATATACAAGCTTAATCTTTGCTTTTTGTCTTCTCATACTTACTTGATTCAAAGAGCCGGAGACTGCTAAGAGTGTGTTACTTAATATGTTCTTATTACGTTCACCATAAGAACCTCTTAAGGCTGCTGAGATTACTTCCTGGTCTCCGAATGCAGAATATTCGCCAGTTGGTACGAAAGCGATTGCACCAATAGACCTTGCAGAACCCAACATCTGTTGACGTTCAGATCTAATTTGAGTCTTAACACCAGATACATACATAATCTTACCAATAATATCCAACATGGTTGGTAAATATTCACCAGGAGAATGGCCGTATGTAAGTTGTAGAGTTGTGGATAATTTTCCAAAACTACATGAATGATCTACCTGTCTTACATAGAAGAGTAGGTTTCTATCCTCTATATAAACTACATCTCCTGGTTGGTAGAATTCATTATATCCAGCAATCTCAACTTGTCCTTGAAGAATCTCTTCACGAGCAGCAATAAGGGTAGCAACCGCATATGGAGCGCATTGAGAATCTGGATTACTTAGGAATGGAGCTTCGATTGCCTTACCAGCTCTAAAGCCGTACTGATACCACATATCGTAATCTACAGCATAAGCTGATGTGATAGCGTTTCCATCTCCTGATGTTTTTAAATCATTAGGAGGATCGATAAAGCCTTCCCCAAACAAACCATTTACAGTTACCATTGTAAATGGTGGGGCATTTTCAGAAATTGTTAGAGAAATAATTCTATCAGCTGTGATTACAAAACGACGACCAGACTGATATCCAATATCATCTTCGTCTTCATACTCAATCATATGCTCTAAGAACTGCGGTATTTCTGTTCTTCTATTTAAAAATGGTGTAGTGAGAGAATCTGAAGATGTTTTTCCCGATGATGCTTTAGTAATATTTCCAGAACCACCTTGATTGATAACTTCATTCTGTGTACTTGGAGTATTAACAGAAACGCCCTCACTTAGATTTTTAATAATGTTTGTAACTGATTTTAATAACTGTTGTCTCTGGGATAGGAAATTTGCAATCTGAGACATTACGTTTACACGGTCTAATTGACTTACTTTGACTGCAGCTGATTGTATGCTTACAGATCTTTTAAACTCTGGATTACCAAAAAGTTCTGAAATTTTCTTTGGTTCTTGACCTGTTTTAATTCTTAGGCGATCTTGAATTTTCTTAGCAACTTCGACCTGAGTGTTTGGGTTAGGATTAGGGTTGAAACTTACAATTGCGTTTGCTTGAACACTTGGTGTAAACAATTTTGAAAGTTTCAGTTGTTTATTGATGCCTGTACCTACACTAGTCAACTCAGTAAGCGCATCGTTTTGCCATTTCTCACCGAAATCTGGATTGCTTTGAAGAAGCAAACTGCTAATCATCGAACCAGAACAAATTTTACCATCACCTTCAAATTGTGTTAAAAACCAGAAGTCTTTACCAGCAGCATTTCCTTGACCAGAAGTAATCATACTAATGATTTCGTCATCATCCCTTGCACCAAGTGCGATTGACCGAAGACGAACCTCATCTTCGATAACCTCGATTTGGTTGAACATGTTCTTGATTTGCGAAAAGTATAGAGATTCCAAATAATCAGGGAATACCTTTACGCCAGTTGCATCCCTATCTTTGAACATCTTATAAAACACTGATGACGGCATTCTATTGTACAAAGGAGGACGAACCTCAATATGTCCCTGAGTATTTGCAAAACACTCTAGACCCAATAACTTTCTTACACTTTGAATTTGATCATCAATTGTATTATATTGAGAATTAAATATCTCAATTTTGTTTCCAATCTTTCTCTCGAAAGCTTGAAGATCTAAATTATTATCGTACTGATCATCTACAATAAATAGGTTTTTATCTTCGTTAGCTCGAACCTGCCAAAAACGACGAGCAGTAAACTTGAATAACTTCTGTCGTAACTGTAATTCATCTCGTTGTTTTTGAGCTGTAGAAGCTCTTGCATCTGAACCAGGGTTGTATGAAGGATCTGAGTTAACATCATTTCCAATTAATGTTAAACCAATATCTTGGTTATTTGATAATGGATCTAATACTGTTAAATCGAAATCTGTCTGCATCTGAGAGATTTCCAAAGACAATGCATTGATCTTTGTCTGAATACCTGTTCCAGCACCTTGTGCATCTACAGCTCCACCAACCGAAGACTGTGGATCTGCAGCAACAGCGCGACCGCCCTCATCATAGGTAAAAGCACCACTAACATCCTGGAAACCAGTAAGAAGAATTAAATGATCTTCAAGTTGAGCACGCTCCCTTAATTTAGATTGAAGTCTTGAATTTTGCGTGATAATATCAAGACGCTGCTCTGCTACAAACTTTTCAAGGTTAGAGTTTATTATCAGCTTCTTGTACGGAACAAAGTTACCCCAGGTAAGGTTTGTGCGCTCAATGTCATTTATAAGTCCTTGAATATATGTTTGAGCAGCCGATGTATTAGTAACAGGATCCCCTGCACCAATAGAATTTCCATTAGCGATAGCCGCCTTTAAGAAGTTTCCATAGTTATATGGTTGGCCTGTAATAAGCAAAGATACAACGTTCATAATATCTTGACCAGCAAATGGATGCTGTGTTAAGAGAACAGATCTCTCTTGGTCAATATTTGTTTGTGGATTCGGACGACCGAATTTTGTTAGAGTTTGAATCCCTTGTTTCCACCTATAAACCATACCTTCAGGATCATGTAGAACAGAACTAAAAGTATCAAATGAAATTTCCTTTGATGGAATTTGGTAAAGCTCCTCATTAGCAGTTGTACCCTTTTTATCACCACTTCTAAATGTAAGTAAACCGCTCTGTAACAGTTTCTTATTCTCTGGTAAAAGTGGGGGAAAATCTCCTTCACCAATATCAGTAACTGGTGTTCCGGTAGATGCATCAAAGCTTACATCAAATGGGGTTAAAGGATCATAAATGCTCGAATTGAAAACATCAACCGATGGTTTGAAATTAATCATCGATTTGCTAAAATACCCAGTATTATCCTCGCACTGAACATTGATTGTCCATTTTCCATCGTTCCAAGAACCGGATACACCACTATTTTTCTTTCCAACTAAACCAGAAAAGATACATGGACCTGTAGGTTGAGCGGTGAATTCCTGTTTAAATTGATTCCATAACCAATTTGGAACATCAGGACCGGCAACGGCTAAACGCTCAACATCATTAAAGCTAAGATTCTTGGCAAAATCTCCAGTTGGATCTTTTAATGAATCAAGGGTGGTATTGATGTTTTGAATAATTGTATCGAATTTTTGGGATAGATTAAAGCCTTGATTGTTTGATTGTTTAGCAAAACCACCAGGTTGACGAGCATCTTCACCAGTGTTGGATGTCATCCAAATAGTAATGGTATCCATCGGTTGGATTACGTATTTACCATTAAAGAATAATCTCATTCTGTTACGAGCGTAATTTATCTCTTTATTACGCATGATCAATTGACGCCTAGAAGTTTGGCGCTGGTCTAATAAAGTAAAGATGTTTGAAATAATCTCAGTAAACTTCTGACGTTCAGACGATGTTAGCTGGTTGTGTGTTCCAATACCAATGTCATCTTCACCACTAATAAATCTTGGATCAATCTGAACAGATCCGCTGGAAAAGAATCCACCTACAGAAGTTGCTGCCTCGAAAACATTTGAAACATCACCAAAACTTTCAAGGGTATCCTGCATACCATTCTGGTATGTGAATTTAATCTCACGGCCTTCATCATCAAGAATTGCTCGAACTCTTTGAGAAAATACTGATCCAGAAGATAGTTTAAATGTAATGTTACTAGCCTGACGAGAACGTCTCAAGACAGCTAGTTCACTTTTAAGTTCTTCAATCCTATTTTCAAGTTCAATGTCTGTAAACTTGAAAAACGTACCAGTCCTCATAGGGTTAGTGACATCAGTTAAAGCCTGGTCAATATCCTTCTCAGTAATGGTTAATAGATTGTAAGGATCCTCTAACGTCAATGACGCAGAACCACCACCCCATTCTGTACTTACTGATGTTTTAATTGAGGCAATGTTGGTTAATTCAAAAGTACCAGGACCTTCACCCAATTGATCCGAGAATACAGCATCCCAACTATTGGTTGTCCAATTTGAAACACTACCAGGCTGAGAATATGAAATAACCTTTCTGAGTTTGTCTATCGCAGACTTTGTAGATGCACTTAAATCAAATAGATTGAATATATCTCCAGAATCTAGAAGATTCAAAAATTGTGGTCCAAGATATGTATTGAATCTGTTAGACTCAAATGTCAACTGTTCAATCTTAGTAAGCTTCTCATACGCCGCTAATAACCGAGTTTTGTTTTGAAAAAGCCTTTTAGTTGCCGCTACAAGTATTCTTTCTTTCTCTTCAAGAAGATCTAATCTAACGTTATCTTGTAGAGATGAAAACATTTTCTTCTTAATAACAACATAAAAAGATGGTTGTTGAAAAAGTATAGATCTTTTTCTTGGACGGATATCGCGAATGAATCCATCTTCTAGATAATATCGTTCGGCAGTTTGGTCTATTTTATTAGCATAATCGCCAAGTTTACCGTACTCGTTTCGAGTAATTCCATCAGTACTTAGAGAGTGGGAAGTGTTCTCACCAATACCAAGTTGGTCATTGATGATACCACCAAGATTAGACAAAAAACTCATAATACAACCTATATCACTCGTTAGAGTGGACGACCGCTTTGTAGTAATGCGTCAATTCCACGAGTCTGATTTTGCAGGGCTGTAATATTACCCTCATTAAGGTTTTGTTGTGGAATCGGATTTGCTAGCGTAGAATAAGAATAAGAAGGACCGAAAGAAGGATCTGAGTTAGAAGGACCTTCAGTAGAAGATCTGTGCCATGGCAAGAAATTCAAACGTAAACCGCGTTTTTGAGTTACTACAAATTCCATTGAATAATCAAACAATCCTAGTTTTTCAGCAGCCTCAGTTACGGTCATTGAAGTGAAGTATCCTCGGAAAACCCATCCAGACCAATAAATCTCTGTTTGAAAAGCTATACTTGCCAGTGTAGGTTTTGGGGTATTTGGATCAATTGATCCTGTTTGAATAACGTTAGTGACCTGATCAAACAATGAATCAATACCAACACCGATAGATTTACCAATACCAGTAAGACTGTTTCCAGATCCAAGTACTGAATCAAGCATATTAGTACTTGACTGTGCATCTTTAGAAGCTTCCACAGCAAGCGCTAAGGCATCCATAGCAACTTGTTCATTTCTATAGACATCATACAGAACATTGATACCCTCTACTCCGGAAGAACCTGTTGTTCCTGAAATGGAAAGGGTACCAAGTTCTTCACCCCAGTATTGAATGAGATAACCACCACGAGTTCTTGTAGGAGCTGGGATGTGTTTCTTATCACCGTACTTAATACTTTGTGGATTGACATACATTTCCACAATACCAAGTTCGGGAAGAAAGAATCGAACCATATTACGTACAATATTAGCTGTACGTAGAGATGATATTTTGGATTGTCGCAATTGGTTACCAGAAGAAGATGGTAAACTTGCTCCTGCACTAAATCCTTGAGCCTCACTAGACAAAGAACCACGCACAACGTTAGCGGCTGAGCTAGCTGCTTGAGAGATACTATTACCGATCGTATCAAGTATATCAGACATTTATCCTCCCTTAAGTTCCACTATTTGCTCGTACATTTTGTGCAGCATTGGAATCTTGGATTTCTCTTCGCACAATCGTTGTAACAGCTCTATCAAAAGGCTCACCAAGATCAACTTTTACTTCAATTGGTGAATGTTCAACCCTCACAGGAACAGGTGGAAAAGCTCCTGTTTCATCAAATAGAGATCTTCCCGTTGGACCTACAGCTCTAGTAAGTGAGCGCGGACTCGCTGGCTCCCTAGCAATATTTCCACGGATACCAACAAATGGACTTTCGCCTTCAGAACTAATAGTGCTTTTTCTATTAGAAAAATCTTGTAAATAACTAGTAAGATTTTGTTGCATTTCTTGTAATCCATAAGAAATATCATTAAAAACTGCAAGTTCAGACCTTGGCATGATTTCATCACGGAAAGCATCTGTTGTAGCTAATGCTTGTACTCCACTAGTACCACTACCACCGATAGCCTCATGTACTCTTTCTGTAAGAACTTCATTTTTTTCAGTGTTAAACCTACTAACATTACTAGCTTCCAAAAGTTTACCACGCTCAAGAATTTGATAAATACTGGTAAGGACTGATGTTGTTCTTAGTTGTTCAGCCGTACCTCTTTCTGTAGCATCGAGTAATGCTTTCTGTCCTTCCTCTTCTCCAGCAGGTTTTAAAATATCTGTTACGCCACTTTGCATAGCTTCAAGAATACGATATGCTTCACGATCATCTTTAGCTATACCAGCAACCTGTGTTAGATATTGTACTTGTTTATAGAACTCTCCTGCAAGAGCTGGGTTTTCTGCAGCATCTTTAAGTGTCAAGACTTGACCACCGAATTGCTGTTGCATAGCCGTCATAGTCTTTGACAAGACTTCATCCATACGGCCTTCTTGCATAGCTAGTTCCATTTGAAAAGCACCACCTAAACCACCAGGGCCACCTGTAGCACCTGAAACAAAAGCCTGCCTTCCACGATCCATAGTTCTAATACCTTCAGTCATTGACCCAATGACCTGCTGCATAGCCGCAGGAGAAATATCAGAATCTTTAAATGCAGTATCAAATGCTTTTACAACAGTTGTTGCTGCATTGGTATTATCACCAAGCATCTTGAAGTTGGATGCAATATCCATTACACTCTTAGAGAATCCTTCAAAACGAAGTTTAGAATCACCAGCTGATTCATACAAACGAGCTATAGTCTGCATAGCCTTATCACCATTAAGACCCATTTGGTCATACATAGTGTTAAGAGTCTTTGCAACCTCTGTTTGCGACTGCCCAAATGCAGTTGCTATTTGAGATGTAACAACTAACTGAGAAGCGTATTTACTCTCAAGATTTATATTATCTGTTAAAGCTCCTGGAATCTTTCCTAAGCTTTCAGCAAGATTCATCATAGAGTTAACAGACTGACCTGTAGCAATAGCTGATTCATAAGCTGAATCAGACATTTGAGACATCGCATCATCCATTCCTTGGAATAGATGGGTTCCTTCATCAACCATTGATGATAAATGACCTTGTGATGCCGCAAGAGATATCAAACCTCTTTGTAATTGGTAAGCACCATCAACCTGTCCAGCTATTCTACCAAATCCATCAACCAAATGTTGCATTCCAGGAATAGCTCTAAGACTAGGTGCTATGTCTTTAAAAGCTTCAGAGATTGTAGTTCCAGCAACTCGTCCAGCTTCTCCAATTTTCCCCATTCCAGTAATGCCATCTGGAATGATTCCGAGAAAAGAATCCATAGCAAGGCCAGCTCTCATGAGCATTGTTGCAGTATCTCCTCCAGCATTCTCTTGCGCTTCAACATATCTTTTCATTGAAGCTTCTAATTGGCCCCATAGCATTTCACCATCTTTTAGGACGCCATTAATAACGTTTCCAAATTCTTGAACAGCCGTTTGAGCTGCTTTAAGTGCAGAGGTAACCTGAGGGCCAACATGGGCGGCAACATCGCCCATGTTAGCCATCTTTTGACCACTTTGCTCTATTCCATCAATAAACGTTTGAAGATTGATATCTTGTGCTGTTTTTTGGAAATCTTTAAGAGCTTCTAATGAAATTGTAGTACCAGCCATTTAGCTAACCACCTTGCGCTTTTTGCGTTTATTGCCGGTCTTCTTTTCCGTCTCTTGCTCGATAATCTTCTCACGAACCATCTTGTTAGTTTCTTCAAAATCTGTAGACTTGAAGTCAGGATTTTCGTCTTTGATCATCTTGTTAGCCGCTTCTGGATTAGAGAACGAACCTGTCAGGATAGCGTGCTGCTTTAGCTTCTCTATTTCTAATTCTCTATCATGAAGCCAACTTTCATACAGCCATACTTTTAAATACGGATTTATGCGCTCGTAAAATGAATCATCCGGTAGAATACGGAATTCATGCATCATGTGTCTTATGAATTGATGCTCAGGTGTCCTGACCACTTTTCCTAATGGTATCCACCACCTCCTTCACCTCTTCGGTAGTTTTGGGTTGGTATCCATCTTTGGTTTCAGCAGAGAGTTTCTCAAATTCTATGAATAGATGGTTAATGAATTCTCCATCCATTTCAATTATTAGCTCTTTTCTAGCAGCTACCTGTTCTTCATATGGACTGTTTACAGTTCCAAGAACAATATCAACTAGTTGACCATCTACAAGATGAAGTGAATGCCCAAGAGCTTCCACTTTGATATTGTACATACCAATGGATGTAAATGAAACTTGACCATTAGGTAGGCTTATACGATCTTGAGCTGCAATTACCTGCGCAAGTTCATTTTGTTCAAATGCTTTAAGACTACGAAGGGTAAATGTAATACCCTCAATGAGTACATCCTTCGTCTTACGACCAAGACCAGTCAGAAGTTCAATTCGGCGTCTTGCATCAACAAAATTTCTCTGCTCAACTTGTTCTTGTTGTTCCAAAGCTTGACGACGCAAACCTTGAGCAACAGCAGGATTAACCATACGATCTTGAGGAATCTGATCAGGAGTTAGTGCCACAGGCGCTCCCCTTGACTCATCCTCTACAACGAAATTTCGCCCAGTGGCTAATCTTGTAGTATTACCATTATTACCAATTGTACTGCGTATTCCGACCATGTGCCTCCAGTAAAATAGATCAAGCCCTCTTTTCTAAGAGGACTTGATGCTAGCACATGTATAATATATCAACCTACAACCGAATCTATAACTTTGATTAGACCAGCGGCATCCAGAGCGCCACGACGCTTACCAGTATCAGCAGCTTTTTCAAAGGCATCATTATCAATAACTTGAAGTTGGCGAGCCTCAGGGGCTGATGCGGCGGAACTACCCTGTCCAAGATATGAGTAGATATGTTCGGCTTCCCAATCCATATTTTCGGAGACTACAAAGTCCTGAGATGAATAATCAACCTTAATGCTCTTAATCCAAACGTTCTTAATCACTGTAGTGATTACATTATCTGAACCATTAAAACCATCAGCATCATCTTCATCAGCAGCAAAAATATCAAGAACAACAATATCAAATGGAATACGTTGAGCACAAACATGAACAAATCCACGAGAAAAAGCGGAGGCGACTCTTAAATTGTCAAAGCGAACACGCTTGCAAGAGCCATTGATATTTGTAGATTTGTTTGGTACAGAATCAATATGACCATCTGTACCAACCTCGTCAATCATTTGAATGTTGCGAGCTTCGTTAATACTCAGTGATTGAATTGCGCCGATGGGATTGCCATCAACCTGAATGATAATATTGGTGCTAACGCCAGTACGAGTGACGTTACGACCTGCGTCTGTAAGTTGTGAGCCAGTGTGAGGGTATGTCATTTATCACCTTTGTTAGTCAGCTTTGTGCAGCTAAAATCTATGCAGTTTTATGCCTTACTCTGGTTGTCCCATCTATAAGATTTTGCTTAGCAGATAACAGATTGTGGAATTATATGATCAATCTACCATGTCCATGTTTAGGAGTTTTTATTATTCCAAATTTCCTTGTATGGAACTTTAATTGATGAATTATTCAAACCTAATTCTAGATTCAACACGGTGCCTAGTAATACCAAGTTCTTTGGCAATACTTCTGGCACCTCGTTTTCATCAACAACTATTTAACAGACTCTAATTCTTGTGTAGAATATTTAGACATACTTTACAAGTATTTAATAAATATTACTCGACAAGTATTTAATCAAGTCTACCAACGTTAATTAGGCAATATAACCAATTGCAGGGGTACACAGGTTGCACGTTAACAGTAATGTTCCACTGTCTTGGCTCTACAGAATCTCTATTAACAGTTAAGCCATCATATGCAGTGATCAACCGCTGCTGGATGAAAGTTTGCATCAAAGATTGAGCCACAGCAAATAGCGTAGCTTTAAATGTTGGAGTCTCGGCACGTCCAATATAAGGTAGAAACGCTCTGCGCATTGCCTTAGAAATTCTATCTCTAATAAAGATAATTGAAATCTCTTCCTCTTCAGCTGCTAAAGAAGCAACGGTTGTCTTACCCCAGATAACTCTTCCACCACCAGTTGCGGGTGTTAACAAAGAGATACCAGAATTGACAATATTTTCCTGTACAAGAGGTGGGTACAATTTATCGCGAAGGATAGAAAATCCGGTAAGTCTCTTGTTGGTAAGTGGTTCGGGAATCTGAGTTGAGCCAGAGAAATAACCAGCAGCAGCTGCTGCTATAAAGAATCCATCAACAACTATTTTATCAGCTCCGGCCTGTACAACAATTTCATCAGGATAGAAGTATACAACTCTAAAACTGTCACCAAAAGCTTCCTGAACACCATAGTTTGCAAGATCTTCAATATTTCCAGATAGAATTTCAGCAACATCATCGCCTTGAATACCTTCTAGAACTCCAATATTCTCAACTGCTGCATCTTCTGTTCCAATAACGTTATTTGGCTTCAATCCCTGAATTGCACCAACAAACAACATACGTTCTTTCTTGTTCCTGATGTTAGACATCGTCTCTACGTGAACTTTACCATTCTGAAAGATCGCAGAAATTGTCTGGGATGGAAGTGGAACAACCATGTCAACTTCAATCTTCTCAGCAGCTTCGTATGCTTCTAACCATCCTGCATCGAAGAAGTCAGCATCCTTTGTATCAATAACCGTACACCTTAGACTCTCGCCAAGATTCAATGCCAAGTCAGGTGTGAACAAAATTCTTGCACTAGATGCAATTGAATCCAAAACAAAAAACTCAACACTTGTTTCATCTGAACCAAATGAACCGCTTAATAACAGAGCGCCTTGAGAAATACCGGTAATAGTATGTGTTCCATCATTTCCAGCGGTTGAGTTTTCAATCTTTAGACTGCGAGTTGCTGCCAAATCTTCTGTACCAAACTCAATCGTAGCACTGGTAAATGTTGCGGTTGTTGGTGATGTTATAGTAAGAATACCATCCTCAGCCTTCTTTTGTACAGATTCCTTTAATACAACTGTATATGAATAAACACCAGAGCCCTGAATAAAGCTTGAAGGATTTGATGTATATGTAGGATTGTAGAAATCAACCTTGTTTGGAATGATTTGAAGTTCTTCTTTGGTTGTTGGATTAATTACAAAGAAGTTAACATTCGCATCAACATCAGGAATAACATTGAGTGGAAGTTCCCAAATCAAATCTTCAACATCTGCTTGACCATTGGCTGATGTTTCCAAAGTGTAGGAAACACGTCTTGGCACAGCTGGCTTGGTTTGCAGCGCAAATACACCTGGAGTACCATTCGAAAATGCTAATTGAGCACCAAGAGATAATCTGTTAATTATATTTGGTTGACCATGCTTAGCTGCTAGTTCGTTTAGATCTGAAAAGAACTCAGGATCATTAAGGTCTAGTTGAGATATGTAACGAGCACTTAATGAGTCACCAGAAATAAGAGCGCTACCCTGAATTTTAATAACGAAATTATCACCTTCCTGGAAGGCAACGATACCTTCAGAAATTGAGAAGCTCAAAACATTATTGTCTGTAATGGTTCCGTTAGACTGCCAAGTAATTTGGTTTCCGTATCCGTCCAAGAGGATTCCAGACTCCGAACCACGAGCAATAAACTTTGCGTAACCAGCAATAGGATTACCATAACCATCCCTTCTAACACTTGAGCAACGAATGGTCCAAGTCTCTGGAGGTGCATTTGGATCAAGAAGAGTTAGATTATTAATAGTTCCGTTACCAACATTGCTGCCAGCAGCTTTGTAGTTCTCTCCGCCCTGGTCAACGAAAGAAGCTCTCTGCAATTCAATCTGACCAGTAACTGGGTCTAGTCGAGCATCGAATCGATTATCAAATGTGTTGTCATCAACCGTGTCTTCAAGAAGATTTAGTTCAACACCATTCTTGAAAAGACGACTGCGGTTAACAATAACTGGAGCTACTACATTCGTTCCTTTTCCTAGAAGAAAGTGACGACCATCAGAACCAGTCTTTGATGTATAAGATGAATTAAAACCATCTGCTCCATCGCCGTTAGCTGAACCTATAAGTTGCTCTTCTTTTAATCCCTCGCCCATAAGGATGGCGAGACGAATACCAACCGGTACACTAACACCACGCTGAAGAGTTCTAGTTTCAGAATAAACGCCAGGAACTGCGCTAGTGGCTCCAGGTATGTTAGGTGACATAATAAACCTCGTTTAAAGTTATTCTTTTCATTATCGTCCAAAGATTGGTTGATCTTTAAGATGTTAAAGTATTACCTTATCTAGCTTTGTATAGATATGCTCAAGTATGCACTACAAAGCTTCAATTTGATCTAGTATGGTAAGGGTCTCATTGTAGCTAAGATTTGGGTTTGTAAGCCTTGGATTTCCTACAACTCCAAAATCAACACACAGGTTAATCTTTTCTACAATACCCTCTATAGGTACAAGTCGTCTCCATTCGGTACGGACCTCCATACTAACTGTGGCTTTGTATAATTTATCTTGCTGTCTATCATCACCTTCGGAGACGCCACCTAAACTTGGTTGACCTGATTTAATCAATACACCAGCTTTTCGCATACTTTCAAATCTAATATCAGCAAACAAAATCATTACAATACTTGCTAGATTATCCCTAGAGACAATATCTCTAGTTATGATATCGATGGTAATTGTACCTTCCCAGGCACCGGCCAAATCTATGTATCTTGGAATAAAGTACTCTTTTTGATTACCGTAACCATCGATTACGAGCTGTTTTTCATATTCGATAACCTCTTTATTTCGATTCATCGAAATTGGGACATATTTAGCCCCTGTCATTCTTACCAAAAGAGCTGGGTAAAAAATGGCATTGAACCTGAACGCCTCGCCAATGAACAGACGAGTAGTAAAATCATCATCGTATCCCGCACCCAAAGGGAGATCGGTATGGTCAGGTACCTTTGGATAACCCCATTCATCCGCCACGTAATGATAATATGTATCTTTGGAGAACTCTTCTCTTAAGATACCAACAACAAGCTCTTTAGGATAAGACATCAATGTGTTCTGAACAACATTGTGGATCTGATAAAGATCTGATCTTTCAAGGCTTCCTGTACCTGAAGTAGTCATACCAGGATGCAGAATTATTGACGTATCACGTTCTCTTTAACTGAAAGCGGCCTTGGGTTGGATAAAGCCCAACACTCTTTGAATTCAGAAAATGGCGTATTGTATTTTAGTAAAAATGCTGAATTATCCAGCGATCTTTTAAAAATCACTGAAATCTATACCAAATTCCATTGCGATAGCGAGCAACTTATCCCTGCGGTCTTCTCTCTTTCTAGCATCATTTTTGTCATGCTCATGATGATCTAGAACCTTTTCAATATAATCTTCAGCTTCTTCTTCACCTTTGGTATCAGCAATGTACTTTGTTTGGTTTCTAAAACCTTCTTGCTCTACTGGATTATCCAAATAATTATCATTTGTAGAACCCTGAGTTGGTTTATCGCCAGTTGTCTGTTGACAATAATGAGTCAACTCATGGGCAATATAATGGTCATCATCGGAAAGATTGTCATCATCTGCCAAGTCTACATTAATGTAAATTATACCATGGTCAGTACGAGCACTTACTGGAATTTCGGCAAAACACATTGGTACAAGATCAAGCTCATCTTCACCAATATCATACTTGTCAAGCATATCCTTAACAACCTGATGCTTGAAAACCTTCTTTTTAAGCTTGTCAAGTTTAGGAGCTAGTTCTTTATGAGGGATACCTTTGGTCACGATTTCATCAGGCATTCTATCTCCTTATAGCTTAATCTGAGCCATGCTTTCAGCACCACTCACAGTACCACTTGGTGTATTTGCCTGCTGACCTGCACTAACTGCAGCCTTAAGTTGTCCATCTACCTTAGAAACAAGCAAAGACAAAGAGCTTGAAATCTGAGAAACTAGAGTATTGAACTCATGCCATCGGGTTAGATCGAATCCAAAGTTCAAATTAACAGCATGAAGGAAGTTACCTACAGAAGCTCCCATTCCTTGAAGCTGATCTAGAGCACCACTCACGGCACTTGCTCCAACCAAAACCGAATTTGCCGCCTGAATAAACTCTTGAGCTTTCTTAATCTGAGAAGTATCAGATGCTGTTGTTGGTGGTTTTACTAATTCATCTACAAGAGAGATTACAGTTTGAGCATTTTTCTTGAAGTCATTGAATACAGAAGCAAATTGTCCAAACCCATCCTTTGCCTGGTCGTCAATTAGACTAATCATCTTAGTCAATTTTTCTTTAATGTCCGAAATATCAGCCGAAGAATGAGTTACGGAGTTTGCAAATCCACTAACCATTGCAGCAACACCATAAATTGTAAGTGCTATCAACGCATCATCAATTCCAATCAGTGCTTCCTTACGAATTGCTGTATCATAAATGTTTGTATATGATGCAATTTTTTCGATTTTCTTAGAATACTTCATGATTGCATACCTCTAACGTCAAGGATTTCAATAAGGAAATCACTAAAAGACGCTTTCAAGTCTTGAACTTTTTGAATATCACCCTGATCGGTTAGCGCAGGTACGAGCACTTCAAGTTGTGACAGAGCTGTATTTACAGAACCCTCAGCATTCTTTACATTCTGAGCAAATGCTTGGCCCGATGTTGGCTCATCGATTGTTAACGAACTATTGGGTAATGTATTAAGAGATGTTTTGGTAGTATTCAGCGCAGATGCAATATCCGGCTTTGATAGTCTGTTGGCTACTTCGATTACAGAATCAATCTCAGTGATTATATTTGGAATGATAGATTCTGTTGTTGGTGGTACATCCATCAATACAGCCTGGCCATCTTCGGTTGCTGCGTTTGGTTTTTTACCAGAGAATAGGTAGTATAAAACAGACAATCCAGTCATTACCAACATGCCGGTTTTTCCAGCTGGAGACATGGATGTTAGTTTGGCTTGTAGGTGAGATCCGCTCAAGCCCTTTGTAAACATTGCACGTCCCTGATCGATGGTGCGTTGTCTGGATTCTCTTTTTTGAGCTGCTCTGGTATTACGAAGAGATTCGTAATGACTGCGCATAGCTAAGTTGCGAGCTTGTTGGATTTGAAAATCTGAGAAACCCTCACCTTTAAGGGCTGCAATTTCTTCAGGGGTATCTGCTCCAACAATCTTTTTTGTACCAGCATCGTATCTTACACGAGCAGGTTGTGGTTGTCCCTCAAATTCACCAGTAGCTTTATTCAGGGACAACTCTCCAGTTCTGGATTCTGTTAAGGCTCGAACATTGGCTGGAACTTCAGTAAGCGCTCTATAACCTCTGCCAATAGCAGATCCGACTTCACCAAGTCTTCCAGCCGCACCGCTTAAACCCTCCATAACACGCGCTCCCATACCGGGACGCACAACAGGTTCAACTGGAACGGCTGGAGCAGCCATACTTCTCAGCTCATAAACGCTGGCAAATGTTAAGAGACGATTATCCATCCCTAATCTGCCTCATTATGCACGGATATCAATTATCGTAACTATCGCCATCGCTTGAATCTTCTACAAAATCTTCAAGGAAAGTTTCCGAGGTTTTTAAAGCATCAATCTGGATAAACCAGTTGTCATAAGCTTGATTGGATATGTTGAATGCCATATCTGAAATTTGGGGTGGTATAAAATTAACCCCATCATTATTAACTGCATATTCTCTACCCCTCTCTTGAATTGATGCTTTATCAAAAAGCAAATACGCAGCATAAGTTACTAAAAGATCCGAAATCATATCTATTGTTTCAACATCATCCCACTTGAAATAGGTAATTACCGGGTACATATTGAATGCTCGTAGGGATAATTCTAATGCATTTTGAATATCTTCAATACTGAAGATATCGATTTTCTTAATATCAATAAAACTACCAACTCTAAAGCGAACTAAATTAATTAGGGTGTCTGAAATTTTGGTCATAACTAACCTCCGAACACCCTATATCGTTGGCCACGTGGCCTAATTAGGATTTTTTGGATTTGTTAACCATGACGCTTTTGCAAGTTTCATTTGTTCTTGAATTCCAAATTTGTTTACATATCTTGTGATACTTGGTCCAGAACATCCAAGTTCTTTCGCTATAGCTTTTTGTTCTCCAAATTGTTTCATCATATTGATTAAGAGCTCAGGTGTAACCTGTAAATGCTTGATAACAGTAATATCCTTCACTATTTCATGTTTACGACCAAGACATATAGAAGCTTCTTTATAAAGGAAATCTCGTATCTTTATGGACACCCCATTTCCTCCATACTCAAGAACACCAATCCCACAGTTCATGCGAATTGGTTTTTCTCGCTTCTGAATTTTACACTCCCTCTCCAATATACTACGATATACTTCAAGAAATTCAGTAGTTCCGCGAAGAGAAAAGAATATTTGATCAGTTATTTTAGATGACCCAACATACCAAGATCCATCCCCATCAAAATATCCTCTCATAAAATGATGTACTTGAGGATGTTTTGCTAGCCACTCTGGAAAGGTGTAAATTTTACTCTTTCTTGGAACTATATTAAATTTGGCTAGATCTGTAAAAATCTTTAAAGAAGTTATTTTAAGCTCTGCTTTCTTTGTATCATTCCATTGTGGTTTTGATGCTTTAACTATGTATTCTCCAATAGGATTAGTAGCTTCAAGATGCTCTTTGAATAGTTCTAAATGAGACTTGTCACTCAATGTCAAAGCTAAACTCAAACCATTACGAGTTTTTGTATCTAAAACACAACCATCAGCAGCAATAAAACCAGCCCAATACAACGAACGCTCATTAATTTCTGAAAAGAACTCTTCATTACAGGTATGAACTATAAGTTCATTAATGTTAAGATTTAATCTTTTCATTGCTTCGCGTACACCATTTTTTGAACACCCAATCTCTTTAGCTACTTTAGATAATGATTGATGATGATCGTATAACTGTTGTAAACGAGAAGTATCAATGGGTGCGTTTATATTTTTGAACTTTAAACCATACTTTACTACATTATACCTTAATGTGGGATATGGTACCCCTAAAGCATCTGAGGTGTTTTTTAATTTTCCGTCATTTTCATCCAATACACGCTGAATCTCTTCTTTGCTAAATTTCATGATTACTCCTAATAGGTATATATCACCAATTTTAGCGACTGCGTGTATTTAGTGCTCGTCAAAATACTTGTCTAGCTCTTAAATTTCTAAGTCTTCGTATTTGTGGACTTGCGCCTGCTGTAAATGATAGTGTGCCTAATCCAATTGGTGAGGGTGCCATGTTTTTCTTTATGACCTTACATTTATCATACCAAGCATCCAATTCTTTCTGATACTGAGTATTCAAAAGCTCAGAAATTGTTGGTGGTGTAAATCCTATACCATTATCCTGAACTTGGAATTCTCGACCACGCTCAATCAAAGCTTGCGCTCCGAGAGCTAGGTACAAACCACCTTGAACTAGAATATCATGAAATTGTTCAAGGATTGGAGTATCTTCCCAGGTGAACATTGTAAAATGAGGTATCTCATTAAACATAGATAAAGCCTGACAAAGAAAAGCTACCAACTCATCAACAGTAAAAACGTCACAATCTTTATATATTGGATTTCCGTAATCATCCATTCTTCTTGCTTTTCCACGACTCTTAAGTCTGTGTCTTAAAGACTTCAACAGATTATTGATGTTACAGATGGCTGTTTGGCTAAAATTGAAACCTGGGTCGTCACCAAGTTTTTTATTTCCATCAGTATTAATAGCTGGTAATTGCGTAGTAAATACAGTAAAAGTAAATTCACCAAACACATCCCATCCATTAATTGTTCCTCGCCAAACATCTCTCCAAGTACCAATTGAAGGATATAGTCCAACATCATAATTGAATTGATATTCGCCAATACCAATACGCATTACCCCAGCACTAGTGGGACCAACAGCAACTCCACCACTTGGTTGAATGATTGTAACTGTAGGAAATAGATCTAAATCTGTTTCTAAGCCATCTGAACCGGTAAATCTTGCTCTTAAAGCGATAGTATCACTTGGTTGTACAATATCAGATCTCGGAACTATAGCCATGTTTATCTCCTATACTAATATACCGATATATTAGCATGCCAAAAGGTACTCCATTATATAAGACTTTATCAAAATCTACATTTATTAATTTATACAAACAAGAAGGTAGTATCACCGGAATCTCAAGATTAACTGGATATGACTGCAAATCACTTCGCAATTTAATGCAAAAATATGATATTCCATTCAAATATAAAACTATATATAGTCATAATGATGATTCTTTCTCAATTGATACAGAAGAATCTTTTTATTGGGCTGGATTTATTGCTGCTGATGGTTGTATAAAATGCAGAAATAAAAATACGAAAATCCTTGCAATAGGTTTGGCCAATAAAGATGAAAAACATCTTGTTAAACTGAAAAATTTTTTATTAGCAGAAGAACCTGTAAAAAAATACATAAATTATTCATCAATTCATATAGTTTCTAATAAAATTGCAAAAGATCTTGAAAGATTCAATATTGTTCCCAGAAAAACACATGTATATAAATTTCCAGAATGGCTAATAGATCATCCTATGGTTAATCACTTTATGAGAGGTTATTTTGATGGAGATGGTGGGATTTCTTTATATACAAATTTAAAAAGAAATAGAACAATACCTCAATCAATAATATCTGTTAGAGGTACTTTAGATTTTCTACAAACATTTCAATCTATTTTAATAACCGGTGTGGGTGAACAAAACTTGAATAAAAACAAGATAAGATTATCAAATGGTATTCATATATTAATGTATTGTGGTAATAATAATGGTAAAAAAATATTCAATTTTTTATATAAAGATTGTAAAATATCATTAGACAGAAAATATAATTTAGTTAAAGCTTATTTGCAAACCAATAAAATCTAAGGAAAATATGTTCAACAAAGAAACATTTTTCGATGCTACCAAAATCAAGCTAGACGGCTGGCAACCAGATCCGGCTAATAAACAATATCTAAGTTTTGATAAAGCAAACTTCATTGCAGATCCTGAAAAAGCTGCCCGTGTTCAATATCAAAGCGCAACCGATATTGACTTAAGACCATACTCCTCACCCCGCCACGATCAACGTTCAACATCTTCCTGCGTTTCTCAGAGCGTAATTAAAGCACTTGAGATTAAGAGAATCATTCAGCATGGTCATTCAGCCCATGTAGATCTGTCCATTCTTGACTTGTACTATGGTGCTCGTGAGAGAATGACGCCACCAATGGTTGAATGGGATTCGGGTACGCACATTTCATTGGCTTGTGATGTGCTTCGTGACCTTGGCGTTTGTACGGATAAAATGCATTCTTGGGAATCTAATGATGTGTATAAAAAACCATCTATCATGGCTTCTCGTGAAGCTAGGCTTAATAGGATTAAGTCCCATTTCAAGATTAAAAGCTATGGTCAAGATCGCCTTGATGACATCATTTTTAATCTAAAAGCACATAACCCAGTAGTTTTTGGAACTGTAGTTGGTAAAGATTGGATGAATTACCGTGGAGGTAAAAATCCACTTCATGTTGAAACTACGCCAAAAGGCAGACATGCAATGTGTTGTCTTGGGTATGTTGATGGATTATTTATTGTCGAGAATTCTTGGTCGAAAAATTGGGGAGATAATGGATTTGGTTTTGTAGACCCAGAAGTATTTACCCATGCAAGCACACAAGACCTCTGGGTGATTGTTGATGGTTCAGAAGCATGGACGGAGAAATGATGAAAACAAATATATGGCTTATAGGTATTGCAATTTTACTAACAAGCTGCAGAGATCCTGAAACACCAAAACCAAACATAACTGTAAAAGACAACATTTCTTTATGTGAGTCTGCTTGTGCCTATGTTCAACCAATGGGTTGTCCAGAAGCTCAGCCTCTGGTATATCCTGGTACAACCTGTATAGCAAATGCAGAATGTGCAGAGGGAGATTGTGTCAACGGGAAATGTACAGAAACATGTGAAATGGTTTGCAAAGCACTTATAAATGAAGGCCGCCAACTTGGAATTGAATGTTGGCAAACCATCACTTCTTGTGAGCAGATCGAGTCTAAATGTAGATAAGTTAAGGAGGGCAAGCTTAAAAACTTGCCCCATCTCTTAAATAGGTGTAACGTTGGCTATACCAAATGGACGGGCAACGTTTATAGCAAACACCGCATTTTTGGGCTGACCTTTTTCTTCCCAATATACTTGGGCTATGTATGTGCCCAATGCATCAGCTCCTGTTGGAATTTGGATTCCATGTGCATACAATCCAAAACCTAGCCTTGTCATGTTTTGCGGATATCCTGCAGCTTGTGATAAATCTGGAAACATCACTCCTAAAACAATAGGAATATAACCATCTGAAAGAGCGCCCGGTGTATTATATCCATCACATTGGCAACCGGATTGAGTTTGAATAACTAGACGTACTAGTTGTCCAGTATTTGCAAAGATGTAATTCGCTGCTCCCATGATCTTATACTAGGTTATTCATCTACTGTTGCCTTCTTATACTTCGGATCAACAGCTAATGTTGGGCGTCTGTCCTCAAAATCCATATCCGCATTTTGTTCGGCGAACTTTTCAAGGGATTCATCATCATCGAAATCCAAATCTGGATAATCTGGAACCTCAATATCAGAGGCTTTACGATTAAGCCTAGTTGAGCTTCTATAGGCAGAATTAGCAATATCTATTCTGTGATTGAAAACCACTGGAGCAACTTCCCGAATCTTTAGCCAATTCTGCTTCTTAAACAAAGATCCGGAACGCCGAGAATTCTCTATATCCTCTCTGGTAAAATTATAGAGAGATTTACCATTCTTACCCCTAGCAAAAAGATTAATACTCTGACCACAGCGTATTGTCACTCTGAGGTCAGATATGCTCAAATCTTGAGTTCCGGATATATTAGTTACCCAGAATTCTTCAGCCTTCTTTACTACCACCGTTGCCCTCACTAATTATTGCGACTTCAACAGCTTTGGGTTGTTTGCGGTTATTCAAACCAATAGAAAATGCAACTTCCTGACCCTTTTTAAGGGTTTTGAAACCTTCACTTACGATATCTGACCAATGAATAAAGATATCTTGTTCGTTTGGTCTTGAAATAAAACCGTAACCTAATTTTGCATCAAACCAACAAACCACACCAACATATTTTTCTTCTTGCATATTCCATCCTTTGAGATCTTACTTTGAACTCAAAATAATGAAGAATTATGCCTTTGTTACAAAACTTAGTCTAATTTTACCAATGACTTATGAGAATTAATATCTTCTTGCCATGAGGTATCTGCAGGAAGAATCTCTACACCATCAACAACCAAATCACCTACACAACCAATTGATTTATGAATTTCTGCAATACCCATAGCAGCTATATGCTTTCGTTCATACTCATTTTTTGCACCTTTAATAGCGTTTTGAAACTTTATAATCAAACCTTTGACTTTATCTTCGACACCTTGTTCACGAGCAAGCTTTAAAATAGAGTTAATTGTTTGACCCTCTGTCATTACAGACTTCTTGTTATTTTTTAACAATTCTTCTTTTGTTACGTATCTCATAGATGCACCTTCATTGAACTTGCCTTAGGAATATAGTAAGGACTCGTAATTCCAGGAACATTACTTACCCCATTAATTTCAAAAACCAATGTTCTGGAATATGGAAGTTTTGTTGATGGAAATACGCCAATTATCTTTATTTCATTATTATGAACTCGATTATGGCAATTAGCACAGATAATACAAACATTTCCCCAATCATCTGTACAATTTGGATCAGTTCTCTCAACAATATGATGATAATGAAGAACTGATTTATTTGATTCTTTGCAAATTTCACAATCAATTTTTTTAGGCTTTAAGTTTCGCGATTTCAGCTTCATGTTTATTATTATATCACGAACCCAATAACACGCTGAATTAGTCTATAATAATTTTTTCTAATTTTGGACAGAACTTGATAACGGACTTTGCTGCTAGGAGTCCTTCGTTACGTCCATAGTCTCCCCATTGAGAAATACGCATGTAATCTTGAGACTTACCACCTTGACCTAAAGCTGTCATAACGGGAGAATTTGAATATACAGATCCACAAGCCGAACCCAATCCAACATAGATGCCTTCAGCCCCCATTTGGGTCATGACATAAGGAGCCATCTGCTTACCAACCTTAATAAATGTTGTATAAGGAACACGAGTACCTTTTTCACTAATAATTTCAATACCAACTTGTGCCAAAGATCCTTCAAATATAGATTTAAAAGCTAATGCACGTTCATATCTTTTATGTAATGTTTTGAGAGCTTCTTCTAAAGCAACAGCTGTAGCGATAACAGATCCTACATCCGGAGTGCCAGGACGATCATGATGATATCTAGAACCAAGACCAAATGGCTGCCACCATTTTTCTTCTTGAACATACAGAATACCTACATTAGCAGGTCCACCAAATTTATGAGCACCAAACGTTGCAATCTTAAGATTTGGAATACTAGATACATTAATAGGAATCTTTCCAAGAGATTGAGACATATCCGAGAAGAATGGTACTTTTATATCTTCAATTGGCTGAATTGTTCCAAGTTCATTATGAACATGAATGCATACAAAAGCTGTACCATCTTGTGGAGTAAATGTACAATTAACCATACCTTCTTTAGAAACAAGCAAATCATTATTACCAAAGAGTGTATTTGCTTTTTCCGCTACTGATTTGTGTTCAATAGTTGATGTATAGATTTGTTTGAACTTTTGAGCTGCAAGTATTTCCAATCCCCACTCACAAGCCTGGGTACAAGTACTTGTGAAGAAAATTTGGCTTGGGCGAGCCGCACCGATCATTTTAGCAATCTTCGCCCTTGATTCTTCTAAAGCAGCCGCTGCTATTCGTCCAGGAACAGAAGATGACATGGTGTGACCATGTCCTCCTAATGAATTATTGAAATGCGCAAATGCTTCGAGAGCTTTTGAATTTAGTGGTAAATGTGCGTTAGCGTCTAGAAATAATATCATTAACTTCCCGCAATGTCATAGGCTTGAAATCGGCTTTTGTCATTACTTAAACATATAACGCTATCTGTAGCTCCTTTCTTAGACAGCTTTAGACACCAATATGCCAAGCATGAACATCTACAGTACCAGTACCTCTAAACCAGATTTTATCTTCATTTCGAACATCGAAGTTAAAGATTTGGTTTGCTGAAATTCTTCCATGTACAGTATTTCCATTGAATGAGTATTCAATATCAGTTCCAGAGGAACAAACAAACATCATACGACGTGGACCTCTGAACTTAATTAAAACATTATATCCATCTGTAGTTGGAAATGATCCTGATGTTACAGTTACCCTTTGATAGAAATTGAAATCTTTACCTAAATTTTCCGCCATACTATCTCCCTATATTCTATTCTGAGTAATCTTTACAATCATTTTGAAACATCAAAGGATTCTGCTAATATGAAAATGCATGATTGTGAGATTATCAATATCAGTGATATGGGTGTATATGCGCAGATCGCACTCACCGACCGCGCATCCGAAAATTCAATGGAAAAATGAAAATTAGACATGAAAAAGTACTTGACGAAGTTTCATATCCGAGATATAGTTCTCAGTATTGAAGGGAAAATACCTATGACCAAATCAATTTTCGTACTTATGACTCTTGTCTTTACCATCGGCTGCTCCGAAACTAATGTTTACGAATCTAGTGAGGAAGGTGCTGGAGGCTCTTCAGAAAATACTAGCTCAAGTTCAAATACTGGTGGCAATGACATTGGTGGCACTTCCGGTAATGACATTGGTGGAACTTCCAGTACTAATTCTGGTAGTTCTACTTCAATTGATGGTGGCGGCACTGGGTCTCCATCAGATGTGTTCACCGAGTCTTGTATTGAAGCTGGTGAAAGACTGATGACCGGATATTTGGAAAGTTATTCTTTCATCAGTGATACCAATCGAGCTACGCTTTTAGCTCATAGTGCCAATGGAACATTGAATGATATCAACGAAAATTTGATGACATGTTCTTGTCCGGCCGGAACTTTTGGAGGTACCGCTCTTTGGATTCCTGGACTGGAAAAGACAAACAGTTTTGTTGCTGATGATTTTTCATTAAGTATGTTCGGAATGCGATTGATGGACAGGTTCTCTATTGAGAGTTATCCGAATATTTGCGGTGATGCCTGTGTTGATTTGACTAATGTTGTTAGTCCAACAGATAACGTTTGTGCTACCTCAGCAGGCATAATTCCGGTGCTTTGTGCGTCAACTACAGCTACACCAGCTGAATGCACTGTTTATGAAAACAACTCAACAAATGCCAAGGCTAGTTTTCTTTGTTGTCAAACTTCAAACTATCTCAAATTAACTTTGAGCACAATGTGAACGGCAAATTTATCTACAAGCTAAAGCATTGGAGCTTTTTGCACAATATTATTAGTATTATTAGTATTATTAATGTATTAAAACAATGGAAAGGCCGGGAAAACCGGCCTTTCCTATTTCCATTCACCAACACCAAGAGATTGTTGGATTCTTAATCTTTAACTGGCCTGTATCATTCGTACCACCAGTATGCATTCTTACATAAAGAAAAGCATCCTCTACTTTAAATCCTATTCCACTATTGAAATCCATTGATACGGCGTAGTCTGTGGATTCCGTTAGCATTGAAATTGTTCCTGACGTTTGAAGCGAAGTATTTCCTCGAACAATCCATGCTTGTGTAATAACACCACTCATTGTTCCGGCAGAACTCCACCAATATGCATTGTAGTTGAAAGATAAGATTCTCGCACCATATGGTATGACACTAACCAACGGGACTTTCCAAGCAAAGATAATTGAAGATGCATTTGGCCCTATGTTTACCAATATCTGATTATATTCAGCAACCAGATATAACAAACCATAAGCCGCATAATCTCCTTGACCAATTCCGAATGATGAGGCGGAGGTTTGAGAAGATCCAATTATTCCAGAACAACCATCCAGTGGCATGGTAATGAGATCATTAGTGTTTCTATCAACCGTACAGTTATCACTATGTTTTAGTACATATGATGTACCGCCAACAAATGGAGATGACCTGTAGCTACTAAGAAAGTTATCATAGATATTAGCATAGACATCACTACCTTCGGTATCGATAAATGCTGTGATACTTGAAGTAGTGACTTTATAAAGTCTGTTGTTACACACATGGCCATACCCTGCTGATATCTTAATACCAGTTCCGTTGCTTGCTACATAAACTTGATTTCTGTTAATTTGAAAAGTACCACTACCAAGTATTTTTATCGTTGTAGATGTATTAAGGCCAATATTTGTAAGTATAGCTGATATCAACTCAGGGTAATTTACAACGTTGTCTTGGATATATGGAATACCACCATAAACCGATGTATATACGTTTATTGAATAGCATTCGTTTCCAGAAATTATGAATGATGCATTTGAAACTAATGTTTCAAGATATTTTCCATTAGCACCAGCCGGGTAAATTGCAGAACAGTTATTGTTACAGATCCTAATGCTTTTGTCATGTTCTTCTTTTGATAGACTTCCAATGGTCACATCTGTTCGTCTAGCAGAAACACCAATTAAGAAACCGCTACTTCGAATATCAGAGTTTACGTATCCAGAACTATTGTTTCCACAAATCTCAACATTCTCAGTCTTGAATGTTTGATCTTGACCAGTTATCAAAATTGACTGGTATCCGTCAATAATGTTATTGTTTACCTTGATATTTCTCAAGGTTGTTACAATATGATTTGAAGCAGAAATACCTGACTGATAGAAACCAATAGCACAGTTGTATGAACTCAATGTAGCATCGTGGAATATATTTTCCTCAATGTAGATGTTTTCAATGATACCAGAAGCAGGATTGATTGTGGAATATAAAGCAATATATGGATATCTTTCGCCAGTGGTTTGACTAAAATCACAGCGCTGTATTCTACAATTGCTTGCACCAGCCACAAACCTGATACAGCTTTGAGTGCTAGATAAGTGGCAAAGGTTTGAAGAATCATAACTTGTAAGAACGCTGTTATAAACGATATTCAAGCCTCTGAATTCTACACCATCTTTTACCAAGAAACCAGTTGGAGTATTGACTTTAATTACACCACCATCATCTTCAAATACGAGTTTAGAAGTGATACCGGTAAGATCTATTGTTGAGTTAATTTCAACATCGCCCTTCACTTTGATGTAAAGAGTTTTTGCTGTTGTTTTTTTTGCCCAGGTAATGATCTGATCAAAGTTTGTGAAGTTGGAAGTTTCCGGTTTGTCAGAGATGCTTAGTGTTATATTCGCTGTCTCATTTAGAATATATTTTCTAGCATCGCTAACAGAATTTAGCGTTAGGTTTCCAATTTCTGGTTCAAGTTCAGTTCCTGGGTAGATTGTTACATTTACTACATATAGAAGCAACAATTCTTTATGAGAGTCTATAATATCCTGGAACGAATAACTCTCAACAAATTCACCAGTTATAGACTGGAAGAACTGTGCCCCTGTGTTTTCAGGAATTGTACGAAGTGTTCCATTCTTTGTTGCACAAACAAATACATTGTATGTACCAGAACTACCAATCATCTCTGGTATTACAACATCCATTGCTGATATTGCAACAAAGGATCCGTTAATAAGACCAAAACCACCTGAGAACTGTAGGACAGCATCGTTCACTCCAGTTCCTATGTATTCAAAACCTCTTACAACTCCGTTTGCGTGCAAGTATCGTTCACCAGATTCAATAAACCTAATAGCCGAATCTGTGAAGTTCTCTTCTGATGTAGTGCCAAATTCACGCAAATCAGTGATTGATCCTACAACAATTTCGTTGTGAGAAACACCAGCAATCCTCATAACTTCATTATCTTCAGCCAAAGTTGGGAAGATTTCTATATCAATATATTGAGGAGTATTTGTAGAGATAATTGTACCTGGAATTGTTCCAATTTCACGAAATTCTATATCGATAAAGTTAATATAAGTTTCATCATAGAAACGAACTGGAACATTTTTGAAACCAGTAGTAAGAGGTCCATTCCTTGAAATTCCAGGAGTTGTATCCCAACCAACCCCAATGTCTGGAGGAGATCCGATATAACCAGTGTATTCACCAGTAGTATTATCGTAGTTTGTTATTACGAAACGAACCCAGAATCTAAGATCATCATCAAGTCTGTATCCTCGAAGTTTTGGTGAAACATTTCTAATCTGCCAATTAGCACGATCAGTGTTAATCTTCGCAGTATCGGCAGACTGCTTTTCCATACGAGCACGTTCTATCGCCTGAGTCTTACCGTACTGTTCAACGAAGATTTCGTGATATCTATGGAAGGTACCTTGTTCTACCAAGTGATGAGCATTGAAACCAACAGAATCTTCTGTTAAGTAAATTATTACATTTTGGTTTTCTGGAAGTACTGCGCCCATAGCGCTACCTCCAGCATGAACACTATTTACAACTAATACATCTGTTGTATCAGCAACCTCATTGTAAAGGATATCACCAATTATAAATCTTCCGTAGCCAACGATACTTGTATCAGATTCAGATGTTGGTTGAACAACAATCGTCTTGCCAGGAGCAAGTTTTTCAGCAAACAAAGCCTTGTTAATACGATAAGTTGTTGTTATCGTATTGTTTGGTATGTCTGAGAAGTTCGAAATGATAGTAGCTTGCCAGTATTCATCTCCATCTGTATAGCTCTTAGTTCTAAGGAAGTCTCTTCTGGAACCATTAGCCAGATAGTTGCGATCCTTTACCGGAGAATGAATAATTGTTGGCATGTTTACAGCTTCAAGTGCTGTCGTATAACCACTAGTAACAGGAGACGCTACTACTGCTTTTCCTGCTCCAAAACCGAGGGCATCATAACCATCAGTTGCATCACCAATAACATTATGGTTATAAATGCCTTCTTCTATGATCGTAGACGCTGTTTGACCAGCAATAATAGTAAATGCAGAATTTCTCCAAGAATCTGCAAGCATAATTCCAAACTCACCTTCGTGCTGGAAGGCAATGAATCTGTAATTGTTACCAGAAGCTCTAAATGCTAGGTTAGTAGCTTCAACAATCGTCTCTAAAGAATAAGCACCTGGAGTTGTACCTTCATTTCCAGTAACATCTATTGGATATAGATCTATATGGATATCCGGTTTTCCCGTTGGGTACAGTCTAAACCATAAATTGTAATGTTTCTCATTAAGAGCACCAGGATCAAATCCGATACCAATAGCCATAGCACCTCTAGGTGAGGCAACTATAATACTATCAAGAGCTGTAGAACAAGCGCCATCAGGAACTGTATCAGCATGTGCGCCAGCAACTGCTAGTACACCCTTTGTGTTGATGTCATGACGACGACGGTCAATACGAGCATAAGCATAACCATCGCTTGTGCCATCTCGATTTACAAGGTTCCAACCATCAACACGAACAACCCACTCTACACCTGGGGTTAATCTAAAAGAACTAACTCTAAATTCACTGGAAATACCATTTCCATAGTTAATTCGTAGTATATCGCCAACTTGAACTTGCGTAAATTTCGCATCAAAACTGAAATCAGAATCATCTTCTGGAACAAAAGAGATGACATCATCACCATTTGTAATAGAATCTCTCGGACCTGTTTGATTCAATTCTGCTAGATATGCGCGACATTTTGTTTCTGGAACAATTTCGTAATTATAACCGTCAAGATCAATTCTCTGAACTCTAGCATTTCGAGGAATACCATTAGAGTTTAGAGTTGCACGGTCAACACCAGTTGAAAGAGTTTCTTGGTTATCAAGGAAGTCTAGAACTTCTTGAAGGTTCTCAGCATCTGTTGGAAGCTCATTCCAATCCTGTGCAAAAACTGTGATAGCTGTTGCTGGATGAGCATCATATATAGTATTTTGATGATTGATGAGTAATTGATTAATCTGATATAAAGCTTGTGCTAATTGAATGGCCGTAAGAGCATTACCATCTTTATCATACAGTGTAAATGATAAATCAATCTGATTGTCATAATGGCGAGCACGAGTTATACCATCGGCAAGTAATGCAACACCAGCAATATGATTTAAAAGATCCGTATTAGTTTCTGCGGCTAAGCTTGCTGTGTTATTCGCAACAATATCAATAGCATTGATTTGAGCTTGCAAATCAAGGGTACTAACATCAAGGTCAAGTTTGTATTCCTTGATACCAGCATTATTTGCAATGTACTTATCAACAATTGGTAAAGCTACAAAACCAGCAGCTTCAATTGCTTCTGTTCTAAGCGTTCCATCTTTGTTTAAAGATATACTAATCCTTGAATCCAATGAAGACGTTGAACCTGAAGGAGTGATGCCCAATTCTTTTTCAATAGCAAAGACCGAAGACCTGAGCTGGTTAATAACTACAGTGCCTAGCTCGGAAATAAGATCATCAATACGAATAATGGAGCGATCATCATCAATCGCCTGAGGATAAACTGTCATGCTTACTCGTTTGGTTTAGAGGTTTCATCTACAGTGCTTTCAGAGTTCTCTTCAATTACATCTGTAGTTTCTTTTAGGTTCATTTGTTTGGCTAGACCGCCAACCTTAGCCTTAACTTCGTCTGGTACATACTTTCTAATGTGGAATTTAGCGAATCGATAAACTGTTGCGCTAAAGAAGCCGGCAATTAAACCGAAGAACAAACGCCCAGATGCGGATGCAGCAAACTCTTGTGGGTATGGGTAATCAGAAATAAAACGTGCCATCAATCCACCAATAACTACAGGGGCTGCTGGAAGTATCCATTCATTCCAAACATCAATGAGAAAATCCTCAAGTTTTTTGGGGAGAATAATCTCGGCTTTCTTAAAAATGGCTTCAATAATAGCTCTAAAAGCCATAACTACAAAGTTAATGCCAAAGGCAAAAACAAAAAACACTAAACTGAATAGGCTTAGAAGCGCTGTTTCCATGGAACCTCCTTCAGAATGCTGGGTTATGCAGTCTTTCTATCCATAATCACTTAATAGAAATCTAGCATATTCTTTGTATATCTTCCTGATTATTAATTATACTATCACCATATTTCCAGACAATTTCTTCACCACGAATTATTTTAAAGTCTTTGTTTTTAGAAATGGTGTTAAAAGCCGTCATAGCTTTCCAGATTTTCCAATCTTCACGATTTTGAGTTGACTCAGATGTTACGTTATACACCCAATTATTTTTGGATTCATTAAAACCAATACTGTAATGATTGGACCTAAATCTGGATAGATAATCTATATCATGACAAAGCTTCATCTCTTCGGAATAGTTTACATCCGTTAAGATACCAATAAAAGTTGGATTCCAAATATCAGTTTTAACCGCACCTTCTGTTTTATATACAATATCTCTAAATCTAAAACTGATATCAGTTTTACCTATCAGGTGGTTATTACTAAGATACAAAATTGAATCACTTAGATAAGATTCACCATACCAATCATCAGAATCAAAAATTGCATAAATTTTACGCTGATTTTGTCTCATCCAATTCAAAGCGATGTTATCTAGAACACCAAGCATATTAGATTTTGATCTTAACTGAATTACATTTCCGGGATTTGGAACTTCGTAATTTTCTAATTCTCCATTAAATACAAATAGTATTTCCTTATCCTGATGAGTTTGATTTTCAAAATTGGTAATGATGTTATCAAGCCACTTTCTTTTATGAGCTTTACAAATTACCGTAATCATTACACGCCATTAAATAATGTAAAGTATTCATCAACAAATATTGCATATGCCCAAGTATATACACCTGAAACAATATTTACTTGAGGGTAGGTGTCATCTAATACATTCATATAAACACTAGAAATGATACCTGAATCATGAGTAAAATCTCTGGTATTTTTTGCAACAACTAATGAAGAACTAGATGGGTTATAATAAAAACCACATGTAAGAGAAAATGTTACATTATAAGAAACTGAGTTAAACATTTGTCCATGAACTACATATTGGTATACATAATTAAATCCTAAAGCTCCGTATTTGTTTGAATTTGATGAAAGCGAATATGGAGAATTGAATGGAATACTTATAGTTCCAGTACCAGTTCCACAATACGTATCCTTATAATAACCAAGAAATGTTGCTGCCATAGATTCCTTAAGAGTAATTCACATCAGTTTGAATTACATAACCGGTGCCACCACCCCAGTGCCTTGCTGCTATATACGATTTACCATTATTAACCCATCTTATAATTGCGCCAGCTGGGATATCAGACAGAACAAGTGTTCCACCATTTCTACTATATTCAATTGTATTATAGTATTGATCCTTGTACACATTTGTTGCACAATATGTCACTATGTAACTTGATGTTCCAGTTTCTAGATTATACGAATGTACAGACTCTTCTGAACCTACGGTAATACTTTGACCAATTGGTGCTCTGACTGATAAACAATCTGAAATATCATTAGATCCCATACTCAAATCACCTAACATGGCTCTAACACCCGATCTGTTTAAATATTGTAAGTGATCATCATTCGTTAGACCTGTCAAAGATCCGTGATCTTGTGCTCCTGATAAAAATGTTCCCCATGAAAGATTACCAAGACCATCAGTCATCATTGCCTGTCCAGATAATCCATCTGTATGTGGCCAAATCAGAGCGACACCAGCATTTAAGGTAATATTCATAGCGTCTAAGCCAATATCCATAGTTTTTAAGTTAATACCAATATCTGAGTCTATTGTTATACTACTAATTCCAATCGTAGAATTTGAAGTAGTAAGTGTAATATCCCCACCAGTTCCAGTCGTAGAACTTCCGGCAGTAATTGTAATATTACCACCAGCTATATTAGGACCAAAACCACCTTGTATATATATATTACCACCGTAATTTGATCCGGAACCACCTCGTAGGCTTGAATTACCACCGTAATCTAATCCACTACCACCTTGTATATTTATATTACCACCAAGTGTTGTTGAATTACCGGCTCTCAAATTAATACCACCACCCAAACCATTAGTACTGTCTCCTAAGAAAACTATAAAATCAGAACCAACATACCCATCAGCTCCATTAAAAGTAAAAGAAGAACAATTACCAGTTGGATTGTCGGTTAAAGAAACTGTAAAACCACCACCAGGATCTGAATTTTTAATTTCACTTCCTTGATTGATATCTACATCAACACCGCCAGAAAAATTTCCAAATTCAAGAATAGTTTTCCAGTTTTGTTCAGTAGAAACTGCTTGATCAACATACCATTTTGTGGCTGCATCTTGTGGTTGAACCGGGTTCTGCAATTCATGAATAAACTGCATATCCATACTAATTGGATTTGAACCAGCATGATTATTAACCTGTAAAACGGTTGGTAAACCAACATCTCCAGCCATAGCTGTTGATATCAATTCCAATGTTTCCTGAACGTTCAATCCAGGAAATGCAGAAATAATTGGGCTCATATCGATTTGGGTAGCGTCATGTCGCCAATCACAACCCTTGCGATGAGCTTCAAAATCCTGCTTATGAGTTCCGAGAAACCCACCCTCTTGTAGCCTACCTGAGCCTATAAAACGTTCGCAAACCATGATTCAATACCTCATTATTCAGATGTCTTTCTTAGTATATTAACAATTGAGTTGTATTGTGAACTACCCATGCCTAAAGGCAAGGGCTTCTTGGATCGTTAATGATCCAACATATTGAGGATTATCCTCAATAGCTTGTGGAAATAATCTATATTGAAAAGTAATCATTATGATTTTGAGGATTCTTGAAGAGTTTTGAGTAGATCTAAATATGCATATACTTTTAGATTTCAGACGGAAATTCATCCCCCAGCTAAAACAAGGGGATTTCTTGCACATGTTTGTTAAATTATTAGGTCGTGCTGATGTCCAAGAACAATACCTACACTAACTATATTACCATCATCATAAACAGGATGGTTATGACCTTGTACAATACTTGTCATTTGTGATAATGATTTTCCTTCAGATCTTACAAGACGATGCATGTGAGGAGGAATACCACCAGGGCCACTTACACTCCCAAGTCCTGTCATAATTGTAATCGGATACATTGAAGTATCACGAATTGAACGTACCTGATAAATTGGATCCGTCTTACGAACACGTACAGAAGTAAACTTTTGAAGACCGGATTCTTCAAGCAGTGTTCTGTTGCGCTCTACATCTATAATTTCATATCGCCATTCAACAGTACCATCCTGACTAAATCTGATAAAGAAGTCTCCGTCTTTGATGGATGGAGTTACTAATGTCCAGCAATTTGGAATGAATGTATTTTCAAGACCAGATTCTTCTCTCTTAATATCTTCCTTTGTTGGTCCGAAACGAACTAAAATCTTACCATCAGATCTTCTTTGGTTAAAATATTGCTCATATCCACTAACTAAAGTTGTTCCATATGTATCCAAACCACGATGGATTGTATTCTCTCTTGTAGAATCATGTAAGAAGGATTCCTTTCCAGACCATTGTCTCTTGAATAATACAACCGGTTCTCCAGTTAATTCAAGAAGGTATTCCTCTCTCATATTTGTATGGTCTTGAATACTTAGACCACGAATGGCTCCATCGCCGTTGTCATATCCATCAGCACATCCGTATTCGCCACCAAAGTAAGTACCAACACACTTACCAGAGAGATAATCTCCCATGTACGTTCTATCATACCCGGCCAAATCATATGCTGGGAATCCTTCATTTGCATCTTCTACAACTTTTAAATCGTTTTCAGATGAAACAATGTCCACACGTTCTCGATAACCATCTTCATTAGTTCGTGCATATTGTAGTTCGAACTTTATTTCCTCAAGTCCTTGAACTGTATTCCCATCCTCGAACCCATACCATAGTTGTACAAAAGGATTATTAAAGTAATGAACACCATCGTATCCGTTTGTTGTATGAATCCTAGCATCATATCCATACAATCCACGCTGGTTTATACTGAATAACAATAGATTATTGTCAACCAAATCAACTGCAGAATATGCGATAGGTTCTGCGCCAATTAATATGATTCCTGTTGAAGGAAAAACAGAAGCATCATCAACCGGAATAATTAAATCAGTTGCGGATATGTCTTCACGGAGTCCAGCCTCTGGATAGATTCTCATACCATCATATTCTGGTAACGAATTGTATTGAAGTGTACCCGCTTCATGAGCTGTTGAACGAACAGCAAAGTAGTAAATATTACCACGCTTAAATGTGTTTCGGATAGTTGTTGTAAGTTGAGTTCCTGGAACTACAAACTTTACACCTTCAGTGAAAACATCTTTCTTTTCTGAAGAATAGTAAATGTTGTAGTAAAGATCCCAGCCTGTAGGATTTAAAAGAAAAGCTTTGTGCCATTCCAGTGCAACAGAGTATCCATCTCCCAGGGACGCAACAGTGCGAAGCCCATGGAGTGATCTATCGAACGTACGAGTCAAAGCTGGAATGCATTGGCTGCTGAACAACCAAGAACGAAGCGATGCTATGACTTGTTCACCCTCTTGAATTGATGCAGATAGTAGATGTTCTACGAAAATATTTGCAAAAATTTGATCTGGTTCTTCTATTGAAGCAAATAGCGAACGTTCTTTAAGTATATTCGCGAGAACTTGTTCGGATTCATTTATCGATGCCGAAAGTACCACAGCTAAACCAACTAGTAAATTAGCTGTCAGTTCGTCATGTTCATCAATTGTGGCTGATAATTCACGAGTCACAGATAATCCACCAAGAACTTGATCTGTATTCTCAATGATTGCAGATAATGGATGGGCTACTTTTAATGCTCCTAGGATTTGATCCGTGTTATCAAGCGCAATTGATAACTCTCTAGTCGCAATCAAATTACCAAGAACTTGATCTGTATTCTCAATACTAGTAGACAACGGACGAGCTGCCGTCAATGCTCCTAGAATTTGATCATTTTCATTGATCTCAACAGAGAGTCCGAGATTAGTTTTGAGTGCTCCTAGAATTTGATCCGTGTTATCAAGTGCAATTGATAGTTCTCTAGTCACAATCAAATTACCAAGAACTTGATCTGTATTTTCAATGATTGCAGACAATGGACGGGCTATCGTCAATGCTCCTAAAACCTGATTTGTGTTATTGATTGTAGCTGATAGTTTCCGATCCACAATCAAATTTCCAAGAATTTGATCTGTGTTCTCAATAATAGCGGATACAGGACGAGCTAATGCCAATGTACCAAGAACTTGATCAGAATTCCCGATTAATGCTGATAGCTCTCTAGTCACAATCAAATTTCCAACAATTTGATTATTCTCATTGATCTTGGCAGATATTCCACGATCGGTTTTGAGTTCTCCTAAAACCTGATCCGTATTATCAATGGTAGCTGATAATTCCCTAGCCACAATTAAATTACCAAGAACTTGATCATTATTCTCAATGATAGTAGTTAATGGACGTGATACTGTTAATACTCCTAGAATTTGATCCGTATTATTAACACTAGTAGCCAATTGGTGAACTACCGTTAATGCTCCTAAAATTTGATCATCATTCTCAATTGTAGTTGATAGCTTCCGATCAACAATCAAATTACCAAGAATTTGATCTGTGTTCTCAATAATAGCGGATACTGGACGGGATACCGTCAATGCTCCTAAAATTTGATCATCATTCTCAATTATAGCTGATAGTTTTCGATCCACAATCAAATTACCAAGAATTTGATCCGTATTATTAACACTAGCAACCAATTGATGAGCTACCGTCAATGCTCCTAGAATTTGATCTGTGTTATCGATTGTAGCTAATAGTTTACGATCTACAATCAAATTACCAAGAACCTGATCATTATTCTCAATGATAGCAGCTAACGGACGAGCTACCGTCAATACTCCTAGAACTTGATCATTATTATCGATTGTAGCTGATAGTTTTCGATCTACAATTAAATTACTAAGAATTTGATCAGTATTCTCAATGATAGCGGATACGGGACGAACTACTTTTAATGTTCCTAGGATTTGATCCGTGTTATCAAGTGCAATTGATAGCTCTCTAGTCACGATCAAATTACCAAGAACTTGATCTGTATTTTCAATGATGGCAGACAATGGACTGGTTATTGTCAATGCTCCTAAAATTTGATCATCATTCTCAATTGTAGCTGATAGCTTTCTATCCACAATCAAATTTCCAAGAATTTGATCTGTGTTCTCAATGATAGTGGATACAGGACGGGCTACCTTTAATACTCCTAAAATTTGATCATTTTCATTAATCTCAATGGAGATTCCACGATCAATTTTGAGTACTCCTAGAAGTTGATCATTATTTTCAATTGTAGCTGATAATTTTCTATCAGCAATCAAATTACCAAGAACCTGATCTGTGTTCTCAATGATAGTGGATACGGGACGTGATACCGTTAATGTTCCTAAAACCTGATCTGTGTTATTGATTGTAGCTGATAGTTTCCTATCCGCAATCAAATTACCAAGAATTTGATCTGTATTCTCAATGATGGCAGCTAATGGACGTGATACTGTTAAGACTCCTAGAATTTGATCAGTATTATCAATGGTAGCTGATAGTTTCCGATCCACAATCAAATTACCAAGAATTTGATCTGTGTTATCGACGCTAGTAGCCAATTGTCGAACTACCGTCAATGCTCCTAAAATTTGATCATCATTCTCAATTGTAACTGATAGTTTCCGATCCACAATCAAATTTCCAAGAACCTGATCTGTGTTCTCAATAATGGCGGATACAGGACGAGCTACCGTTAATGATCCTAAAATTTGATCGGTATTCTCAACAATTGCCTCTAATTCAATTGGCTGAGCCGGTGTCTCGTAAATAATCGACCCGAACTGCGCGCGATAATCGTCAGTGCTATCATCGCCGCCATAGGCTGAAATTACAAACGCTAGCCCGTTATCCCACCCTGTAGAACCTCCACAGAAAACAACGCGTTCGCCGATGTTTTCCGCGGATCTAACGGGAAACGTGGTCCATGCCGTACCATCCCAAACAGCTCCTATTACTTGCTCATTTCCCGGCGTATTTGCCTCGCCGAGCGGATCAATAACCAGTATTATCTGCTCATTAGCAGTAACGACAATTTGTGGTCTGGGCTGAGATCCATATTGACCGAAAGCAAGCGGATCTACAATCGATTGAGTGATTGTTCCATCAGCAGCTACTTGTGCAATATATATTTCACCACTGATGTAATCAGCTGTACGAGCAGATGTAACGAAATACGCGTTACCGTTAACCGTTGCAGACCCACCAACATGAGTTTGATAGCTTTGTGCGCATAGCGTTTGCACGTTACCGACGGTCCAGTTACTATCAGATGCCGTAAGTATTTGACATTCTGCCGCTAAACCATGATCACCGTTGTGGCCAGTGCCGGAAACACCATACGCAACAACGACATTACCGACGGTTCCGATTTGCTCGCCGTGAACTACACATTCATAAGCCGCTTCACTAAGCGGATTTTGTACTCTAGTCGTGAGAGCAGTTCCGCCGGTTACACCACTAAGATCAAGAAATCCAGCGGTTGCTGTTACATCCAGCGGTGCGTGCGTAACAATAGCGCGCCACGTTCCCGCGTTGTCACCGTTTGTACCTACCACTAAAACACGCTCAGCAGCATTTCCGTTGAGAATGACTTGCAAGTCACGCCATCGTGTAACAGTTCCAGCACCTACTGTGGGAAGGTACATACTGCTGGTTAGCCACGTCCAACCTGTGATCTCCCCACCTGTACGAGTGAGCGAAAACCGTGCGTAGCAATCGCCGCCGCCATAATAGTGAAGAAAGTGGCAATTGCCAGCGGAGTCTTGCTTGAGTGCAAAATTGCGTGTGACGTAATCAATACTTGTACCGCTAACAATCGACCATGTTTTTCCATCGTCAGACGACGTCCACAAATCAGATGACGCACCACCAGTCACAGTGATGACTGTAAATAATTCGTGATTACCACCACTATCTCGAACGATTACAGCTGTGGAAGGAGCCCAGCTGATTTCGGTATTCGCGAAAGGGGTACTTGCTTCGTTTATGGTGATCACCGCGTCAGTATTAACCAAATTGCCAACAATTTGATCAGTATTATCAACGCTAGCAGCCAACGGGCGGGATACTGTTAAATCTACTAGAGCTTGATCAGTATTCTCGATAACTGCTTTTAATTCAGTTGATAGTACCGTTAATGCTCCTAGAACCTGATCGGTATTTTCAACAATTGCTTCTAATTCGATTGGTTGAGCCGATGTCTCGTAAATAATTGATCCGAATTGGACGTCCCAATCATCCGAACCACTATCTCCATAAACACTGGTGACGAAGGCTAGTCCTCTATCCCATCCAGTACATCCACCACAGAAATCTACTCGTTCTCCGATATACTTTGAAGAACGAATTGGAAAAGATTCCCAATCCGTTCCGTCCCAAACTGCACTAATCAATTGTTCTTGGCCAACCGTCGTTGCTTCCGATAAAGGATCGACGAGCATGATTATTTTCTCGTCGGAAGTTACTACGATCTGTGGTCTTGGTTGAGATCCGTATTGTCCGAATGTAAACGGATCTGTAATCGATTGAGTAATTGTGCCATCGGATGCAACTCTAGCGATTTGAATCGTTCCATTTATGTATTCTGCGGTTCTACTTGCAGTTACAAAGTAAGCATTCCCACCAACTGAATTAGATGAACCCAATTGTGTTTGATACGATTGTGCTCGTAGTGTCTGAACCGCTCCAACTGTCCAATTGGAACTGCTAGCGGTCAAAATTTGACATTCAACAGGTGCTCCAAATTCACCGGCATGACCGGTTCCACTAACTCCGTACGCAACAACGATATTTCCAGCAGTTCCAATTTGTTCTCCATGAACCCCGCACTCGTATGGGGCTTCACTGGCCGGTGACTGTGTTCTTGTTGTTAATGCGGTTCCACCTACGGATCCACTCAAATCTAAAAAGTCGGACGCGCTAGATGTTGTTAAAGGCCCATGACAAATAATACCTCGCCATGTTCCAGCATTATCACCATTTGTTCCAAAGCAGAAGACGCGTTCATTTCCAAGCCCGTCTTCTAAGATCTGCAAATCACGCCAATGAGTGTAATCACCAGCGCCTACTGTTGGCAAATATATACTCGACGTTTCCCAGGTCCATCCAGTGATCGCACCGCTTGTTCGAACAAGGCTGAATCGTGCGTAGCAATCACCTCCACCGTAATAGTGAAGGAAATGGCATTTTCCGGAAGCATCTTGTTTCAACGAATAGTTGAAAGCGACATAATCGACTGATGCTCCGCTGACTATTGCCCATGTCTTCCCGTCATCAGCCGATTTCCATAGGTTAGCCTCTGCCGTCCCATTAATCGGAATGACTGTAAATAATTCGCCATTTCCACCGTTATCTTTAATGATAACATTTGTGGGCGGGGCCCATCCCATTTCAGTATTTGAGAACGGAGCGCTTTCTTCATGTATGATAAGTGTTAGGTCAGTATCAATATAAGGTGCGAAAGCTACTTTACAAAAAGCCTTTAATGACGCAGCTGATTGCGTAAATGTTGTATTGGAAACGGTGCCGAAGGCTTCTTTTGACGCGCCATGAATTGCGATTCCGCCTCCGGTTCCTGCCGTAGTTCCGCCCTCGCCGTACTCTTTTAGATGTGCCAAGGACGCATTCGTCCACGCAGAATAAGAGGTAGCTGATGCAGAATCGTTGCCCCTAGAAGCGATATCAATGACCAACGTCTTATCAGAAGTAGTGGTCAACCCAGGAATAACGCCAGACGTATCTGATGTTTCTTCTACGCTGATAGAATTGACGACATCGAAAGGGGAACCAGTTCTAGGACATCCACGAACAACGAATGGGACTCCTAAATTATGATCTCCACTATCTGCAACCGATATTGCAGCAGGTGTCCATGCGTTAGGGATACGTGCCCAAAACAACGCTAACCGGACAGAACCAGCAGCACCACCCGTTCCTGTCCCCACTTGCGCCGTTATTTCGGCGAAAGTCAAACCTGTTGAAGTTGGAGCAGAGATCGTCTGGTTACTACTATTTACCGCAACACACAGAATATCAAATTCTGCGATTACAGGAAATGCTGTAGTCGGTATAGATAATGCAGCAGCGTTGGATACGAAAGCAGCAGTAGGGATTGGCAGCAACTGAGGCGTAACGATGAATGACATGTTGAACCCTTCAAATTAAAACGCGCAGTCAAGTCAAAAGACCAGACTGCGCATTATCCTCTTCTAATCACTTCCAATTCATTTCTATAGCTCAGTCTTCATCAATCTTACTTGTTATGTTCCAATCAGATTGATATCCAAATCGCCAATCGGGAAGCTCACAGGATCACCACTTCCAATTGTTTTCGAAGCTGTAAGAGTCGCGAATGCAACACGAGTTGTCCCAGCGGCATTGTAGATATCGACTCCAACAACAGTACCCCATGACGCAGTAGGGGTTGGAAAACTGATTGCGGTGGCATTTGAAAGCAATCCATTCGACGCCGCACTCCAATTTGTTTTATTGTTTGTAACAGTGACGCGCGCATAACTTCCTCCAGACACCTCGGTTCCTGCTGCGGAAATCGTAGGTTCTGTCGTAGTAAGTGCGATTTGATGACTTGCCTCTGTCGAAAGCGCAGTGGCCCCGAATACGAAATCGAGGATTGAATTTTTCAAACTATAGGTAAATGCTCCCATGATTATCCTTGTACAGTTGACTTACGGGAAACGGCAACACCGCGTGGGTTGACGATACCGATACCGATTTCCTCGGACACAACCCATCCAAGCTTGAGCTGCTTTGGCTCGTCTGCTGGGATAACTTCGATATCCTGACGGATTGGCATAACACCAACGAATTCTGGGTCAGCTGCACCGTAGACGGTTCCTGGAGGAACAATCTTGGAAACCATGATGTCTGCGCCCCAGATGTGAGCGTACAGACCAGTTTGGAGAATCTCACGCTGTGTAACAGGATCGATTTCACCACCACCAACACCTTGACCACCACCGGATGCCCAGTTAAGGATATCAGTGAACTCATTAATATTCATGAAGTACTTGGTAGTTACCAAGTCCCAACGATCAATCTGAGCCTTGATCTCAACCAAGTCACGCTTGAGCAAACCACCGTCAGTAATGTCCTGAGCGGAGTTCTCAACAGTTGAAGCAGCATCGATAGCAGCGAAGATGTTTGCATCTTCCTGCGCCATAAGCTCCTGACGTGCTTTCTGAACAGCACGGTCAATCACGTTAAAGCGACGACGACGAACCTCAGAAATACGAACGGTTGGGTTGGAGTACAACTCGAAGGTTGGAACTACAACACGGTCACCGAACACACGAGACTCACCACCGGTACCATTGCTGGAAATAACGGTAGCTGCAACATCAATATCGCGCTCGTACTTAGGATCAACTCCTTGAGGCAAGCAATCCACGACGAGTAAACGTCTCGCTATACCTTGATAATCTAAATTACGCAATTTGTTACGGCCAAGGGAAGCCGGTTAAGTCATTTCTGCTTAACTCCTTACATTTCTATAAGGTTCAGACTGTAACATCATCTTTTAAGATGTTTAGCATTCAGTCGTTGAGGAATCAGACATGATTTTGTATTTCATACAATTAACAACATGTGGTCTTATTATATCTGAAAGTTTTTGAGTATTTTGCTTATTTAATGTTAATTGTTCATATTGCTTATTTTTATAAGCAAATCCCATTATTTTACATCGTATATCAAAAACACTTCTAAGATAACCTTGTAATTTTAAATGATCTTCATGAGAAAAACACATTGTAGCTATTCTCATGTTTACACCATTGTTTAAATTACCATCATCCATTATCCAAACAGCTAAACTAAGTGGGGTTAAAAATAAATCCAAATTATTTGGAACTATTTTAATTCTATTATTTGGATAAAACATCTCAGCAAACTTAGTTAGTTCTGGATGACATATTGTTGTAGCATTTAACATTACCGAATTACCTCTTTTATCCTCATTTTCCCTCCATGTATTAACAAATGGATCTAACATCATTCGTTTCCAATGAAAGTATTCTGAGTGTGCCTTTTTTTGAGATAAAGATATTTTAAACATTGAGTTTTTTCCGTCTCTATAAATACAACCATCACCAAGAATATGACCAATGATAAATTGTTTTTGTATTATATTTAAAGGTGTTGCTCTAAGAATATCATATCTTCTTGCAGATGAATCTGGTGTTCTATTATTTGCAATAAGTAATCTTGAAATTGCTGGTGGTGATATTTCAAACCATTTTGCTATTTCTTTTACTGTTTTATTATTATCAAACATTTGAACAGCTTTCTGTTTCTGCTCTTCGGTAAAATCAGAAATGTACGATTTCCTAAATTTCACTTTGCCTTTTATTGCTTTTCTAATTGTTTCATAACAAACATTATTAGTTTCTGCAATTTGTTTAATTGTAAGGCCAGCTTCATATTGTTTTACATACATTTCAATCATTTCTGCCTTTCCTGCTGATTGTCCGTATCATTTTAATTCTGTTACTTTAGCTAGTTTTAAATTGCCTGCTGTGGTCAATTTGTTGAGTGCTAAAGTGATCAAACTTTCGGAGTTTCCAGCATATAGCTAAATTTTAAATCCGCCGGTATCGGTTAACGGATTGGATTCGCCATTGATTGAGCAAGAGCGAGCTTTCCTTCCTGTGTCATGATTGCACGAGCAATCAATTCATCACGCTTCTCATCGTTCAGACCTGGCTGACCAGCGAGAGACATGTTGCTTGGCTGACCTTCCTCAAGAATAGAGGCATAGCGAACCAATGTATTTAGCGCGTCCCTTACGGACGTAGCGTTCATTTCACCTTTAGTGTCGAACAAAGACATATATTTTATCTCCTACTTTTTTGTTAATAAGCTGCCGAAATCCATCAACAGCCGTAGTGAAACCAGAAAGGCGAAACCCTTCTGGTCTCTTTCAGTTCATTAGACTGGTGGGTTGAATGTGATCAACGCACGGTACATGCTAGAGGTCTGTGGTTGTCCCTGTCCGACTGGAGAATTGGCAGCAGAAACCATAGAAACTGGAGTTGTTACCATACTTCCGCCCTTGTAAGGCTCGAAGTTAAGGAAGCGACCGAGAACAACGTTCTCAAATGCAGAACCAGATGCTGGGGTCAAGAGACCGGCAGAGGTTGCATAGAGTGCATCACTGATTGTGAGGGTTGTGTTGGTTGGAACAAGACCAGTGGTCTTGGTTGTATCAACTGCATCCAATGTAACTGCATAGGTACCTGGCTTGTCCCACAGAGTGAGTTTGCCGGAAGCTGCCGCAGTGTGCGGTCCAAGAAGCTGACCATTGTACTGACCAACACCGTCAGAAATCTGACCAGCAATACCACCAATCACAGAACCAAACAGTGTGCCGTATCCACGAATGCCCTCATCAATGAGGAACAATGGACGGTCACCTGAGGTAAGAGCGGTAGTAACAACTGGACGCTGTTTTGCTGCACTTGCGTATCCGTCATTAACGTCTGCTGAACCCTTATCATTTGCAATTGCAATACCAACGATAGTACCAACCTCACCACCCTTAACGGTAAGATAAATACTGTCATGTCCATCAAATTGACCAAGCGGATTAATGCCTGGTTGTACAAGTTCTAGTGCCATCTTTTATCCTTTTGCACCATAATCGTGGTGCGCGATAGGTCTTTCATCAAAAGGTCTTACGTTTGAAGATGAACTATCCATAGGACTTGCCTATAAACTTCTCTTCAAGTAAATGCATTTGTAGTAATAGAAAAGGATTATTTTTTTACAGAATCCATTAATTCAACCAAATGCTGCATTCTTTCATCTATATCAGGACTATTTATATTGGGTTTTGGAATTTTAACATCCTCAGTTTCTTGTGGAATATCATTCTGCCAACGACCCTGATTTTGGTTTCCACCAGGTGTATGCTCATCCAATTTCGAATCTTCTTGTGATATGAACATCTGATTAAAGATTGTTGATATTTGATCTGGACCAGGCTTTCCTAAATCATCAAAGTTAGCTTGGCCTAGTTTTAAAGACGACGACTTGAGCAAACCTAAAGCTTCCTCCACATCGGCAACTACTGCCATCGGATTTGGAGCACACCTCTGCCAGATCATTCCCTCAATAGATGGAATGTCTTTCGTTAACATTCTTTCAAGATCCTGCATCCCCTTCTTAAAAACAGGATCAATACCAGGGCTGTTCACATCCCCATTAAACAGCCCCTGAGTTTTGAGATATCTTTTCCATTCAACTATAGATGAACCCATTCATCACCATATTGGAAGACCACCAAAACCAGTTGGACGTACACGAGCCGCACCAGTTGATTCAGGTGCTGATTCAGGTGCTGGAATAGGAGTTGGCAAACGTGTACCAGGACGAACCTTTCCATCTTCTTGCATAAAATATTCAGGCTCAGTTGTTGGGGAAGCTACTGGAATAGTCCGTTGTGCAACTGGTTGTGCAGCTGGTTGTGCAATTTGAGCTATTAGTTCTGGTGCTCTCTGATCAACTTGTCGTTGACCAGCTTGCATTGCAGTGCTCATCTTTTGAATGTCTTCTTTAATAGCCTGATAGAGACCACCACTTTGACCAGCTCCAAACCAATCGCTCTTACCATAAAGAGCATCTATAAGTTCTTCATCATCGGTATCATAGAAAGGTTCCGCAAGACCCGTTAGTTTTGCCCACCAATCAGAACTTGTTTCTGTTGAGGTACTGTGAACAATCTTAATCTTATTAACCCAATCGGGGATTGCTTGATAGACTTTTTGTAGCTGTTCAATGTAGTTACCAATACGAGTATTGATAGCATCTACCTTTGCCTGATGACTTTCAGCCTGTGTAGCATTAATTGCCATATCTACAGATTGAACTTGTGCTAACTGATCTTTAACTGAATAAACTTGCTGCGCCATTTGTATCAGTTTTGAAACATCAGATCTGATACCAGCAGCATAAGGTTTATCGCTAAGAGAGTTTAGAACATCTAAAACCTTCTGAGCATTTGCATAAACGTTCTGAGCAGTAGTTGCTCCCCATCCCAAGTAGTAAACACCACCAAGCAAAGTTGCTGCAGCTGCAATGCCTGCAATAATCAGAGGGGCTACAGCTTCCTTAAGTATCGTCTTTTTTTTTACCAAACGTTCAGTACAAGAGTCAGCCAAAGTAACCAAATCAGATTCCTCTCTATTCTCTAGAAGGAATGCAGATCGTACTAAAGAATTTACAAGGTCTTGTCTTGCTGCAATATAGCGTCTCTGAGTTAAATGACCGTTTGGCATCTTAAGCGCAATGTAAGCCATCATATCTTGACGTTCATGCAGGTTTTCAATAACCGCATTCATTGCATCATAAGTTCGACCAACAATGGCAGTCTCAGGATGAGCAATCTCAATAATGGTTTTGTTCTTCTCAAAGATTGATTCTGGTTCGACGCCATACAGCAAGCGAATTGCATCATCAGAAAGAGAGTCATAACGTGCAGGCATCTTTGTAGGATCTTCCTGTTCACGTTCTCCATCTTCTGCTGCTGTACTAATCAATCCTTGCTCAACAGCTATCTTTTCGAACTCGTTCCAAATATCACTCATTTATCCCTCATGGTTGCTGCTGTATCGTTCTGTAGACATCGGGAATGAATAGAGCCAGTATTTCATTTCTTGTCTTATAAGGATCTGGAATAACCCACTGTGACTGTCCAGGTCTCCATTCACCAGTCAATCCACGAACAACATTCCAGAACGAAGGTGTCCTAACAATTATGTCTTGATATTGGCTTAAATCAGGATATGATTCAATTGCCCAATCAACAACTCTTTGATATGGTTGTTCGCCATCTATGTTTTCAACCCACAAATCATTTGGTTTCGGTTTAAAGTTCCAAGAACCAGCTCCAGTAGATGCTGGAATTTTTACACCAGGAGCTGTGACAGTCCCTGTTTGAGTACTATTTTGAGCATCCTGTCCAGCTGTTCCTGTTGGATGTAGTCCCAAAACACTGGCAACCATACCGCCCACAGCTAACATACCGGCAGACATTAAAATGGTTTTGATAAACCAGCTTAAAATACCCACAAGTAAAGAGCTTCCCCTTCTTGGTCCAAGGAATGAAAACATTCTTACCAAAGGAGATTGTTGATTTTGTACTGCATCCTTTCTAAGGATGGCTTCGAGATCACCATTCTTATGAAGATCATATAAAATGTCTAGACCTGCTGTTACTTCAGAATCCGAAACGTTCGGTAATGCAGCTTTTGCTGCATCATTAACTTGTGCAGCTGTTATCTGCTGACCACTTTGAAGCGTAGGAGTAATAAGACTTACAATCCTTTGGTAAATGGATATAAGATCCAACCCAAACAACTGGGCAACAGTCATCAAAACTCCAAGTACTGGATGGAGTCTAAAGAACACCGCCGGAGCTAAAAGATTGATGACTGTCTTTGCCGTATTTCCAGGAGATGATGTATCTATATTTTGCTGAACAAAACTCTGGATTCCACCCTTAAGCGTTTCAAGAAGAGAGCCTAAATCCTGAGCGTATTTACGCAGCGGACCATCTCCACGCTCAGCTTCTGCGAGGATTTGAAATGTTCTCTCTAAAAGGAACGAGTCTGCTACAAACTGGATATCACCTTCCATTTATCTCCAACTTTTTATACTTCGCTGTATCTTTTAACAGCATTTGGCATCCCTCTTTGAGCCCTTGAAATGATTGATGTAATAGCATCACCCCAACGATTCAATTCACGGTTTTGCTGAGCAATGATCTGTTCACTAAGCTCGGCTCTATTGCTAGATTCCCAACCTGCATATAGATCATAAAGAACATCACGAACAGCTCCAGCCCATTGGCTAAAATTATGCAGTTTCTCGGTATTACTATTACCTTTAACATTTTGAATAGCTAAATTAATCCAATTTCCTTGACGCCATACTTGACGATGTATATCAGGGATGCGGCCATCCTTACTCAATTCTTCAAGTTTACTAGTATCAACTTCAAGATCTCTAAATTCATCGCTTGAAAGAAGCCAATTCAATGGCATAAACTCTCTAATTGGTCCTCTTAAAGATCGTTGACTAATATTATATTCTCCACCATCACTAATGGTTTCAGCACCAATTCCACGACCACTGCTACCCTCGCCACGATCACCCCGACGACGACCAGCACCTGGCTCTTGGAGGCTTTCAGCATCATCCATAATCATATCAAGAGTGACTTGAGGATGATCTATATTTCCTCTTTGCTGAATTTTATGCAGAACATTATGTTTTATTCTACTCCATTGCCTCCACAAACCACTAGCAGCAGCTAGATAAGCAGTCGCAGCTGCTTCATCTTGTTCATTAACAAGTCTATCTGGATAGAATGGATGTGGTTTCCTTTCAGCAATAAGATCTTGAATCTGAGCAAGAACCATACGAGCACGACTTGCAAACCAGCGGAAAATCTCATCCACTGTATAGAAGCAATGCCACTGTCCACCTTCTGCACTTGCCGCAGCAGTTTCAGTAGCGGGACCATGTTGAGCACCGCCATATCCCAAACGAATTAAAGAACCATCGAGAATGATTCCTGCAAACGTTTCGATGTCATCTGTATCATCAGCGTAGCCAAGATCAACTTCACTACGCCTTCTAGCAGTACGATTTTCTTCTCTACCACGATCTGCATCCTCTAGTGGTCTACACGGTGTGTACTTAAGCTGCTGGATAAATTGGAAGAAATTTACTAATGAACGCATGTCACCAACAGTCACTCTTACATCACCAGCATGTTCAGGCCATGGCTGTGGCGCTGTTGCATCATTGGTCATCAACTCTGACCTAATTCGATCTAATGGGAAAGATGATAGGTTTCCACCCTTACCCCCAATACTTGGAGTACTCATTCCCAGTGATTCAAACAAACGAACTAAATTAGCAATATTGTCTTCAGCCATCTTCTTAAGATCAGCTGGTTCCATATCGTGAGACGGACTTGCTCCAGTACCTTCCTGAATAATTATTCCAGGAAATTTTGTATCTACGATAAATCTCTTAATATTCTCAAGCTGAGCCTTTGTGTTTCGGCCCCAAATTCCATCATAAGATCCTTGAGTGCCTCCAGCTGATGTAGCTCCCCATGAACGTACAGATTGTTTGATTTTATCAGTTGTATCAAATTCAACAGGAGCCGTTCCATTGTTAGCTGATTTTATCTTTTCCAAAGCATTTTCAACTACAGTTCCAGTCTGCATATCAGTATTCAATTTACCCATGAGCTGTTGCATTGTACGCACAGCATCTTTAGTAGCATCAGTTGAACTTCTGTCAGAAGCAACACCGCTACCAGATGGACGACGTGCTGCGCCAGGGCTAGGTGCTCTTCCTCCACCACCAGATCTACCACCGCCACTATAAGCTTGAGTTAAGGGATTAACCATTATCTACCTCCAGCATCACGTTTAACCATTTCAAGAAGCTGCATGGTATCATTATCAAACTCCTGCCATGTCTTATAACCACCCTTAATCGCATCTAGCACAGCTCTCTCGCCTTTTGTTTGATTAGATCTAATGGATGAAATCATTGAATTTACCATATTCAATGTTCTTGCAAGGTTCGCACTGGGACGTTTTGGATCGGGTTCTTTTTCAATCATTCCATTAATGATTCTTCGAATCTCAGAAAGTCTTCCATGTGTGTCTGGTATGTTTGCCCCAGAAACATGCTGGATTGATTTACTAAGATTTTCCAAAGATCCTTTAAGTAGTTCAATACCCTGAGAAATCTTCTGAACCGCCTCGCTATGACCAAAACCAATCAAGAGCCACTGAGTGTTTGCTAACTCTCCCTGAATTTGTCCTATCGAGTTCTTTACACGAATGTAAAAGTTTCGAACATCTCTTAAGGTATCAGTACTCCAACCAGCCATTTGATCAAGAGAATTTGTAACACGAGCTGCTTGTGTCTTAATCTCATTTAGCTTGGCAATTACTTTATCAACTTCTGCCTGAGCAAGCTGTTGCTTCTGCTTAATTTTCGTATCTACACTGTAAGCAATTTGCTGAGCTTGTTGACTAACTCTTTCAGTAGCTTTCTGAACCTCTTGTTGAACTACCTGTTCTGCAGGATTGTAACCATAGTACTGAGCTTCTTTAACCAGAGAATCACGAATCTGTTTTGCTACTCTTTCTTGAACTCCAATTCCCTGTAAATACGTATTAGCTCCCTGAGGGTTGTTAATCAAAGTATTTTGAATTGTCTGAGCAGTTGGTTGACCCTGGCCATAAGCAGCTTTATACATTGCACCATAAGTGTTCAATGCTTGATAGTTACCACCAAGAGTATTGAATGCACTTGACTTTCCAGGTTGTCCATGAAGGAATGTAGTTATTGCATCATCAAAATTGATGGATTGAATCTGCTTAAAACTTTCAGAAATCTGCTTTAGCTGTTCTTTGATTTGATCAACAGAACTTTTGGTAGCCGCATCAACAGTACCACCTTCAGTTGATTCTGTTGTTGTAGCAACTTCAGCAGCACCATCTTCACCAAGCATGTCCTGAGCAGATTTAATCAAGTTAGCAATATCACTTAGACTTGCAATTTTTCCAGTAGGATTCTTTTCAGTTACTGCGCGAATTTTTGCGGCAGCACTTTCAACGGTTTCCACGACTCCTAACTCGCCAAAACCATCAACTTGGAAGTCACCATCAGGATGAGCCATATCAATGAAATCTTGGTTTGTTTCATTGGTAACATTGTACAATGCGCATTCTGCTTGTTTAAAAATCACAAGTTTATCTTCAAGCTCTTCTGCTTGAGAAATGAAACCCTTTCTGCGCATTGCAAATGCTAAACGAGCAACATCCTGAACCAAATCCTCTGTTGGTTCAGCAGATACAGGAGTATTGATCTTTTGATGCTGATCAACTTCTTGTGCGGCAAGTTTTACTTGCTCTTCTGGAGTTAAATCGAAGTGACCCTTTCGAACAGCTTGACGCTCAAGTTCACGGTAAACTTCAGATGCATATAGATTCTTTGTATACTTTGCAATTGAAATCTTCATGTTAGTCCTCAAGATCAAGCAAGTCTATACCTGCAATAAAACTAGGATCGACTTTTGCTGTCAATTCTGGGTGTGCTTCAAGAGTTGCTTTAACCTTCTTAAAGTAAACCTTTAGCTCAGGGTTACTAGCAACCTTCTGGCGAAACTCTTCAATCTGAGCCATCAGTTTATTCTCTGCATCGAGCTTTTCATCTGTGGCACGTTTTTGTCGAATTTCATCACGAGCAAGTTCTGCTTTGGAATAATTTCGCCAAACTTCCGAACTTTCTAGAACTCGTCGAGTTTGGTGATCTGTGAAAAAGTCTTTGTAAACCTCATCCATCATGGGCAACACCTTTGCATCTGGGCCTTAAGAAAACCTACAGTTATACCTTGTTAGTGATAGGTTCCATTACCATCATTTCGGCTTAGTTATTTTTTCAATCAAAGTTCACAGCCATAAAATCTGCATGTACTTTTTATTTTCGGAAGCTGGAGTGATAACCTTTGCTAAGACTAGAGAATTTTCACATGGTTTTTGGGATGTCAGCATTCCATGCTTATTACAATAAAGGGAACTGCCAACTTCTATATTGCTTTTTCTATCGAATTTATTAATATCAGCTATCATACGCTGGGGGAAAACCTTAGCTACTTTTTTAAAGTCAATAACATTACCACCAATGCATCTGTTACCAAGAATTCCAAAAGGATTTATTCCATCACAAATATCTATTACAAGCGTACCGTCATGGTCATAAACACTAACAATGTGTCCTGGTGTTAGTTTAGCTTCTGGTGCAACCGGGAATCTAATCGGTTCCCGGTTTATTGATTCCACCAATTTAAACATTTATTACCTTATTACTTTTCTTAATATTTTCAAATGATACATATCAACTTCTATAGTACTGAATACAAAAAAGTTAAATTAGTGTAAGTTGTTGAATTTGTTGACAATTTCAAAGCCAAAGCAGCTCCAGTGTACTGAATGCGCCAGTAGGCGGGCCAGTTACCATAGCAACGCCTGGATAATCTTCGTTTGGCTGAGATGTAGTAAGTTTTCCATTCTCAGATACAAACAATATTGAGTTCAAAGGATATCTCTGATTAGTTTCATACATATCAGTTTGGAAAATTCCGCGTTGGAACCAGATAGTTATCTTACCAGAACCGGCTGTAGAATCATCACCAGACACATTCGGAATCTGGTAAGTATAACTTACAATTGTTCTGATTGAATCTGGGATACCATCACCATCATTATCCCAATTTAGTGGTGTTCCAGCTGGGAATACAATTACACCATTTCTTGGTATAAGAGCCACATCAATTGGAGATGTAATAAATGAACTAGGAATAACATTTGGATTCCTTAATTCAAATCGAATATCAATAGGAGTAACAAGTATTCCCTGACTCTCTACTGCTGGTGCGGGTGCAATAACAGGTTCATCAATTGATGGAGCTGTGAATGCCCGTGTTTTAAAGTCATCAATAATTCCGAATGGTGCCCTACCATCACTAACACCGCAAACGAGATTATTTCCTCTTAAATAAAGCTGAGCAATCATACCAGGCTCAAATTCTGCTGTACTATCAACTGGATAAGAGACAGGAATTGAATTACCAACCTGTACAAGTTTTAATGTCATATTTTAACCTTGGAGACTATACTCCTTAATATCATATAACAACAAAGCCCTGGTAAAATACCAAGGCTTTGAAGATTTTCACTATGTGATGCCAAAAATTTGCTAATTAGCGGACGTTTGCGCCAGCTTTTGTAGCAGCAGCCATGATCTGAGCTTTTTCATCAGCTGTTAGTTGAGGATTCAACTTGACCTGAGCCCATTCGGCTTCAACGGTATCAAGGTTAACCGGCTCGCCACGGAGAAGATCACCCAACGTACCCATACCCAAAGTATCAAGAACTCTGGTGAGGGTTCTTGCTGGAGCAAGAGCTGCAGGAGGTGGTTCCTGAGCTAGCTTCGCAATTGCGTTGTAGGTTGCAGCAGCTGCAGCCTTTGCCAAATCCTTTGTACGGTAGCCCTGACTTGCTCCCTTAACAATAGAATCACCCATGAATGTTTTGTAAGTTGCGAATGCTGCTGCTTTAGCAGCTGCGCGTGCGGTCTCTTTTTTAGTTGCCATTATTTGATCCTCCAGTCGTATATGGAATTATTCCACGAATCACTCTTCGTTCTTATCATCTCCACAAGAGGAGAGATCTAACCCTTCAAGGTCTTCAGGGCCGAATCCGAAGAACATGAACACTTTCCTCGCTTCATCCGTTGAAGATTCCTTCTCTGGACTTGGCTCGTTTTCATCTTCTGCTAGTGATACCATCACAGCAGTAACCTCTTTTGCACGAGTGGTTCTACCACATCGCTCAAAACTTTCAGCAGCTGCATTCAACTCTTCCATTGCTCTAACAATAAGAGTTTCACTGCGTTGCTCTTCCGATGCGACAGATTGAAGTTGGGATCTTTCCATACCATCCATCAACTCTCGCTCAAATGATCCAGTCTCCCAGAACTTTGTCATGCTACCACCTCAATATCACTCTCATCAATAAATTTAGCTTTTTTGATGATTGAAGAGATTGCAGCGCTATGGCTTGATAGACCAGCAGTCTCTAAAAGATCACGAGCCTTGGAAAGATGTATAATAGCATTATCTGCGTTAAGAGACTTCTTGAGATTTCCTGACATCAAGAAATCCATATCACGCTCTATTTGTGCTGCGAATTTTTTCATACATCTCCAATACGTAATCTTCTCTTGATATCTCTATGCCTAATTTCGCCATTAATTTGTTCTAGCATTAATTGAGTAAGATCATTTTTTATATCAATCGATTCTACTATATTCTTCCATTTGCTTAATTGATCATCAGTCATATCTTCGAGGGCTAAAGGATTTCCAGCTTCATCTTCCTTATCACCCTCGAAGGTTTGACCAGCTCGCTTCATAATTAGTGAAGTCATATAAGCACTATTCAGTCTTTTTTTTATCTTTACCAACATTAATGCTTGGATACTTCTTCTTTACTGCTCTTGAAACTGCATTTTTCAATTCTTCTAAAGATCCCTTCCACCATGGTGGAGCTGAACTGAACTGTTGAACACGAGCTAATGCATTTCGAGCACGGCCAATAGTATCAATTGGGAAATGATCTTTGTCGTCTTTTACCTTTGGATGCTTATCTCCAAAGATGGCGTCTGGCTTGTTTCTTACCTTAGCTTTTGGGTCTTTCTCGCCAGCCGCCTTAACGGCTAAAAAAGAGCGTGTCTCCTCAAGTTCAAAAGCAAGCTTCTGAAGTGAAGAAAGATTTGAATAAGCTATACGCCCAAGTTCTGTTAGGTTTCCAATACCAGCAGGAGCTATTCCACGAATAGTTGTTGGTGATTCTTCTTCTTCTTCTTCTTCTTCTTCTTCTTCTTCTTCTTCACCAAGTTCTGCAAGCAGCTTTTCAATATCATCTTCTCCAATATCAACTGGAACACTTTCAAATATTGCTTCTTCTCCTTCAAATGGCAAAGCTCCTTCAATTTCTTCATCACTCCACAATTCAGGAGAACCAATTTCTTCTTTAAGTTCTGGGAACTTCTCTTCTCTAACCTCGTCGCAATCACAATCAAAATCATCTTCACCATCATCTGCATTTGCAGGTGCAGTTCCCTTAATTGTATCAGTTGGGAATACAATAGGATCTACCTGAGCAGATTTAACAAGACCGTCAAGAGCAAGAAGTGCATAAGTCGCTTCCTTTCCAAGACCATCATTATCAAGAATCTCAGAAATTCTAGCAAGACCAAGTACACAAGCTTTATATAGACTTGCTTTCTTTGCCTTGATTTTCTCGTTTTTCTTATCCTTCTTATCCTTCTCTTCTTTCTTATCCTTTTTGCCGTCCTTTACATCGCCTTTATCTTTCTTAGATTCAGGCTTTTCGGCTTTATCTTTACCCTTATCCTTTCCCTTTTCGTCAACTTTCTTCTCAGCTTTGCCCTTGCCTTTTTCTTCGGCCTTTTCAGGCTTACCTTTGGACTTCTTGTCTTCATCTTTCTTGTCGTCCTTGTCTTCTTTCTTGGCAGCGGTCTTATTAAACTGAGGCTTAGCGAACACAGCCTGATAACTCGGGCTGGTCATAATACCATTCATCGATGCAGCAATATCATATTTAGCCATAGTAAACCTCTTAGTGGTGAGGTGGGGCCGAAGCCCCACCTATACCCGTTTTCTTAGAACTTCAGACCCTTCTGTGTGAAGTAGGAATCAAAGAAGCCCTTAATATCAGAACCGCTTGCTTGAGTTGAGGATTGTGCTGCCGGGAGTATAACATCACCAGACGAGAGTAGTCCAACATTCGGAACAGAAGCCTGTTTAATTGATGGCTGCTTTGTAATGATTCTCTTAAGGCTTTCAAAACCATGGTCATTGTAGTTCATGATATCTGATGCTTGTGCGTCGATCTGAGTCTCGGAGATGAGTCCCTTGATGAACATTTCGTTTGCCATCTGGTAAGCTCTCTTGATGCGACCTCTTTCAACCTCAGCCTGCTCAGCCTTCTTAGCCTGTGCATGTTCCTGAGTGAGCTTACTTGCAAACTCAGAGGACTCTGGGTCTTTAGCTTCGCCCCACATTGCCTTCCAATACTTGACAGCCTCGGCGTCAACATTGTGCTTGACCAACTGATCAACATCTTCAGCTTTCATACGGCCTTCGGATACAAGCTGCTGAATCATCTCAGCCTGCTTACGTACACGAGGTGGCATGTTTGCAAGCTCAAGCATTGCATCCTTTAGATCTTTTTGTACATGGAATGCAGCTCCCGGTGTACCCGGCTTGACATCCAAGTTTCCTGCATCGACAGCGCTTACGCTTCCACCTGGATGAGCCTGGTCAGACAATTCATTGAAACCAAGCAGACCCTTTTGTGCGAGCTTAACGCGAGCCTGTGCTCTAGCAGCTTTGCTAGCTAGCTTATCTGTATTAACCACAGTTTCTCCTCCTTCTGTATCTAGGGCCTGTAGCGGTACGTTCACATCGCCCACCTCGGCATCGTTAAGACCAAGTTCAGTAAGGAGATCATCTTCTCCCTCCTCATCAGCCTCATTTTCAATCTCATCAAGAATTGCTCTAATATCGAGATCGTTGTCATCCTTTGGAACATTTCCCTTAATTACATCTGTTGGGAATGTTACCTGCGCAGATCTACGAAGCTGCGCTTCAACAGCTGCTCTCTTCTCCAACTCTGCGGTACCGTGTGCGTACTTAACAACAGCGGACATCAATTTGTTGGTGTCAGCAAGCATTGCACGAGCATCTTTAACAGCAGAGATTGTGAGAGTGTTCAATTGGTCACGCTGCTTATCATTCATAGAAGCGTATGCTTCTTTGTAAACTCTGGTTGCAGAGTTCAACTCACGAATGTGCTTAGCAAGTGAAGTAATTGTCTCATCAACACCTTCCTGCAACATTGCATTAACTCTCTTGCGCATGGACTGCAACTGAGCAGCAGACTTAGGAGCAACTTCACCAACTGGTGGTGCAAACTCATCGTCACTAGCAGGAGCAATACCATCAAGACCTTCTGCGTCTTCAACAACAGGGCCACTGACCTTATCCTTCAACTGGTCAAGCTTATCACGAAGCTCTCCAGTCAAATCCTCAAGATCCTCAACAATAACTCCAGGATCACCCGCTTCATCACCAACATTTTCTGGTGGCATAAGATCATCAACAGGCTCAGCTGGTGGTGCAGGAGGTGCAGGAGGAGCTGGTGGTGGAGGAGGTGCGCCCTGTGCGCTCTTTAACAAAGACGAAGCGGTTGCATGGAATCCTTCGGTCTGAATTCTATCAAGTAGAGACTTACCAAAACGTGCAGAAGCAACTGCTGGGTAAAGTGCGTCAGAATTGCCCTTAGTGATTTGGTTAACAGTTGCTGCAAGAATTGGTCTCTCATCTGCAAACACAACCCAACGAGATGCGCCTTTATCAATACGACCGTCTGGTTGAGCAACCTTCTCAAAACGTGCTCTCAAAGATGCACGAGAAAGCTTCTCTTTCTCTGATTCGTCATCGCCATAAAGACCTTCAATATTACCAACTCCTGGGAATGGTTTCTTGCCAACTAAATTTTTATCTTCTTCACGAGCTTTCTCATTAAGAGGATCTGGCTTGTAAGTAGTTTGACCAGGTTTTGGATCAGTGGTCCCCTGGAAGTAACCCTTAGCTAAAAGTTGTTCTTTAGCCTTTTTAAGAGCTGCTTCACGGAACATTGCACGCTCATGCTCATCGGCAAGACGCTGCAACTCCTTCTTGGTCTGCTCGTCACCAGGATAAGATCCTTCAAGATCACCGACACCTGGAAAAGGAGCCGGACCATGAAGATTCTTATCCATTAAACGGGCCTTGTCGTTCAACGGATCAACTGGGTACTGCTTCTGACCCGGAGTTGGTTCCTCTGTACCTTGGTAATATGCGTTCTTTTTAGTCATGGTTGGTTCCTCATCATTCCTTGTTTCTAGTCTAAGTAGATTCTCCTGTAGGCTAGCCAGTTTAGTTTGTGCTCCCAAAATTGCCTGTTGAAGCTCTGAGGCATAGGTTGGGAAAGCCTCAGGAGCATTTATCTGAGTCGATGGGCTATTAACCACATCAGTGTCCATCGACCACTTAGAGTGAGTCGGACCAACCGCATCACTCTCATCATCTTTTACGCCAGAGGCACGAGCAATATTTTCAATACGCTCAGTAAGCTTCTCTAGTTCTTTCCTAATTGATTCCACATCATGCGTAGACACATTTTTTGCAGCTTCTTTTAATTGTAAATAATCTGTTAATAGACCAGCTGCTTTTGCTATATCACTAGCAATAATATGCTTAACTTTTGCTTTTGGATCCGCTCCTTGTACTACTAATGAAAGTTCAATTGGAGACAGATCAAGATTAACTTCTCCGTAACAACTTTTCGCCCTCATGTGCTGGCAAAAATCACGTTCTGTACGAGCTGCTTTATAACATTCTGTGCATACTGCACGTCCAACAGCAGTTCCCATAGAAACATTATTAGCTACACCAGTCTTTACCTTATCAGCAAGATCTGAATAGTTCTTTGCATCCAAAGCACATAATGCAATTACACGTTTACGCTTGTCATCGTATACTGTATCAACAATAACGCCTCGAATCTTATCAACCGATTGAGATTGATGATCGAGGCATAATGGACGACCTACCCAGTTTTTATATGCTATTTTTAATTCTGGTTCAGGAAATATATCACAGTTATGTACAGCAATACCATTTGCTATATATGAATGATTTCCCTCTACTTCAAAGTTATAAACATTTCCAGAATATACTTCTTCCTCAATAGATGTTATTCGATGAAGCGTTTTATTACCATAAAACTGATCTACATTTTTATGATTATATTCATTATTTATAATATATTTTACACTGTCAGTTCCACAAAGTTCAGCAGCTTTTGCCCCATACACTTCAACTCTATAATGAGATTTTGAATCAAATGGTCCATAGTTTTTATTTATAATTACAGATTTTTTTGCAGCAATCTTTCTAATGGATGCTAAAATCCCAATAGAATATAGCATAGTGCTAACTTGCCATGCTAAATCAGCGGAAGTACTAATACCTATTAATTTATTACCTTCGGAAATACAACCATCACCTTCTAACCATCCAAGAAGAAATTGCCTTTTAATATCATAAGATCCAAATACAATTTCTTTACTTAATTTTTTAGAATGAGAATATTCACCAACATGATAATAAAACCATTCAGCAATTCCAGAACCAGTAATTGTTATATTTATAACATTTCTTAGTTCATTTTTATTTATTTTGACACTACATTCTGGAAATTCTTCTTCACAAATTTCTTTTACCAAAAAAGCTATTTTATCTTCATGAGATCCGAAAGTTAGAACAGCAGCTTGCCGCTTGTTATATTTTTTTGAAAAAGACCCTTCTGCAGCAAAAAAACCTAACAGTCTTGCTTGGTTTGGTGTAAGATCACTATCTATAATGGTAGAAATAATTGGACATGTCAAAACATCCATCGCAGATAGCTGTTGTGCTTCAATCCATCCAAATGATGCTTTGGATTCTTTAATTTTTGATAATTTTTTATTTGCAACATTAGGAATAGCAAAAAAAGGATGTTCCTTGGTAACAAATAAAGCGGGTTTATTTTTTACCCTTATTTTTAGAATTTCACCATCATGAGGGGTTATAAATGTTTTCGTAACATTTCCTACTGTTCCATCATGGGTAATTACAGAATCACCAATTTGTATATCTTCTATTTTTTTATTACTTCCATCTGACATTAAAATATCAGTTCCTGGAAGAAAACAATTACTGTTGCGATATGGTTTTAGATTAGGATCATTACTAACCCACTTTACACCATCACCAACAGTTTCCCAATGAGCTGTTACAATTTCTCCATTAGAAAGCTTCTTTGGAGATCCGTCATCATTAACACAAGCAGCTTCTGCTGCGTGCATCATAATTGCGGTGAAATATAGAAAGTCTTTTGCCTGAGGAGCAATAACTTTAAGCTCCTGTGCAAACTTAGCCATGCGATTTTCAATATCAAGACTTTCATCCTTTGCAATCTTCTCTACAGGATGCAAATCCTCTGGACTAATAGTAACCGATTCGCCTAGTTTAATCAGCATTAGTTCTCCGTTTTAATCTCTTCCCGAATCTCTGTAGCTTTTGCTCCAGAAATACGTTCTTTTGCCTTGATTAATGCATTAGCCAATGCATCTTTGCGCTTATTATCATCATTGATTTCTTCTTGATCAATGATGCCAATGATTTCTGCATCTCCGTTTTTCACCAACATACTATCTCCGATTAGCCCTTTGAAATGTCTTGTAAAGCTTTCTGTCTTTCTCTAAAGAGCTGAACAACTATAGGCACACGTTCTTGAAGTGGTTCTTCAAAACGTTCTGATAAATCTTTTGCCCAATCTTTTGCCAGAATATTACTGTCTATATGATCCAGAATACGGTCTGTAATTAATTGGCGAATCTGATTTAGCTGTTTCTTCAGAGAATCAATTGTAGAGATCAAATAAGTTCTGAACTCTGGGCTATTTAGATTCGAAAATATTGACACAAATGTATCAACATATTTCTCTAATTCTCTAACGGATCCTATAAAAGAATCCATCAACTCTTCAGTTGCAGTATCCACGCTAAATTCATTCATTAAAGCTATTGACTTATAAGATTTCTTCATAACTTTCGTGAACTTAGCTTTAACTTGATCTCTATACTGATAAAATGTTCTTCTATAATCAACAAGCATATCAGTATCAATGTTTTGATACTTAGAAAACGGAACATAAATGATATCAAGATATTCACTAATCTTAGTTATATCTGTGAGTAATTGCTCAAAATACTCCTCAGCCTTCTCCGCAACTCGCTTTTCAGAGTCCGGAACATCAAAGTTCATCTGTACTGAGTAAGCTTTTTTATCAATCATTACGCCTCATACATTCTAAAAACTATGCATCGTTATTACTATCAAACTTGACCTTGGCCAGAATATGGTAATTGTACAATACCAGCTGCTCCATCAGGCATTCCACCTACACCAGAGCCTGAGCCGGGATATGCAAACGTATAGTCCGTAGAATTGTCCCTACTTCCAACTTCGGGCATGAACATATCATTAATATCTTCTTCTTCCTGAATATTTACCAAAGAACCAGGATCTAAAATCAAGAACTGACCATTCCTCAGTGCTGCTGCATCTATATCCCGAGTTAGAACCATATGAATCAATTTTTGACTGATTCTCTCATCAAATCTTTCGACCTTTGTGCCTAATGCTAAACTAGCAGAATATAAACTACCATCTTCATCTGTTGGATTTTTTAATGCATCTTCTTTAGAACTCCACCAATATACTTTGGGTTTTAGAAGACTAAATGATTTACACTTACAGAATATACGACCGGAAGCTGTTCGACTAAGGTGTGAAAACTCTATATCTGCATGAGGGGGTATTCCCATCTGCAAACTAGTCGGAATACTCATATCATCCAACCAATTTCCAACAGGTCCAAACGAATTCTGCTCTCTAGTTAATGAAACTGCATCTAATACATTATCTTTATCTTCATTAAACTCTTTTGCAAAATCCTTTACTGCATCATAATAACTTTGCTTAACGGCTGGTGAAAGACCATTTCCCATTCCGAATTTAAAAGATTCAGCTAAAGCATCATCAACAGACCATCCTGTATAGATACGAAACATTGCAATGGTCATTCCTGTGCGGTCTTTTCCATGGAAACAATGAACGTAAGTGGGTCCTCCATGAAGAAGTTGCGGTACAATTCTCTTTTTCAGTGCTCCCACTTTGGGATCACGCCCATCACCAAGGCCCCAGATAACATGCTCTAACTCAAGATCTTTGCAAATATTATCAATTGCATGTCCACATTTGTAATCCAAACTTACAATCTTCTTAACACCATAAACATTTTTTAGAATACGAAGATCCTCGGCAGTAGGACAACCACCTCTATACAGACCTTTTTGTACTCTTGCAAATCTAGCAGGCATTATTCCTCATCTTTAAAATCAATAGCTTTAATACCAACCATTAAAGCTACAGCTGCTGGATCTTCAATATCTTCAAGCAATGCTTCGTCAAAAGCTTTCTTAAAAACTTTCTGAAACTTCAACCTACGTTCATCATCGTCTTTTCTTAACTGACGCATCACATAACTATAACTAAGATCTGCCCGAGGATTCTCGGTATCCGTTGCAGCTGCATAAGCCATGAGAGCCCTCCCCGTAAGTTCTTTATCACCAAGAAGTCTTAGGTCTTTACAAATCTGTGCTAACTCTGTTGCAATACTCATATCTTGCCTTTAAAAACCGCCGTCAAATTCAAATCATCAGTTTTTTCAGCCGCCATCGTAATTTCATAATCACTCAATAGAATTTGTTTTCTATAAGTTTTTTCATTTGTAGTTAATTCAATTTCAATAGCAAAAACATGCCCCTGTCCCCAAATAACCTTACCTTCAATGTACATGTTTTGAGTAACGTCATAATCAGAGTATTTGGTGGTACCACCAGATTCACCCCAGTATATTTGAACAATCTTGTCTTTGTAAATATGACCAATAGCTTCTGCTAGTGTATTGATATGTTCATTATCTGCAAATTGCGATACATCAATCATGACATTCTCCAATTATCAAAAGCTACTTTTCTAAAACTCTGATCTAACACATCAGAGCCCATAACTTCAAAAGCCGAGTGTCCATATTGAACATCAATTTCAATTCCAGCTTTCGTTGTTTTTAAATATTCATCAGCTATATATGTAGAGATGCCATAAATTGCAGGTACAACATTCATTTTAGAACCAGAAGCAAATACCTGAACTTCGACATTGTTACCATTATTTCTTACAGAACATTCTGCATCAATTTCTTGACGCAAAGCAGATGATAGTATTTTTGCAAACCTAGCTTTATGATGAAATTCTAAACCATCAACCTTTACAACAGCAGGAACTATTGGTAAACATTCTTTAAGCAAAGCTCGCTTTACTATCTTAGTAATAGGTCCAGATGCTGTAAGAACTTTTTCATCTTTATTTTCTTCTTTATTCTGATTTATATTTTGTACTTGTTGATTTATAATCTCACTCTCAGTTTCTTGACCAACAGGTTCTTGTGGTTTCTTTCCAAATCCTTTACTCTCACGCCACTTCTCTTTCAAAGCCCTGATAGTATCTGTAGATAATCTTATATGTCTAACCATTGCTACAGAAAGTTGTGGTGTTGGTGTTACTGATGCCCCAAGATCATGCAAACGAACCAATCCAACATGTATGTAGAAGTCGTAAGACATTACTGGTAATGCAACAAATCCCGGCTGAACATCAACCAACATTTCATTAACTCTTCTATGAGTAATCTTCGCTGAAATATCTGGGAATCTTGCTTGAAGAAGAATAGAGTTTTGAAGGATTGCTACTTTAAGATTCTCAATAAAATCATCAAAACCATATGTGATTACAAGATCAACAACATCTGGTTCTAACTGCCCGCGCTCTAAAGCCTTCCTCATTTCAAGCTTTGCGTCTTCATACACTGTACTTGAAATGTATATTTGAGAAGGATTATAATTAGCAAACCATTCAAAATCTGTTATAGGCTGATTGATTTTACGGCCAATCGGAATCTTTTGAAATTGTTCGGGAAGTTGTTCCCACATCTTCTCAATAAGGTTTCTATCTTTTTGGTAACCAGATGTCATCCAAGAAACATTATCACCAGAGATTTCTCTACCACTTTCATCAACATATGTGACCGGAATTACAGCATCGGCTGCGCGCATCTCTTTACTCAAATTGTTCATATCTCTGGTAACTTGAGCAATGGTTTCTGGTACAATCCCAACGAGTTTTGCTATAGTGTCAGGATCTTGACTCTTAAATGCTTTATCAATCTCTGTAAGTTGATTGATAAGATCTGAAAGAGGTCCCTTCATTCCTATATATGCTTCCTCTACTTTTCCTTGGCGTTCTGCGAACTCTTTGCTGAACCTAGCCTTCCACCAGTTTTTGATTTGTTGGACAATACCCGCTACACGCACTAGGTCAGTGCCACTTTCTTGTAGCTCTAGTGCTGCCGTGCGAAGCAATTGAAGGTCGTTTTTATTCATCCCTGTAATACCTTTTCAGCTGCTTGTAGTAAAAGCTTAGCATCAGCTTCATCATTATTATCATCACAAATCTCAGAAGCCTTTGCTAGAAGAGCTGCTGAAATTCCTCTATCACCACGCGATGCTTCAATTTTTGCCGCTTTCCATAGATTTATAACCTGAGCTGCTGGCTTTCCCATATTGGCTCTAAATTCTTCCATCTGGGCACTGGTTAATGTTGGAGGTCCATTCTCTTCAAACTCCCAATCAGCCTCAGCGGATTCTGGCATTTGTTCAACTGGAGGAGGTGGCGGAATAGCAGCTACGGGAGCAACTGGCGCAGCTGGCGCAGGAACAACAGGTGCTACCGCTGGTGGTTTAGCCGGCGTTTCTGTAGCAATTTCAATTGGAGCAGCCGGAGCGGCTGGAACCGGTGCTGCCGGCGTTTCAGTTTTTTCAGGAACAATATCAGCAAAATGTGTTTGATAGATTGTAGACAGTTCCTGCTTCTGTTGATTAAACTTATCCCTGAATTTTCTAGCTGTTGAAATGTATGAAGTAAAATCAGTTCTCGCAGCATCAAGAAGTTTAAACATTTCCTTTATTGATGAATGAACATTCTCGGCAATACTCAAAGCTCTCCTTGCAGCTTCTCGTTGTTTACCCATTTTGTTGCGGAAAATCCTATCAAGAAGAGCACCTTCCATCTGTGTAAATGTAGGAATGTTCTCCTTTAGCCATTGAACAGGTCCAGCCTGCTTTACCATTCCGATTGGAAGGCTAGGATCTGGAGCGGCAGCTGTGTAAAGCAAATATTCAAGTTTGCTAGCTTTCGGCATCTGAACAGGACCCTGAACTAGTGGCTTTGCGCTTAATGCCTCATTCATCTGAGTAAACTCTTCATTAGAAAGCTGCTCACCACGGCTCTGATAGAAATCTTTGATGACTGTTTCTTTGAACTTTTCTAGCTCATCCACACTATCAAAAACACCACTCATAGATTCGAGAATTTTCCAAGTGTAAAATACAACCTTTGGATATTCACGATTTTTATAAGCCATACGAGCTTTGTGTAAAGTATCACGAATGTCAGGATCATTCTCTAATGCTTTGTTTCGCATCTCAGAATCAACGTCCTTAATCTTATTATAAACCTCTCTGTATCTCTCAGAGAACATTCGCCGGGCAAGCTCCATCGGATTTAGGTGCCTGCCCAACATGTTTACAACAGATTTTCTCTGGGCTTCTTTTTCCAAAGTCATAGTTAATCCTCACTAAACGCTCTTAACGCTCGTTCTCTAAGAAGCCAAAATATGCGCTGGCTTTAAATCAAACTGGACCTGGCTTAGTACCACCAATTGGTGATGGAGGTGGAGCACCTGCTGGCCTACCACCTGGCATTGGAGGCATTCCTGGCATAGATAAAGCACCACCGGCAGGTCCACCACCACTTGTAGGCGGTTCGTATGGACTTTGTCCTGGCACTGGCTCATCAGCAACTTCATCAATCTCATCACCCGGACCAAGAGATTTAAGCTCATGAATATTATATCTTTGCATCGCAGCAACTTCACGAGTACGAATAGCATCCTGAATATCTTCGTAACGAATCTTACGCTGTTCCTCTTCGTATTCTAATCCAAGAGACCTGTACAATGTCTGTAACGATACACGCTTCTGAACGCCTTCACCCTGCGATAGGTTAACCATGTTATTGATGTAAGAATCCATATCGAATAGAGACATGTGATTCCAATCAACCTCTGGTACAATAAGGGTTTTCTCACCATCAATATACTCATAGAAATCATTGATTTGAGAAATAGGAGCAAAAATCTTACGCTTCAACCAGGACGTCATCATCTGACGGAACTGCATATACCTTTGACGAAGAACATCAAGAGCAACAGAACCTGTTGCATACGTAGTATCAGAACCATCCATAATAACTGATGGAACCATCAAACCAATATAGATTTCTTTAATAAGTTGTGATACATCATTGGAAGTATCATAGATACCCTGGCCATAACCTACGCGCTCAACAGAAATAGCATCATGAGTAAAGATTTTGAAATCCTTATCATACTGACAATTTCCTTGAATTGTGATTTTACCATTTCTTCTGGTAACAAAAAGTCCAGTTGGAACAGTAAAACACCATACCTTTCCTTTATAATCAACACTAGATACTAATTCTGTTTTCTCTTTAGTTCTTGGGTCTGTAGAATACTTATTAACAAGAGGAAATTCTCCAATATTTGTTTTAGACCATTGAATTGTATACACTTGATTACGCTTAAACATTGTTGGCGCGTAACCAACTTTATATACAGCTTCATAAACATCATCAGCTAATTGCTTGCTAGAGGTGTAATAACAATACCCATACGTACCATTAACCCCACCATCTCCAAGAACTAATGCATCTATTAAGATATTTAACAGTCTTGGACTCAGATCTAATACCCACCTAGGAATTCTTTTATGTTTGGATTTGTATTCTCCATCAGTACCAATCTCTTTAACAAAATATTGGAAAAGATCTTTTCCACAAAAAATACCATCCCAAACAACTTCTTGTCCACAATCTTCTCTTTTTACAATTTTCTCAGAATATGATTTTTCAATAAATTCTGACATCAATTTCATACAAGAACTTATTTTGTTATATTTTTCAGAGTTATCTTGACCATATTTTCGTATGATAGTTTGAGTTATACCTATAGTATGCTGACTTTTATTATCTGTATATAAACATCCCTCACTAATAAGATATCCTAAATATTCTAAATATAATTCAATAGGAACTTCTTTACCAATAACATTAATTGATTGTACAGAATCATTACCAACCCAATTCAAATTAGTTCTAAATCTACAATCAAAAATCATGTCTTTGGATTTTGTTTTTTGCCATTCTCCCCATTTTGAAACTCTTTCTTTACCAGTACCAGTGAATATCTTTTTCTGTATCCACATGTTGTGACTTGGAGTTACTTTAATATCAATCTTATTATTATGATAATGATGCATTTCACCATTATGTTCATATACATGTGATTCTATTGGGAAATGATATTCTAATTCTTCTGTATCAGGATTAAAACAAGCAATCTTTATATTGTTTTTTGGATTTGAAACTAACTTATTAGTTCCCTCTTCAAATACAGAGCTTATATCTATAGCCTCATCGTATTTCATAAACCCATGATCTGTTAAAACTTCCGTTTCTTCATCATGGCATTCTTCAAATACGTTTCTCCAATGCTCTAAGTCGATTGGTGTAGGACGGAAATCTTGGTTACCAATCTTTACAAGAGTAAGAGGGTTGACCATATTATCGGCTTGCGCATACTTTGAATTGCCTAATATGGTTAATTTACCATTATGTCTCGTTGGAAACAGACCACTTGGCATTCCGAGACACCAAACAATACCATCATAATCTTCTTCTTCAATAGAAGCCCCTTTACCATTATGATGAATAATTGGATTTCGACCACGAATACCATCAGACCAAGTTACCGTAAATTCTAAACAAGTTTCTCTTTGTCTTTCTAAAATATTTACAGCATATCCACACTTAAAAGCAATTTCCTGAACATCATCTGCAAGTTGCTTACTAATAGTGAAATACCTATAAGAAAACCCATCTTTAATTTTTTCTACATTACCATCACCAGCAACAAGAGCATCAAGAATAACTTTCAAGCGATTTGGTGAAAGTTGTAGTACCCATCTTGGTATTTTCTTATATCTTGAATCACAGTATCCATCAATCCCAATCTCGTCATGGATAAAGTTAGTAATCTTTTTATTTGAGATGGTTCCAATCCAAGCTTCTTTTGGAGTATCTTTAGAGAAACCAGAACCTCTAACCTTAATTTCTTCAGTTGGTGTATAATCAAAATATGAAGCAAACTTCCTAATAGATTGTTTCATATCTTCTGTACAATCGGAAGATGTTAACTGAGAGAGAGCAATTCTACCTCTTTGATATCCTGTTGATTTTACTGTTGAAGTATCAACACAACCTTCTGAAATTACATATCCAATAAACTTCAGGTATTCATTAATTGGAATATTTTTATCCAGAATGTTAACAGATTCAACATCTTTTCCGGTCCATTTTACAGTTCCTTGTAGTTTGTATGGTTTCTGTTTTTTAATTTGAGAAGCTGGAATTTTTTCGAAATTTCCATATTCATTACCATGTCTTTGAGCAACCCACATCTTGTGGTTTGGCGTAACTAATGCATCAACTTTTTTACCAGAAAAATGTAACATCTTTCCCTGATAACGAGACATATGAAGTTCTTCTGGCTCTACAAATTCTAACTCTTCTGTCTCAGGATTGAATTGCGCAACTTTTACTCCTTTCTTGAGAGTAATTACTCCATGCACATTACCATTCTCATCGTAATCTACACCTACCGTCTTTAGACGATTTGGGGTAACATCTTCTTTATTGATTTCAATAATATCGAAAATTGTTTTCCATCCATCTTGTGTTAAAACCTCGTGTTCCGTCCCATAACATTCACGCAATTTATCCCAGAGCATCAAAGCTCTAAAACAACTTACAACAAGACCGGTTCCACGAATCTCATAAGGAGAAATGCGGCGAGCCATGTGATGAACATAGAAGTTATTTAAAGGAATGTCCTCATTCTTTCTAACGTGCTCAACAATGCTTGGATCCAATTGTTTACGTTGTTGCAGATCAGATGGTTGATTACCATGAACTACACGTCTGAGATTCTCATCAGGACGAAGAGAGATAATAGGTTCTGCAGCAATTACGTTACGCTGAACGTTTACATAGTCTGGATTGAGAATCATTAGACGACTCCATTTACCAGCAGATTCATCTAGTTCTGCGTAAATGAAAGCCTCTCCAAGAATCCAGTACTCTTGAGCAGCCAAGACAGCCATGTTCATCAAGTCGATTTCTTCAATCATCTGAGCAAAGAACTTCTCAACTTTAGGGTTCTTTGACTTGATATTAAGCTTAGCAATTGGATATGTTGAATGGAGTGAAATAGCATTATGCACAATTGGATTTAGTGCAAAGAATGAACGACTCCATGCGTTGATTGTGGGACGATCACGAGGTAGATTTAGGTTAGAATTAAGCCACAGTGGTGAATAAACTTCTGGAACCTGTCTAGTTGAGTCATTTGATCCTCTCCAACCTGAAGATGTACTGGTTACATTTCCTGAACCAGAACCCATTTTGTATAAACCTCTACCATTGTGGGAAACCACGCCGGCTTGTGTCTGAATCATTCTAATCTTATCAGGAGAATCACCACGAGAGGTCGGGGCAAATCCAGAACCTTGTTCTCTAAATTCCCCAGCATCTAACTGCATCTCCATAATTTCTCTGCGTTCATCAGATACAGATCTGGCCATACGATTGTTTACTTCAGGCGTTCCAGCAATAGCCGCACGCTTTCTCATAATTTCAGATGAGCGAGCTTGTTTCTCTTTGTTCTGAGCAATAAGCTGTTCGGCCCTAGTAATGTTGTTATTAATATCTACCATCATTCCCTCTATATCATCGGCGTCCGTTCATTCTAGGAATATATCCAATAACCGCCTGAATTGGATGAGCCTCTGTTGCAATTTCATATTTCATGTGCAGAGGGTTTGCTATGCTAAATCCTTGTGTTACATCAAATTTCCAAGCTAAATATGCATTAAGCAATGCCATCAAACCATCGTTTGCTCCTGAACCTTTCACATACTTCTTTAAAGGTTCACCAGATTTATCTTTGGTTACTTTAATATCCATTGATGCACAGTGTTCAATTAGCCATTCAACTTTATGATGATGACCTCCAGGAAACTTTATTCTACCTTCTTTTAACAAACCAAGAAGTTCACCAATGTAATAATCTTTCTCAAATACAATTGTCTTTGGCCATTCATCTGCTGAATATTTAACATGACCAATAACTCTGTGTTGAGCACGAGATGCTAAGAATCTTTCATCATAAGTTCTTTGCATTCTGTGAGTTAAATCATAAGCATCACCAATATCACCTATTGCTAATGTCATGTTATATCTGCGGAACATCTCTTCAACTGCTCCTTCTTTTGTCTCAGGATCGGCTTTCATAAGACGAGTAGCAAATTCTATGTTAAATATATTATCTTGAGCTGTAAGAATAACAGCACAAGAATAAGAACCTTTCTTTCCACCACGTCCAGACAGCTGTTCAAGGGCACCTCTTTGACCCCAGTCGAATCCAGCATAGACGCGCTTACCAGAATCAGAATGAATGTATTTAACCATTCTACGATCTTTATCAATACACTTGGTTCTAATCTGTTCGGTTGTAATGGTTCCACCCTCACCATCATAAAATTCACCAAGAACCTCATTCATATAAACGCGTTCAGTATTAATCGGTGAACGGTCAGGCTTGGCTTTAATAATTGTTTCTCTGGTAAAGGTTGGAATATATAATTGGTTAAAGTGATAACCAACAAAGTCACATTCATCAGGATTATTCAATGGAATCCATTTACCACGTTCAACAGCTTCATTCTTATCCTGCTCATGCGCACAATCCGTGCAGCGAACAGTCATGCCATAAATCCAAACATCTTCCCAATTGGTATCTGGACGATAAAGCGGAAAGTAAGATCCACATTTCTCACAACGCAGATGGAAATACTGTTGGGAAGAGTTTTTCCACATTTCCCAGTATGAACCGCCTTTAGTTTTTGGTGTTCCAAAGTATACTTGAAGACCCTGACCTGTTGTTCCGTAATTGGACTTAGCTAAAATCTTAGTAGCAGCACCAATAGCGAGGTCATTCATATCCTGGCAATTATGAACAATAATTCCTGAATTGTCTTTCGCATTACATACAGAACAAGCAATAAAATTGTGGTTATCTTTAACTTCTATATCATATACTTCGACTTCTTCATTTAGAAAATTTATAGATTTAACAGGAATAAGACCAGATGATTTATAAGAACTATTCCAATTGTATTGTTCACAAATGTCAGTTGATATTTTATATGACATTTCTTGATGAATATATTTACTTATAATGCTACAAATTTTGTTATAACCATTTGATGAAAGATATATTGAAAAATACTTAGTATTTTTACTTTTAACATTATATGATCTATATTCACAATCAATACCAAAAGATTTTAACTTGTTGACAATTCTAGTTTGGCTATCCTCATCAAAAGAACAAGTGCTTATAACTCCTCTTTTAGTACCATCATCCATAAACCAAATAGCTAAACCACGTTCATCAAGATCATCTAACACCCATTGAGGACAAGATGTTTTTGTTTTTGGAAAATCTTTTTCTAGTCCAAAGAGTTTTGTTTCAAAGAAAATAGCTGGTTTACCAGAAAAGCCATTATGGTCAATAATGGTTGTTTTTGCTCCAAACATTGATGCTTTCCATAAACAATATTCTGATTGATCAATTCCATGTCGTTCGCATAATCTGTAACGACTCTGACCATGTTTTGAAATATGACCATCACCAAGAAATGATCCTAAAACAATTTGATACTGATCACTATTTAGTTGTTTACTAATTTGTATAGCTTCTGTTGGGGATGTTAAAACAAGATTTCCAGAAACAAGATCTTTTGCTTTTACCCATCCTTTTGTTGTTAAAAATGGATGGTTTTGTGTACATTTAATCTTTCTATTATTTAATTGTACTTGAATAAGTTTACGCTTTCCCCTATTCCATGAATTAGTTATTTGTTTGTATTCAAAAATATCAGAACTTTCATTATATGTATTAACAAGTGGCGCTTGTCCTTTGTTAAACAAATCGACAACCTTACCAATCTTTATTTTACCAATATTTGTATCAATTAATTGATTATATGGAAAACACTCATCAAACATTACACAATCACAAGTATTATGTGTTGCGATATATGATCTAGTAATAAGATACAAACTAGAAGGACTATCTACAGTAATGCATCGCATTGAAACCGATTCTATTGGTTCTATCGATCTTATAAATCTATGATTTTGTTTTGTATTACTATTATTTTTTTGATGTTTTAGTTTTCTATCTAATCTAAAAACAGGTTTTGTTGTTATGAAAAGTATTTGATATTTATCTTTATATCTTACATTATATCTCAGACTTTTTTTTCTTTTAATTCTACATTTTATACCAAGACTGCTAATTAGTTCTTTTATTTGAAATACTAAAGTTTTTCTATCAACTATTTGGGTAAATTCGCATCTCCCATCTTTATAACAACATCCATCCGTATCCATTAATCCTTGGAGTAATGCTAATCTTTGTTCATAAGAAGATTTTAGATAAATATCAGGAATATGTTTATTATTAAGGAGGTTTAACTTTCTTAATTTGGATGTTAAGCCTGATATTCTGTAATTATTTGATTTAGAATACCCATCCTTACTAAAAGCGTTTTTATTATAAACATTTTCACTTGATGGAATTAAGTGATAATCATAACCTTCAAAAATTTCCGGATCAGCACTAGTAATGATACCACTAATACTTGTCCCATCACCAAGCCAAGCTCCTAAAATATAAGGGTCTATAAGTAATTCCTTTTCTGAATATTTAGCAAAAGGAATTATAGGTATAGAATGATTATATTCTATACCACATTTTAGAGTTTCCAAAATTTCTTTAGTTGTTTTTACAGTGGGTTGTGATATGCGATTAATACGTTCCAAAAAAGGTTTGTATTCTTTCCCCTGTTCTCTACGAATAATTCTTCTTCTTAATTTGTAATTATTTCGACTTTCTACATTTCTATCTTTTTTTGTGTATGTTAACCATAAATGATCCGCACAAGCATCCACTGTTGTTCCATCATCAAATGTTACTTTATAAGATTCTGGAGATTTACGTATTGGATGTAACTTAATACACTTACACACATCACCTTTATCATCAAATAAATCATCCCCTTCTTTAAGATCTTTTAGTTTAATAAATCCAGTTGGTGTTGGTAATTCTGTTTCTAAATTAAGAAGACGACCTCTCACACGGTCACCGTCTAGACCAGTAGATTCAATCCAAATCTGATTTCCATGCATGAACTTCTTAAAGTGCATAGAATCATTTGCTGGAGAACTTGAATCAAAGATGTTCTCCATGAAAGATTTTGGAAGACCGTTCTTCTTGAGCGTTCCTGGAACAGGGGCGGCTTGTCCAATCATAGGATCAAGCTTGTCTTTTGTATACGCTGCCGCCAAAGATAATGTGGGGAACAAATGCATCATACGCATTGGTGAACGACCATAAGTACCAAAACGGTTACAACCTATGAAGTAACACTCCAAAGCTGCAGCCATTGTTGTAGCACCCACCTGACGACCCTTAACCATAACAATTGGTTTAGAGTTCTTCTCCATTGCGGAAATGCCTATGTATCTATAAATGTCTTGAAACGGCTTATACCCAGTTCCAATTAAATCTAATGGTTTTCCGTCAACCTTTAAATACTTCGCACAGAAGTACACAGGGTCCATTCGGAAAAGAGAGTCTTGAAATTGATAAAATAGTTCGTTGTAAGTTGAAGCCGGAGACTTCATATAATCCTCATTCGTCTTAATATACCTATATCACAGAAATATACAGACAAATGAGTATATTTTGATTAGAATATACCCCTATCAGGAACTAAGAGTACAAAAGGATCTCTATTTGAGTCTTTTTCTCCAGAGTAATCTACATGAGTACCAACTCCACGTCCAATCTGTGAAGGGATTTCCTCTTTAATATGTTGCTTATTCATAAGCTTTTTATTGATCCAATTTAAAAGAGGCTTATCAGAAAACACAGATTGAGATACACCATCACGGGCAAATGTCTCAACTAAACTGTGTAACAAAGCTGGTACTTGAATGCCGTGATTTGTATCAATGATGTTTATTATAAAGTGCTCAATAGAAGGATTCTTCATGACAAGCTCTGGCTTATCATCCGCTTCATCACTATCTTCATCACTAAAGGATTCTAACCTTTGTTTTTCTTCATTCCATTCAACATTATTGGTGTCAGCTTCGGCTAGACTTTTTTTTTTAAAGTCTCAAGTCTAAATTGACGAATTATGGCAGCGAGAGATGTTTTGCAATCATCCTCATCATCGTCTTCTTCGTCCTCTTCTTCCTCATCCTCGTCTTCATCTTTATCTTTTTTAGACTTGGACTCTTCCTTTTCGTCCTCATCTTTGTCGTCTTCATCCTCATCCTCATCCTCTTCATCTTCATCTTCACCATCATCAGCTGACATTTTATCAGCTGTATTTGTGGCAGGACCGACAGGTGCTCCGATATTCGTAGCAGGACCAACAGGATGACCTTCATTTGTTGCAGGACCAATAGGCTGAAGTTTATTATCTAAAATTGGAATATTATTATCTACAATTGGTTCTTCGGCTTGTGCTACAACAAGAGCCGCATAAGCTGCCATTCTATCATCTTCTTGTGCTTTTAGATATTGTGCTAAGCCAGTACGTTCCTGATAATCCTTTACAGCCTCTTCTACAGAACTGAACTTTGGCTTATTACCAGAGACAATTGCTGACATCATTTCATAGATGCTTGGTTGGGCCTGTGTACGCTGATTGCGCGCAACCTCAACAGCAGTTACAGCACGAGCTTCTTTTGTAAGCCTCGCATTCTTTGTAACTTGTTCCTTGAGAGCCATTTGCTCAGCAAAGTCTTCAAGCCAAACAGAAGTTTTAGATGCTTCACGGCTAATCTCACCAGTTCTCTGGAATGCTCCCTTGATATCTCTCATAATAATCCTCTAATTAAATCGCTCCACGCTTACCCACGATAATTACTACTCCAATCAAAATTGTCGTTTTTCCAAATCTCAACAGGCTCGCCTACTGGGAAGCCACGATCCTGAAGCATTGGGTACCCCATGTCGCTTAGAAGTTGTGAAAGTTCGGCACGCTCTCGTTTATCAAGACTGTATTCTGAAGCTTGACGTTCAAACATATCTTCGATATCATGTCCGGCAGAAACCATGCCATTAATGCATACACGCGCAATTCTTGAAATCAATAAAGGAACCGTAATGGTAATGCCAGTAATATTTGCCGTTCCAGCTTCCTTAACCATACCCGTATCTTCAGCCCAAGACTTAGATTTCTTACCACGACCTTTGAATTTTGTTTTCTTAATATCTTCAAGACGTTTAATTAATCTCTCAAGACCATCTTCAATTTGTTCACGAGCACGCTCAGCCTTTGCTGAATCAATTTCATTTTTGAAATCCGTACGCATTGCTCTGGTAATCTCACGATCCAATGCCTCGAAATACGAGATTGCTTTTTCTAAACCTGTGGAGTCATAACCGGAATGAGAAGGAACACCTTTAAACATTCCCTTTAACCAATCCAAGAAACTAGATGGTTCCCATTTCCACAGATCAACATCAGCAGGATCTTCTCCCTGTACTTCCACGTTGTCATCATCATCCTGGATAAGAATATCCTGTGCACTTGGAGCACCTGGGATATCATCTAGAACAAAGATAATCTCATCTGGTTCTTCATCATCAGAAACCTCGATGTTATCACCAACTTCAATAGATGGGAAATTGCCCTGCATGACTGGAAGTAAAAATTCCCCCAGATTCAGTTCATTTGTATCGTACTGTTGCGCGTTCTTCTCTACCATTACAACCTCAATGTTGCTACAATACCTATTCCGAAGTATTCGTATATTACGACAAATGCTTCTGTCTTCACTTTCCACTAATTTTCATCTTGTGAATTAAACTTCCCATAAGGCTATATGTTCCATAATATAAATTCCTAGACAGATTATAGTCTGTGTAATACCCAACAGGATAAGTAAACAAACCATTTATACTACCATTGAAAATCTTAGAATAGAATGGGGCAGCTTGGAGGGCTTGTGATGCTCCTTCCCCTGGTGCCGTATCGTTATAATTACATTCAACGGCGTTATTACCTTCTAATATATGCCCCGCATAAGGGCATTGTGCTGGTTTTTCTGAACTACGAAGCAGATTCCATGCAAGAAGCTTTGTATTAGCACCACTAATCATCTTCTTTTCATCATCAGAAGAATCAGCGCCCATAATATCTAGAGGAGCCATTCTATCAACGTTCTTTCCAGCACATTGACATCCAAATGGGATTGGTAATCCCAATGGACATGGAGTATCATCGTTCTTACGGATTTCTGCTAACTTCAAATGCCTCTTCATTATCCCACCTTTGTTACCAAAAGATGTAGAAGTTCTGCTCTCTTATTGGCTCTTTCGTTTCTGGTCTTCATTTCCTTACGGCGCTTTTCCAAGAAATCCTTTACACTTTTGAAGCGATCCATTGGACCATGATACAACCCACCACCCGGAGAGGTTTCGTTCGGACCCTCTTCCGTGTAGTCATAGTTTCTAAAACTGAAAGGCTGACGAACATCCATATCTATTCTTGATGTTGGAAATTCCTCTGGTTTTCTTTTCTCTTTCGGATCAGCGGTTCCTTGGAAGTATGATTGTTTTTTCACACAACTCCTTTTAATCCTACTTGTTCCCAAAGAACCTTTGGAACACCAATAACGTTCCACAGATCCATTTGAGTCATTAGATCAATTGTTTTATCTGCATCTGCTCTGGTTGCATCTGCCAACTTTCTCTTAGAAAACCCTTGAGAAACTTCTTCTTTAATCTTGTCATGATGCGCAAGTGTCCATTTAATAATATCCGGCTCTATTGTAAACCCAAGCTTTGCCGCAAGATAAATAGAACGAATAACTCGTTTTGTATCATCTCTTAGAGTAATCCTTGGTGGTAGAGGTGTTCGAATCAGCTTCTTCTTTATATCATCTAGAGCTAGGCCAGTTTGATCTACAATCTTCCTCAACGTAAGAGGAATGATTAATGTATTACAAGTAAAGTCACGACTAAATAACTCTAACTGCATCTCGGAAGGATTCTTTACACCGGCTTTCTCTAGAAAGTATTTAGCATCTGGTGAGTTATAATTGGATGAGAAGTCAAATTTCAAATTATCAATGTATAGTTGATAGTGCCCATCAGGAAACCTCATGGGTTGTACTTTGAATTCATTAGATACAAGCTCGGCCAACTGATGAATAGATTCATCACCAGAAGTGAGATCAATATCCTCAATCTTTCTGGAACGATTGAGGATTTTGTCTCTGGGCAAGCCACCAACGATATAGGGCTCTGAAAGTCCATTATCCTTTGCTAACTCTTTGATTTTGAATAGAATTTCTTTGACACCCATTATTACCTCACTTCGAGTTTAGGTGCCTTTTCAATTCTTGATGGTTGTTGAAGGTCTGCGGCCTCACCTACAGATGTTGGAGCTGAGGCTTGAGGAGCTGCAGTACCCTGCATCTTTGCCAAATCCTGTTGCTTTCTTAGTTCTTTGCGCTGCTCATCTTTTTGTTTTTCTTGTTCAAGTCTAGCGCGCAAACCGGCAGTCTCTGGGCTATTGGGTTCGCTAACCTCAATCCATTCACTTGCACCAGGAGAATCAACAGACCCCTTAATACGTGAAAGGATTTCACCAAGACGATTTCCAATGTATTGGTTTGCTTCTAGGGCCTTAGACATAGCCTCACCCAAGGATGGAAAATATGCAGCAATCCCAAGTCTATCCATCATAATATCAAGAATACCAAGCTGTCTTGACAATTCTCTCTTATTGTAAATACTAACCAACATCTCCAAACGATTTACAACATCATTTATATTTACATTCTTAAGAGCTACTTCAATTAAATCATCTGCATTATCATCACTTATTGGTTCATCATCTGGGCCAGCAGCTGGGGTAATAACCCGTTGAGCTTGAGGTAGTGGTGCCATTCTGTTTGGTATTGGAGCAGGAGGCGCTTCTTGAGCATTCTTTACAAGCCAGTATCCAGCACCAATCTTAATACGGTCTGGGTTGTAAGATGCATTAACTGGTGGGGCTGGCGGTGGAACGATTGGTGGACTAGCCGGCGCTGCAGGAGCGGTAGCTGCTTCTTCTTTCTCAATCTCTTCACGCTCTTCTACTGTATCATCAGGATCGTTAACACCACGCTTGATGTTGTCAAAGAATTCTTTAAGAAGATCATGAGTTTCCTGTTTATCTCCCTTGCCAGAATCTGCTGCAGGAGGTCCAGCTTCAGGACTGCTAACACCTGGAATATCAATTGGCGCACCAAGATCTCCAAGTTGAGCAATCTTTAAAAAGAATCCAGCCGCTTTATCTTTACCCTGTACCTTGAGGCGGTTTGCTGTACGGTAAACATGATCTTCAAACAAAGAAGATTTTACAGTACGCTTATTTGTAATTTGAATTCTACGTTTCAAGTCTTGTAAAAGTTTAAGCATCAACTCTTGATCGTCACCAGCAAAAAGTTGACCATCCATAGTCGATAATAGTTTTTCAGCAGAGTTAAGACGACCAATCAGTTTTTTACGCTGAGATTCAATAGTCTCTCGGACTTCATTAACATCATTTGGTAAATGTTGAGGTAATCCTGGTGAAACTTTTGTAGCATGTCCCTGACCATTAGGTGTTGGCATAATGGCCCTAAGAGTATTAACAGGAAGACCGCCCAATAGTGGTTCGCTGGTATCGAAAGCCAATTTGGGATACTTCTCGGGTACTCGCTCTTTATAAAATTTTAGCCATTGTTCATAGTCCATTTGTTCCCTTCGTTCCCAGTTTCCAATTACAGACTCCCTTGCCTGAGTGGAAGATTGGCCCTTTGACATAAGACCATAAATCTTTTTAGTAGCCTCTACCCAACGACTTACATCATACTGAGGTAACTGTTGCCTACTTTTAGATTGAGGATAAGCTAACTTTGGTCTAATGCTTTGTGGTACCATCTTCTTTAATGCCAAATCAACGGCTTCTATCAGCTCTAAAAGAGTACCAATAGGTGCTTTTTCTTTGTTTCTAAAAACTTCGGCAGCTAACAAGCGTTCTACTTTATCATTCAGTTTGATTTTGAAAATAAGATTGAGAATTTCTGGAACATGATTACGAATCATAAAGAACTTATTCTGATTCTCGTCATTATCTATACCAAGATGTGACATAATCTCAAAGTCAGCAAGTACTCCATCCTTTACATCTTTGGGAAGAAATGTACAGTTGTTTGAGTCAAGCTGTTTTTTTAGGTGATCATTCATTGTCATCTTCGTCATCGAAAGCACCTTCTTCTAGAAATTTAGAATCCATTTCTTGAATGTCATCCTGAAACTTATTCAATGATTTAGTTTCTTTATCGATATCGCGAGTTTCTGGCAAATGATATACGTCCTTTGCTTTTAACCTACCCATCTCTTCTGCCAACATATCCATAAAGACTGATGTGTGCTCAGGACCCATCCTCTCAAGAACACGCCGAATAGCTTCTTGAAAAGCCACAGTTTGTTGCTCAACCATCTGTACCGTATATGTATGTTCTATCCTAATATCAGGTTTGTCATTCTTGATCTTATCAGCTTTCTCAATAGCAATCATTAACTGTTCCATGTACTTCGTAAATACATAGTCAGTTCTAGTATTTTCAGGATCGCTTTGAATTAAATCAAATAATTGTTCAGCTCTCTTTTCAAGAATAGTTACAACTGCATTGAGTTTATCAATGTAATTTATTTCCTTTTCAACACCTTCAAGAACACGTTCTTTCCATGGGGTCGTATTTAATAAAGAATCGGCAATTTTCTTATCTAATTTAGAATCAGTATCTCGCTGAATAATCTTTTTGACATATCCATTATGATCAGCATAGGAGTCTAAGAACTCCTGCAATTGGGTTGTAGGAATTCTTAGATGTCCTTCGTCTGGTTTTGGATATTTATCTTTGAGATAGTTAGAAACAAGCTTTGGACTCTCTCCGCTAACAAGCTTTGATATTATAGTTTTGATTTCTGGATGATTCGCGATCTTTGTAAAGTCCGTAGCCATTCATACCTTCCTCAATCAAGATTCAGTTCTGCTAATGGAGTTCCGCCAACCGCATCTGGATCTGGGTTTCTATATCCACTGCCACCTTTAAGAAGGTCAGCTGTGGTAGATCTTCCCATTATTCTAGAGTAAGGAGGCCAGAATCCCTGGTCGGATGACCACTTATTCCAATCAGCCTTTACCTTATTATTATGCTGCTCTTTAGCAATCAACTGCTTTAGCAAAGCTTGCATTACTCCTGAAGGAATATATGCATCAGGGAACTTGGTCATGATTCCGTTTCTGGGATTATTCAAAAGGTCATCAATAACTTCTTGCGGGGTTTTCTTTCCCTTAAGAACGTCTTGAGCACCACCAGCCAATCCACCAAACAGTCTCTTACGAATTACATCACCAGAACCCTTAATTTCATTCCAAACATTCTCGGTAAGTTCCGCAGGAACACCCTTTGCCATCAGTTCAACCTTGAGGTTATCAAGATCTTGTCCCTTATCCATTCTTGATTTAACAAAAGAGATAAGCTTTGCAGGCGCATTAATCTTTGGAGTTCCACCATGAATTTGATTCATTTCAAGAATTGGTTCTAACTTCCATTGGAATTCAGGACCAAACTTTGCTTTACCTTCTAGGTAATGATTTGCATACTCTTCTGGATTTGAAAGAATTGTTTTGAGTTGCTTTCCATTAATTACTGTATTTGGAACCAAATCTTCGAACCTAAGAAAATCAACTTTATCAGGTCTTAGATTTAGAGTTGAAGCAATTGTTCCTTCCCAATCAGGACCGGTTCCGAACAACTTTCTAAATGGACCAACTAATCCACGATCTTCGAATATGTTATTCCAAATCTCTTCAACTGCCTTCCTATCCTTCAATTTCTGTTCCTTTACTTTCTTATCCTCAGTTTTTCTAGGAACATCTGGTAGAGGGTGATCTTCTGAGACTTCCTTGATTGTCTCAAGATAGAACTCAGGATCATCCCAAAGAGTTGCTAAAGGTTGTCCAGTTACCTTGTTCTTGGGAATCTCATGAATTAATAGAGAAGGCTTCTTTCCGCCTAGAGTTCTAGCACGCTTAGCATCTTCCTTTACAACTGCATCAATCTTCCCAATCTCTTGCAGCTTCTCTGCAAATCGAGCCAATGATATAACATTAACGTTATCAAACATTGGAGGAAGTTTCTTCTCCTGAAGAGCCTGGTTGATTGATTGCTTATTAAGTTCTGTCAAAGCTTCACGCTTTATTTCAGCAGCTTTTGCCTTATCATTTGATCTTAGACCCTTTCTAGCGGCCATAAGATCCTTCTCTGTCAACATAAACTGCTCTTTCTTAGTTTTGATAGTTGATTTTAGAAGCTCTTCTGGATTGTCAAGTTGTTCCTTAATCTTTGCAGCCATTTCCAATTTGGTCTGAGCTTGTCTACTCTTTCCACTGGCTTCTAACTTGCTAGACTCTTCGAACAATTCATCAGCCTTACCACTAAGTTCAGAAATTCTCTCTTGCAAGAACTGTTCAGCATGCTCTTGAATATAATTCTCAACAATCGTGTTAAGAAGTCCTCTAACAGCTGTGCTACCCTCACCTCTAAGGAACAAAACATCAAGTTGTTTCCTTATTTCAGGGGGAAGACTAGAATAAACAGCAGGAACTTCAGTACCAGTAAACTTGAACTTCTCCATCATAGAGGAATACTGTCCACCATCTCTTGCCCAGATTTCCTTCGCTCTCTTCTCTAATTCTTCAATCTCAGAATCAGACATTGCTAATCTATTTAGAGTTTGATAATTACTCCAATTGAAACGCTTTCCTTGACCTTGTGGTCCAGTTTCTTTTGGTAACTCGGTAATCATTGGCGTAGGTGATGGAGTTTTTACTCCACCCTTCTCCGCAACAGTAATCCAATCAACACCAGAAGGATCTTTCTCATAAGCTCCAATAAATCCCTGAGCATTCATTTTTTCATTGATGAGTTGCTTAACGAAAACATAGCTATCCTCTTTCTTTCCAGCTAGTCTGAACTCCTGAATCTTATCCTTAACGGATTGATCTGCGGCAATTTCGGACTTAACAGCTGCCAAGACCTTACCCCACTCCTCTGGATCGTCCAATGGAGTAACAGGACCCTTTACTGCTGGAGGTTTTGGTGTGTCCCCAAACATTTCAGTCAACAAACTGAAAGGTGCTTCTTCTTCAGGAGCTGCTGGTGCTGCAGGAGCCGCAATTGGTTCATTTACAAATTCCCAATTAGCTACCGGAACAGCTTTAGGAGTTTTAGCCTTTGGCGCAGTTGCTACTGGAGCCTTTGGTTGCTGCTTAATTGTGACCGGTTCTTCTTCTTCTTCCCAATCAAAGGTTTGTGGATCTCTAACTGTTTGAGGAGATTCTTCAACAAATTCCAATGGCTCATCAATAAATTCTAAAGGCTGAGTCCCGAAAACTGCTTGTTTTAAAACACTCTTCAACTCATCAAGTGTTGATGTTTTGACATATGCCAGTTTCTGGATTGCTTTGCCACTAACACCAAGTCTAGCCATTACTTTTAAATGATCTTGTACCAGAGAGTTCCACCCCAAAGCTCTTAGTTGTGGAAATAAAGATTCTGCAACCTTTACTTCTCCATCTTCACCAAAAGATGCAGTCTTGAACTTGTTATTTAAATCAGTTATCAATACAGACTTAATCTGCTTGTCGGTAAGACCTTCACCCTTAGCCTTTGCAACGGCTGCTTTTAACAAATGAGGAGCAAGTTCTTGAACAGCGCCAAGAGCAACAGCTGCCAAACCCTGACGGTTTGCAGCACTAATCATAGTCTTAATACTAGGAGTAAATTCTGTATTACTAAAAGGACTAATCTCATTTTCTAAGCTTTCTGGAACAATCTCTGTAGAAGATTCATATGGTTCAGCTCCTAGAAATTCGCTTTCAAGTTTGGAAAGGTACTTAATACCAAGGCCAGCGTGCTTTAAAGCTGCCATATGATCTGCGATAAGTTCTGACCAACCAGCGGCTGCAAAAGCATCAAAAAGCTTTACTGCTTTATGATATTCTTCTGCACTTTCATCATCGGTTAAAACAGAAATTATCTGAACTCGTGAAGGATTTTCAAGAGTTTGAATAGTATTGTTGAACTCATCAGCAGAAGCTACATCACTAAGAACCTCTCCAATCTCAGAGGTGGATAGACCATCTTGTTGAGCATGATCAATAGCCTTATCCAACAATTCAGGAGCAAAATCTCTAGCGGCTTTAAGAGCCACTACAATCTCATTACCCATTGCATACTTCTTAAGATGATAGAGATCACCATCACTTGCATATCGACCCATCAAAGCTTGACGAGTTTCAAACAAAGAAGTTGATTGGTTTCTAGCATCTCCAAGCTGACGGGTTTGGTTCTCTACGGAAGTACCTGGAACTTCATTACCTTTTTGAGTGGTATAACCAGCTTTAAAATCATACACAATACCAGTAACAATATCCTGATAAACATGATCTGTAATTCTAGTCATCTGACCACCTGGACGATCCGGTGGGTAACGAGTCTGAAGAGGTGCTTCTAGCGGACGATAACGCTTTACTTGCTGAGCAACTGCTTTAGCCTGTTCCTTTGCATTGTTCATGTCAGCATGAGCTTTTCTCGGATCTTCGTAAGCTTCTTCACGACGAGATGACCGACGCTTTTCACGAAGACGATTAATCTCGTCATCTGTAACTTTGCGCGATTCTCGTGCAGCATTCTTGGGAGCAGCAATTGAGAGCAATAACTCGTCCAATACAGATGCCTGCTTCTTTAGAATAGGATCTCCACTCTGATCGAATGCAGTTGCCAAAGCGGCAATCTCATCCAATTGCTGAGCAGTGATACTGAACTCGGCGTTATGATCCATATCATCAGCTACGCCTTCAAGTAATGTTGATGCTGCTGCAATTGCAGTTGCTACCTTTTCAAATGCTTCCGGACCTTTGATTGATGCATTGACTAAAAGATCATCACTGCTCTTCTCTAGCTTACGAGCTAGAACTCTCAAATCCATTGATATGGCCATTATGCTCCTTCAGGGAAGAAAATCTTGTGAGTCATGAATTGTGGAGTATCGCGAACAGGAGTTGATGCAACTCTTTGCATCTCAGAAATATTCGCTTTAGGATCCTTGCCAGGCTCATAGATATTCATCATCATGTGCGCAATTGCTATACGCTGAGTATGAGGATCAACCTCACCCAAAACATTGATTGCATCCTCTGCTCTTAGGTAATTACCCTCAGCAATGGATTGCTTAACAACATCTAGAAGTTCTGTTGGTTTCATGTCATAGCATGGTGATGCCGTAGCTAGCGCACGCTTATTACCACCAGTACCTGCAGCAACAACCTCATCAATAGCTTTCTTGCTAAATGCTGTAACAAAACTGTCAGCATAAACAACCTTTGGAGGTATTACCATTGTTCCGTTAATTTCGACTGGAACCTTCAGTCCAGTTCCAGTTCCAATTGCAACAGCATAAAAGATCTTATCCTGCTCTACATCCGCAACCTTAACCTGAACACTCTTGTACCCAATCTCGGCCAGCTTTCGAACCAACATAGAACGACCAGCCTCAACAATACGATCACCGTGGACAAAACGAGCTACACCATCTGGTTTACCAAGAGTTTCAGCAAATCTGCTCTCCTCATTAGATGCCATCTTTGGTAACTGTACATCTGGAGTCTCTTTATCAATCTGGGTGTACAGAATAGCATTTGGATCATGTAGACGAGTTCCCTGCTCAGAGGCAACCTTGATAGCAGCCATCTCAACTTCATTAGCGATATCAGCTGAGCCATTCTTTACTTGCTCCAAAACATCGAGAAGTTTAGAACCATCAACTCGGAAAGCCTTGCCAGCCATTGCCTTGAGATGAGTGCTGTAAGCACTTTTCTCGATATCCTGAAATCCAAATCTGGACAAGAACAAGGATGGTAGGATGGCCTTTCCTTCCTTTAGCTCAACAGGAATTAGAACATTAGAAACACCAAGAGGTGTTTCATGAACTGCCTGAACAATGATAATATCCTTACGGCCAGCGAACGTCTTGATGTCTTTTGGTTGAATTCCAGCTTCTAGAAGTTTTGCATAAGTCGCACGTTGAGCACGCTGTGCATCCGCTTGAGAGTATAGCTGTTCAGTTGGGTTTTCTGACATTGCGCCAGCTAAAGCGTTTGCCAAAATAGGATCAGAGAATTTTGCATAATCTCTATCCAGTGATTGACCTTCGTCAGCATAACGTTCGAAAGTCTTTGGCTTAACCTCGGCATGCTTTCCAAGTTCATCAGAAAATACCTGAGAAAGTTTGGAGTGAGATGCAAAGAAGCGTTCGATAATTCCACGGAGTTCGTCACGGGAAATGAAAGTTCTATCCGAAGCCATCTTAGTCAAAACATTTGAAGCATTGACAAGAGGAATATCTGTTGGACGGGTAGACGCTTCTCTACGAGCTTTTGCAGCCAAAATAGGAAGTGCAAGTTTTTCATTAGCCTCGACTGTTCCGGCTACTTTATTGATCAATGAAGTAATTTCGTGTAGATCCATAGTATTTTCCTCTTACAAAGTTTCGGAATCCTTTGACTCGTCTTCCCAGTCTTCCTCGGTTACGCCTGCTACCTTGGTAAGTTCTGGGAATCTTTGAGCAATATGTACGCGGCCAGCTCTATTCACTGTATTCAAAAGCAATTCCTGGAATCTTTCATCAGACGCAAGCTTTTGAGGAATCCAACGGCCAGCGATGTTAAATTCGCTTTCAGGAATACCAAGCTGCTCTGAAGACAAAGAAACCAACGGCTCTCCCTTGTAATAGAAGTGCATCGCTGTTTTATCAGGAATTACTTCCCATACCTTCTTGGTACTAGATTCAGTCTTTAGTAAAGACCCGTCATCGCCATATAATGCTACAATCACGGGACCATCACTACCATCCTCAATCTTCCAAAGCTGATCCGTATCTTCGTTTTCTCTAAAACGAACCAGATCATAAGCAACCCTTTCAATACGATGTTCTACATCTCTGAGACGGTAGGTTTGCTGTGGAACAACCCTCTCAGCTAGGTGATCAAAGTTAATTGTGAACTTATCCTTCATTGATTCTCCCATGTTTATAGCGGACAGGCAACTGCGCTAAAACCATACAAAAGTAGTGATAGAAGCAAAAACACAAAAGCCCACGGCTAGGTGGGCTTATAGTTTAGCCGCACAAAAGCCGAGTTCAGTCATATTGAGCATGTATCTCAGCTATCTGCGCGATTATTGATTGAATGTATTTATCTTGATCTGCTAAGCTTCCTTTTTGCCATTTCTATTTAGCCCGTCTATCACGTTTATATTCATTCAAACAATTCTTACACCAGCTCTCTAACCCGCTACTTGTCTTTTTACTAATCCTAAATTTATCAAAATCTAAAATCTCATGGCATTTTGTACATTCTTTCTTCTTATTATCTATATCAAGAAACGTTTTCTTTACTTCTTCTTTCTTTCTAGACTTTGGATAAAGATTACCTTTTTGTTCCATTAAAGTTTTTCGACGATGGCATACAGCGCAAAGAACCTGGCATTTTGAAATCTCATTCATTAACCTATCGACTTTAGCACTCTTAAGCTGGCATACATTAACATCCTTTAATAAAGGATCTATATGATCAAATTGCATGTTAAATGGTTCATATTGCTGCCCACAATATGAACACGGAACCGATTTAGCTTGATTAATGATGTCGATGTTTCGTTGTACATATGGTGAATATTTATTTACCCCTTGATCATCAAGACGCCTTTGTGTTCTTCGGTTATGACATAATAAGCAAACAAGCTCGCATTTTTCCATCTCTTCAAGTATCTTTTCTTTTGTAGCATTATGAACAACCATACGAGCTACATTTTCAATTTTATCATCGCCAATATGGTCATAATCCATACAAGATGGCTCAAGTACCTGACCACAATCAGTGCAAGGAATTCCAGATTTTATTGAACGAAACCACTGAACACGTTCACTGCGGCGATTTTTGTAACCTTCTCGATAATCATAGTTTTGTTGATATTTACTCTTACATTCTTTACACCAAGATCCATATCCTGTAGATGAACTACCAACTTTTGGAAAATCATCTACTGATTTAGTTATACCACAACGAGCACATTGAAGATGTTCAAATTTTGGTTTCGATTTTTGCTTTAACCGATCCCGATACACCTTTTGACAAGATTTACAGTAATTCTGTAAACCATCACTCGATCTTTTATTATTAGCAAAAGCATCAAGTACTTTCGCTTCCTTGCATAGTATACACTGTTTCATACTCAATATATTTCAACGGCTTACGACTCTCGACCAAAAACCATCTTTTATTGCCGTTTATTGCCATTGTCTCAATCATACTGAGCGTGGATTTCGGCAATTTGTGCTATGATTTCCTGTATTTGTGAGTCTTGGTCTGCCAATCTGCGCAATTTTTTCTTAGCACCGCCGTATACGCGCTTCCCATTTCTATAATCACAATTACCATTAACACTTTTGGTAATTGAACTTTGATTGACATTCAGTTGTTTAGCAATTTCAATTTGAGTAAACCCCTTAGCCAAAAGTTCTATAACCTGGAACTGCCGTTCTGTTAGATTTTCCTTGGCAAGCCTCCAGAACTCTTTGTGGAGAGACTCCTTTAGATCTATTAAGTTTTCCTTATCTTCGGGTTTGTAATTTTCAATCAAACCTTGGGATTCGGAAAATTCAGCCATCATCTCATTCGAATATGACTGTTCTGCAAATAAATGTTGATAATTGTTAGATCGATTAGATTTTCTACCCATTCCTCTCTCCAAAACCTTTTATTGTATCTATAACATACTTGACGTATTCAGTATCATTGGAGCCTCGGAAAAATTCATCAATATCCTTAAACCCCTTTGGAGGAGATACTACTTTGATGTTTGCAACATCTTTATATCTATCCTTCACTCTTTTCTTTGCCTTCTGTCCAGCTTCATCATTATCAAACATCAGAACTATGTTATTTGTATATCGGTGTAGTTGAAACATTTGATACCTAGACATATTAGCCCAACCAAATGCAATCGCATTACTAATACCATGAGCATGTAGTGAAATGCAATCAAACTGACCCTCTACACCTATAACGAAATCGTTTTCAATTATTGAATCTTTGGCCTTATCCAATCCATAGATGTACAAGTCTTTATTACAACCTGTACTATACTTATATTTATGTATCAAATTCTCTTGACGTTCTGTCTCTGTAAGAAGACATCGGCCTAAGAATGCTATAATATTTCCATGCACATCTCTAAATGGCATGATCAAGTTATGATCTGAGAAGTGTCCATGTGGAGCGATACCACCAGCTAGAAACTTTGGATAATACAAGTTTAAAAATTCAAGATCTTTTCTACCAATCATATCGGTAAGATCTGAAATCCGATCATCAGATGGGAAGTATCCAAACTCCCAAATCATTTGATCTCGTTGATCTAACCTAGAGTTAATGTAACGTCTAGCTCCGCGAGCCTGTTCAGATCCAGCTAATAGATGTTGACAGACTCGAAGAACCTTTTTAAGTATACGTTGCTTCTTTTTAAATTCAGATAAAGAGGTCATCCCTCATCAGCTCTCCTTTGAGCTTTCAAATTAACCTTGATCATTTGTTCGAACGGTTTTGCAAGGTTATCGATCTCTTTACCACAGAAGGAGCAGACAAGGTTCTCGCCCTTTTTATCCAGTTCAGGTGGACCCTCCTTCGTACATGAAGGACATTTAACAGCCCATGCCAACTTCTTCTTTTCATTTCGCCGAACTTGACCATGAGAAATCATCTGACGACGCATGAAAACTGAAATATTACCAACAGGCTTACCGCACTCTGTACAATAAGCTGTTAAAGTATCCTTATCAACAACAGGCCGCATTTCTTTTCCACAACCTTTGTTGTCACAAAATGATCTAAAATCCACTCTTACTCCTAACTTTGAACACCAGAGATCTCTTCGGGTTCTGTACTTTCTTTATCTTTCAATACTTCAATTATGTTATCAACACTATCAGGATATGATACATTGATAACTATCGTATGACCGCCCATTGGTGGGACACCAAAACCAGCAACTCTAATCGTATCTCTATGTCTTGTCTTTGGTTTAATTACTAATGTTTTTTCGCCCTTAATCGTACGAACCTTTCTCTTTGTTCCTTGTAGGGCTTCTAACAAATTAAGCTCTATTACTGATATAACATCACCGCCACTAAGTTGCATATCGTGATCAGGTATTACTGAAATAACAACGATAACATTGTCATAAATGTTAAATGAAGGATTATAATTTCCTTTACCATTCAAAATCAGCCTAACACCAGATTCCATCCCAGGAGGAATCGTTACCTTCAAAGTGTCAACACTTTTCCGAGTTCCTGAACCCTTACACTTATCACATATAGAATTGTTTGTTATGTATCCAGTTGCCCCACAAGTAGTACAAGGAAGTTCATGATCATCTGATCCATACTTACGATGCCCATGTCCTCCGCACTTAGAGCACATCACTTTGTTGGATGATACCTTACCACCAGTACAAGCTTCACACTTGATAGTTCTCTCATAAATGATTTCTTTAATACCACCAAGAACAGAAACATCAAAAGGAATATCTGCATGAACAATTATAGGTTCACTTCTAAGCTGTGATGGTCTGCCAAAATTAACATGAAAGTTCATTCTGCGCCTAAGCTCTTCAGCGAAGTGCTCACTATGATCGTAGAACTCTGAAGAAACATTAAATGGTTGAGGGGTTGTTCCGTGTTTCTCAATCAATTGATAAGCTGAATTGATATCTTTAAACTTCTGCTCAGCACCCTCTGAAGAGTTTTTATCAGGATGATACTCAGAAGCTTTCTTTCTAAACGCCTTCTTAGCTTCTTCTTTCGAGGCTCCTGGTTCTATCCCTAATAGATTGCATGCATCTTGAATATTCATATCTTACCTAAAGATCTTAGCATTTGATTACCCTCGACTCTGAAATTCTGGAGTAACATCGTACTTTTCAAATAAAGCCTCCAACTGCTTGGTAAGCTTACCACTATATTTTGGTACTTTTTGTTTTCCAGCAACAACTTTAACTAACTTATTGTACGAAGACTTCATAAGTTTTGGATTCCTCGGTTCCTCTGTTGGATGAATCCATTTCTCTTCTGAATGTATTTTATTATACTCAAGATAATCGGCAAGATTCCTTAAAAATGAAACTATATCAGTGTGTTTATCACCACCATACCGTTTGAAAACATTTGTAATCTTTCCTTCAATTGAGTTTGCTTGTTTATGCAAAACCCCACGGCACAAACCTTTTCCAGTTTCATCTGGTAGTTCTGATTTTAATCGATGAAAATGATCCAGTGTCATATCGGTAATTAAATATTCTTTACCAAAAAGTGGACATTTTCCTCCTTGCTCTTTAAACCATTTCTCTCTAAGAGCTGGCAGGTCTTTTTGTTTGAGTTGTCTTAGAACCATAAACAGTTCTATAACAAAAGAAAAGGGACAGTTCCTAAATTGGAACTGTCCCTTTTAAGCTAAGAAGATTCTAAGCTATTTACTGATTACTCAGCTTCGCCTTCAGTAGGGCGCTGGAAGGAGTAATCCTCTTCCTCAGGCTCCTCAAGATTAGAGGGTGCCTCTCCTTTGGCATCTGCCTTCTTCTGAACAGCGCCATCCCAACCAAGATCACGAAGACGCTTCTCAACGGTTTCCGGCTTTGGACATACACAAGCCCGCTGAAGAACCTTCTCCAAAACTTCCTGACCACCAGCATCTTCGATCAGTTTCAAATCTTCTTCATCGAGTGGGGAAACATCTCCAGCAACTACAGAGTAGAAACCGGTTGCAACCTTAGACTTCGGATCAAATTTGATCGAGATGTCGAAATCGCGAGGAGTAACCTTCTGGCCTTCCTTGCGCATCGAATTTTTAACCTCATTATTTGTCTCAATCTGCTCGGCTGTGAGCTGAGAAAGATCAACCAACTTCAAAGGTTCGTCCTTATCATTACGGTCAATTGCAACGACCATATTACGTTCCTTGCCCTCAAGGCCTAGGTACTTATAAACAGGACACTCTTCCAGAGTAACTGCAGGATATGCGGTACGTACACGATCACCAAACTTACCCTTAGACTTTGGACCTTTCCACTTAACCTGACTATAACCACCAAGACCAGTCAAGATACGGATGGTGTTAATACCAGGCTGCATTCTCATATAAGGAATGCGCGGAAGATCACTATCAAACTGACGACCCTGACGCTTTGGGGTTGTTCCAAACGGACGGATTCCTACGAACGGTGTGTTGTTACTCATAATTATTCTCCTTGCGGTTTTTGATACGTTGTGTTTTCTATGCGAATGATTCTGTGCCACGGAATTTTGCGGTTAACCGCTTGAGGTTCCGTTTTTGCACTTGTTGTTGCATGTGGATCTTTTACTAATTGACCCGCTTGTGTTTTTGAGAGTTGAAAACCCCTCAGTTCCAAAATAGCCCCACCTTCATTCAAGTCTTTACACTTGTAATAAGCAAAGCCATCTTTCTCTGTTGAATCTTCAGCTACTACTAGATATATCGGCTTATTCACCGATCTATCTACTACTTTAGGTGTAAATGACATTATTCGTCATCCTCTTCTAAGTCATCATTTTCATTGGACTTACCTTTTATTTCACTGGCAAGTTCAATGCCTGCCGCGGAAACAACTAGATCCAATTCTGCTACGCAATCCTCACCTCCAAAAAGGTGATTTTTCTTGACCTTTGCCACGGTCGTAATTCCGTACTTGTTTTTTTGCTTGTTCCTAACACGGGTGAGCGTAGCTTTCCTCGACATTTCTAAAATAAGCGAACTTAAATATTCAAGTTCTGCTCCACCCTTTTGAACATATCCGGATTTCATAAATCCGATATTTGCATACACCTGATTAATACACAAGATTGCAATAGTATAATTACCATTAGAATCTCTGAATTTCTCCATCAACTGATTGAATCGACGAATAGCCCAAGAAACTTCTTTTGCTGTAACGCCAGGCTGTTTACTGTAATCATCATTCTCTTCATCTTCGGCTGAGTTAATAGATGCACCAACAGAGTCCCAAACAATAAGAATTTTTTGTTCTGGATCCATTTCCTTAGCTGCTTTTACATAAGCTACTACTTGCTGTACGCCTTCAAGAATGTTACGACTAGGAGCTACAGGAATTTGAGAAGGATCTCCACCCATACGATCCCTATACCTTACAGAATCGAACTTACCCTCTGCATCCCATAATATCACAAGAGTTCCACCCTCTTGTGCTGCTTTCATAATAATCATTGCTGATGTGCTTTTTCCAGAATCTGGTCTACCAGCAATTTGTACAATGCGCCCAAATGGCAAACCTATAAGACCAGTTAATGGTTTCCAAAACTGGTTAATCTCCGAAGAGCAAATATAATCTTCTGGATTTTGTGAAAGAGCAATCTCATCACCAGACTTCATCCTGGCTGAGATACCTTTCTTTTTCTTATCGAAACGACCTTGTGCTTTCGCTACAAGCTCAGCAACGTTAAGAGGGGCTTTCTGTGATTTCTTTTTAAGCGTTGATTCAATCAACGCTTCGGCTTTGTCAAGCTCATCACTTAAAACATCTGATACCTGTTTCTTCATTATACTCCTTTTTTGATTGACCTGAATGTGAGATGCGCTTCTTTAAGTAGAGCGTGAATGTTACTGAGTTGTTTGTAATCTCTCTCAGCGATGTTTTGCTCATTGGATATGCGCCTCACTTCTTCGTCTTTATTTACTAGGTTTTGAACCAATGCATCTGTTGGCTTTTTATCAGCTGGGGTCTGTTTAATATCGGCAAATGCCTTGGCCTTTGCGAAATCTATATCTCGCTTCAATGCTCTCGATCTAAGATCGGCAGCAGCAAGATCTGCCAACAAAGAAGCTTGCGCTATCAAGCACATAGCTGCCATGTTAGGCGCTTCATCTTCATCAAAAGTGCCAGAAGCTAGGGAATCTAGCTGAAGCAATACCGCGTGGTATTTCTCTGTAAAGTTCCCTAACAACTCATCAATCTTCTCAGTTTGACCTGGAAGAGGTGGAATTTGTTCAGTCTGATCTATCATTTGGCCTTACCTCTCTTGGAGTTACTCTTTAACTGAGTTTTCCTTGAGCTGCTCGACCTCTTCTTTTAACAACAGAATCTCTTTCTTTAAACCTTCTACCTCAATAACTTTTTCAGTAATCTCTTTTTCTACTTCAGAAACAAGAGACTGCATTTGTTCCTGAGAAATTCTAAGATGTTGATTAACTTGAAGACTTACCAAAAAGGTAAAGACTTCCATTGAAGAATACTTCTTATGCGGAGGTTTGACGAAAAGGATCACTCCAGCTTCATTGGTTTCAAAGTGATCCTGGAACAAATCTTTGCCTTGGAAGTTGGGTCTATTATATCCCTCACAAATAATCTCATACATCTTTCTTTCATCTGGTGTCATCCAGACTTTCTTATTATCAATGATGTGAATATTTGGAGTGAAGGTAGCAGCTGGCTTTCCCATTTAGACTCTTTCCTTTACCTTGAAATTACCACGACTTCTAGTTGATCTGATAGCAAACAAATTATCCGCTCTTCTTTGATTAATAATGTTCTGTTGAGAAATGATTCTTTCAACATAAGCTGTTGGAGAAGATATACCTAATGTTGCTATCTCGATACATTGAGCAATGGACTCTTCATTTAAACCAAACTTCTTTCCCAAAACTCTGAACTGCTCTATCTCTTCCTTGGTAACAGGCGGCTTGGTATCAAGATCAAATTTCTCAGGATCAAGCCCTTCTGTTAGAACCTGAATCAATTCCTTCTGCTCATCTGTTACAGAACACTCTTTGTTTCCTGAACAGATTGATTCCATCTCTTCAAGAGCTATAAGATCTTCTCTTCTTGATGAAAGCTCTTCTTCAGATAATTCTGAACTTTCATTCTCTAATTCCAACCTAGCACGTTCGGCAAATGTCAATACGTACTGACTTATGGCTTTAGATATGTCATTGAAAAGTGGGTGATCGTATTTATTACCGTGTCTGTTTGATTCACCATAAACCCAAGATTTTAATTCATCCAAAGCATCCCTAGTCCATGCACCACTCTCAACAAACTCCCGAATATACTTATTTGCATATTCGGATGCTCTACCATATGAAATATCATGTTTCAGAAGAACAGATATCAAATCTTGTTTTGCTAAATACATTTTTTCAGTCAAATCCATTAGCCCCTCCTAAAGGAACCTGAACCTGATTTGAAATTATCCTGCGCACGCTCACGCTTATACTCTTCACGCTTTACTTCAAAAGACTTGATAGCATCAATCTCGTTCTCTTGATTTTCATAATCAGCAACAACGCTTCCAATTTCTTCTTCTGATATACCTTGAGAAGCAAGTTTTTTTAACTCCTCATATTCTATCACATCAATACTCTTACTTCCAATTCTTTGAATAACCATATTATCTCCTAAATGCTCCACCACCGCCAGAGATTGCATCTTGCGCCTTTAGTTTTTTAAACTGATCTCTTTGTAGATATGCTCGACCTTCAGCTGTCTGAGATAGCTGAACCTCTTCTTTTAATGGAGCTGTTTGTCCTTTTGTAAGAAGATTTTCAACGTCTCTTGGATTGATAGCTTGTGACATATCAGTAATTCCACCAACTGGAGTTTCAGCGAAAGGATTCAGACCAGCAGAAGCCAATGCCATCATAGTTCTCTGGTCTTCAATATCTGGAGAAGCATCATCTGATAAATTTATTGTAGTATCATCACCATAAGGATCGCCAACCCCTTGAATCATAGAGGCATATTCTGCTAGCTGAGAATTACCACCATGCTTAAATTTAGCTAACTTCTCACCACGAGCAACTAGATCAGCTGCATTATTTCTCTTGATGAATTCATTGTACGTAGGATCAACCTTCATGTTAGATTCATCAAAATCTTCAGATGATCTTCTTTCACCACCCTTACGATGGAACTTCTCAACAGGTTCAGCAGAACCCATTTTCTGAAATCGATAATTGGATAATAGCCAGCCAGCAACACCCTGCGGATCATTTGGCATCCGAGTCATTGCATCAGCTAATTCTTGTAAAAGATCCTGAGATACCTGATTCATAATCTCGCCATCGCATGCTGGGCACCTGTTTAACTCAAGACACTTAACCCAAGCTGGTGGTATTTCAACACCACAATTCATACATCTCATATTAAATCCTATTACTTTCTTTTACTTTCTTTTATATTAGCCTTAGCACTATAAGGCCTTAAATTTTCCAAAGCCCAACATAATTTGAAGTTTAGATGATCCATTGAATCATATATCAAATCCCTCTGTTGAATAATATGATCAATTTGCCAAGTCCAAGTATTCTGATTATTATCATCCCACGTTTCAGGATCATAAACTCCCCAATTATCCCAATTCATCCATGGTTCAAATAATGATTCTAAATGAAATCTAAGATCACTAATGGTGTATGGTAATTTTGAAAGTATCGACCCATCTTTCTCAAATCCATTTCTATGTAACGCACAATAAACCGCATTCCTAACCCTGCGTCTTATACGTAAATTCAAATCATTTTTCTTTTTATCTTCATATATTTTTCTATTTTCTTTTATCTTTTCTTTATTTTTAGCACGATATTCTTTATGATACTTTGCATATTTATCTTTATGCTTTACATAATTACTATGAGCTTTTTTAGAAATAAGATCTTTATTACGTTCAATATATAATTTAATTTTTAACTTAATTTTTTCTTTATTATTATCATAATATTCTTTTCTACGTTTCTTAATCGCATCTTTATTGCTCTCAATATATTGTTTATTTATTTTCTCGTAACCAATTTCACGACATACATCACAATATTTTTTATACGAACTAATTATTTTATTACAAATTGTACAAAACTTTTCTTTCTTTATTCTTTTTCTTTGTTTTGTCCGTTCTCTATCTTTTTTCCTAATAATATCTATGTTTCTTTTTCTATATTCTGCTTCTTTTTGCAGAATACTCTCTTTATTAGCTAAATAATAAGCCTTATTCTTCTCATTAATAACTTTTTTGTTATTTTTACGATAAATAGCTTGTTTTTTACAATTACACTCTTTGCATGTTGCACTGTTCTTGCGAAAACACTCATCAGATTTATTATTCAAACAAACTTTGCAAATCTTATCCATACTAATATATTACAAAATGTATAGATTATAATATAATAGTACAACAATTCAGGTTGAATTTAACATTTTAATGCATGAACCCATTGAGGTGGGATATCAGCACCACATGTCATACATCTCATATTTTTCCTTAATCTTCACGCGATTCAATAGATTCTATATCCTCTAAATCGTTGACAGTGGATAATCCATCTCCCAACATTTCATCTTCCAAGACATTAAGCATTTCTTCGGGTTCCATCTCTTCGAGATCTTTAGCTTTAGCTTTAGCCCTTGGCATTTTAACCTTCTTAGATTCTCGATCCGTAGGTAGACTTGGAGGAGCTTTGTAATCCAATATATCCGATAATACAAAAGATGTTGAAGCTTCATTTTCCCATTGAAAAGATCCTAAAAACCTAATAGCAATACCTGGAACAACCTCTTGTTTGTTACCAGAGAGTTCTTTTAGTCTTGTTTTCATTCCGTCCCAAGCTTCCGGGAAACAAAGGAGGCTCGATTCATCACCCCAAGGATCTTGGATCGTTAGTCTTGCCATCTCTTGTCCAAAGATAGGAGAATCCTCTTTCTTAACTGTAAAACTAAAGACAGATGTAACAACACCTTCTAATGGTCGAATCTTGTGGTTACCAAGATAGTGTGTATTAGCTTTTCTATTAGTGCGCTCATCATCACCAACACTCTCCCATGGGAACATCTGTTTAAGAGCCTCGAAAGGTACGGTCTTCTTCCTATCAAAGAATCCTTGATACCTTTCAAAGATATCTCCAGAGATACCCTCTCCCATGTAATGCTCTTCCATTGCAAACATCTCTTGCACTGTCCAGGGCTTCTCTTTGGGGAATGGATACTTAAACTCAGCTAGATGTTTTTCTATACGATCCTTGGGAATAGCAGGTACTTCATGTCTATTTCCAGAACCATCCTTCCAAAACTCACCGGAATCATCTGAACCCTTGGTGTAGAAGTTTGATTTAGCCCAATCTTTCTCCCAAGCACGTTCCAACTTATCCATATGGCTTCGAAGCTTTGCTCTATAATCAGAAGCGTAATGGAACATAGTCTTACGATCCATTCCGAAATCATCAAGAGAACCCGATGCCGCCATTGCCTGGATACTTGTAGACCGAACCTTTGATGAATCCGTTCGGTAAATCAAATCCTGATAATTTTTAAATGGACGTTTAGATACAATATCTGGAATAGCATCCTTACCAATACCTCTCAAAGAATCTAAACCAGTCATTAGAGTATTGTCATCTACAATTTTCCAGGACAACTCTGAGTTGTTTAAATGAGGCGGAACAATCTTAACCTTTCGATTTCGAATCTCAGTCTTAATCTTCATGATATTGTCTTTGGCGGCCTTTGCATTAGAAGACACTTCGGACATTAAGTTGGCAACCAAGAACTCAACCGGATAGTGAGCTTTGAGATATGCTGTATGGAAAGATATCATTGAGTAAAGAGTAGCATGAGAATTGCTTGTTAGCATTCCGTTGCTCAAATAATACTGATGATCTGGATGAGCTACCTCAAGATCATAAGTTTGTGCTTTACCAACCGGTTTTACTGATTTGATATTACTCATACAAATTCCTTTATTGTACTGATTTCATAAACAGCTTTGTTAATAAACGTTGGAGCTAATCCTGTTTCTGAATTCTTATAAACTTCTTCTAATTCCCAAGCTAAATCTTCTAGAAATTGTTTAATGATTTCAGGATCTTTTCTAGCCATTCTTTTAGCTGAGAATGTATTATCACAAGCTAATTTTACACGTTGATCAAGCGCAATTACTCTTCCAGCAGCTCTTAAAGACTTCTCATATTCATCAACATTTTCATCAGGATAATCCTCACGGTCAGGAATTCCTGCTTTAGTGAGAATATTCCTAATTGTGGTTACCAAAAGGTCATAGTTTTCTATCTTTTGTTTGAGTTCATATATATGAAGTGGATGTTCTCCAATTTGATCCTGAGATAACCCAAGGCCTGCAACTATTTGGTTTTTGATTTGAGCAAGTTCTTCATCTTTATTAACTACCGTTTCAACCCAATCTTCATCTGTTATCGATATATTTTCACTCACAACCATAGAATAACCAAGCTCAATAATTTTCCAAAGTGGTAACATCTCTCCGGTTTCTTGCACCCTGAACTTGTGATTCATTGTACATTTTACCTTCTCCCCAGTCTCAAGCTCTACCTCAACCACTTCCAACTCTCCATGATCATGATTACGAATCACTTCGATATAGATGTCCTCACCAGTTTCCTCATTTCGCGAACGGACAAATTCTCCTGGTTGAATATCCTTGATTGGTTTTGAGATTATGAACTTTCCTTCTAAAGTAAATATATTAACTAATTCATCTTCTGTGACTGACTTATTAAAACCATATCCCTGGAAAGATTCTACATACTTACCCCATACTTCATCAGCAAATTCTTTAGAGTGTCCTCTTTTATAAGCAGATTCAATAAATTCTTCTTTCCATTGTTTAACTTTTTCAGGATTTTTACCCTTCTCCTTTGTTAACTTACGAAGCTTATCTGCTTCGTTTAAATCCCAACCACTAAAATCACCAGCAAGAAACAATAATGATTCTTCATACAATCCAATTCCGTATGTATTACCAAAAGATCTTTCTAAATCTTTGTGTGGTAAGGAAACTTTTTTATTTTCATTTCTTACATCCAAAACTGCTGGAATTGAATCTTTCGATGATGGACGTACTAAAGCAGATATTAGTGCAATATCATCTATATTTTTTGGTTTTACTTTTTTACATACATTAACAGCAGTTGATCCGAGCTGAAATACACCAAAAGTATCTCCATCACTTATAAGATCATATGTTTTCTTATCATATATTTCATAATCAAAATCAATAATTTCTTTTCCTGAGTCTTTTATCAACTTATATGTTTCATTAATAATATCAAGTGTTTCTAACCCTAAAAAATCATATTTTATAAGGCCATTCTCCTCAGCAATTATTTTATCATACTCTAAAACTAAAACACCAGTATTATCACGTCTAAGTGGTACAAGACCTTCTAAAGGTCTTTTTGATATAATCACACCACCAGCATGTGTACTCCAAGCTCTAGGCAAACCACAAAGTAATTCTGCAAACTCTGCTAACTCTGGATATTGTTTAGCATATTCAGCAAATAACGGAGCTTCTTCTAAAGCCTGTTTAACAGTATGCATCTCAGTAGGAATAGAATCCGCAATCAAATTGCCTTTTTCAGCTGCGGCAGATCTAGAACCATCAAATTCAAATACACGAGCAATATCTCTCGCATACACTTTTGGAGTAATGGTATTAATGTTAGAAACATGAGCGATGTTATCTGGTCCATATTTTCTACGCAAATAATCAATAATTTTTTCACGCCCAGATGGAGCAAGATCCATATCAACGTCAGGATAGGCTTCTTTATACTTATTTAAAAATCTTGCAAAAATAAGCCCATAACGTTTCGGATATGCTTGATGTATATTATTAACATATGCTGTTAAAGACCCTCCACAACTACCACGGCCAGCAGATACTAATATATTATTATCTCTAGCCCATTTTAATACATCAGCAGTAATTAACATATAACTAGAGAACCCTCTGTATTCGAATACATCAAACTCTTCTAGGCTTTGCTGGATACATTCAGGAAGATCAGATGCGGGAATCTTATCCTGATTGATTTTCTTTACCAAACCTTCTTGCGTTCGGAATCTATAGAACTGAGCATCCTCAGGTATGTCTGATTTCTTAAACTGTTTGAAATCAAAACCTGAGTCTTCAGCTTGCCAAGCCTTAAATTGCTCATAATCAGGCTCATCTTTATATGGGAACTCTGGAAGCTGAGACTTCTCTCCGGTCATTACTTCGGGAGAAATCCATGCAGCGTCCTCACACTGATCAGCATAATAGATGGTATTCTCGAACAATGATTCGACAAATTCTTCTCCCCACACCTTCATGTGACGAGTAAAATGCTCATATACCTCCTCAGCATTCTTGACGTAGAAGTCTGGTTTGTCATATCGAAGTCTGTTACCAGAAGTAATAGGCTGGCCAGATGTATCGCACAGATACACATCATGTGCTTTGTGATGCGCTTGCCTTATGTAATGTGCATCCGTTGCAACAATACAACGGATACCAAGCTTCTCACTCAACTTTTTAAGAACTAGGTTAACCTTTTGCTGATTGACAGCACCAGAATACGCAGAAGCTCTACGCTGCAGGTTATGTGGCTGCAGTTCAAGAGTAAAATCATCCCCAAAAATCTGTTGAAGATGTAGAGCTGTTCTTTCAGCTCTTGCAAAATCATCTCGCATTACGCATTGGGCAACAATACCATTACCACAAGCTGATGTGCAAATTAAACCTTCGTGGTATTGTTCCAACAACTTCCAATCAACACGAGAAATTGCTCGTTTGCCAATTACATTTTGTTGGTCAAACCCCTTTTTATTTAGGGTAAGCAAATTCTGATAGCCCTTTTGGTTCTTTGCCAATAGAACCAAATGGGTAAGTGTTGTATCATTTTCGTTGGACGCATCTTCAACGAAGTAAATCTCACAACCCGCGATAAGCTTGATGCCAGCTTTCTTTGCTGCTTTATATGTTTCCCAGAGACGTGACATCGAGCCATGGTCAGTTACGGCCACAGCTCTCTGTCCAGCTTCTTGGGTTGCCTCAATAAGTTGCTTTGGTGTAATGAGGCTGTCACCAATTGACCCAATAGTGTGATTATGCAGACTTACGTATTGTCTCACAAGTAACCTCTCTGTGTAGCAAGTAAGAGGTCGCCATTCCTCGCGACCAATAACTATTACCCGCTGCCTTCGAGGTTCTCGACACCAAAGCGTCGTATATGTTATGAGTTCCTAGATTCTCAATCTCGCCAATGATTACGATCAGTGCGGACAATTGAATATCAGAAATCTCATTTTCTGTATTGAGAGATTCGCATTGCTTCAAAAAATACTTAGCAGACCTAGAACTATTACGAGCTAGCATACAAATCTTAACGAAATGTTTGTGAGATTTCGTAAACCATACAATCTGCCCGAGTGACATTGGTTTAAAATCAACCAAGTCATCTAAGAAATCGTTTAGGAGTAAAGAAATTGTCATTACTTTGGCTCCTCTGCCGGAATTGTAGCAGCAATATTGAAAGTGTTTTCAAGATCGTCTAACAATTGAGGACAGATTGGGGAACCACCACATCGTACATGTATTTTGGTTCCACCAAACGGTCCGCTGGCAGTGACACTACTCTTCTCAACAAAGAATACACCAGCCGATGTATAGACATTGGATGTGCGATACCCTGCATTTTGAAAAGCAGACAATGCACGTCTGTTGATGGGTACATCCAAAATAAAGATATACCCACCACCACCGCAACAAGCCTTAGTTTGCTTCCTCTCCATCATCCGCCTCAGCAGCATTCTTCACAGCATCTTTTGTGCTCTTTGAAGGTGCAACACCACGAGTGTTAAAGAGAAATACACAGAAATCAATCTTAGCTTTTTCAATTGCAATCGTCTCTGTATAAGAACCCTTTAATTCCTTTACATCTTCTTGAAGAATCTTTAACTTATCATCATTATTCATATCAAATGATGTATTTGCCATATTACGAACAGCTTTAATAATATCCTGTTCAAGTTCTTCGGTTTGCTTTGCCTGGGCTGCATCCCTCCAAGTATCAGATAGTTTATTCCAAGACTTCTCGGGAAAACCATCGGGAGCAGTAGATGCCTTATTCTTCTTTACTCTTGCCATTTTTCTTTTTTTTCCTTTACTCAACGATATTTGCTTGCTTAGCAACCCACTGTAAGGTGAATTCTTCCTTAATTGCTTTTAATAGAAAGAAGAGTTGTGTACTCATTGCTGGGTTGTTAAATAGTTCGTTAGGATCTTGTCCACGAAGTTGAATATGATTAGCCAGCTTCTGACGAGCTTCTGTTTCATTTAAAACAGAATCCGGTTCGTTTTCTCGAATGGTATCTAATATCAGAGATAAACGAAGATTTCTTTCAGCTTGTTCTGTGAAAATCTTCTTTTCATTTTCTGTTGTATCATTTAGATTGATACCCATTTGTGCAGCGCCAGCTCGCGCCTCATTCTCGATCAAAAACTCAGGAACATCAAACTTGTTGTTTTCAACTAGCTTGATACCTACTTGATTACGAATGGCTTCAGCTTCTCGCCTATCAACAGATGCCTTAGCAATACTTCGAAGCTTACTCATGAGAACTTCAATATCGGTAACTCCCATGATCTTGTAAAACTCTTCATTAATCGGGTGAGGCTTACGCTTCGTTCCCATATGAATAGTTACAGAAAACTTCGCAGTCTTTCCAACAATAATCTCTGGACCATTGCTAAACGTAAACTCGAATTCCTTTGTTTCATCTGCCTTCATTCCGAGAAGATTATCATCCCAACCAACCCATCTATCAGAGCCGATTTGATACATCTCACCTTCAACTGTTGAACCATCAAACTCCTGGCCATCAATTGTTGCAGAGAATGAGAATGTTACTTGATCTCCCATCTCAACAAAATCATCATCTTCATATGGATTGATTTCACCCACACGAATTCGAAGATTCAAAAGAGATTTCTCAACAAGACTTTCAACATCCTCAACCGGAGGCTTTGGAACATCAAACTTAATGTTGTCAACAGTGAGATCTGGCTTCTTCACCATTTCAACGTCACAAGAAAACTTATTTCCATTGATAAGTACATTTTGGAAGATTGGCTGACCAAGAAGTTTGATACCTGTTTCAAAAACAACATCATCAATAGCTTCTGAGGCCATTTCACGAGCAAGATATTGGTTAATCTGCGGACGCATTCGCATCTTAATCGCAGAATCAGGAGCCTTTCCCTTACGGAAACCTGGCATCTTCACATTTCGAAGACTTGATATGGCTTCATTTATCTTCTCCTGAACCTTCTCTGGATCAGCTTCGTAATGCACATTAAGTTTGCAATATTCAACCTCATCAACATTTACAACAGGGTATTCAACATCCTTATAATTGAATTCGGCAGCTGTATCTATCATAATCGTTTCTTTCACTTGTCCTCGAATAGTATTCATTACCATTTCCTTATTCCAATAAATGGAGCTTTCTTTTTCGGTTTTTCGCCGTTTAAAATACCCTTCTTAACCAAAAACCCTTTACCTTCTTGGCAAAATTCTAGGTAATCACAATACTTACACAAGAATTGAGGATTTGGTCTCCAGAGTTTTTCATCATCAATAGCATACGCGGTCTTTAAAAATTTCTCGGCCACGGTCATTACTTCATCTCTGGTAAATTCCTGAGTGATGTAATCAAAAGAATGTCGTAACAAGATAAAGGATGCTCTCATTCTTTCAATGCTAGGATCTTTGAGCATCAAAGCATAACAGTACGTTAACAACTGAAAGAAATCTTTAAGATACTTTGGATCTTTTGTTGTCTTGTAGTCAGCAACATGAATTAAGCCATCTGGATCTATTTGAATTCGATCAATAAAACCATTTAACAAGACCTTGTTATTGAGATTTATATAAAAGTCTTTCTCTACACCAATAACATTTGGTAGTCCTTCTTCTTCTAAAATAGAAGAATACTCATCAATCATTGCCTGGGCATCTTTTACTTGAATTCCAGTCAACTGTTCACTATATTCTTCGTATGCAGAGTCCCAGGCTTCTTTCATGACGTTACGCCACTCACCCTTACGCTCGGGATTTGTCATAAGTTCGCGATGGAAATTCTCCAAAATCTGATGGAGATACTTTCCAAAAATATGGAAATCCCTATCAATCTTAGGGAGCTTGTCCATATAGCAAAATTTGAACTTGGCTTTGCAACTCTCAAAGGTTTTCGCTTTACTAACAGACAAAGTCATATCAGTATTGCTCGAATCTCTTTCGGGCAAAAGCTGTGCTTCTACTTTCATTTAATTTAATTCCTTAAACGAGCCGTCGATACTTGAACGGAATCCATTTAAAGACCATACCAGCACCTTGCCCTCGACCAAATCTTGTTACCATACCTGACATATTGACAGTTGGATTTTGAGAAGGATAATAAGGTTCTTTTGAAATGATCCAACGAGCAACTCTATTATCATAGTAGTAGTAAGTTAATGAGTTATCTCTTGGATTGTAATGAGCTTTGAGAAAACCACCTTGAGGTGTAATTGAATCAGTATTTGTTAATAAAGAACCATCTCTTGCTTTCGATTGATCTTCAAGATCGAAATAAGGACGATTGATTCTTGGAATATCAGAATCATACTGATCCTCTCTTGAGTCTTGAAAGATAACTAGCGCTCTCGGATCAAATAATGCACTTGAAGTGTTTGTTGATTGCAACTGTTCATTATCATTTCTTGGTTTGATAGAGATAACTCTGCCTGGCATTGTTCCAATACCACGACCCATCTCACCTATTTCATTGGTCTCGGTAAATCTAAATTGATATTGTGACACTGGTGGGTTGTAAAAATCACCATACCCATCATTACCATTGTAAGCACCAGCAGCTATTGGTGGCTGACCATTGTCATATATAATACCACCGGTATTACCAAATCGTTGTGGTGGAAGAATCCCAGCTGATGGAGAACCAAACGGATACGTTGCTTTATTACAAGTACCCTCTCCTCCAACTACCTTGTCGTGAGGGTGGCGACCTGGAACCACATTAGTAAAGTATTCTTGAGTGATGGTTCCAGAAGAATCCGTTCCATTCTCAGCCAAAGCTCTTACCAAGACATAGGAAACATCAGTTGGAAGATGAATCGGCCCAACGGCAACCATAGAAGCTATAGAAGGTTCGGAGCCATCAAGAGTATAGAAAACCGTAGCGGGAATATTTGTATCCAGCGTAATATTGGATGGAATTCCGGCTACAAGTTGTAGTGGTGACTCCGTAATAGAGATTGTGATAATTGCCATACTTACTTCACCGAATTCAAGAACCGCTTATTAACAGGGTACTCAGAATTCTTTTTCTGACTCTCCCTGTATAGCTTATGTGAGATTCTGCGTAGTAACCGGCCAATAGTGAAATAGTTGATATTACCCGTAGTTCTGAAAAGCGCAAAAAACGCTTCAGCCTGATCAAGCATTACGATTTCTGGATGATCGAAATGTTTTCGCGCCAGAATACCAGTGCTAAAAATGTGTTTGAAAAATCTAACCTCTCCAACATCATTGAGTAGCATTTCGTACTCATCTCGAATACGTCTAGTCACTCTCATAAGGCACCAAGTTGGAAAGCTTTCCCTCCAACTTGATGCCTTTCGATGCCTATGAAATTAAGGACTTATCTAAAGATTACTGACGTAATCATCAACCAAATTCTTTAGGTCGGATAATGTTCCTACATTATTTATAACTACATCAAACTCGGAGTCCTGAATCTCAGACATTTCAATTTCGCTTTGGTGAAGTGCAAAGTTTCCTGCAAGACCAGCACCCGGCCGAAGAACTCTGATAATCTTTCCACCAGCAGCTTTGATGTGCTGAACTTCATTCTTAAACCTTACGTCGGGAATAATTACAGCTTTAACTTTCTCTGGGAAGTTTTCATCTCTTTCAAATTCTCCCTGAGGATAGTTTTCGATGTAAGTTTCCAACCCACCAGTTTGAGAATAGCAATATTCCCTTGGTTTAGCTTCAAGTAAACGGGTTGCGGTACGGATTGCGCACCGAATCCAAACATTATCATCGATAGCTCTAGCGCCTTCAGTACCAAGATGTTGGAGAACCAATCTTGGTGTTAGGAAGTTGTCGTTACCTAGTGGATATCTATAATCCGGAGAGTTTCGATTCTTGGATGGTCCCCATAATTGCTCTTCGGAAAACTCCCAAACATCCATTGCAAACCTTTTAATAGGGTCTGCTAAAGACATTTTAACAAAACCTTCATGCTTGAGAAGGAAATCCGCTACCGTATCTTTACCAGAGCCGGCCAGACCCGAAATTCCAATAATGTTCATTCAGTACTCATCCTTTCATTAACGTTTCAAACTCTTTCATTTTAACTATCCTTTTATAATGTATGATTCATCATCACCATCATCATCGAAAAACTCTTCAGCTTCGGCTATTTCATCCTCACCAATCTCATCATTGTTACTAAAGACGAAACCAAAGGCATCAGAACCTCTAAGAGACTCACTTTGAAAGACTACAACACCAAAAGGCTCTAAAGCTTTTGTTAATGAGTCCAAAATATCATCATTATCTCCCTTCCAATCCCAACTTGCTCGTGTAACTTTTGTTTTTGCCATAATATCCTTGTCGCGCCGCTAAACCCCTGACGCTCTTTTCAATGCAGAAACTAACAGATTCATTGGTAGAAGCTTGTTTTTATCAACTACAAAGAACTTTTCTCTGAACTTTCTAGTATTATCAAACCTCTCAATGATATCCCACTCTTTATAACGAGTACTATCAACCCATAACATCGAGCCTGTATCTCTAGATATCATCACATATGCTACCGGTTTATCCGTTCTTCCTGTGAATTTCTTTACAGTATCAACCATAGCTGTGTCATACGGAAAAGAATCAGGTGAAGTGAACTTTTCTTTCCTAGATTTAATCTCAATCCTCATCCTGTTAACAAACAGGTCTTTGGAATTGAAAAATGGTGCGGCATTCTTGATTGAATCATCCCTAATTTCCAGGCTAGGCATCTGGACATCAAAGTTATGTAGTTTAAAGAACATCATCGGAATGGATTGCCAAGCAAATCCTTCGGTTAGTTCTTTGATAAAGAGATCGTTATTGTCAGACCATTTCATCATCACTATCACCCATCCAACTTCGCATCTGCTCTAGAATTCTTTCTGATTTTCTATCTATTTCTTCCTGTGTCCTTTTGGGTAATCCAACATAGATAGTAATCAAATCTAATTGTTTAGTAAGGTCAACAAGATAAGCTTCCAAAATATCAAAGATCTTAACCTTTTGGTAAACGTTAAGAGTATCAATATCTACAAATCTTCCAGGTCGAAGAACTTTTTTGTACTCTTCAAGTTCTTTGAAATAGATATCTACGAAACATCCTCTCTCAAGATCTTGATACTCGGTGATATTGGGTGTATCGAAGTGATCCATTCCAGAACAATAAGCCTCTGGAAGTGGAACCTCAATCCCATTATATTCATCAATACGATCCTTAACCATTCCAGAGTGTACATCTCTTGATTTGTAAAAAGAAAATAGCTTATCCTCTAGTTTTTCAATTAGAGACATCATTTCTGGTAACTGTTTTACTTTGTCAGATGGTTTCATTTCACAAAAAGATTAATTATTATAACAAAATATAATCTGTTATAGATTTATTTTTATCACAACGATTACACCTAACAAAACACATTTGACCAATAGATGTTGATGTGATCAGCCATGTAATAGCTCCGCCAATTGCAGCTCCATTATCACAATTTTTATGTTCTTCCAAGAAAGATTCTGCAGTGGCCGTTTCTTTCTCGTTCATTTCATATTTAATAATTATACGATTTGTCATAAACCATTGTCATTGACATAATCAATGCTCCCACAAACACTCATCAACTTTTCAATGGAAAAATTATCTGGATGTTCTTTTGCTTTTTCAAGTAATTCTGATGCTTTTACTTTTTTAATTCCAGCATTAGATGAATTATTACATAAAAATTCACCATGCCAACAACTGGCTGTTAAACAATTATCACAAACATCAACAAAATAATCTTTTGAAGTTTCCATATTTATAACCACATTTTGGTATTTCTATAAACCGTTCCAGAATTATCCTCAATCCTGTTTTTGTAGATTGCTGTTGTCATCTTTTGGACTACACCACTTGCAAGAACACCTTATTCTAAATCCACACTCTGGACACTTTGAACAACAAGCATGGCCATGTAGTATGATCTTTCTTGGTTCATGACAAATGCACTTACATTCATCTTTAAGATCGTGATTGCATTCATTTACCATATTGACACCAACCTTGCTTCAGCTCCGTCATTCTCAGACTCTTCTACAAGAATAGCGTGAGAAAATTTGTCTTGTAGATCTTTATTATGTGTAATAACAAAGATACTAAAATCTTTTTGCCACTTACGTATTGCATCCGCAAAAGCTTCTATTCCCTCATCATCAAGATGAGCATCCACCTCGTCAAAAGCTAAAAGATTTATAGTTATACCTAATTTCTTCTGTATAACCATAGAAAGACCACGTTTAAAAGCTAAGGCAATATATACATGCTGTCCATGAGATAGCTGCTCATAATCCCTTTGAATTCCATTACGCCTATATTCAAAGTTCAATTCAGAATCAATCTTAACATCAAGCTCTGGTCTGAGTTCTTTTAGAGCCTTATTAGCCTCAAACTGAAGTTCATCAAGAACAGTTTGGATAATGAAGTTCGGAATGCCACGGCCGCTGAAAGCATCAACAACCATTTGAGCAATCTTTAACTCACGCCGATCTTTGATAAGCGTATCCTTTAATACCGTAAGCTTTTCTTTATCAGACTTACGCGTCTTTATACGCTCTTTTAAGCCACCCTGAACTGTACTTAAAGAAGTGATGCGCCTATTACTTTCAGTAATAGCGTCATAAGCATCCTTAATTTTCTGGTTCAGTTCGAAGATTTTCTTGTTGATTGTCGGTGAATTGGACTTATCAGCAGCTTCTTTAAGTGTATCCAGATGTTCTTGAGTTTCATGAATCTGACGCTCCTCATCTTGAAGAGCTTTTGTAGTATCCTTTTGATCAGTGTAAAGACGATCAATTTCGCCACGAAGAGCTATGATGGCTTTACCAGAAGATTCAATCTTTTGAACTATCTTGTCCAGGTCGTTGACTCTTTTCTGCTCTGCTTTAACACCCTCATCCAGCTTGATCTTCTTCCGCCTACATTTACCAAGAGCATCCTCTAGGAACTCAGCCTCTTCTTGGAGCTTACAAATCTTTTCAGTTACATCATTTTCCATCTCACGACGATACTCTGATGTAATACTCTGTTGACATGTAGGGCATTGATCACTATCCGGAAGTGACTTCTTTGTAAGTTTCATCTGAGCTTTGACAGCCGCCAACATCTCAGACCCCTTAACCTCATCATCACAAATCTTCTTGTAAAGAAGCTGTAATTCATCAAAATCTTTACCACTTTCTGAGGCAAGATTCTTTTTTATAGATTCAGAGTTTTCAATTTCTAAATCAAATTTCTTTAACTCAGCTTCTTTCGAGATAAGCAACTCGGATAAGTTGAGAAGTCTTTTATCCTTTGCCTTTGCAGAGGTCTTCAATTTCTTTAAAAGCTCTTCGTGCTCAATAACCTTTCGATGGATATCAACATCCTGCTGATCTAGTGATTGTTTTAAATCATCAACCTGCGCACGATTGGTTGTAACTACTTCTTCATTGGTAGTTACAGAGTCTTGTAGCGATTTAATCATGGCTTGATTTGAGACTAGCTCAGATTCAGCCTTGTTAATATCATCATCCGGGTTTCCGATAACCTGAATGGAACCCTCAATATTGGAAATTTTGCTTTTGAGAGGACGGCGCTTATCAACAGCCATCTCTTCAAGCTTGGTATAAGTACCAAGATTCAAAGGTTCTTTCAGAATCTCTTTACGTTTTTTCGGATCAGTTACGGATGTAAGACCCGTAAGATCTGCTTGTCTGAAAAGTACAGAGTACGTAAATGCTTTATGTGAAATCTTAATTAGCTCATGAATCTTTGAGTCTGTAGCTGAAGGTGTTCTCTCACAAATGGATTCGAACTCAGTTCCATTAAGTTTATACAACCGAACATCAGAAGAACCAGTAACGGATCTGTGGCGATAAATGCGGTAAACTTCACTATTGAGTTCGAAATCAAACTCAACAACAGCCTTCTTCTTACCATCTCGAACAACCTTATCTAATGTTGTTGCATGTGACTGGTTAAATAAAGCATATTCAATGGCACTTAAAATGGTTGTCTTACCAACACCATTAGAAATACGATCATTCTTTTGAGACTTACCAACAATAAGAACACTTTGAAAGTTCGTACAATCCACCTCAGTTAGCCTGTGGTTCATGAAGTTCTTCAGAAAAATTCTAAGAGGTCTCATTACAGGTATTTCTCCTCATACGCCTTGTAAATCTCGTGTGCTGCAGCCTTGAATTCATCACGTTCCTGTTCGTTTTCGAAATGATCTCTGGTTTCAGCCCACTTGTTAATAGTGTCACCTATCTGCATAGTGTTATCGAAAGTATCCTCGGCATTAATTTGAAGCATGGAGATGGCTCTTGATTCGGAGAAATTGCAGATATGATGTACCTCTAGATTGTTCTTGAGATATGATTCTACCTTTTCCCTATCAACATTATCAAGTTCTGGTCCGTTCAACTGAATTTCGAGTCTAACAATCGCATCTTTGATTGTTGCCTTCTTGTCAAGTAAACATAGTTCATTGATAACAAACTCAGTAGAATCCTTACCTGGCGGTACATCTATCTTCAAAGGTCTTAAAGACCTTGTTGGTAAATCAATTTCTACAAAGTTGTTCTTTGAACCAGGATCTAAAAGGATTGCAATCTTACCATGCTCAACTTCTGTTCTAGAGAAGTCAGACCGATCTAAACTGCCGATATGAGCGGCATATGGTTTGTGGTGTTGGATAACCTGAGGATGATGAATGTGCCCCATCCAAACATAATCAAACCACTCAAACATCTCCGGTGGAACATACAATTCATTAAGCTGATCGGAAATCTCATCACCGACAGATAAAGATCCTTCCAATGCTAGATGGCCAATTGCAATCTTGGGCTTATCGGAATCCAGTTTTGTTACGGCGGCTATTTCCTCAGCCAGTTTTGAGAGAGCTTGTTCCTTTGTCTTGACATCGTACATTCGCTTGTCACGGAAAGGAATAAATACTAGAGTAAAGTGTTCAAGCTCAACTCTTGTAACATTCTTATATACATTAGCTGATTGAAGCTCTAGTTCAGATACTAAATCTAGAGCTGATACTACATATTGTCCCGAACGTAGTATGTCGTGATTACCCATTACGATATGGACTTCGATATTGGCACGTTCGCAAAGCTTAAGCCAACGCATAAAGATGCCAATAACAGCAGGATGCGGCCTAAAATCTTGGTAAACATCTCCTGTAATCACAATATGTTTAACATCTTGTTGTACACATTGATCATAAGACCAATTCAACAGATCAATTTGATCTTGAATCCTAGAGTTAAGCTTACCTTGTTCCGCTGGTTTACCAACTGACAAATTTTTACCAATATGAGGATCGCCAAGTATCAACACTTTCATCTATAAAATCTTTCATGTAAAATGTTAAAAACAGCCCTTTTGCTTATGTTATATTTATAAGCCAATTTTAACATTGAAATATTTGATTCTTTATATTCCAATCGAATATTATCAGCTTGTTCTTTGGTAAGCTTGCCACGAGCACCTCTTTTCCCATACATTCCATTTTTCTCGCCAGCATTTTTACCAATCATAGATTGTGATCTCTTTGCACGAGTTTCATTTGATTGAATCTTACCAGTATTAAGAATTGATAATAACTTTTTTGTCTCATCTGAAACTTTAACACCAAGACTATGCTTATTTCCAATGTTTGCTATTGATAATAATAGTTTGGCCTGATCAGTATGATGCTTTCCTTTCATCGGGCTCACTCTCCCTTTTAATGATTCAGAAAGTTTTCTTTTCATTTCTTCTGACATCGGTCGCCTACCTTGTCCTCCGGGTAGTTTGTTGTATCCAAACACAGGGTCTGTAGCATTGTACTGTTTAATATAATCAATTTCTAAATCATCAGCAATCTCTAAAGTATCTGCTTTAGTAATCACTTCGAAAGTAAAATTATCAATGCCATACTTTATAATAGCGCTTGTTAGATGTTTATTTCTACTATCTGGCTTATGCTTTGCATCTGAACGATGCCGTGACCAACGGTTCTTATAATTTACGGTTTGGCCAATATAAACTTTTCCATTAACAGTATTGGTGATTTTGTATATGTACCACATACCATAATGTCAATATATTCCTTTACCAATATGTAAATCACCCAGAATTAAGCACTTCATTATCTAAAAGTTCCTTTACTCTATTAAACCTGTGTCGAAGCTCTTCTGCAGTAATGCTTTTAGTCGGAGCTTTTTGCGCTAGGTAGAAATCCAACCACCAAATCAACTTATCAATGTAAGTTAAAGCTTTGGGATTGTCTTTATATTTTCGCACGTAATCTTGAATGTATCTTGAACATTCAAGAAGAATTGGCGAGATATCATCTTCATAATCTTGAAAATCATCAGAAGATACATCTTCACCATACTGGGCGAGAATCTTTTCCGCCACAGATGTTCTACTTACACCTTCCATAGCTGAAATGAATTCCACTGCTCGACCGGTAAAGCCGCAGCCCATACAATGGCAGTGATCAGTTACAAAGTTGTAACCAAATGATGGTGTCCGTTCTTTAGCACCTTTATGGGATGGTAACGGACACCTTAAGTTGCTAGACCAGTTTGGTCTCTGTGGATTCTTTTCAATCTTAAATCCATAATGGCGTAAGATATCTATTAGTCTTACTTTTCGATTAGCCGCTTTGATGTGGGCAAAAGGTTCAGAAGTTCCTCCATCATCTGAACCTTGGCCTTGACTATCGCTTCCGGCTGGTGGTCTGGCTGTATTTGAAACCTTGCGCATAGGCTCTTATATTCGAGCAGAGCTTGTTTCTCCTCGGTGATTATTTGAATCAATCGAGTTCTGAAATCAGAGCTTGTCTGCATTAGTAGCCTGTAGATGTGGCGCGCTCGACGCCGTATTTGTTTTCTGACTCGTGCGCTTCATTTGCTGTATTTCAAATTCTAACTGATTGATTCGATCTCTGTACTGCAAAAGAACCTTAGTAAGGGCACTTAGTACAACAACCGATCCTTTACCATTATCTTCTTCAAACTCATCATTATTCAAATCCAAAGCTAATTGAATAAGATCCTGACGAATCTCTCGCTCTACATCGTTAGCAATACTTCCCTTATTCTGTGACAGAGTTTTATCATCTGTCATTTTCATGTATCGCTGAATGACTTGTACAGCACGAGAACTCTGTTCCTGATGATACTTAACCGTCTTATCAGCATTATCATCAAAACGAGCTTTATACTCTTCTCGTTCTTTCTTTTCCTGCTCCAGCTTTTCAGCTGATCTATTTTTGAGCTTTACCCCACGAGTTGCTTGAACTTCTTTCGTGTGGGCATCAGAAAATCCAATTTTACGATTAGGGTCTGGTGATGCTTGAATTTGTCTGTTACCTACCATCTTCGTCAATCTCCACAATCATTCTCTGTTCTCCAGGAACAAGAGGTTCATGTGGTCCTATAACATCTCCGCCAATCTTTGTGCGGATTGCTGTTATAAGCTCATCGGCTAGGGCTTCAACAATCAAACCAGCCTCTTTCGCATCAGCAGTTTTACCAAAGTAATCCTCTGCTCTAACTACTGCATTCCAAAGAAGATTTTCAACATCATTCTTCAACTCAGCGTTAGAATAGATATACTCTTCATCATCTTGACGAATAGAACTATTCTTGGCTTGATGAACAAGTCTGATCGCAACCTTCTCCAGTCCTTGGAAGTTTGCTTCCTCTGCTTGGGCGATGAGTCTTTTCTTAAGGGTCTTGGAAATGGTACGCATTACGATTCTCCATAAAAAGGTGTTCCAGCTAACATCTCATTAAATTCCATATATCCATAGTTACGTGTTGCCCTATCTTTGGGTGAAACATAACTTTGTCTCGGTCCTCTTTGATTGAATATATCTGCTAGTGGAGTTTTTGAACTATCAATCTTGCCATCAAGAATAAGTTCTAAAATATGAAAAAGCCACTGTCGGCGGTCAGATCTTCTGCGCCTTTCTACAGCTTCCTTGGCTTCTTCTAGAGTATCACTCATGTGAATATGCTAGATTATTACACACGTTTGAAACCACCTTTCTTTCCAGACTTCGGATTTACGAATGCTTTCTCGTCTGGATAGGCGGCAGGGTACGCTTCATGTTCTTTTTCCACGAGATGCTCATCCATTGCCGCAACTACGGCAGAAGCTATCTCTTCTGGTGATTTGCCATCAAGAACACGTTGTCTAACATCTTGAAATATAGCCTGTTTTTGATTCTTCTGCAAAGCAAAAGATACGGCAATAGGCTCTAAAGGATCTGGTTTATCGGTATCATACTTCTTGTTGAAGTCCGAAACACCACGCTTTTCATTGGAAGTTAGGTTCCCAGTCACTAATCTTTGAAGGATATCACTCATGTATCACCCTGTCTTTGAGCTACAAAGGCATCTAATTGCTTTTGAACTATTTCGGAATCCTTATAAAGTTCTTCGGCTCGCTTAATAGATATGACGTATTCTGTAGTAGCTTTATCAATTTCAGTTTGCTTATCCAGAGAAAAATTGTCTGGATCCAAATTGTTTAATTGCTCTTGTAGAATATGCAAGGTTAATGCATTAACATATAAATCAATTATTGATGGGTGTATAATATGAAACATTGGTTTCATGTGAACTACTCCAACCTAAAAGTTAGGAGCTTTCTATTGAGTTTGCACTCTCAAGGCATTTTAATTCGGTCTGTTCCATACCGAATTTTAATACATTCTTCGCTGCATTAACATCTCTATCATGCTCTTTTCCACATGATTTACATTTCCATTCTCTATCTTCTAACTTCAATTCTGAATTTATATTCCCACATTCTGAACATTTCTTAGAACTTGGCTCATATCTTCCTATCTTTATCAACCTCTTCCCATTCCATGCAGCTTTGTATTCTAACATTTGTACAAATTTACTCCAAGAAACATCTCCGATATTTCTTGACATTGATGTATATGATTTCTCAAGAAGAGATTTAATATCAAGATCTTCTGTTATTATTACGTGGTTATTGTTAATAATATCTTTAGATATTTGATGTAGAAAATTATCTCTTTTGTTACAAATCTTTTCATGTAATATAGCTAATTTGTACTTTAGTTTTCGGTAATTAGAAGAACCTTTAATCTTACTAGATAAAACCTTTTGTAATGCTTTTAATTTTCGTAATGATTTATGATAGAATTTAGGATTATCTATTTTATTTCCATTAGAGAAAGTTGCAAATGTTTTAATCCCAAGATCAATTCCTATATTCTTATCTCCTGATATAATTTGTGGAAGTTCTTCTTTATTATCTACAAGAACAGAAATGTAATACTTATTAGTACAAGTTTTAGAAACGGTACAAGTTTTAATTATACCTTCAAATGTTCTATGAAGTCTTGCTTTAATTGTACCAATTTTAGGAATACTAATGGTAGAATCTTTGAAATTAATTTTAACAAATTGAGGAAGAGAAAATGATTGTTTAGAATATTTGGATTTGAAAGAAGGGAAACCTTTCTTAAACTTAAAGAATCTTTTATATGCAGAATCTAGATGTTTTAAACTTTGTTGTAATGCTTGTGAAGGTGTTTCTTGCAACCAAATTAATTCTTGCTTCAGATCTTTTAGGAAAGAAGTTGCTAATTCATTATAATAGATAGATTTCTTAGAAGATTCGTAAGTATTCTTTTTATGTTCTAGAGCTTTGTTGTATAAGAATCTACAGCAACCGAAAGCTTTAGAAAGAGCTTTTGATTGAGAAGGATTGGGGTAGATTCTATATTGGAAAGCTTTAAGCATTAGTGTATTATTTATGTGAAAATATTACTACATTTGTGGTAAAGAACGGCAAATTCATCTCCAAGCTAAAGCATTGGAGTTTTCTTTGCACGATATCGATAAGATTCATTATCCAAACTTCCTCCCTCGCATTCCGGCTAAGCTAATTACTTTATTTGGCCTTTCTTTTTCGGGGATACCTTGGACAAATGATACCTGTTCTTTATCTTTTGTCTGTTGATCTTCCTCTAATACAATTATCAATTGAGCATAAACCCCACATTGCTTATGCATGTGGATGAATCTTTCAATCAAATTGTACTCATGATCTGTCCATAACCTTTTGAATTTCTGGTCGAAACGATCTTGAAGGTTGTAGATAAGATGACGAACAGCATTTTGATCTAACATGGGTCTGTCAAATAACCGAACGGCCTCTAGATAATCTATAACGCCATCAATATTTACCAAAGAATCATTTAGTTTTAGGATGCGATTTTGCACACCCGAACAAAGAATGAATCCATTCTCAGTACGGCCATGACATCCTAAAACCAGGTAAGCACATTCCTCTAGATCTAATGCCATTCATCTTTTCTTAAATCCTGGGAACAATCTTAACAACTGTATAAACATCCATTTGAGATAGATCGAATACAAGCTGTTGCCCAACTGCATTCTTTCCCAGAGGGATTCTACCCAAAGAATCTTCTAGTGCAGGAAGAACTGCTGCAGACTTTAATCTCAAATGGACGGCATCGGGAATAGCCTTTTCAAGCCTTGCATCCCTAGTGACGTACATCTGAACTACCTGATTTGGAAGTGCAAAGATATCCATCGGTGCATTCTTAATCTTTTCCCAAATCTTCTCTGCAGCAGTTTCCTTTACGGTCTCTTTTACTGCCTCAACTGCCTTACTCGTATCAGTTTTCTTTCTTGTTGCCATAACTTTCAAACTCCCTTTCTTATGCGGCTCTATCTTTTAGAACATCTCTCAAAGCTTTTCTTAAAACATCTATCTTAACGTTACCAACAAATCTGGTAATCTCTTCTGAATCTTTAAAAATAATTATAGTTGGAACACTCCTTATCTTGTAATCTTTGGCTAGGGTTGGATTATCATCAACATCAATCTCCTGGAATTTTACATCCGTAAACTCCGTTTTGATTTTATCAATACTTTTCGCAACTACCTTACATGGTGCACACCAAGTTGCTGCAAACTTAACAAGACTAATTCCATTATCAATGTCCAGCATTAAATTCTCCTTGTGAACTCTTGCATCTGAGCTTATCCTGCCGAAAAATTTACTACGAAATAGAGACGCCAAAGGCCGGCAATGCTGTAAATGCGCGGCCCTCTTACCTTTACTTACTTTTAGGTTCCTGTTTCGATTCCCTCAGTAATCCTACGCAAAGCTTCCTGTGCTTGCAGGGTAAACTCTTTGCTAAGCCGTATTGCTGTTTGGGTTACTTCAGTCTCGGTAATAATTCCTTTTCCTAACAAGATTTGTTCTATCGTTGTTAAACGAAGAGCTAACGTTGCAATTGCTTGCCCTTGCTTGGCGAATAATTCTTGTAATGCCTTCTCGTCCATCTCTTCGTCCTTTCGGCGTAGTAAGCCCACGCGGCTATCAAGAATCTAGATAATGCCCATATTCCAAAAAGGATAGAATATTGTTCTAATTCAGCCCTAATCTTTTAATGCAACATCTGATAACAATATACCATTTAAATGGTCACACTCATGCGCTACCACAACCGCACTAAAATCTGTGACAATGAACCTATTTGGGTACACAAGATTTTCCTCGACTACCATTTCCTTATATCTTCTAGTACGAACACTCCGATTAGGAAAGCTCAAACAACCTTCATTATCAAATTCAAATGGATGATACACTTGAACAATCTTAGCATTTACAAGATCGAACTTCATAGAATCATCAATACGAACTATTGCCATACTCTTGGCAATACCAATCTGAGGACAAGCTAAACCCACCCCAGGCCGGCCTTGTTTTGCCGACCAAACTAAAACTTCCTCAAGTTTCTTTCTAAGATCATTTACTTCATCTGGTAAAACTTGAACACACTTAACTCTAAGTTCTTTTTCATCTGTAATAATCATGACTGAGTATCTTTCTTAATCAATATTGCATTAAGATTTCTACCAGTCATAGAAGGTTCCTGTTCGAATTTTGCAGAGATCATATCAACAAACTTTGTTATAATCTCTAAACCAATTTCTCGATGAGCCATTTCCCTACCACGGAAAACTACTGTAATCTTTAACCGATTACCTTCATCTATAAATTCTTGCAGTTGGCAAGCTTTTGTTTTGAGATCGTTCTCATCAGTTACTGGTCTGAACTTGATTTCCTTGATCTTAACAGCATTCTCACGTTGTTTTTTCTTGGTTACCTTGTCTCGTTTCTCTTGCTCAAACTTATATTTACCAAAATCAAGTATTTTACAAGTGCTCGGATTCCCATTTTTGCCCTGGGAAACCATTACAAGTTCAAGTCCGGCATCCTGCGCTATTCGCAGCGCATCGCGCGTATCTATTAGACCATGATTAATATCTTCATGATCTATACAAAATACTTTAGGTTCACGAATAAACCTTCCGAAAACGTATCTCTTGGTATCTTTTTGTGGTGCTTTTCTGTACGGATAGCTCAAGTTTAAATCTCCAAATTCAACAGTTACTCTAGTAATTCTGACATCATTCAAGGATCGTTTCTGTTTTTATTACGCTTATATTAGCTTAAGGACATTGCGTGTCCATTTATACGCCGAGGAACGGCATACAGCTCTTTGAGTAAGAATGGCCAACGCTTTTCAAGTTCATCAAGACAACGCTGTAGACCGGTTGTTACCTTCATGTTACCAATGAACAATGGTTCACCAGCTTCTACTTCTTGTTGAAGTGTTATGTGAATTTCGCCATACGTACGCATAGCTATAACCAAAGCCTCTTCACGACTTTCTATATCATCAAAAAAGATGTCATGAACAACATATATACCATCATCTTCTTTGATGAAGAACTTTTTCTTAGATGATTTCGATTGTTTGGTCATTGTTCAAATCTATTTCCACGATACCTCGACGGTTCTCATCTAATTCTTTTCTTCTTTTCGGAGACTCATATAACAATGAATAATCTTCAACGTAGGCATACTCTTGGACAAATTCACGGGTTCTATCGAAATTAGACACAGATCCTCTACTTAATGTTGACCTATACCATTTTCTAACTGCTCGTGTAGATCTAAATCTATTAGACGAAGAGTTTTATCTAACTCAGCCAATAGTTGCTTATCATTTTCTGAAACATTATCACAATGTACAACTAACAAACCGCTGTACTGTGATATTTCAGAAACCTTCATTAGGTGTTCCATCTTTTCAAGACAATGATCTATCGGACATACCCATGCTTCTGGAATATCTTTAAAATCAATATGGCTATATTTATTTGGTAAGAAGTCTATATCTTCATATTTAAAGTCATGTCTTTTATTAAACTCTGAACCAAATTGTACAATGTTAATCATGATCATCTTAATTCCTTTACAGCCTCAGCAGATATCCTAGCCTTTCGCAAAGGAATACTGATTCTGCCGTGCTAATAAACACTATTAGGCAATTTCCTGGAATTCCTCGACCAACTCTTTACCAAAAGAACCAACTTCCCAATCCCTAACCCTTCGCTCAGATAATCCGCAAAACCAAGGCTGTGACCACTGTCCATGATTCATGAACAAATTGATTCCACTAACAAACGAAAATCCATAAACCTTTCCCTCGTAGATAACGGAGAACTCTTCTGGCAACTCACTGATGTTTTCAAAATCTGATACTTTGCGAAGGAAAAAACCAGTTCTATGCCAAGCTCGCCTGCGAATATCTAACCCATCATTAAGGAATTTGAAGGCTTCTATTAGAATCATTTGACCTCGGTATAGTGTTACGCAGATCTGCGTAATATTTTACACTATACCAAAGCCAAGATATTACTTACTTATTCTAATTCTCCACCAAAATGATCCAACAATAATTGTTCAATCACAAAGGCATGACCCATAGTTAGGACTTCACAGTCAACAACCTGTTCAGGAGTTAGACCGAAACGCTTCCTATCATACCCATCATAGTCCCACAGAATCAATCTTCTGTGCTTTTCATACAGTTTACATAACTCATCAAATGCTTCTCTTCGATGAGTTAGAATACCGTACTTGTATAACGGTATGTAGATCTTTTTTCTAGCTTCGATGTATAGAAGCTTCTCTCCTGCCCAAAAAGCATATTCAGGTTTAGCTCCCTGACCCATTGGGTATCGAAAAGCTCTAGGATTCCGAAAACCTTTACGAGCCCACTCTCTCCAAGCATCAGATGGATCCCCATTTTCATCAGTATACTTTTTGTATACCTTGGAAAATTGCCAAACGTTCTCCATATTAAAAGCCTCACCAGCCGGCGCTCCATCATACATAGGAACGGGACCGAGGAAGAATGGAGAGAACGCTTTACCAAGCTCAGAATTTGAACGAGATGTAGCATTTACAAACCAAGGGAAGTCACCTTTAGGTTCCTTAGGAGCTTCTTTGGGGCCAACAATAGTAATCGTCATTACTTTATTTCTTCTTTTGGTTTCCTAAGAGCATCACGAATAAGCCTCTTCAACTTCGTATGTTCAACCAACAACTCTTCATATCTCTGTTCAAGAGATTGATATCTAGATTGCAAAATTAGATATTCAGAATGAATCATGGTTCCTCCTTCTCTTCTGCTGTTTCCCCATTTTCATCATCTTCATGATTACCATCAAACGCCCAATATTCTGGACCGTCCTTTATAAGTTTTGGTGGAACATCAATGAACTTTAAAAACTTGTACATAGCAAAATTATCACATACACAACCAAGAAGAATCTCGGTATCTGTTTCTTTAACAACCCAAGGATCTTGGTAATCAAAATATGATGATAGATAATATTTGCTTTTCTTTTCAACAAGCTGCGCCAATTGATGATCTAAATCTTCAAGATCAAATCCAGCCTTATGAAGCTCTTTAGCCATCTTGGTAAAGTGTTTGTCTACGATTTTTGAATACTCTCCATGCCTTTTGATGGCATCAATCTGAGCTTCTGATAAACCAGCCTTCTTGATTATGAAGGAGGCTGAAGAGCTATTACTAACGAAGCCTGTTCGTATTTTCATTTAACCGTACACTCCCAGAGCTTCTCTCTCTTCAAGTGTCAACTTTGCCAAAGCCGAAGCTAGAAGTTCGTTTCTTTTTTTGGTTGGTTCTGAACTATAATCATCATCAATCTCATACTTGAAACCAATTCTTGGATCAAAGATCGAAATAGTTTTATCTGGCCATACAATCCCTGTGCGAGTTTGAATTTCGCTATTCGGAAATTCATTCTTTAGATAATCTAAAGCAACAGAATGTTTAGTAAAACAACCAAGAGGTTGTATTCCATCTTTATCTGTTACAACGTAAATAGTTTTTTCTTGCATAATTACCTACTCCACGCTTCAGCCAATTCCTCTGGGCTCAGCTCGTTATACACTATTCCGGATTCACTAGAATACGCTTTCCAGAATAGATCTTGGATCTGATCCGCTTTCATACCAAGGCCTATGGCGTCTTGCACAAGCTGCCGCATTCGATGAGCAAGTAATTCTTTCTTTATCTGGTTTTCCATGATTATTTTCCACTT